ATGACCACGATTGCTTACGATGGCGTAACGCTGGCGTCGGATAGCCAAACTACCCAAGGCGATATCCGCCTGTCGAACTCAGCGGTGAAAATCTTTGCAGCCCCACACCGTGATTGGGCAGTCGAGGGGAAACGTATCGTAGCATTTGGGGTGGCTGGTAATCTTCACGCCGCTAATGACCTCCGCGCCGCGATGTCCACGTTCGCTGGCCACAAAGCGGGTGACCCGTTCCCTGAGGGCGTGACGTTTGCGTTCATCGCGATTGCCGAAGACCACACAGTGTTCGTGGGTGGGAAGTATTCCGATGATACACGCTCGTGGGTTGTGGAAGCACAGGCACCCATTGCGGTCGGTAGCGGTGGTGATTTCGCCATGGGTGCCATGGCCGCAGGTGCCAAGGCCGAAGACGCTATTCGCGTTGCATCGAAGTTTGATGTGAAAACCAACGACAGCGTATCATCAATCGTTTGCTGGAGTAACACATGACCGAAGAAAAATCTCAACCGGAACTGGTGTTTGATTTTGCATATCCGCTGGACGAAGTCTGTGCAATTCTGGGAAATACCCGCGTACCGAAAATCGCTGCGTTGACGGAAGTTGTGGCTAGCGTGCAGTTTCACATGTGGGCTGCTACTAACTTGGTTACCGTGATGGTTCTGTCGAAAGACGGCGATGCTACCACGGTGAATACTTACCAAGGCTACAGCCCTGTAACTAAAATCGAATCTATCAATAACGCTATGGAACATGCGCTTAAAGACGCTTTGAAGTCTTGGGCCTACCTCCAGACACGTAATTTGAATGACGCGGTAGTCTAATTACAGGATAACCTAGTGTTATGCTGAGAGGCACACATGACCTTAGGACGAAAGTTACCAAGGCCAGCCCCGCCGCGATTAAAGCGTCCGGAGTTGCCTCCTGCACCACCACCGTGCAGTGAATGCGCTTGCTGCAAGAAACGGCAAGCCACAGATTTAGGGAAGTAGCTCAGCAGGCAGAGCGCTGGTCTCCAAAACCAGATGTCGCAGGTTCGATTCCTGTCTTCCCTGCCAAATTTAGCCAACAGGAACATTATTCAACGCGGACGACACAAATTTGTCAATCGGCGGAGAATCCTCATGAACCTGTATTTGCTAGAACGACTGGACAACGTCGGTTACGACGAGTTTGATTCCATAGTCGTTGCCGCTCCTACGGAGCTGGCCGCGTGTGCAATTCGTCCACGAGGCGGATGGGTACCAGACAACCAAGCCGAAGACGGGGTTACCCTGAGGATAGCGTTGATAGGTACAACCCATCTGCCCACAGGCATAGTCCACACGTCGTTCAACGCAGGCTGAATAACCGGCGACTTTCGGGTCGCCAACCGGGGCAATGGCTCGAGCGGTCAGGCGCTAGATTGCAAATCTGGATTACGGGGGTTCAATTCCCTCTTGCCCCTCCAATTCTTTAAAAACACATCTCGCCCGATGTGACAACTTTACAACAAACCCGTAGAGCCTTTCGGGGGTGTAGCTAGTAGGAGTGTTTGTTCACTCTACGGTCTTTCACTCCTGGGCGCTGGCTCACCCACCCAAAGGAAAAAATACTATGTTTGGCTTCTTGAAAAAACGTGCTTCTCGCTCTGTTACCGAAATCAAAAAATTCGACAAACGCGACCTGGCACAGGCTGTTGTTAACGCAGCATATCTGGTAGCTTACGCCGATGGCGAGCTGGAAGCATCTGAGAAAGCAAAAATCGAACAAGTGCTGCGCGCTAACCCGGTACTGTCTAACTTCCAGGGTGAACTGAACCAGATCGCTGGCACCATCATTGCACAGCTGGATGCAGACATCGGCATTGGCCGTCGTGCTGCCCTGCGTGAAATCGCCGATGTGAAGGGTGACCAGCGTGAATGCGAAGACGTGCTGGACGTAGCTATCGCTATCGCTAAAGCTGACGGTGAAGTTGAGCCGGAAGAAGAAGCGGTACTGAAACAAATCGCCGAAGCTCTTGGCCTGCGTTACGACGCCTAAGCCATGAAGCTGAAAACCAAGTTGTACATCGCGGCCGCACTGCTACTGATGTTGCTTGGCAACTTCGTAGGACGGGCATTCACGTTGCTCGCCTACGTCGCTGTAATTGGCTTAGTAGCATATCTCGTGTGGCCACTCATTAAGACTTATGCAGCCAAGGCTAAAGCTAAGGTCAAGTCTTAGTGTGATTGCGGGGAGGGAACATTCTCCCCGTACGCTCGGGGCAAAAAAATAACGAACGCTGGGGTTGGTTTTCCAACTGCTGCCGTGAGTACCACTCATTTGGCCGGGCTGGTATCCCGTCTGATACGGTATTAGCTGAGACCCAGCGCATACCAGTAAGTCGCTGATAGCCGGTTACACAAAGCACTACACCACAGAGTAGCGTGGGGGTAGGTAACTGACCGTAAACTAACTTACTCGATGAGAGAGCCCTTATATATGCAAGGACTAAAAGAGTTGGTGCGTGAGTTCATTCGTTCTTTAAAGAGCGTGTGGTCTTTCGTACGACACTGGTCACTTGCCCATTACTGGCTTACAGGCGGTGGGAGTTCCCGTGAGGGTTCCCGATACAGACATCTTCCTGCGTGGAAATATGTGTCCGTAACGGACAGGCCAGCACCGGACTGCTAAACCGCTAAGCTAACGCCTGTAATACTACAATCTGAAAATCTTTGATGGGATTAAGTTCCTATAAAGTGTCGAAGCGGCTGTGTGTCGCTGGAGATAACCCCCCGTCGTGGGTCAAGTTATCCCAATGGTAATGTGAAAGAGGATGGTGCTTGGAGACGCTAAGACCGGCGGATACGCTGGCTCAGAAGAAGAAGTCCATCATCCTCATTCTCACTCTGAAAATTCAATTACAGTTTTATCCCTATATATGTCAATGATAACAAAGCGAATTCTAACGAACGAGTTTTCTTTGTTATATGTCGGGGAACCTCGTTGTTGCTGCACAGGGCGTTGCGTTGCGTACGCTTGCCGGTGTGTAGGAGTTGCGAGGTGCCCTGGCACCTAATTTGGCGCGGTACTCAAGCGGTCAACGAGAGCAGACTGTAAATCTGTTGCCTTCGGGCTTCGTAGGTTCAAATCCTTCCCTCGCCACCAAATTCTAGGGGTATAGCCAAGCGGTAAGGCCCAGGGCTTTGATCCCTGTATGCTCTGGTTCAAATCCAGATGCCCCTTCCATTTTATTGTCTCGTAGCTCAGTTGGTCAGAGCGCTCGCCTGATAAGCGGGAGGTCAGTGGTTCAAGTCCACTCGAGACAACCAATTCGGTTCTGTAGCTCAGTCGGTAGAGCACGCCACTCATAATGGCGCGGTCGTTGGTTCGATACCAGCCGGAACCACCAGTCACGAGAACGTAACCCTGCGGTTTGGTTAGTCACCTATACTAGCGGTTACGCGATGCCTTTATCTGCGGGGCGTGAAATAGTGCGAGAGGTAGACTCTCTCAAGCAAGCAGAGGCAAATTCAGGTGCTATCGTCTAGCGGCTAGGATACGGCACTTTCACTGTCGGTACACGAGTTCAAATCTCGTCGGGAATGCCAAACAATTCTCCCATCATCTAGCGGTCTAGGATCGCCGCCTTTCGAGCGGTTAACCGGGGTTCAAATCCCCGTGGGAGAACCAAATTAGCAGGAGAGCTTTAGGGGTTCGTTTTCAGACGCCTAGGTTGTGGAACGTTGCATCCCGCGTCAAGCCGGATGTAATTGGGGTTCGACTCCCCACTAGGATGCCCTAAAGGTAGCGCCGTCACAGGCGAGCAACTAACACGAGGCGTCATGACACGCCTACTCCTGAGTAACAATGGAAGTAAAGCTCGCTGCTTCGGAAACTCATGGTGAAAGACCCGTGACCTTCCAGGCCGGTGCTATACCGGATGCTTCCACCAATTAATGGTGTACGTAGTTCAGTTGGTTAGAATTCTGGCTTGTGACGTCGGAGGTCGAGGGTTCAAGTCCCTCCGTACACCCCAACTTTAGTGCCGTAGTCGAGTGGCTAAGACGCTCCCCTGTCACGGGAGAGATCGTGGGTTCAAACCCCATCGGCACTGCCATATCTGGAGAATTGACCGAGAGGCCGAAAGTGCTCCCCTGCTAAGGGAGTGGTCCTTAGGGGCCCGAAGGTTCGAATCCTTCATTCTCCGCCAAACAATGAACGTGGCCTTTTCATTTAAATTAGCATGCTATGCGGCATTGCTCCAGCAAATGAGAATCAGTCCTGCCTTAAATGGTAAGCGTTCACCCAACAAAGGTTTCTCCCGGTCGGTCTGGGGTCGTCAGTCAAATGGCGAGGTTGGTTCAAATCCAGCAGAAACAAGAACGATGAAGTTAGAGGCATAAACACCCGACTCATAATCGGATAGCGGGTTACCCGGCGGGTAACTTGGTCGCAGGTTCGAATCCTGCCTTCGTTCGCCCTATTACGGTTCCATAGCTCAGTTGGTTAGAGCGGCTGCCTGTTAAGCAGTAGGTCCCTGGTTCGAGTCCAGGTGGTACCGCCACATTTTGTGTTGCCCTTGTCCCGAAAGACATTCCGGAAAAATATCATTCATGGTCGGGGGTAACACAGAACCAAATTCCGGTCACCACACCTTTTGTCGCCACCTGCATGGCTGCCTCCGGGGTGTGGTGGCTGGAACCATCTTTAGCCGTTTGTTTTTTTCTTAACTTACGGATAGAGCCCCAGTGGGGGAAAAGCCACTAACAACAATAGAAATAGCAATAGAAGGAAAGAACCATGTTTACAGTACAACGTATCGTTAAAGGTACCCGCTGCCCTATCGACCTGGAAGAACCGGCACTTGGTGACCGTGATTCTGACGTCTTTAAGGAAGCAATGAAATTGGCCCAGGAATCCATTGCCATGCAAAGCAACACGGTCATGGACATGAATCTGGCCGGTGCCCGAGAAATCATCGGGATGCAGGAGAAGTTCAATACTCCTGAAGGCGTAGACGAAGAAACCGCACACGCCTTGTGCCAAGAATTTACTGCGGTGGACTTGGAGTTCCACTACGACGACTCTAAACCTGAAGAACAACCACAACAGGCTGTTCTGTTGGGTTCCCGTCCTGGCACACGTTCTTTGGACGAAGCCATCGGGGTCCTGTCGTATTCACTTGAAGACCGCCGCGACCAGGAGAAACCGGAAACGTACGTGCAAGCGTGCCGCTACGAGTTCTTCTATCCAGGTGATCAAGTCTACGTAACAAACCGTTACGGTAAGACGGTCGATTCCCTGCGTTAACAGAATCAACCCGCTCGTTGATACCGATGTTGTTGGAGCTACCCACTCCTGCCTGAAACCGACATCACTTGCAGTTCCTTCGAAAGCCGATAAGCCTGGTACCCCCTACCCCCAAAAGGGGTAGGGACGTATCCTATATTTTTTTGGATATATATCATTTAGGTGAGATTACAATCCTGTAATCAAATGCCTCAGCCCATCAAGGAGTTCTATTATGTCCGCAGTTATCGCAGCCTCAGCCATTGGCACACTGATGTCATACGGCTATACCGAAGCCGAAGCCAAGCGTATCCGTTCTTTCTTACCACGCCGTTTCCAGACCTTTGGACAACCTTTACCACCAACGAATATTGACGCATGGTTAATCTACCGTGCAGTTAAGCATTATCTGCTGTGCTCTAACGAGCGGGGTGTATTCAAACCGTACGCAGGTACTAGTGGTTACCTCTCCATGCAGTCTACAGAGAGCATGACTTATGTAACCGATAAAGAAACTATCAGCTTTAGCACCGTGGAGTTTGTCCGTCATTTCGGTGATGCCTTCTACACTGACATGAGTGAGCAGGAAGGTAAACGTATCATCCGTATGAACCAGGATGGGTCGTTCGTTATTAAGAATCGTCGATTGGAACAACTGTTCCGTGAGATGGAACAACGTGCTAATCACCAGAAAGGTCCAGGTAGCCACACCAATCCGTACATGAACGCTCACAGCGGTATGTTCTACCTCCCAGTAGACGAAACGTATAGCGCCAGTGACATCTTTAGCATGTATACCCACGCGGCATTAGCCACTGAATACGTACAGACTCAGGATTTCCGCAAAACGATGATATCGGGTGTGGACTTCCACATGGTAGCAAAATATCTGTACTTCCTCTACTGCGAGAAATTGAAAGGTGAAGCACACGGTGAGCATTTTGAAGGTGAACGTTTCACGATTGCGCGCGTGTTGGATAATCGTAACGTAGATGCTTTCGCTTACTACCCACATCGTCGTGGGTCAGCAATTTACTTCGCTGACCAAACCGCTTTAACTGCTAATGGTATCGTGCAGGTAGTGCCGATGCAATTGACTATGAACACTGTACCGGTCAACTATTACTCCCACGGCCGTATGGTTCGCTTCAGTCTCAATGGTCACATGGAATCATCCCCAAATATTCCATTATCGGTGAAAAAGTATTTCACTCTTGATGAGTGGGCTACTGCGCTTAACAAACAATAACTTAAAAAGGTGACCTTCGGGTCACCTTCTTTTTTTACTGTAGAGACCGTTCTCTATAGGAGGAGATAATCATGGCCAATCTGCAACCGACTAGCTACAGCTTTGAAATGTTGTTTAAGAAATACGCAGCACAGGATATTTTCAAAGCTTTCCACGAAGGCATCATGCCCGCGAGTTTCCAACCTAATAACCGTTACGATGAACTTCTACACGATGAGGTGTTAGGGTTTCTGTTTCACCATCCTTTATTTCAGGAATGGCGCGATACACTCAAGTTCGATGAGGATTCTTCTGTCATCCGTATCGCGAGTGAATGCCCTGTTATCGAAACCGGGTATAATCTCTCAACACAAGAGGTTCGTCGTTTCAGACAAGATGGCCAGGTTATCCTTGGCTTTATGCGCTCTATGGCGCGTAGTCTGACGGATCGTGCATTACCTTATGAGGAAGTGTTCGCTGTCATCATGGACGGTATCTTCACTGCTCATCACGTTATGACCACGAACATCGAGAACGTCCACTAACTTTTTACGCCAGATACCCTCCCTATAGGGAGTCTGAGCATTATTAGATTCCGATAGGAGAGAAGCATGAAGACGAAGTTGCGTCCTCTGGATGTTATTCTCGCTCATCCAGAAACGTTAGGTAAGATTAAGCCTAAGACCGAGCTAGACAAACAACTGTTGGAGTGTATCGAGTGGGGATTTGCTTTCCATCCGGACGAGACAACAAATACAAAGAAGCTCGACGTTTCTGATGAAGTGGAAATTGACTGGAGTGAAAAAGAAGGGTTCGATGATGTGCGGCGTTACGTGGAGCAAGCGACGGTTCCTGCTAATATACCCATTGCAGGTAAAGCGGAACATGTTATCTCGCTGCGTCGAGTTGCCAATGCCCAGGAAGAGAAAGTGCGTGACGGTGAAGCCTGGTCGTATGGCACAGCCAGCCATTTGAAGAACTTGCTGATGCAAGCATAATACCCTACCCCTGCTTGCGCAGGGGTAAGTATTTCTTTTTTTTGTTTAAGACTTGTATCGACCACCGGCTTGCCAGTTGTAACGATCGCCAATGTTGTCGTTGTGAATCATGGCGCGCTTAACCGCAGGGATAGTATCATTGAAGGAATCACCAGCATCGGCGTATCCTTCAATCACATTCTTGAATGCACCGAATTCCATACCATTCTCCAGCTTACCGGAGTCCATATCGAAAATCAGTTTGTTGTAGATGTACTGTTTAACGGCAAACACTGCCAATGTGCCAATCAGTGGATAGAAGTCTGGTTTGATTTCGTTCAGTTCTTCGGTCATGGCTAATTTTGCCATCAGTTTAGTTCCGTAGACGAACATACCAGGGTCTTTAATCTTCACGGTGTTTGGCCCGAGAACCCTAACCTCAGGAGAGGAGATACGTGGTAACGCAGACTGCGAGTCTACCACCTGCTGATTGGAAGCCAGGATACCGGTGGTGGCCCCATCCAGATAGGAGCCCGCTGGCGGCAGTGTATACGCCTGTCCGGCTACTGGGGTTACCGCCAGATAACCACCGATGATTTCACGACCACCTGTTTTAAAGTCGTCAATGAAGTACACACGGCTGTAGTAGTCTACCGCATCGTTTTCATACGGCAAACCCTGTAGGTCAACTTCTTCAAACTGACCCATACGGCAGATTTCAGGGATAACGTACTCGTCCAGAACCTTTTCAGTAATTTCGTTGTCCACTCCGCTCGCAATACCCAAGGAGCGTAAGTTTTCAGGAATAAAAGCGATCCGGAGAACTGGAGCAGGGATATCGCGCCGGATACGACGCAGGCAATAATCAATGACATTCATTTAAAGCTCCTGTGAAGCATTTTAACGGCGTTCATACCAACGGGTTAACCAACCCTACAGGTAACTTAAAAAAATACGTTACAACGCCATTATGTGCGTACCGCAATCGAAGATATTTGACATAGATATTATCTAGGTGACATTCCATAAGGAGTATCTTCCCATGATGCGGGTCTTGTTTGAGTTGAATTTAAAAACCAAGATTGGGTATATAGGTCCGTACTGGTTAATCATTAACGGTATACAGGAACTCATATACCCAGGACAATTCAACTTACCAAAAAATATACTGGACATAGCCAAGCGCTATGACGGAACGGACGCGTGGTTCATGCTCTCTAGTTTGGGGCCAAACCATCGCTATCCATTTACTTATCATAATGGGGTTGTAGAAACGTGGTCAGAATACACATTAAGCCAAGTGATGTGCACGAGGACTTTTGGGGACGTGTCGCCAAGACGCCTTACGCTGCCGGACTGCGCATAGATGAACCAAGAAAGCAAGAAGTGACCGTTCAGCTACTCCATACCGCATTGGAGGAAATCTTCTACTCTATTGAAGAAATGCCCAATGCACAACTGACCGACCACCTCGAGCCGTATGTTGACCGACCGATGATGCATAACCTTCTGCAAAAGAACGGCATCCTGGGCGAACCCGAAGTTATTCGTAGCATGTCGAAAGTTGTTACTGACACAATACTGGGTAAGGATTATCTCGGCAGCAAAGTAGTGGAGCATGTAGTTTACGAATCGCCGTCGGCGTTAATTACGGCTGCGTTTGAACAAATCTTCCATGACTTTGTTTCTGGTATCGAACGTTTACTGAAAACCAGTTTCCGACAGATGAACAAACGTCTGAATCGATATGCTGTAGTCGAGATGGTTCCGCATATCTCACATAACTCCCGCATCGTATCATTGGAGCTGGTAATAGGTGAAGACATCAGACACATTCATTATAGGCAATGCTTCCCAACCGGGCGTTACAAAGCCCCAGTCGTCTGTGACGATGATACGCTTCGTGACGTACAAAGCATACTTGCGGATAATTGAAAACGCACACAACAACGACGTGTACCTCTCGGGGTACGATTGCCAAACAACCTTGAAGTTCGTGACATGGGATTTGTTTCAGTATCTCATCCACCACTTCAATCCATACGCTGGCATTAACTACGACGATGTCGTAACGATAGTCAGAGTACAATTCCCAGCTGTGCCCAGACATGTAGCTTTTGAATGGGCAGAGATAGTACGCAGAGCCATGTGCGAAGAGTTTAATATAGCGTATAAGGGATACACACTCACTTACGAACTTGATAATGAGTTTGTTCGTGTCACCACGAAGAAGGTGATGGAAAGTGCAGACGATCTATTTTGAGCTACCCGATACTTATCGGGAAATGCTTAAACCACTGGATCATTTCGGCGGGTTAGATTATTTCCAGCACCATGAAACGATTGACCGATACATCGAACATTTAGTTCGCATGGAGGTCTGTCGCCGTCAGTGTCACGCCGAGCCTTACCATGTAAGGGAGTGGTTTAAAGCGACCATCGCGGAAGATCCAATTTCCGATGATTATTTCATCAATCAAGTAATACAAACTTACATCGTCCAATCTACGGATATGTGGCGACATATTGAACGTGAACTCACTTTCACACCTACCAGTCAATTCATGATGTGGCACGTTGACTTTGGACTGTGGAAAATGATTGCTTCAGGAGTTAAGTTTTATGTTAAGTAAATCATACTTTCTGATTCCTGACTATCAGGATATCTGTGGCCCCCTGTCAGAGTTTGACCCGCATGCTGTTCTGCGGGAAATTAACGATGACTTGAACGGCGTCATCAATAAAGCGTTTGCTTTCGTTGAGACCGGGTCAATTGGTGATGAGTTGCCATTCATGCTACCGAACACGTATCAGTACGTGGCAACTGAATTATCCACTCGTGGCATCACATTAGATGGCCCGCAAGCACTGGTCTACGGGGCTGCTATTCAGGATGTGGGTAAAGCATTCATGACCGCGGTTTCGACATCTCCCCACTGGTTTACCCGTTATGGGAAATGGGTTGGTGGTCGATACAGCACTAATCGTCCGGGTGGTGTTGAGTTCTTACTGGATTATAATCAGGTTAAGTTCCCACAATTCGAAACAGCCGAAGCATTTAATGAACTATCACCGAAGTTGTTGACAGTCATTGAAATGTTGATTGGTTCGTTGGGCGGCCGCTTATGATTGTCTACTACGATGCAACTGAGCGTGTAGACAATTACGGCAAGGCGAAGTTCTACGAGATGGTGCGTGAGAATATCGCAGAAATCTTCGAGAAGAGCGGGCTTGAGGTTATGGCCCATGAAGTTCATGGGTCAGATAAAGCCATCATTGATATCTATCAGAAATACGCATACGCGTACGTGGTCGCTATTATGGCGAATAACTCCACGCTTTTCGAAGACAACTTCTTTGAAGAACTCAATGATCCTGTCGGGGGCTGGCGGCCAATGGATGAGGGCGGTGATGAGTGGGGTTCCACGGTGTGGAATGAAACTGTTGTCCCCAATACATACGGGTCGATGGAACAGCAAAACCTCGCCCGCATCACCGCGGTAAACATGTTCAACGAACAAGGTCAACAACAAACTGACCTGGCTGGGTTGGTGCGTCAGTTGTATCCGGGGCGTTACCTGAACCACCATGGTGACGATTTCAAAGGGCTAGTGTTGGTATGTGAGCATGAAAGTTTATTTTGAGCTACGTGACATCTGCGACATCGACGGTATACTCGGGCGGGTAAATATCGAATCGGCGTACTATAATCCAAAGCGAACACCACACTTGTGTTATATGTTCGTCGCGGAATACGCAAGAGAAGCACTGGAGCAGATTGTGAACCATGGTTTAGGCGTGGGGTTTGTGACCTTCACGCCACCTGACCAGTATCGCATTCTGGCTCGTATGAAGCAACTCTGGTCGGAAGAAGACATCCTCGCATTGCGGATCAGTTTTGACTCGATAGCATTGCATGAAGAGGTACGCTTCTTCGAATTACAGCAAATCGTGCAAGCAGCTTGTGTGCACTCCGGTTTTAATCGTATGGAGATTGCCGAGCAAACTAAGGTTACTCTCTTTATGAATGAGATTGGTAACGCACTGATTTGCATGGAGTGCTAAGGAGCACAGATGATTTATAACGTGTTGGCCATCCACAGCTGGGGAATTAAACTGGGTGTGGTCGGCTACCTCACGGATGGCGAAGTGTTTTTGGAGGCGGTTGAAAAAACCGTTGCGAAGTTCCCAAAGATGCGCGTCGATTTACCGGTAGGGGAGCTGGAGAGTGATGTAATTTATAGCGCGTTACGTACAGCGGCGATGGTGTATCTGGATAACTATCAAACCGTATTGCCTCGCGTTCAGCTAAGTCGTCTGAAAACGTTCCTGGATTCGCTAAGTGATGAATACCGTCGTTGGAAATTCGATGCCGGTATGGAGTGTACCCCCAACGATACGGTGATGGAGGAATTGACCCCGTTGATTCAACTACACCGTTCTGTGAGCAGTGATAATTTCAGCGTGGCAAATACCATTCTGGAATATTCCATTGAAGCCGTCTCGCAGTTCTTTGCGAAGCAGATTGTGGAAGAGTTCGCTCACGTTGTTGCGGCGTACCGTCTCATGCACAAAGGGAACATTGAGCGGTTAGTCGTCACGCTCGATTTCCCACAGTGTCAATTCAACATCATGGATATGAGACTACACATTCACGTCGCGGAGGAGTAATGTACGACATTAAGCAGTTAGAAGCCGGTTCGGTGGTGAACATCACGTATGACACCCCGATTAAGATGCCCGAGCAACGTGTTGTTGTCTTGGGCACCTGCGGTTACGAAATGGCCAAAAGCTTTGAAGATGTCAATGCAACCCAGAAGAACATCTATTCCAGTCTGGTCGCCCAGCCGGAAGACAATACAGCGAAATACCTGTATCTGATGTTCAAAGGGGCTAACGGTAAAATCCGTGTAGCAGCAGATGCGTGGATTCGTGACGTTAGCGTCATTAAGAATCTTACCGTACGCTTTACCGTTACGGTGGATAACCGTGACGAGATTGATGAAATTACCAAAGCCTTGGCTATCCGTGGGCTAAACGATGTCAAGTATGAAATCGTGGATAACACGGCAGGATAAGAATACCCCTCTTCGGAGGGGATTCTTTTTTTTTCTTTTTTCACGGGAGAGACAAGTCTTATAGCAGAGAGAATCTAACGCCACAGGAGTACAGCGTGGAATACAAAGAACCATTCCGATTACAGGTCGACGAGTATAAGCGTGAGATTGATGTAATCGAAGGATACATGGAACAACTGACGCTGTACATCTGGCACCAAACAGATCACAAGTACAGTCAAGAGTACATTCGTGGACAAATTGAGGAGATGTTTGCGGAAGGTGGTGAGTTGGCACATAACTACCCATCGTGTAAGATGTGGGTGCGCAATCAGACCACCGGCGATCGTGAAGAAAAACATACCACGATTGATAAGCTATTTAAGACAGTGATTGCAAAGCAGATTATTTCTGCACCATCACTGACTTTCTATTTACCAGAACATGTCAAGCGTTCTAAGCTTGCGGAATTTACCGCAGAGAACGTGCGTAAACGTGCTGTGGTAAAGAACGAGATGTACGAAGCAGCAGCGGCCGGTAATGAAGTTCTGAAAATTAACAAGAAGAACGAACAGAACGCTGTTAAGACTTTGAACAACGGTATGTCAGGTGCGTTCTCTTCACCGTATACGGTAATCTTTAACCAGTCTTCGCACTCGGTGTTGACCTCGACTTGTCGTACAGCAACCTCGTTTGGTAACGCAGGCAACGAACGTCTGTTGGGTGGCGCGCGTCACTACGACACACCATCCCGCGTTATCGACCATTTCCTGAGTATCGGTACGCTGACCGACTTCATCGCCTTCAAAGAGTGCATGGAGAAATACAGCCTGCATGTACCTACGGTCGACGAGACCATGGATGTTATCACCTACTCGTCCGATCTGTATTGGCGCAGCGCTGAGGGTCTGGCGCGCGTACGCCACTTCGTTGAACGTGTATCCGATCTGGAACGTGCAGCGTTTGTGTACATGGGTGACTTCTTCCATCTGGCGAAATTCAACGACGAGTTCATGCGTGGGTTTATCACCGCTCTCATTTCTAAAGAGATGGTTGAGGACTGCACTAACTGGACGGATGAGCAGTGGAAAGCTGCTGAAAAAACTATCGACGGTGATATGAAAATCATCATTGGTCAGTTCCGTACAGATATCGTACCGTTGGGTAAATCGTTTGGGGACGTTAAACGTAAGGATAAAGAAACCGAACAAGCGTTACCATGGAGTGAGCAGGGCGATTATAAAGAGTTGATTCGTTCAGCTGTATTCCTGCAACGCACTATCGGTAGTTATACTTGCCTGATTAAGAATATCCTGACCACTCGTAACCTGCCGGTTAACATTGCCAGGATGCCCGATGTGGTACGTCGTGTGGGTGTGGTATCTGATACTGACTCCACGATGATGACCGCACAGTGGTGGGCGCAGTGGTATTGCGGTCAGCATTACGGTGAAACCGCAACTCGTGTATCGGATGCAATGATTTACATTGCTACCCAGCACCTGCGTCACCTGATGGCCAGTATGTCAGCCAATATCGGTGTGGCCAAAGAACGTATCTTCCTGTACGCCATGAAGAACGAGTTTAAATTTGACTCCTTCGCATTGACCACCAAAGCAAAACACTACTTCTCCATTATTACTGGACAGGAAGGCCAGCTGAAGAAAGACCCAGAGTTGGAAGTTAAAGGCGTAAGCTTACGTACCTCTAATATTCCTCCGATTATCATGAAGGAGTTTAAGAAGACTATCCGTCAGCTGTGTATCACCGTAGCAAAAGGTGAGCGGATTGAAATCGTTCCACTGATGGAGAAAGTCGCATCTATTGAGCACAACGTTGTTGACTCGTTGCGTAGCGGTAACCCAGGTTACTTGAAAACCACGAACATCAAACCGCGTGATGCTTATCAGGGCGATGAGAAGAGCTACCATTATCACCGCATGTACAATACGATCTTTGGGCCGAAGTATGGTTACATCGAGGAACCACCGTACGATGCTGTTAAGCTTCCGGTCAATCTGGAAACCAAAACGGCATTGAAAGAATGGATTGAGTCTATCGAAGACCCGATTATCCGTAACGGGGCACAAGCCTGGTTTGAAGAAACCAAAGGCCGTACGTACAGCACATTGATTCTGCCAGAACACTTGGTGGAGAACCACGGTATTCCACCTGAGCTGATTGCTGCTGCGAACGTACGTAAAACCGCATTCGCAACGGTAGAGCCTTACTATCACATCCTGGAATGTCTGGGTGTCTTCATGATCGATAAGACCCGTACGCGTCTGCTGTCTGACTACTACGGTGAATCGTTAGAAGCCCTGGCTGAGTTGCCAGATCTGAAAGCAGTGCGTTATGTACCGAAAGCAGAACGTGACGCGGAAGATGAAGACGAGGATGAAGACGGTGAAGAAGCAGAAGATTGAGCCTGAACGTATTCTGGGTATTCGGACACCGAAGAACGCCATGTGGGCGCTCATGCCCAAGCGCGAGTTATCGGAGATTATCCGTGAGCTGTTATTGACCGACCATCAAACTGAAGGGATGATGGTCGAGCAGCACATCATGGTTGACGATCTGATAGCCAGCATGACCCCAGCACAATCTGCGGAGATACGTGAGGCGATTGTGAATGTAATCCGTAAGGTAGTAAAGGAGACGATTGACAATGGCGTATCGTGATCCAAAGAAAGCGAGTGAAATGGCTCGTGGTATCATTGATGATCTGAAAGAACGGGGTTGTGAGAATATAGTTCTCCACAGTAGCGGTGAAACAGTTCATGTTACAGCCGACGACCCTAAAAAGAAAAAGGGCGTCCAGGTGATTGGTAAACCCTACGCTAATGGAGGGTAAGTAGATGGCCAGGGATAAAGATATAAAGACGATGCTTGCATACACCAAACGTGTGGATGCGGATGAACGCAGCATCCGTGGTTTCCGTATGCCGCAGGCTAATCGTGTACACCAACCCGGCGGGAAGGGCACTACGGTTGTTGTTGAGCTGAATCCGAACTCTGGCTTGGCCAAACGTTTAATGGAAGAAGCGAAGTACCGTTATCTGGCGGTGTTGGATTATACCGATCTCGAGGATGTTGATTACGAGAAAGGTTTCCCCACGCGGGAAGAAGCGTTAGCGGAATACTTGCGTACTCTACCGGACATTAAACACCGGGTCGTTCTGACAGAAGATTGTCGTGGCCCAGCCCTGAATGCACCTAACCGTTTAGTGGAAGTGGACTTCCTGGTCATCACCCCAGAGGGGAAATACCAGAACATCCGCTTTACGGACGAGAATATCGGCCATGTCTGTACTGCGTTGAACATCGCGTATTATCAGACAAAAAAATAAAGGGAAGCTGCATCCCGAAGGATGCAGTTATTTTCCCTATTATATGTACACTGGAAACAGTGTGCGGACGAGGGGACTATTTTCCCGATTCTGCAAGCTGGTCTCCGAGTGGTCTGAACAACGTATGCCGATAGTGATTGTAAATCGCCTTCGGTAACCTGTTCAGAACCTTGAGGTCCATAAATCGATCCAGGTCGTACGACAGCTCTTTCTTGAATTTACTCATGATACCCGCATCGTAGCTGAGGCAGTAATGCATCCAGCTCCAGTTAACCAGACTCAAATGCCATGACCCTTGCGTTGTACTGCCAGAGTCACGGAATAAGATACGGTCGATTGCGGTACGGGTTTCACCGGGGCGATTAAAGAACTGAGGTACGTGTGCCAGCACTACGCCCGGTAACGGGTTAGCGGCCAACAATACTTTGCGAATGTTTGTCGCATTTCGTATTGCTAAGTCGCGCAGTGGCGGTACCGGAACTGTCCTGACCGGTTGTTCGGGTTCCACGTCTCTTCCCGCTGCGATTGCGCGGTGGATGTTGAGGAACGCGATGTCCATATACGACGGTAACATCCTGCTGATAACGTGTCGCCAGGCATATACCGGTGTAGTAATGGGCTCCTTAATGTTGCGGTAGTAAATCTCTGCTTTGGCGTATTGCCACAACAGTTCGACGAGATTAATCTCGATGATACTCACCCCACGCGGCTTACCATTACCGAGCTGCCAATTTAAATTGGTGTACTCGTGATATAAGTAGCGAACCGGTGTGTATTCGCGGAAGGACAACTCGGGGTCAATCGGTCTGGCCACAAGAGAGATAATCTCATCCTGGCCTTCGATAAACGCACCGTTGAACACTTGGCCAAACTCCCCGACGGAAGTGAGACGCATAGCGTTTCCAATCCCCACCAAGCGACGACGGCAAGCCCACTCGATATCATCGTAGTCGGGTTCGCCAGCATAGCCCACCTGGGACAGTACCTGAAGGACGAGATGACCGGATGCTACGCGGGTCTGTACCGAGTCGAAGTGGTTGCGAATACGTTGGTGGTTATTTTTTACAAGACTACCTAATTGTATAGCGGAAGGGTCTGCTGTATGACCTTTAATCTCCACTTGCTTTAATTCGGCTTGACTGAACATGACGGTCTCCTGTGTTACCACATAGGAACGGTCACTTTCAAAAAAATTACAGATGTATATTATCAATGTGACAGTTCCGGCATATCTTACTGTCCGTGGTATTCAATAGGCGACGGCTTACTTGCATTCCATTATATCTCAGCCAGATATTATCGCTGTGAACTCTATACTGTAAATTACTTATCAAGGAATATAAATACCATGGTTAAAATCGTAGAAGAAAACACTGGCGCAGCATCAGCAGCTTCCACCACCGCTACCTCTGGTATCGGCGACCTGGGCACCGCCAAAACTAAGCCGACTGCAACTACCACTGATTACAGCGGTATGTTCGACCGTGCGTTCGACTGGTCTTCTTCCAGCAGCATGGCTGGTGATTTCGTTAAGGCACTTAACGAAGCCGCAGAGAAGAACGACAAACTGTCCCTCTTTAAATACGGTGTTGTCGATGGTATCGCACCGGAAATGGGTTCTGCCGCATTCGTTGCAGGCGACTATAACGGCTCATGGCTGTACGGTCTGCTGTTCTTCGAGAAAGGCCAATCCATGCGTTTCCAGGAACTGCCTAACCATCAGGAAACCTACTACACTCTGGTAGACCTGATCAACCGTCCAGTTCTGGATAAAGTAGAAGCGGCTATCAATGCTACTGGCGTTGACAACGTTCACTACATGCTGACCAACACCGTGCCGGATATCTCCGACCACCGCATGAGCGCTGAATGGGCACAGTCCCTGATGGGCCAAATGCTGCTGGGTATCTTCGGCCGTGTACCAGGCTGGCTGGGTAACATGACTCTGAGCAAATCTGACCGCTTCCTGGTCAACGTTGCGACCCCAGAGTCTGGCATTGCAATGGACGACAACGGTCACCCGAACCGTGCCGACTTCGCAGTGTACGTAGAGCACACTCCGTCTAACCAGAATCAGGATGATCCGACTCTGCTGGACAGCTCTGCGGCTACCGAATTCCCACCGGTACGTGCAGCGGGTTACATCAACCTTCGCTTCACTGGTCTGAAACCAATCGGCCCGAACGGCGTACAAGACCTGAAACAGGTGCAGGGTGAAGTTGTAATCTCCCTCATCGATTCTCAGGCTCGTGGCTCTCGTGCACCGTACGAACGTCAGCTGGTAACTCTGGCAGGCTTCGCGGAAATCGCACAGAACGGCGGCTGGCGTGATATGTTCATCAATACGCTGAACACAACTGATCGCAAGTTCTCCTCTCTGGCGTCTTACCTGAGCTGGGGTTCTGACGGTGTGCCGGATCTGTCCAAACTGGATAAGAATCGTGAACACATCGACCAGGCTCTGAAACTGTTCGCACCGTCTTCTGCGGCGCTGGTAGTCAACCATCGTGCTGGTAACGGCGTAGGTGGTCTGTCTAACCTGCTGGCTGAAATCGGCGTGGGTAACCTGAACTCTCTGGGCCAGCTGATGAACATCTGTGATGCGATGTTCTCTAAAGGTTCTGCTGAGCCGTTCCGTAAGTACCTGGCCAATGCGCTGAACGTTACCGAACTGAAACCGAACCACATCGTGGCAGCGGCTGTTCCGGGTATCGCTGGTATCTACAGCGGTGCTGGTACTAAGCGTTCTGTACAGGACGGTGACCTGATTGCTGTGACCTCATTCCTGGGTGATAAGCAAGCTGACGTCATGCGTTTCGTTCACGCGCAGTCTTACCAGAACCGTGAGCTGGAATCCAAAGCTCAGCGCATCTACCTGGCTAAGCTGTACTCTGGTATGTACGGCAACCGTCAGCTGCGTCTGACTGGCGAAACGCTGGACATGGCAATCAACCCAATCTTCGCACGCTGCATCCTGGATAAGGTACGTGAGAAGGCTGGCTGGCAGGTTAACGGCGTCAACGCTTACAACGAAATGGAAACTTCCCTGTTCTACAACAACGGTGGTCAGTCTCTGATTCTGTCAGGCAATGGCGCAACTGGCGGTCTGTCCGACTTCGGTCTGGGCGTGACGCTGGGCGATTACAACCTGTAATCGCGTAGTCAAGGATGGGGTGGGAGCAATAGCTCTCACCCTCCCCTCTTTTTTTGCTTGAGGTTGAAATGCAGAAAGCACCAAGATTTTATGGTATTTCCGGGAGACTGGAAAGTCAGGACAAGTATCTCCTTGACTTGATGATTGAAGCGGACGCTAAAAGAATTAAACCGCCTACTATTATCAACGACATTGCGATCGGCGGCGACCCAATCCGGGTAGCTGAACAAATTGACCTGTTGGTGCAGAATCGTATCGTTGGTGAACAACTTAATTCGACTCCTATTTGCGACATCCTGTGCGAGAACCCGACAGCGCATCGCTATAACCTGGGTAAGATTTGCCCATGTTGTGGTTTCCGCGTAACGGAAAACAGAATTGAGTCTGATGTATGGATGCGTGCTCCCGACGAGATTGGGCATTTTGTAAACCCGCGTTTCTGGGCAATGTTCAATGCGTTCTTCAATACCAAGAAGATTCGCAAATTTGACCGCAATAAAGTAGGCGTTGGTAATGGTTCTGATTTGATGATGTGGTTCCTCGATCCGTATTATCGAAGCGATGAGCCGGACTCGAAACGTGCACAGGTTGTGAAACGTATAATGGAAGAACACGGAATTCGTCGTGGGATTCATTATTTCGTAGACCACCACAAAACGATCTTCGAGATCCTAACCAAACCAGAGTCGTGGCGGGAAATCTATCCTCCACAGCGTAACAATAGTACCGAGAGTGAAGTGCTTCGAGACCAGTGGAAACGGTTATTCGAATCACAAGCATCTGCCATGTTCCCGCGTCATCTACCGGTCATCTCATCGAAGCTGATTGTGTCGGAAGAAGGACGACGTGGTGTGATGATTGACCCGGTGTACACATCCGCAATTGATGCGGTGAAGAACATCGCGCAGCTTTACACTCGTAAGCGTGCAGTCGACCCACGGTTTATGATTAGCCGTGCATTGAAAGCGAACCGTCAACTGGCATACTTCTATATTGACTTCCGTCGTGAAAACTTAGAACAGAAGCCAGGTGGCTACCGTGCTAAGGTAAGCTCTACTCACGTTTGTAACTCTGGCCGTGCAACCATTTCGCCGATTGCCTCTCCGCATGATGCGTGGAAGCTGAAAGCGCCGTGGCGTTGGTCTGTGGGGTTGCTATCGGTTGATATCGAAAGTAAGCTGATGGATCGCGGATATACTTCGCGACAGTGTGAACGTATCGTGGCGAAAGCCGCAATGCAGTACGACCCGTTGGTTGATGAAATCTTCAAAGAGCTTATTAAGGAATCTCCGGGCGGATTGGGGATACTGGTGTTACCACTACGTAACCCTACCTTAGTACAGCTGTCCATTCAGGCATTGTGGATAGACGAAATCATCACCGATGTAAACCAATGTTCTATTCGTATCTCGGACCGCGTTATCAAGATGGCGAACGCCGACTTCGATGGCGACCAGCTCATGGTATACCGTCCGACAGACCAACGCGAAATCGATCTCGCAATGGCGTATCGTCCAGACAATGGTTTCATGTCCTCTACCAACGTAAACGAGGTAGAGCGCGGCATGGTCTTGCACAGCGAATTGATTAGTATGCAAAACCGATTCCTTATCGAGGCTGATGAGGATGAAGAAATGGGTGTGGCACTCGAAGATCTTTAACTGTAGGAGTGATGTATGGGAATGTGGAATAATCTGACCACTGCGTTTACGAAGCAACAGGCGGGTGGCGGGACGTTCGACTTCTTCCAGCAATCGTTCGATATATCACGAGTAGCACCGGATATGCTTGACCGCGTTATGGAGCACAAAAAGGAACTGATGTCCCTGGATGTGTTCCGTAGAACTAGCGCGGCGATGCGTAAGCTCCAGAATACGGATGGTACCGAAGTAATCAGACAGTTGACTGACATTGGTGAATTCCAACATGCCAACTCTCTGCTTCAACCATTCCTGGTGGCAATGCCTGAGTATCGCAAGTTGTATAATGCGCATCTGGCAACCGGTTATGAAACAGGCTTCTCTCAAGATGACGTGTTCCGTGGCAATGCTTACATGCATACCGACGATAACTATCGTGAGATGACGTCTGATATCTCAACTGAGTACGATGAAGATAAGATTTGGCACTGGGTGTCCAATGAAGATCGCCAACATCGTCTCACAACTATCGAACGTGTTGATCTGGGTATTAACCGAGCACGTATGCGCGAGTTTGACTGGGAAGACGGTGACCCGTGTTCCGAGATGAATGCATCGTGTTAATGTAATGTAGTGAGGGAGGGGATTAGGCATCCCCTCTCTTTCTATTTTTTTCTTTAAACTGTTTGCGGAAATTATACGTAATAGGTAATTGATTTGAGTAGCCGAGCGTCCATGTTTTATCACGCTCTGTAAGCTGACAGATCTTATGTTGGGTTTACTTCACAGGAGCGTATCATGGTTATCGCAGTAGGCACCCTTTCAACCCGAGGTTGGGCTAAGACCACCAAGGAAAAAGTTACGGAACTGATGAATCATTATACAGAGGCAGGCTATAGCCAGTCGGTGATTTATCGGAATAACATTAAATCGTACGCTTGGGCATGTGCGCAATATGCACAGCAGCCCGATTACTTAGCGCAGCAGGTAGAGACTGATTTGAAACGTCTGTACGGGAATGTATTTCCAGAGGGCGTGAGTTGCGATGTGACCTATCGGTTCATTGACAGCAACCAAATCAAATATAGCATCGATATCAGTTTGCGTGTCATGGTTAACGGCGAGTGGTACGATTCGACCAGAGCGCTAGAAGTAGATAAAACGGGAGCAATCTAATGTCCGAAGAAAAGATGGAAAATGGGGAAATGTATCAGCGTGATCTGATGGACCCGCAACACATCTACGCACTTGACCGTGCGCTGGGTGTCGAGCAGGACATTAAAGACCACCTCGATCCCTATGCTCGTTTCCAGGAATCAACTTTCCGTCGTCAGGGGCTGCCTATTCTGAGTGGGTTGATTGATGGGACGTTTGACCAGAACAACTGGACAAACTTCGTAGGTTCGGCCTTCGTGCCTTGTCAGATTGTTTCTGACGATGTAACCAAAGTGCTGTTTACGATCCCGGCCTTGAATTACACCGGTGAAACATTACTGCACGTTGAAGGCCAACCGTCTCTGACTGATGAGTCAATGGATATCGAGCAGTATTCCATCCAGATGCCAACCGCAGGTGAGAAGGCCAAGCATGATCTAATTGTGGGTACCTTAGACGGTATTGACAAAGTCATGTACGAAACCAACCGCCAACGTGGTTTCCGTGTCATCACTTTACTGAACTGGATTTTCGAACGCTATGGCTTAACTGGACGTATCGCATATCCGGCCGGTATGGAAGACCTGCAAGGAAAGACTGCGGCCGCAGCTGAATCCGGTGTTGCTCCTGCCACAGTGAATAAAGTGGAAGAGGTTAGTGATGGCGGAATTGACGACTGCGAAGACCTTTAATCGGTCGGAAATAGCGAAGCACATCGAGAAGATCTATCACATTCCCGCGAAGCCCCTGGATGTGCGGCGCATTCTGGTGTTGTCCGATGTCCACCTTCTACATCGTCGTGTGCCGACCTGGCACATCATCGAAGTATTGAAGGAAAAGATACTTTCGGGCGGTGTAACGCTAGATGCAATTTATATAGCGGGGGACTTATTTGATGACTCCCGTTATCTCCGCCAAGACGAATCGCAGGAAGCTGTCGGCTTCCTGACTTGGTTACTCGAATGGTGTCGTTCCACGAAAACCGCGCTACGCATTATCGAAGGTACACCATCACATGACCACGGTCAGAGTAAGGTTGTTGAAGCCCTGAACATTACTGTTGGGGTTGACTGCCTGTATCTGGCAGGGATTGGGGTGTTCTACGATGAAGCGATACAGGCAACGGTTGGTTGGGTACAGGACGAGTACAAGGATCGTGTAGCAGAGAACACCGAAGCAGAGATGGCCGAACTGATGGCCACTCGTGGATTGGAGAAGGTCGATTTCTTCTTCATGCATGGCTGTTTCAAGTTTCAGGTACCAATCGAATCACCACACTGGTTCGATGAAGACTTTTGGATTTCACGTTGTCGCCTCGGTATTTATATCGGTCATGACCACCGTGAGAAAGTCTTTGGTCTCATCCGCGTTATGGGAAGCGTGGATAGATTGGCACACGGGGAAAACGAAGACAAGGGCATGACGCTCGTCGACTTCACTCCAACCGTGGCGAGGAACTATTTCCTCGTTAACCAAGCTGCGTGCCCGATGCGTGCAGTGGCAGCAAACGAAGACTACACCGCACAACTGGCGGAGTGTCTGGATGCCTTAGCCTACATTGACTCACATCCATCGCGTGCCATAGGCCGCTTTAAAGTGGAGTATCATAATGGCTCTCCTATTGCTGACCATGTTAGCAAATGGAAACGTGAATACGGATTCCACATCGAGGGAAAACGTGTTAACACGAAGGATGAGGAAGAACGCCTCATCGCAGTGTTCTCTACCGAAGCATCGGTAGATGAAAAGATTACGCCCGAAAACGTCGAGCGTATCTTGTTAGAAGGGATGAACGGGATGAAATACGATCCCCCCATCGTTTCAGATATCGTTAGGAGTATCCAATGAGTCCCATAAGCGTTGATCGCAAATTTGGGGGCTATCCGATATCAATCGCCGGTTCTCTGGCGATGGAAGGTTTATTGCACACAGGCGAGTTTGCCGATAGAGATGGTGAGTTGGCCATCAATGATTATCAGGCTTTGTTCCTGAATCTACGTACGCTTTTCCGCAATGCATTTTACGCATTCGAAGAAAACCGAGAACGGCTCACGCCAGACGTAATTAAGACATGCATCGAAGAAGATATAGAAAATATATACGCCACCGCAAGAGCGGTGGCTCCTTCGATGGTATGTGCCTTTTACCTCTGTGAGTACAAAAAGGTGAACCGCGAGTTCCCCAAAGGTACCTTCCGTAATGCGAACACACCCAACCAGGTTTTCTATAATTCTCTGGAACAGGATGTGTACAAAATGTTCTTGCTGGAACAGCCACGTCGCGATGACTTCCAGGTATTTGATGTCTATCCCGAAGGTGATAAAAACACCCTGTTGTTAACTCACTACCCGTGTGATTTGCTGGCAGTGAAAGATTTTCCAACCCTGGCACTTTTGGAGTCCCATACCGGCGAGGTGAAAACCCAGCTGCAATGGAATACCAAGATGTATAACAAACCTAACGTCCCATTCAACAAAGGCTTCTTAACGCTCTTTGGTGACAATGTGATGTTCCACCCGCAGGACAGGAAGGTACGTAATGTGGTATTGAAAACCGCTGAGAAATACAGCTGGAATGCCAGTACCACAATGGATCGCGTCAACAACTGTTTACGGTTAGTGAACGAACCACACGTCATTGCTTACCTGCGTGAATTGAATAGCTAATTTTTTACATCACCGGGGTATCATGTGTAGATACCCCCTTAACTAAGATCAAAGGATTTCCCAATGGGCATGATTAACACAGAACTCTTTAACAACAAATGGTGCTTCCCGCAGTCGGAGCCCGATAACCAGGGAAAGACCCGTAAAATTGGTATCGAGCCTAACTTCTTCAAGGACAGCACCGATTGTGAAGGTCTGAAATTCAGCTATTCGTTCGCCAAGGGCGAAGGTCTGTATTACAACGCTAACCCAGAAATTACTCAGGCGTTCCTGGATGCACTGCGTGATGTTCTGCGCAAGAGCGAAAAAGATATCATCAGTATCGGTAACACTGCCGGTAACCGCGGTCAGGTTACTCTGTCGGTTGGTCGTGGCGACGATCTGGTTCCGTTTGTTGCCATCTCTGGCGAAATCAACGGGCAGCGCCGTAGCAAGAAATTCTTCTTCCCTATTCCAAAGGGTTACGTCATTACTCGCAACGGCGCACCGTTAAGCGATCTGGAAGCTGCCGAACGTATGGCGCGTGTCTTTACTGAACGCTTCCACAAATTCCAGGAATGGCTGGACGCTTCGTACAAAGCGAAGGTGTGGAACCCAACTGGTGGTGGTAATCCAGGCCGTGGCGGCTACAATAACGGTGGCGGCAACAACGGTGGTAATGGTGGCGGTGGTAGTTCTGCACCGGCATCAGACGCGAACTTCGACGAATTCCTTTAAGATAATGAAACCCGCTGGCGAGGCCAGCGGGTACACTACCTGCTGATCCCAGGCGCATCGTACGAAATTTGAGATAGATGTTATCTCCGTGAATATAACTCTGTCGGAGCACTGACTATAATGAGAATTGAGAAATATAAAGACAATGTTACCATCTTCCATAAAGGCGAAACGTTAGCTTTCATGAACGTGCCTGGAATCCGTAAGTCTCCTGGCCCAGACCTACGTGACCATGATGGGAAAGTTGTCACTCGCGACCAACTCCTGTTTAGTGAACTGAATCGTTATTGGGCTACTCTGAAAGAAGCCGAGAAGGATGAACTCTTCGAAGCATATTCCACGTTGAATGAAATCGCCAGTGAGTCGATGGATGTGATGCGTGAGTACGTGCCAAAAATCGTGGCGGTGATTGCCAAGTACCACACCGATGCGGCTTACAAGAAGTTGTATCCGATTAGCAATGTGTTTATTCCGGATAAGTTGCATGCATCCTTTAATGACATGTCGCCGAATTATACCGAAGCAATGACGTATATCGTGCCGGATTATTATCAGTTGCTGATCATGACTCTCCGCGTGAAACCGTTCATTCCAGTCTTCAGTGTGCTGGGAGCGTATACCGGGGGTAAAGGGTTGTCTCAGGAAACCAAACGTCAGGTAGTGTACAACATTAACCTGGCCTTTGAAATGCTGTGCGAAACAGAACTGATGTCGTCTCCAGCGATTGATAAGCTGTCTCGTTTCTTGACCAGCCTGGTAGAGAAATTCCAGAAGGAACTGAGCAACCGCAGCAATGGTACCAGTTTGAGCGTACTGGCATCTGTTGCGGGTTACGGTTCTGACATGATGGATGAGTATCTGCTGGCGTTGACTGTGGTGCGTCTATTGGCACTGCGTCCGGGTTATGCGGATTATCCAGATGGGCGCATGGAAGACAATTCAATCGTCTCCAGCATCTATTTTGGGATTCGTGCAGAAGTGGAAAGTGGATTCGCCAATCGTATCTCGGGCCAGAGCATCATCATGAAGCAACACCCAACTGCGGTGGTGTTCAATGGTGAGAAAGGGAAGGTCAGTGCAATCGACCTGGTGACGGCCCGCAGCATTGCGCCGATGAAAGAACCGATTCGTGCGGGTGTGATGTTTGTTGACTATCGTCGACACATCAAGTCCACTGAGTTGGATATTCCACCGGCACAGGTTAAAGTTCTGATTGATTCCATGCAGGTGAATCATACCGGTGTAACGTACGAATTGCATGAATGGTTAGTAGCGGCCGTGTGTCACCGCCGTACCGATTATCGTTCGTACAAAGACATTGACCCAGATAAGTTCATCTACGCGATGGCGATAGCTCAAGCTATCTACCTGAACTACGGGATGTACGAAATCGCGCAGCTATTAAGTTGTGAGATGCTTCCGGGTAATGTCAGTGGCTATCCGTTCGATCCGGCAGACAGTGAACTGAAAATATCTACAGATAGATATTATCCTCAGGCATACCGTCCACAACGGAATCAAGAACAACAGTCTGTTGTACGTACGTCATTGGATATTCTGGTACGCAACCACATCAGTCCTTACAGTTTCCATTTGAAGGCTAGTGATGAGGCGGCAGAGTTGCTGCACTGCAAACCAGATATCCCGCATTACCGTCCGGGTAACAATATCCTGACACAGCTCACTGAGATCCTTGGCATTCAGGCCCGTGGAAAACTCAAAGAAGTATCATGGTTTAACCAATAAGGAGAATCTAAATGAATGGCATGCTTTTGAAGTCCCTGCAAATCTTCCCGGTGTACGAAGTTCCAGAGCAGGTACGTCGCCGTATTGCAATTAGCGGTACAACGGGCGCAATGGATACACTGAGTGATGTGGTCGCCCAAGGTGGCCACGCCGCAGCGGGTACTGCGGAATATCAGAATGCGTTGGCCGACATCGTCGGCTTCGATGCTACACCACAAGGATTTGAACGTCCTCTGGTAAACGTATCTGATAGTGATACGAACATTACCCAGTTCGCGTATGAAGCACGCGATACTGGTATCTACAACTTTGTCATGGTGTTGGTCGCCAACCCAATTAACGAAACCCGATCGCAGGAAGTCCAGTACGTTGTTACCGGCTATACTTCACAAGCAGAAACATCAATCATCAGCGGCCTGCTGCCAGATGACATGGTTCTTTACATTAACGACATCTACGGCATGCAGACAACTTATCGTCGCAACGCCTTCGGTGAACGTGAAGTGGATGAGAACAGTTTCCGCATGATCGATAACTACGTTCTGTCCCGTTCTCTGGCACACAACGAGTATCATGAAGCGAGCATCAACGCCATCAACATTACCAAGTCTGCGGACATGGTGAAGAAGATGAACCTTGGTTCTGGTGAGGCGATTATCCCTACCGACCAAACGTTGTTTGCACCGGTTGCAACTACTACACCAACTCTGCTGGCGGGTAACCTGACGCAGCCTACGAACTTCGTTACTGCCATCTCCAACTCTTATCTGCGTACCATGGGTCGTGATAATGAGCTGAGCATGGTGGACAGTTTCTTCGAAGGTACGGGCGGTACGGCAGTGGAGCAGGAGTTGCAGAGCCTGGGCGTGGTGCGCCAGTTCACGAACTACGAGCTGGTGAAGTCATTCCGTCAGGCACTGAACAACAATACCGGTAACAGCAAAGAAGGTTGGAGTATTTCTAACCGGGCCAGTTTCCGACTGCGTGATTTACGTGCAGCGTTAATGAACCCACAGCTGGTCGACGTACAGATTCAGAACTCCCTGTTCCTGGCATCCCGTTCCGGCGTAGGTCAGATTGATTCTACCGATCAGTGGATTGGTCGTAACGACTACTCAACCATGGGCTCACTGGTGAGCTATGACATGGCGATGCAGTTGGGTGCGATTCTCTCCCGTAACCTGGTAGGTCGCGTGAGCTTCATGTTCGATAACCGTTCAGCTGACTTCACTACTCAGCCAACGTTGAACGTCTACGAAGATTCACTGGAAGCAATCGCCAATGCACAGCTGCCCCGTATGCTGGCACAACGCCTGCTCTCCGATCTCCATGCCATGTTCGTGAAAGTTACAAAGCACAACCACATTCGCTGCGCCGTTCACGTCGTGGCATTGTTGGGTACCGTCACTCGTGTGGAAATCTTAATGGATGGTGAACTCCAGAAGGAACGCTACACCTACGCCAGTTTCATGTCAGCTCGTCTGCATAACGGTAACACCACCAGTCTGGAATACGCCGGTCGTTTGGCGCAAAGCACCAGTAAACTGATGGACAGCATCGAAGACGGCTTTGGCACGCATGAGCGCGGCAAAGGTAAAGACCGTCTGTTCTCCAACATCCCATCCGCACCGAATCAATCAACCGGTAACTCGTTACTGGATGGGGCGGAATCCAACATCATTCTGGGCGGCAGCATTAAGCGTAACAGCCTCCTGGATTAAGGACTATCAATGCACATTATCGCTTTCTATCAATCCGAACTGGAATCCCTGGGCTTCAACCGTGACGGCGACTTGCTGGTACACGCTGACGACGGGACTCCAGCGTACTTTACGTACAACAAAGAGAAGCGCCGTCTGGTGCTTCCTACCAGTGCCATGATTAAGAATGGCATGGAAGATCCACAGGGTCGAGAGTGTCATGCGTTCCACCCGCTGTGTGAATCTGTACTGGCTGGGGAATCAGGGACTATCCGCTTCTTGAAGAAAGCCATTCGTGCAAACGTCTGGCTGCGTACCATGGATTTGATTGATGTCATCATGGACATTAATGCATCCGGTAAGTCGGTACGTGCGGCAGCGTACAAGAAGTTCATGACCGAAATCATCTGCGAGGGTATTAAAGAACCAAAGCTGGATGAGAAGCTGAAATCCAGTTGGGTTGCTTTAAGTAATCACCTGACTGAAACGGTGGAGCCGAAGAAACAATCCAATCTGTACATCGCGTCGGATCTGTCTATTGACGGCACGAAGTATGTGCGTGTGGCAAACTTCAAGCATCTGTTTGAAGAAGAGTCACTGGATGATACCGCGACTTACTTCGGTGTGAAAATGCATCGTAAGCAGGACAAAGTTATTATTCACCGCTTACTGATGACTATCATGGGTTGGTATCCAGACCTGTGTGGTTCTAACGACAACCGTCCGTACTTTGGTTGCCTGTCTCGTGGCTGGGCGCAGTATGTCATTAACTACAATCAGATTGTTAAAGGTCTACGTGATGTTAGTGGTCTGAAAACTCTGAGTGATGAATGGATCGGTCAGCTGGATTCCCTGTCGCAGTACGACAACGTAATTCAGACTCTGCCGTTTAACACCGGTTCTGCATCAACTAACCCAGAGAAAGATACCACGCAACAACAGTATCGTGTCTCTAGCTCCCAGACCAGTCTGCAAACTGAGCGTCGTATGGCGTCCGAAACAGCACAGCCTGCGGAAGAAGAAGGTTCGTTGGGTTCATTCTTCAAGAAACATTTGGGGAATACCGATCGCTCCGGTAAACTGGATATCAACTCATTGCCGTTGGTACAACAACGTGCTTTGAAAGAATCTGGTCAGCTGATTAAGAAAGATGACAGCCCAAGCGTTACTGAGATTTCTCTGGTAAGCGTACATGGTGGTCGTAAGGCAGCACCTTCTCTGGGTTCACTGAACTCATCCAACTACGGTGATAATTCACTGTTGGGTGGTGGCAGTCAACAGCGTTTAGGTGGTATTGGTAACTTGGGTGGCGGATCACTGTTAGACAGTGGCCCATCCCTAGGCCCAATGAGCGGCAATCAGAACACGCGTGGTTCTGGCGGCGGCTTTGCCTGGTAGGAAAAAAATAAATAAGAAGAAGGGACGAGTGTCCCTTCTTTTTTTAACTGATTATCGTTTCCAAAACTTCGGCGACGGCCATAGATGTCGGTACACGCAGGGTTTGGAAATCGTCAGTGTTGAACATCATCGGCTCATCAATTCGGTTGATGAGCATGATCGGATATACTTGGTTAGGTTCCCACCCTACTAATTTACAGTAGGCGTAAAAGTTATGTATCTCAGGCCAAGCAAATCTCGGATCAATGGGGATAGTCTGAGTGTCTTTGTGATTACGCAGATACTCTGTGTGGTCTCGTAGAACGCGTCGTTTCACACTGTCCAGCGAGGGTACTACTTCATCCAAGGTAATGAACTTTTCGAGCATGAGGTCTCCTTGAAAAGATTGTCGAATATATATTATCTTGGTGGAGTAACCAAGAAGGAGTATTTAATAAAATGAGCACACCGGTACAACTTGTCGGTTCACACGCAGACCGGGAGACTACATCACCTGAGCAGTCAGGTGCACGCGCATCAATGGTGGGTGGACATATGAAATCGGCAGCGCCGATTGACCATCCGCAACATACGCTGCATTTCACTGGGGCTGATGTAAACTACCACGATATTGTGTTTAACGATATAGTCGAAGATTCAGGCACGGTTTGTGTATATAACGATAATGGGTCGCACAAGCGAGCCGTATTTACGCGTCACTCACGAGTTGGGCATCCTGCTCCTTTAGAACATGCAATCTTCTTCCGCCGTAGCGAGTCCAGTGCGGCAATGCATCACAAACCAGTGATTGATGTAATCGAGATTAATCACTACACGCATCACGATAACGTCTTCACGTCAGAGAAACGTACCACTGACAAACTGCGTGCGGTATTGCGTGGTGAAACGTTAATGCTTGACAAAGATGAAATGCTGACCACCATGAACTGCCAAAAAGATGGCGAGTTTGTGGATGGGGTTAACCTCCCTACGGTAACCATTTCACATCCGGATATCATTGAGGATTCCTACACCATCTCCACATATGCCGCAGAACAAATGCACGCGTATGGGTTAAAGGAAATCGAACTGGTACTCCGTGAAGATGAGTTCTTGCTGGATACTTACGGTGTGGATACACCGGATGGTCGTCGTCCTCAGTATTTCCCAGACGTCGGCCAAGCTGTCCGTTCAGATGGGTTAGTGATAGCTGCCCGTCAGTTCGATCCGCTGTATGCAGCGATTAATGCCAGTGCTGGTGAGTGTCAACATGCGTCACCGTGGTACGACCACTGCGAATATGTCGATGCTGATCCCGACCACCATCAGAACCCGCTGCCAACCAATGGCTCGCGTGTTATTGATGTTCAGGTATGGCGTGATGAAACCGGTATCCATAACGGCGTCAATAACATCCGTGCAACGGAAGAGAATAAACAAATTCTTGACCAGTACGCTTTGGGATTGAAGCAGTATTACCGTGACATTGTTCGCTTCTACTTCACCGTCAAAGACGATGTGGTATGGTCACCAAAAGCCTGTGAGTTCCTGGAGAAAGCTTTCGCTTCGGAAACTCATGAAGTGTACAGCGAATTCCGTAATGAAATTCGTGAAGTGGTTGAAGCGGCCGCCCGCCGTGGCGAATACAAACGTGCTGACCTGGAAAGTAAAGTCCTGAACAGACTGAATTCCCCGGTCGAGCGTATGTTACGCGACGTTATCAAAACCTACACCATACGTATCGTGGTGCGTTATCCGATCCCGGTTACAGTCTCCTCGAAGATTACTGACCGCTCGGGTACCAAAGGGATTGTGGGTGCGGTTCTACCAGTTGAAGATATGCCGCTCGATGAGTTTGGTCAACGTGTCCATGTGTTGCGTTCCATGAACGCCGTACCACGACGCTCAACTTACTCTGGCCTCTTCCACATCTATTGGTCTGCGGCGTCTGAGCAACTGAAGATGCGCTTGAAGCCTATCATTGATAGCGGTGAAATTGATGAAGCCTTCAATATTCTGTTAGATTACCTCTCGCGGTATAATCCAGATTGGGCTAACGTGATTATGCAAGATCACGAAACCACGGAACGTAAGCGTGAACTCTTCAAAGAGATTTACGATTTCAGTATCCGTATTTGGATTCCGCATGAGAACCCGAAAAGCTCACTCCAGATGGCTAAAGACCTGGGTGAGTACGCACCGAAGAAATCGAAGCTGTTGCTGACGAACTACGACGGTGAGAAAGAATGGACGAAGAACGACTTCTACGTGGGTTATGTGGAAACACTCCGCCTCGATAAGACCGGTCGTGAGTTCTCCTCTATCTCGTCGATGTTCACCAACTACTTGGGGATGATTGATGCATCCAACCAGGGGCGTGGTTCGTACCCGATTAACTACTCTGCGAAGAAGTGGGGTGGTGAGTCTGAGCACCGGCTGTGCGATGGCTACGGGCAGGGGATGTTTGATGAAGTGCACAACCGTTCGAATTCACCAGACGTACATCGCGTCATGGTCGAAGGGATGTACTTATCGCCGACACCAAGTAACCCAGGTTATCTGGTAGACCGCAATAAATATCCGCTGGGTGATTCGCAAGTCGATCGCATGATCGATAACATTCACCGTTGTGAAGGGTTCGTATTGGTTCGTCCAGAGAGGGAGGATAATTGATGGAAGCTCGTGCAGTCCATGTGCGTGACTTGCGTAATCTGGATTCAAACAAAATCTGGAAAGTACGCGGTCGCTATGACGTAACGTTTGATGATGGTGTAACGAAGCCGATGTCTGGTCGCCACATCAAACTGAGCTGGCCGTACTGGGGTATGTCGCGTTTCTATCCGAATGTGCCAACGCCATCCACGTTGTGTTATCAGCGTGGTGGCGAATGGTCGACGGACGATCGCCATCTCGAGCTGATGTCACAAGCTGCGCTCCTGGCCCGTAAAGCCGGGATAGATTTGGCGGATACCCGTTACATTCTCAGCCAGCATGTATACGCGGATGCGTTCAACCTCACCGTAAAGAATCTGTTGTCTTTCTGTACTACTATCGACATCGATACGCTGTTACAGATTTACGACCACCCGGAATATCAAATCATCCACGAGTGGATGAAGATGTATCCGTCGGGGTATGATTCCGAAGGGAAGGACTACGTTAACGAAGCGTACATCATCATTGACAAAATCATCAAGTCGCCGGAACTGTTCGGCAACCCGTTGGCGATGTCGGTGGTAGATAAGACGCTGAAGCTCGATCAGGTGCTCCAGGCATTCGTGCGTGGTAAAACCTCCGAGATTGATTCGCGTGTCTATACCAACCAAGTATGGGAAGGTTTCTTCACTGGACTGAATACGGTTATCAGCCGTCTGAAAGAATCCGGTGCAACTTCCCGTGCGCACCTGTACAACACCGATAAGATCGCCGAAGCAGAATACGGTTCGCGCAAGCTGCAATTAGCGGCCAACGTGTTGACCCATTTCACGCTGGACGATTGTGGTACCACACATTGGCACAACCACACCTTCCGTGATAACGAAGGGGAAAAAGCGAAGTTCTCGGCCATGGTCGGGATGCGTTATCGCTTTGTGGGTGAAACCGGTGAGTGGCGCGTCTTCGAGAAAGGTCACTTCGAAGATGTGGTGGATAAACCGTTGCACTTCCGTACAGCCATGTCCTGTCTCCATATGCGTAAGCAAGGGGTCTGTGCTGTCTGTATGGGTGACTTGGTGTACAACCTCTCGGAGAAAACCTCTCCGGGTCATCTGGCCTCAACTTCTATCTCGGAAAAAGGTACACAGGGTATCCTGTCAACCAAGCACCTTGACTTCTTGCGTTACCTGTTCAAGCTGGTAATCTCTGGACGAATTGGTGCGTACTTTGACGAATATGCGAAGGGATCAGAGAAAGGTCTGCATCTGAAGAGCAAACCAGAGTTCGGTAACTGGGATGAATACGTCATGGTCGTTAACGACAAGATGCATTCCGAAATCAGTCAGGTCGCGTATTATGACAACCTGGATGACATCGACGAAACCAGTCTACCGGATGTAACGGATGTGACATTTACCCGCTTGAATAAAGAAGGGGAACCGATCGGAGGTGAATCCTTAGATGTCCGTATGGGCGTATGTGGAAACTTCTCGAAACAGTTCCTGGCTTTCTTCTTGAAGGTACGTGACAAGGTACAATACATCAAGAAAGGTGAGATTCGTATCCCACTGGCCGGATGGAAAACCAAACAACCGTTCCTGGTGTACACCAACCGTTCTGAATCCATGGCAGAGTTCGTTGCTGGTCTTGAGACTAAGCTGCGTTCGATTGCTGCGGATAAGAATGAAGACCCGGTGGACTTCACGACCGATGCAACTGTGAAGATGGGCAAAGATGGTCGTGTGAAAACACTGACCTTGGTGGAGATGGGTGGGTCTACCGAAGCGCAATGTACGTACGCGCTGTTCGATACCTTCCGCTACATTAAGCGTAAACTGAGTGGCATTCCGATGACACACATTGCGATTATGTTGGCTATCTCCCGTGTTGAATCTCCGACCAACCCGTTCCCGGCAGCAGGCTTCGATTCTGAAGAAGCAGTCAATGGATTGGGCAAACGGTTCTTAGACCACAACACGTTGATTGCGATTCGTTCTGCGGCACCAATGTTCTTCTTCCAAGGACAGCAGGATAATATCAACCAGCCAGGTTTCTTTACCGATCGTAAAATCCCGGCCTCGTTATACGACGGGTCGTTCAAAACTCGGTTGCATTAATACAGAGGGGCCATGTGCCCCTCTTTTTTTGTAGAGGGGCAACATGTACGAGATACACATCACGCATACCTCAATGGGGGTGCGTGTGGAGGTGCCAGTCCGACAAATTGAGATAGCTCTCAAGACTTGGGCTGAGCAGAACCTTCACGCTCCCAAAATGGGGAAAGACCACGGTAGAATAACCGTGGAGCAGGGTGATGGATATTACGCGTACTTGCCTGGTACGAGAACATTCATCTTCCACAAGACGTTCCTGGAACAGATTCTGTCTGTTATCAAGAACACCGTTGTATCGCACCGCTTAGACGTCAAGCTTATTGAACACGACGTCACCAAGAACCGCAAGCAACCCTACGGTTGTGCGTTTCCCAACCACGGGTTCGACTTAGTGGTCACCGATCCCGATTCTCGCTTCTATTACCAAAACGACGTAGTGGAAGCTGCACTTGACCCTTTATGGGCACAGGTGATATTTGCCATCCAAACCGGCCGTGGTAAGACGAAGTCTCTCCAGAAGGTCATGGTAAAGATGGGAGTACGAACGGCGCTTATAATGCGTCCTACGTACAAGGACAAATGGATCTTCGACTGTTGTGATGATCCGACCGGCTTGCTGGTCGAAAAAGAACATGTTCTTATCTGTCAAGGGGTGCAGTCGATATACGATGCCTACGAGATGGGCCAGAACGGCGAGTTAGACGCGAAGGATATCCGCATCATTATTATCCCAACCGTCACGCTACAATTGTTCCTCAAAGAGTACATGAACACCTCGGCGACTAACGCCATTAACCTTGACGACTTCTACGACACCTTGGGTGTCGGCCTTGTGGGGTATGACGAAGTGCATGAACACTTCCTCCTGGTTTACCTCAGTGGAGTCATGTTGAACCCGCCGAAGACTGTGGAGATGTCAGCCACGCTTGAACCGGGTGCAGCGAAGGTGTTTATCCGCGAACGCTATAAGGAACGCTTCCCAATCATTAACCGATTGAGTATTCCCTATATCCCCGTCGTGGATGTGCGTGGTTTGTACTACACCATCGAAGACAAGAAGTTAGCATGGTGGGCGACGAAGATGACGCCTTACAACCATAAAGTCTTCGAAGGGAAATTGATGCGGGAAGGCTATCATATTTCGTACTGCGAAATGTGGTATAACCTGATGGAGAAGACCTATCTGGCGAACTACGAGCCTGGTCAGAAGATTATCATTCTGTTCGCTACTGTGGACATGTGTGAATTCTACACCAACTACGTTCGTGAGAAGCTGTCAACTCATCCGGTGTTCTGCGATTTGATGGTGGCGAAGTATAACGGTGGCGATTCGTATGACGATTTCATCATGGCAGAGATTGGGGTATCTACCCCGAACAAAGCCGGGACGGCAATCGACAAACCGGGCACTGTCCACATGTACGTGACCACACCAATTGATGACCAGCAGCTCAACGAGCAGATTGCCGGTCGTCCACGTCCTGTTATCTGGGACATGAACCCGAAAGTGTGGTTCGGTCATTGCATGAACATCCCGAAACATGGCTCTTATCTGAACTCCCGCATGAACTCTTTAAAAGGGAAAGTGCTGTCGTTCATGGTAGCAACCTCACCGTATGTTGTAAGGAAAAGTTATGATAACGCCTCCACTTCCAGCAGAACCCGAAGCCCCTTACGTCGGCTTGAGTTTACAAAAGTTTCTCGAAAACGTTCTAAGGGCGTATCCAGGGGTAGAAGACGTCGCTAAGGCACTGTGTCAGGACCCGAAAATCAATCGGGCCTTTCACTATTACATGGTGACTGAACACTATGCTGGAATGTTTATCGAACAACGCGGGTTACGCTACCATGTAACCCGCACGTCGAATATACGCGGTACCGCCGCGTACGAACTGTACACCTACACTCTCTGGACGGACAACCCAGCCGGGAGTGTAGACCAAAACCCGAAAATGGCCTATGCTCTCTTCTCTGAGAAATGGCATGATTGGGTGACTGTTCCACATAACGTATCTTAAAACAGCAGTTGGATATAATGTGTGAAACCACCCTGTATTTATAAAGGAAAATCCCATGTCACGTCGTAAGAAACCCGCTGGTTACAATCCTAAGCAAGCTGCTCGTGATGGCATCACCCGCAACATGCGCGATATCAACAACGTGGAACAAATCTTCCGCGGTGAATCGTTAATCCTGTCTGACCGACTGGATACCGAAGGCAAAGCTCTGGAGTTGATTGAGTCCGCTGAGCTGCGCGATTACCTGACCGGGCACTTCAACCGTACGAAGAGTGGCTTCGTCGGTTTGATGGCGGAGTTCATCCAAAAACTCGCTGCTATTCGTACTCCAGCCGACGCCCTTGCGTGTGACTGGATGACTAAACTCTCGACGAATAAATGGGATGTCGTTAAAGACGCCTATGCCCTGGCCGATCTGGAACTGACTGCTGCATCGGCAGACGCTATCTTCCTGGGCCAGGAATCAACCGCTGCTGCTATCGAGTTGTTCTCTCAATACGCTTCCCGCACCAGTGCCATGCACCGGGCAATGCGTATGGGCCTGACTATCCCTCAGGTTATTGAGTTCATGGAAGCAGTGGATGAAAACACTGCACCTGCTGCCGTTGAAAGCGTAGCAGAAGAAGCCGTAGCTGAGACTAAAGAGGAAGCTGCAAATGTCTGAACAGTTTGATGCCCGCCCAGGAATGGTGCGACGCGATGTTCCGGAGGCTGTGGATACGAAACCCACCTTCCAACCATTGGCTGAAGAGATGATGGCATCCCTGTCAAAAGGGGATGCTATCATGCAGATGCTCCACCTCAATCCCACTTTTTCTTTTGCCGAGGCAAGCGGCGTTTACGATGACTGGGCTGCCAAACAGCAGGCACCGGTTGTTGAGCCGAAGAAAGAAGAAGTGCAGGTTGCTGCACCGACGCCAGCGGCGGTTGCACCGGTAACACAACCCATTGCTGAACCGGTCACCCCTGTGGCTCCGGTACAAGCTCCCGTGAAGCAAGAGATTCCGGAAACTATCCGTACTCTGCATACCCACGCCGAGCCGGTACAGGCCGCCACCACTACTGCGCCGGTAGCGCCTATTGCACCTGCGCCACTGCCGGAGTCTAACGATGCTGCCCAACCCATCGTCGCTGAGTCAATCCCTCACAAGGTTGATTTCGGGTCTCAGCCTAATCGCGAAGAAATTGGCGAGATGGGTAAAGAAGATCCACATCGCATTTACACACAGACCGATGAACTGGTCGGTACCTTCTTGCCGTTGGCCGCAGAAGAAGACGCCGCACGTTTCTTCTCTTCAATCCGCCGTAACGCCAAAGGCCAACCGATGTTCGCCTCCGAAGCCGAAGCGAACAAGTATCAGGTTCTCTCCACGGTTCTGGAGCTTACACCACCAGTAAACGCGAACGGTCGTGCTGTCTTTGACACTGCTCTGGAACGTAGCGATACGTCTTGGACGCAGGGGATGACTCTCCCGACCGGTAAAATGGCTGGCCCTGCGCAAGACCGTGGTGCTGATGCCAAGGGTGCCCGCGCTGCCTTGCGCCGTCGTCGTCAGTCAGGCTCACCGATTTCTCTGTGGTTGCCGTCTACCGGTATTTACGTAGGGTTCCGTGCACCACTCGAACGCGAGATGTGTGACTTCGACATTCGACTGGCTACCGAAACTGCAACGCTCGGTATGCAGACCTATGGCCTGCTGCTGTCGTCTATGTCTGGCGTGTACCTGCGTCACATGGTAGAACATTCGCTGAATTTTGCGATTGAGACCACCTATGACTGCCAGGGTAATGACATCAAGACCGCACTGATCGATATCGTTGACCTCGATGATTACTGGTTGTTGATTCTTGGCCCGATTATGGCTAAGTTCCCAACTGGGATTCCGTGGAAGTTGGTGTGTGCGAAAGACGACTGCGGTCATGAGCGTGACGTTAAGTTGAACCTGGCGCGTTGTATCCGTATGGCCGATGGATTGTTCACCGACCTGCATCGTGCAATGAACCAACGTCAACGTGGTAAGACGAACCAGATTATCGGTCCGGACGATTACCTGGCGTATCGCAAAGAGCTGCCGCATAACCCGGCCAGCGTGTTCAAAAACCCAGAAGCGGGTCTCACCATCAACTTCGGTCGTTCTACTGTCGGGGAATACCTCGATAGCACCGATCGTTGGTTGGAAGAGATTAACCGTGCTGCCACCGATGCGTTGTCTTCCAACGCCAGCGACTACGAACGCACCAACTACATCAAGTTGACTGCGGAAGTGCGTCGTCTGACCCGTCATGCCCACCACGTTAAGTCCATTATCGTGGAAGAAGAAGTGAAGGGTGAAATCGTCGAGACTGAGGAAACGGACCCACTGAAAATCGTGGAGATTCTGGAAGACATGTCCTCTGACCGTGTATACGTTCTGGCGTTTGAAAATGCGCTGGCACGTTACAACGATCTGTCTCGTATGGCGGTGCTCGGCTACATGGGTCACGCTTGCCCTGCTTGCCAGACGAAAGAAGGCGAAGAAGACGGTCCGTTCCGTGGTATTGTTACCATTTCACCGGACAGGGTTTTTTTCGCGCTATCTCGTGTGGTGTCCGAGATACAGAAAGTCTTTTTACAACAGTTCGGAAATATTGGCTAGATGCCGATGATATTCCTTCCGGCGCTATCATTAATGCACTGAAGCTCGACACCTCCTCGCTGTTCAAACAGCGCAGTAGCCGACCCATCACGTATCAGGAGGCGCACGACGAATTACTCTCCACCTACGACGACGTTATGGGGATGGACACTGGTGAGAACAACATCAGTTTGTCCGACTTCGAAAACCCATTGATGGGTTCGTTGTACGAGGTGTGGATGACGACGTATGTGCGTGAACGTATCGGGGATATATTCCAACTCAGCTTTGATGAGTTCCTCGACCGTCCTCGATGGGAGATTATGAAGTTGCTGGAAGTGGCAAAGCGCCGCTTGGCGGAGCTGAACCGCGTGCAGGGGAATATCGTTTCCGACGATTTGGAAAAGCAGTTAAAGTTAAACCTGTAAAAGAAGGGGCTTCGGCCCCTTTCTTTTTTTTTGTGTTGATATGACACCCGCCTTAGGAACGGAACAATGGAAAACTTGTATGACGATTACGCTGACGTATTAGGAAAGGTTCGTCAGGAAGTACGCTTAGCACCAATCCTCGACTTGGTGAGCCTGGGAATCGATTACGGCTACGACACGACACTCGCGGACATTTATTACCAGCCGCTTCCCGAGCCGAACGATGAATGTATTCGCCTGGAAGGTATCATTGTCAAAGTGGCAGTGGCCTTAGGGCAACGACTGGGGATTGGCTTTAATCCCCAGGAAGTCTTTAAGAAACCCAAGGAGACCGTACGCGTTCTCCACGGCCTTCTGGAGAGCTTTGACGAGTTCGAAGACAAAGATGCCTTGTACGGCATTATGTGCTCTGGTGAGCCCGCACAGTTCATTCTGGAGAACATGGCACGCCATGTCTACGGAGATAACGAACTTCACTTCGAAGATTTGATTGTGGTGGTCGAGCCACGACTACTGAACGCCTTACGTAATATCTTTGCCGCCCAGTCTGCGGAAGATGCAGAAGAAGGCGATAACGATCCACGTATGGAGCGAATCATTCCTTATCTGCGACAATACCCAGCCAACCCGTCGGCCTTCGTGTTCATGAACTTACCGACTGTGGTCGATTTGAACGCGGTGGTGCAATCGTTGGATTTCAGTGAAGAGAATGGCATCTCTGAGATTGATTTGCTGGTCATGTACGCTGTGGGGCTTTCTATTATTGGCGCTGCGGACTATCAAACCGCATACGGTCAGCTGGAAGAAAACTTAGCGCTGATTAATAACGAGGACTTGCCAGAAGGGCCTATCCTGAAAGATGCAATGGAAGGTCTGAAAGCGGTCTATGCTGAGGAGCTAGAGAATCATGACGAAGATTGAATACCTGTATGCTGCCTGTAAGTCCGGGGCCTGGAAGCGCCTGGTATGGCGGATGGGTATCTTCAACGTCTGTGTCTTCCCAGAGGACAGTGAAGGGCCAGTGCAGTATGACCTGACGTTTATCGACGGGATGCCGCATTATTGGGAATCAGCAGACGATGATAGTCCCGGCGAATGGATTGCCATCAGCGATGGGAAGAAGGATGAAGAGTTGTTCTTCCCTGAAACAGTATTGCCATTACCGAAGACGGAGTATCCGGGGTTAGAGGAAGACATCACTACTACGGTAGGGCGTTACGTTCTAAACTGGATTACTATTTATTACGCGTTCGGTACTCGCTTACCGTACCTTCGGGAAAAAGACCCGATGTCCTACGCTAAGGTAATGTACGAACGTTGTCTGGATAATGAAGAAGACAATCCCGAGGATGAAGACGCCATTCGTCCGAGTATGGTAGCGCGCTTTGTAAACGGCCTCAGCGAGCTGGCACCCATGGCTAAGGCAATCTCCCCAACTGGGACGTTGCGTTCGTTCACGGTGCATCCAGACGCGTATAAGTTGCGTGATGCGTTACTGCTCAAGCATAAAGACGAACTGGACAACCCGGCGGTCATTGCGATGATTGAAAAAGCATTGGACGAACTGGATACCGAATGGTTATCGGGTGACCAGTCCATTCAGTTCTACGCCTCGAAGAAAGCGCGTATGCGTCGTCGTAAGCTGATGTTGTTCTACGGAATCGAGTCTTCATTCCACGAAGGGACAGACTACACCTTAATCCCAACTGCATTAGTAGAAGTGGATAAGGCGGGGATGGAAAACCTGGTGGCGAAATACAACTCGATTCGTGAAGGTTCGTACTCTCGCGGTGCGGAAACAGCGAAGGGCGGGGAGCAGGTACGTATCATCCAGATGATTTTTCAGAACCACCGAATCGTCGAAGGGGATTGTGGCACCAAGATTACCCATGCTGTGTTGGTGACTGACGCTAACGCCGGTCGCTACATCGGTATGAATGCCATGGTGGACGGTAAACCGAAGATGATTACCACCGACTGGATTAACACCCAGAAGGGTAAAATCATTCGACTACGCCGACCCATCTTATGTCAGCTGAAGCATATCGACTGTTGTGCGACTTGTGCTTCGCAAGATAAAGCGAAAGAACCCCGCGCAATCGCCGCAGATATCTCCACCGCGTTCTCGAACGTCATGGGTGTGGCGATGGCGAAGATGCACGGCTCTGAAAACATTGTGCGGGAATTCAAACCGCTACAACACATTACCTAAGGAATATCCCATGAGCGAAGTCGTAAAAGACGAACAGACCCAGGCAGTCCGTCCGGTTGCCACCGTCCGCGCTACTGCGCCGGAATATGGCCAGGAAGACCAGGCTAAAGTAAAACTCATCACTGAGATGCTGGATGAAGCCGGTTCGGCTGTTGGTCGTAACAAGAAAACGAAAGCTGAGCTGGAAGTGGCTGCGTATAGCAAGCTGCACTCGGCTTTCCGTAATCTGTTCACTCTGCGTGGCCAGCCGTTCCTCGATGCCTTTGCGGTCTTCGTGGCTGCGGCCACCAAACACAAAGCGGGTATCTTTTATACCCCGCTGGCAACTGCGCACATTGATAATTTCAATGACCGCAATGAACGTGAAACCTTCATGATCTTTATCCACATGGTTATCCGTTTCGCCAGCACCACCGATAAGGCTAACTTTGCATCACGCAATAACGCCGATCGTCTGGCCAGTCGTGTGGCTGACCCAGAGCTGCAACAGCTGATTCGTCACGCTTTCCTGGCAGCGTAAAATAAATAAGAGTACCTCACTACCCATTTGGGTAGTGAGGTTTTCTCTTTTAAAATCCTGAAACGTACTCAGTAGGTGGTTCTTCGTTGGCAACACGTTTGTTGAATGCATCCAACACTTCGTCTTTGCCTGGCAACAAGAACAGACTGCACGCGATATCCATCGCATTCACTTTACCTGCCGTCAGGTTAACGCCCGCCGCACGACGTACGTGCTCTGGAACACCTGTGATAGCCAGCAGTTCAATGATGGTGGTCTCACGAGACTGGTTCATCATGTTTGTTGCAGACGGGTATGCCTGTGTTAAGTCGGCATCTGCCGCTTGTCCACGGAATGCTGAGTAGAAGGTTGGCAGCTCTTTCAGAACATCCAGCCCGTTCTCCGCATTCATGCATGCCGTCAAGGTTACAATCCAACCATCTGTACCGATTACTTCATCGTCGAAGTCGTTACGCATCGCCGACCCTACAGAACCAATGACCAAATCTTGGGCATACAGGTAGTAGGTAAAGGCCACGCATATTCGTTTCGGTAACGACGGGAAGATATCGTACATCGAGTAACCCGCAAGAATCGATATTGCCGAAGACATATCGTTTGTCTTCTTATCCAGCAACACAATCATCAGGTTATCGAAAATGTTATAGACGCAATACTCTAACGCATAATCCCGTTGTGCTTTCAAGTGCCATTCGAGTTTCTCCTCATACGGCAGCCCTGGAATATCGAGTTTGTTTAAACCTATCTCGCTATCCAGAATGGCGTTGAGTTTATACGACGGACGCTGTCCCTCATGCACACGAAGTGAACGGAACAGTACCATCGCATCCACACAATAGAAGGACGCCATGCAATACAAAACGTGCCACTGTTGAGACGGTGCTTTGGTCAGTGACTTGGACTCCGTTTTCTTCGACGCCTGGTCTTTCTTGAACCACACACGACGATACTTCTCTGGCACTGACGGGTGACAGAACACATCTTCAGGACGAATACCTGCACGGTCTAATGCTTCCATCATACGTGAGATATCGAACTCGTGGTTCCATGCAGCCATCAGGTCAGGCAGACGTTCGTGAATCTCTTCGAACATACGTTGCACACACAGACCAGAGTTGAGACATTCGTAAGTGAAGATTTTGTACCCTTCAATCACGTTTTTCTCTTTGACTTCTACCTGGTCGGTTAACTTGTTCTTTTCACGGAACTGAATCTTCGAGAGCATCTCTTTCGCTTTCACGATTAAACGCTCTTCCCAATTCTTGCCCATGCGCATGGCGTAGTCTTTGGTGCAGAAGAAATGAATCTCGTCGTCGAGAACAAAGGACATTAACCATGGGTCACGGCTCTTATCTTCTTCACGGGTTTCCACGTCATACACACAGATGCGGTTCGGTGTAACCTTGTCTTTCCAGCGAGCCATGTACTTCTGTTTGATGTACGTGGTAACCGGTAAGTCCGCCCAATAAACGAACGGAGAAGTACAAATCTGGCGCAGCTTCTTACGTGGGTCGGGGAAAGACGCACCCAAGCCCATTTGAATTGCGTTCCCCATGTTAGCGTCGGTTGTCCAAATCTCCTGGCAGTTACCTTTCTTTTCGTACTCTTTCTTTTCCTTGTGATTACGAAATTCTTTACGGGTAATGTACACCGGACGACGTACGTTCTCACGGCCAATTAACCGTGGAATAAAGCGCCCATCCTTAGTATGGATGACCTCTTTGACGAGGACAAAATCGTTTTCCTTATCATCATCGGTCGCGTAGGCAACGTGTTTGCACTCCTTGGCAATGACGTCCTCGGGTGCGTAATATAGATTGCTTTCCATCGGTTCTCTCTCATCGATCCAGCCTATAAGGATTGGTGGTGACGTAAAAATCTTAAAGGACACCGGAAATGGGTTACTGGTCTAAACATGCACAAACGGTGGGAGAGTTAAAGCTCGTTGCTGCCGAGTCAATTAAATTTCAGGATAAGAAGAAACTTGCGGCCTTAGCAGAAATCGTCGCTGCCTTCCAGGCGGCGGGTGATTACTCTTTGGCAGCATACGACACTTCCGGTGTTGCTGAGTGGGTACAGGATACTGTGGGTGTCGGTATCAAACTTTGCACCGGTCACGAATTGGGTCTGGAGTTTGAGTTGTTTGCGGCGGTTGAACCGCCACAGATTGATGCGAACAACCCAATCATCGCCGATCTTCAGAAGACCACATATCAGGGCAACAAAGACCTGGACTTGTACACCAAGTTCCTCAAGGACAATGCACTGAATGGCGAGTTCGACGATTCTAACGCGAAGCTGAAAGGCGACCTCAGCAAGATTACCAGTCCGTTGTACGTGACGCCGGAAATCTTCAAAGGTCGTGCGGAACTGACTGCGTATGAAATCGCGGCCATTATTTTGCATGAAGTCGGTCATGTCTACTGGTATCTGCGTACGCTGATGCGTGGGGTGATAGTTAACCTGATTGCGGACGCTGCGGCTAACCGCATGATGGAGATGGATTCCCCGCAGGAGAAACTGCGTGTGGTGAAAGATGTTGAGCGGATGCTGAACACCAAAATCAACCAGCCGGAAACCATCTGCAATGACTACAAGAAAGAAAACATGTACATGCACCTGGTGACCCAGACGCTGCTACTGCGTCCGAACATCACTGGTGGTCGTGCTACGGGGAACCGTGTGTGGGAACGTGCGGCAGATGACTTCGCAGCACGTTTCGGTGCAGCGCCCCACTTGGCATCGGCATTGTACAAGATGGAGATGTCTAACTGGTGGATTCTGCGTAACAATGCGTACACCAACATCTATACCCATCTGTTCGGTGAGCTGATTGAAATCAGTGGCCTGGTCATCGCAATGACCAACCCGATTGGTGTGGTGTTCAGTACCATCAGCATCATGTTCGGTTTACTCATCAACGACCCAGGTAGCACCATCTATGATCCACCGCAGGAACGTTTCGAAGCTCTGCGTCGTAACCTGGTCGAAGAACTGAACACACTGAAAGGTGTGAATACCAAGCAGGCACAGGAAAACCGTGACCGCTGCTTGAAAGGCATTGTCCAGCTTGACCAGATTCTGAAAAACGTGAAGGACAAAGATAACATCTATTCCTTCATCATGAAGAACCTGACCTCCTACGGCCGCAAAGAAAAAGCTGCCGTGGATTATCAACGTCAGCTCGAAAGTTATATGTCCAACGACCTGCGCATTGCTTCTGCGAAGCTCCAGCAGTTGGCCTAAGATAAACGAAAGGGTATAACCATGACTCACAAACTTTCTTTAAACAGCCTGGTGCTGGATTACAAACGTGCGGTAGAAGGGAAGGGCGTAGAAGGGACTCGTGCCCTCACTGCGATTGTCGCCTTCGCTTTGGCGTATAACGCTCCGCTGCCGGATAACGGCCCGTATGGTTCAGGTGATGCGGTAAATGGTTGTCTGAAACCGATTATCAATAACCTGGTGTCGGATGTGAACGAACTGTATTGCATCGATATGGGTTCGGTTGATGACATGATTACGGTCATGTACTGCAACCGTTACGACGCTGCTCACGGTGGTCGTCGCGCTCTGGAAGCCTACTCGGTGAAACAGATTGTTGACGAAACCCTCGGGGGCGATATCTGGCCAACCGTCATGCTCTGGTGTGACCGCTTTGTGGATTGCGTCCGCTTCTACCTCAGCGAAACCAAAAAGGGGTAAGCCATGACGAGTATGACGATGGTGGGGGGTTTGGTACCACCGGCCCCACAGTGGCGTTTAGGCGAACTCGGTGATGTGCTCCGTGAACACATGAACACCAAGATTGAAAGCCTCGACCAGCTGACGCTGTACATGCAGCGCAATGATGCGGATATGTTGTACGGTGGCCGTATACTCGCGCAAATTGACGCCATCCTCGATGACCTGCGTCGGAACGGGATTTCCCGTGACCTGGCCGTTGCGGTGGAGTCAGCTCGTCCGGGTACGATTCCAAAGAACGTACAAAGCCTGCTGACCTCTAACTATACCCGCACAGGACAGAAAGAGACCATTGCGGCTCTCGAGTCCTGGAAAGAAGCAGGTAAGTTGGGGCTGGTCGTGCTGGTGATTACTGCGGTGTTGAAGATGCTGAGTTGGATTCTGTCTAACGGCAGCGGCTACAGCCCAGACGCATCAGGCAAAGACTTTGCCGACCGTGCCGAGTATGTGGACAAAGTGAAGGAAAACATTGAAACCCGTATCGAAAAGGTGCAGGAAAATGTGCGTCCGGAAGCCAAGGCCACTACCCAGGTCTGCCAGTGTGCGTCCGTACAGGATGCATACATGGATGCTGTCAGTAAAGGTAAGGTTCAACAGGGCGGTGCCAAGCAAGCAGCTGTGGCGGCTGTGAAGCTCGATAAAGTGATTGCCAAGGTAAAAGGCCAAGATTGGGTGGACTACGCATCTCTACGCGCGGGTAAGTCCGTCTTCGCCGGTATCTTCGATGATATCGTCTCAGGCAAAGGTAACGCCAATGACGTTATCGAAATGGCTATCAACCGTATGCTGCGTGACTACCATGTTGGCGATGCGGTCTTCACCCAACGTGGCGGTGGTCTTATCTACGCATCCCTGCCAGAACGTTTGCGTAAAGCCGGTATTCGTGTTCCGGTCGATACCGTGTTCACGGTTGCAAACAACCGCTTCGGCGAGTTGGCTGCGTACTTTAATTCGGTAGCGAAAGGCTTCGATGACCTGCGTCAGGTTGACCTGAGTAAAGAGAACCCTGACCTGCATGCGGTACGCACCAGCTTTGCAGCGGCTATTCGCACACTGAACGATACCCTGGCAACGTCTATCCCTGACGTGTCTAAGAAAGGCATGTTACTGGATACAATGCCAGCGGCTGCAATGACTGAACAGCAGGCATCTACGCTGATTGGTTATGGCGACCCGGTTGATTTCATCAACGGTAAAGTAATTGTAGCGGCAGGTTATGAGTCGTACCTGAATGGGACGTCGTTTGGATTGATTACTGAACAGCTGAAACCGAATGACGGTGAGCTGGAAGTGATTCTCTCGGCGGTGTGTGCAATGCTGAATAAAGACAACATCAGCAGCAACACTAATGTCTCCAACATGTCTGGCTACAAGAAACTGGAAGCGGATGTTGAACTGTTGGTTTCTAAAATCGAAACCTGGCAGAAAGACTTGCAGCGCAACAAAAATATCGACCTGAATAAACTGGGCCGTGATTTGGCTGATGCTTCTCTGGAACAGCGTTCGGATTCACTGAACCTCGGTCGTGAGATTTCCATGGAGTATCAAGATACTCCTGACTTCTTCGCAACCTTGCGTAAACAGATGTCCTACGTCCGCCAGATTTGCCGTGGCGTATTAGGGATGAATCGTGTTGTTACTACCAGTAGCAAGAACCTCATCTTGAAGTCGAAATAAATAAAAGCACTACCCACTCCTTTACGGGAGTGGGTAGCTTTCTTTTTTTATTCTTTATCGGTGTCGTGTTTGTTGTAAGCAATCACGATGTCGTCTTTCAAACCGATAGTGCCATTGGCTTCAATCGCCAATTTCTTACCGATGGTGACGCGAGCAGCGGCATCGACAACGGTGAACAGACGCATGTCCTGGTCTGGCCCCATGTTGCCCAGCTCAACTCCGATAATTACCCCCTCCAGTTTCGTGCCCAGTACCTTACCCAATTCCGTAGCCGATACGGTATCGTGTGTTTCCAGGTATTCGTTAATCACCTGGCTAGTCTGTTTGCGAATGGTGGCAATCAAGTCGGTGTTCTGACGGTTAGCTGCCGTGAGGTAGTAGTTGACAGTGAACTGATTCTCAGCCGGGATAGGTGTGACAGCACCATCTTCCGTACGGGCATTGATGTAACCCATCGTGGTGATTGGTACGAAGAACGCTTCAGTACGTTCCAGTAACTGACTCTGCAAGCTCGGTACCGTCGATGTGATTTTGACAATCAGGAAGTCGATAACCGTTTGCAGGTAAGCCTGTACCTCATCGCTGTTGGCAAATTTGTAACGGGCGTCAAACACCGCCATTTCACTACGGAACCGAATGCTGCGTGGTTTCGCGATGATAGGTTCTTTGGTGGATGGGTCGCGTTTCAAATCGCCTTTATAGTACGCAATCTCACGCGTACCGTCTTCGTTGTATTTCGGGTCACCGACACGATGCAGGTACGTTAAGATAATCGGCGGGTCTTGCGTTTCATCAATAACGTACTTCGGCACACCGTGTTCATCACGGTCGAGCACATCTTCTTCCCACACTGCCAGTACGTCTTCTTCGTAATACTCGTAGTTGATACTGTCTGTAACTGCACGGGCTTTACGCCAGAATGCCGACAGTGCTTTCCCGAGTTCAATCTTGAAGATTTCGTGTGTGATTCCGATGGCATCACGGGACGGGGGAACAATGATGGTATCCATCTCCGCCCGCTCGTAGTTTTTCGGATAGTAGGAAGAACAACCGTAGAAGATGTTGAAGTCTTGCAGCAGGGCTACCGGTACGTTCACCGTGTTACTGGAGGTAATGCGGGTATTGGTCAGTACCAACTCATCGTTACGGTCAACGTCGAGATTGGTCTCTAACGGGAATTCCCACACACGCTCATTGCCTTGCTTACCAACCAGCGTGCCATTGATGTAAGCCACATGCTCGCCATTACGTGGTGTAAAGGAAATCTGGGCAAACACCTGGTCGTCGCTCATCTTCTGATACGGCGGCTCTGATTTGGTCACCGTACGTAACACGTAACCGGTTTCGGTCATCAGAACTTGATAGTCAGCCGTGACCACCGACAGCTCTGTGGAGATGTTGGTATCAATGAAGCGTTTGCTAGATAACTTCGGTTTATCCAGCTGATAGATACGCACGTCAATCGCATTGTTGTTAATGTCCAACACGTAATGGAACGGTGTGAACAGATACGACGTGGCGTTGCCCGCTGTCACTAAGTCAGCTTTACGCATAGAGCGCACTAACTCAGTCATCGTTGGGTCAACAGCTAATGCTGCACCATCAAAACGATACAGAGTACCCGGCAATACGGTCATTCGGCTGTCGTTGATACGAACCGTTGGCAGTGTAGCCAACTCATCCCAGCTAAAGTATAACGCACCGGTTACAGAACCAATCGGTGAACTCACTTTGCTTAACTGGGAATCGGGTAGCGGTGCCGATAACAGATATGTACGGTCGGTTACGTAGTCGATGGCGTTATACAGCGACAAACCGTAGTCTGACACACTCGCTGCCAGCTGACCCGCTGTTACAGGCGTCTGACGCACACCTACGGCGTTATTCACCACACGGCTACGTAATTCATCGAATGTCAGGTCGGTACGCCCACCGGTCGTTCTAAAGCCCGATTCTGCGATCATCTGTGCAATCGAGAAAGACTTCAGCGGGTTCCAGTAACTGGCATCCACCTCATCATTCAAATCACGCAACGCCCAAGTGAATTCATCAATGGTGTAGCTAGACAGGTCAATGTCCAGTGGTCCCAATGTGGTATATACGTCCATGCGAATTTCACCGGACACCAAACCGTTGTTCAGGTAGACCGAGGGAATGGTACATTGGATGGCTTGCCCGTTAACCTGAATCAACGCCGTTCCAACCGTAGGGTCGTAAACATCACGACTGTGGGTATGTGGAATCTCTACCCATCCGGTTCCGTTTGGCGTATGTTGCCAGACCCGAACGTAAAAGAACTTGTTGGTAAAGGTGCGCTGCATGACGAAGGTGTTGTTACCCGCAGTCGAATCCGAGTGGGACTTCACATCGTACTGCTTCACCGGAATCTTAATACGTAGCAACGTAGACGTTGTGGTTGGGGATGAACCCAACTCCCAATCCAGGGCGTTCGTCGACACCGGTGAGATAGGAGATTGATTATCCGTAATCCACAATACCTGGAAAGCCGGGTTTTCGATTGTCCCGTACGGCAGCACCCGAATCTCAATCGGATATTGGATGGCAAACGTGTACCCCGCAACCTTAAACTGCGTATCGCGTGGAATCACCACTTTACGTACACCGGCGAATTGCAACGGCATGGCTTTTGCTAACAGTGAGTCAGTGTCGATAATCAACTGCAACTCGGTGTCGGAAGGCTGTGCAAAGACGTCGATGTAGTCCACATCGGACATGTGACGATAAAGGTCGTCCATGGTTTGTGCCATGGATGGATACGTACGTGGAATCGTCGCCCTTACACCCTCAATGGTCGCGTGTGCCAACGTCACACCACACTCCGTTAAGAACGCTACAGGGTCTGTAGGGTCCATTAGAGTAATGTTGTTCGCTGAATCCTGGGCTTTCGATAACTGGTTCAGCAAAAGTGTCTGCATTGCCGAAGGGTTATTCGCTAGTAACAGCAGGTTCTTCGACAGCGTTTCGATAGTATCCATTAGATCATTCCTGCCTTTTTCAAGATACGTTGGTAATCGACATTATACACCCACCACGACAACTTGCGACGGATTGGGTCGATGTGCGGATACCCGTAGTAGTTAAACAGCGGCATCATCTGCGGCGGAATCTGTTGCATCATGTCCATTCCTTGCGGGATGAAATTGCCAGTTCGTATCGCCTCGGCGGTTGGTGCCATATCCGGATTGAAGTAGGATACCGTGGCGTTGAACATGTCCATGTATAGCGGGTCGTCGTAACGTGCTCCGATACACTGCCACTGCAACGAGATGTTGGTATCATCGTTCATCTGTGGCTTGGAGTTATCCACCGAGGCCATTTGCCCGGCGTTGTTGTTCATTGGCCACGCTACACACGCTGTCCAGAAACGGGTGATGTTCCCCAGTGGGTCATAGCGCATCCCGTAAATACGAGACTGGTAGTCAATGCGGCGTTGAATCGAGTTACGAATCTTCGGCATAAAACGCCCTTCCTTCACCCCGGACATGTACTCAATCCAGATAGAAGCTAAGCGCATAATCGCATTACCGTATGGGTTAGTCAGGGAAGTTGACAAAGAGTATTGGTTGTTCACCTCGTGAGTAGAGTCCACCATACCCCACTGTTCACGTTTGATACCTTCGTCCGACATCCAGTTGTCTACCGACTCATCGGGCATCCCTGAGAGGCTCACAAGTTGTGTCGAAAGCAATGGTATGAATGCCTGTAAATTGTCAAAAGGGATATCCGGTAAAAATGGTGTCCCTAAACGACTAATTTTCTGTCCGTCCTTGTTTCGTCCTGGGTCAGAAAAACCCAGTTCAAAATCGGGGTCAAGCGCTGCCAACAAGGAATAGTCCAGTGACGCTCTGGGCTGCATGGCCATGTTGGAGAAACGACGCGAGTTCGCGATATTGTTAAAGTCCAGGTTAAAGTCTGGACGGGTAAAGAAGGTCAAACCCCCATATTCCCGGTTAACTGGAACGGGGTTGTTGGCCATCATATGGTTGAACCCCATGAGGGGATTGGTCATACGCTGCGCAGCGATACCTAAACCGACTGTCAACCGAATCCTGTCTTGCCATACGGAAAGTTCGTCTTCAACAACCCCCTGTGTAGGCTTTGTGGTCGAGTTTCGACCATCGAAATAGCCACCCACAGAAGGAACAGCATCTGCGTTGTTCGGATTGGGAACTGTGTAGTCGATGTCCGTGTTTGCGTCGTAACCAGGATCTTTATTCTGTTCAGTCTCGTTACTCATCAATTTTTACTCCGGAGTAAAATTTAAAATGGCAGATACCACTATCGAAACGAGTGTCGTCTCGTTCCTGTCAAAGTTTCCAGACCTGTTCCGGCAACGTGCCGATTCACTGGAAGAGTTTAACCAGATACTCTACAACGAGTATACGACTCTGGTTGAGCAATCACTCCTGGGCCTGGACTATCTGCCGGGTATCCTGGAAAAACTTCAAATTCTGATGGCGGGTAACCAACTGACAGCGATTTCACTGTTAGTCGGCGTTCCTGAGGTTGATATTCTCGGTACCCTCGACCAGATTTCTACCCGTCGTAATAGTGCTGATGCAGCCGCTCGTTCTGGTGCCCGTTTGGGTAAATTCGCCATGGGCGAAAGTCGTGGCCGTTATGGTTTGCCGTCATACGATAACCTTGCCGTTGCGGTGGGTGAGTCCATGCGTGGTAACCGCCGTAACCCGAACGTACAGGTAGCTGCTGAATCCACATCTGCGGATAAAGCAGACCGTGTCTCCTCTACACTGCCTTCTAACTTCATGAAGCAGCTGTCTGAGCAAGAAGGTCTGTCACAGGGTAAACAATTCTCTGCCACCTTCGAACGTAACGGTAATAAGGTTGAAGTGCCAATGCGCATTCGCCTGGACGTAAAGTCCGTACCGACCGAAGGGCTGGAAACTATCATTGCCTTTAGCGACCAGACGAAAGACTTCTGGGATCGTTATCTCCGCCTGCAATATAAAGGCGACCGCAAAGGTAGCGCGCTGGATAAAATCGCAGCAGCGAAAGACCTGGCGTTCTCCAACGACCTGATCGAAGAGTACCGTAAAAACCGCTTCCGCGATAAGACCGGTTATTACAGCAAGATGATGGAGAAGCGTAATGGTAACTGGCTGTCCGGCCTGTTGACGTTGGCACCATCTATCAACAACGCCTCGGGCATCGTTGTGGTTTCTCAGGAAACTATTGACGGTCTGGAAGCGCAACTGGGTGGTAGCTTTGATGACTTCAATGTTCGTCAACGTGTCTTCCAGGATAGCCTGACTGTGTACTACGTGGTGGTTGACACTACTTGGAACAAGGTCACTATCTACACTCGTGGTATGAACGGTTCTCAGGAACTCGACAAGTCCGACTTCTCCAAATCTAAGGCCGGTAGCGCCGATGTCAACAAAGTCATCGAAGCGTACCGTGCTGGTGCACAACCGGTTCTTTAAGGGGTTAGCGAATGCCTATTCCAAACATGCTGGCAATTCTGTTGCCAAGCTTTGAAGCCACCAACCTGAAAAACAGCCTCACGTCAAACTGTGATGCGCTGGGTGATGTGTTGCTTCCTCAGTATCAGAACTTGCAGGAACTCGTTGGGTCTATCCAAGGCAAACCGTTTAATTCCAAAACGGTACAGGGCCTCAGTGAAAACCTGGTGCGTTACCTGCGTGAAACCAAGCTGGAAGTAGCGGGTCTCCGTGAACCTAGCATCCTCGAGTACATTATTGCTGCGATGGAGAACACGGTTGCACTGCGTCCATTCTTGGAACAGTGTATTTCCCGCGACATCGGTAAATCAGTCGTCACTGCGTCGCTGACGTTTAACAAACAAACGTTGCTCCAGATTCTCGACCTTATCGACTTCTTCACTGTGTACTCGTCCACGTTGCTGAACTACATCACGGCGGAAGAGATTGGCAACCAGCCAGGCTCTAACATCGCGGTGAAAGGTGTTGGCCCGAACGACCTGACGTATCTGAATGCACGGCTCGTGACTTTCGGTATCGCCCTGCGTGTTCTGGCTACCCCAGCAAACAAACTGAAAGCCGACTATGCGGAAATCCCGGAAGCGGTCTTCAGCGAAGAAACCTACAATGAGTTAGTGGAAGCCTTCGGTACGAAGACTACTGACCCGTTAGGTCTCTCTGCTGTACCATTCCCTCTTTCCATCGTTTATCGGGTTAAACTGTCCTGGGCTGATTATCAGATGGACAAGTACGATGAATGCGTGGAAGCAGCGAAAGCAACCGAGCTTCGTATTTTGCTGTACAAAAAACAGCAGGCTAACGGTCAGGGCGATGCGCACATCGAAAAACAAATCGAGCGCCATGAGAAACGCTTAGGCGACCTCATGCGTAAACGTGAGCGTTTAGAGAAGAAGTACGATCTCAAGTAATCGCCACAGGAGCGTAGCATGTTGCAAGAAATCACCACCCCAGACTTCAACCAGGCAGAACGCATGTTGAAGGCGTACATGGATAAGCTCACCCAGAACCCTGTCCTCGTGCATGATGACGAAGTCATTCATGGTGTCCTGCCAGCGGTAGCAGTGGTTTTGCCCTACTTCCGTCTGGCTGCGGCAGAGAGTGTGCAACAAGTATTATATGACGAATATCCGCAAATCGGTTTTACGTTCAATACGTTCTACAATGAGACGGTAGCATTCTTGCTGGAAGGCAAGCGTCGTACCACCACAGTGGGTACCTTCTCGGTGCTAATGTCGTCCTACATGAACGACGTTGCTGGCACGAAGTACGTGGAACAAACCGGTAGCATTGGTGCACGCATGGTCTCAGCGGCCTTCGGTAAGGCAGGTAAGGTTCGTGAATTCGGCAAACAGTTGCAGTCAATGCAAGCCGACCAACGACTATTATCATATGCAGACCACGAACTGCTGGCACGATGGATGACGCGTACTAACGGATTGTCCGATATGATTACGTCGTTGGCAGTGTTCTTGAAAATCGCACGTCCCTAAGGGGGCCCCTTTCTAGGGGCGTGTAATTCGGTTATAACCAAACAGGAAACAAGTAAGATGGCAAACTTTTCTCAACGTAAAATTGCCCGCGAGTCTATCGAGGGTTCCAACCCGAACGAAATCGATGGCCTGAGCAATGTGGAACCGGGTGAAGAAAACCTGGATACCCAGCTGGCTGAAATGGCATCTGACGATGCACAGCTGGAACAACTGGAAGGTGACGGCCAGACTCTGTCTGACGACATCGACCGTACCGAATCTGCTGTCTCTGCTGCCGACGAAGCTGAAGCTAACGGCGAAGAGCTGAGCGAAGAATCCATCGCACACACCGAAGTGGCACAGGAAAGCATCCGTCGTCGCTGGGGTATCGATGTTCCTCGCGTTGCGCGTGAATCCTTCCGTCGTGGCCGCGGCATGACCAAAGCTGCCGGTGAAGGCTGGAAAGACACGCTGAAAGATCTGTGGAAGCGTTTCATCGAGTTCTGCAAAACTGTGGTCAACAAGATCCGTGATGTAAAACTCAAATACCTGAACGTGGGTAAAACCGCGCAGGGCCGCGCCAAGAAATATCTTGAAGCGATCCGTAAGCTGGGTAAAAAAGAGAAAGACAACATCTCTGGCGGCTTCATCAGCAAACTGTCCATTGATGGTAAATTCAACATCGACAGTTCTATCGCTGTAGCGAAAGACGTTGTTGGTGGTAAAGTTAAAGGTGCTATCAGCGCTATGGCTGCACAGGCCGACTCTACTGCGACCTACGTTGCTAAAACTGCTGACGGTGAAACTCAGGCGGCTACCTCTATCGGTGGTGGTAAAGTTGAGCTGTTCGGTACTACTGCTACCAAACTGCAAAACCTGCCACAGTTCGAAAACGGCGAAGGCCAGAAACTGATGGCTCTGCCAGGTAACGCATACATCCAGTCTGGTTCTAAATCACTGGCTGGTGATGCTGAGTTCGTAGCGATCGCTTTCATGGCCACCGGTGATGCTACCGATGACAAAGAAATCGAAACTCCGGCTACCGGCAAACTGTCTGTTGCAGCTTCTGCGCTGGACACTATCGGTAAAGGCTTCGAGAAAGTCCTGCAAGACTTCCGTGCCTACGATAGCGGCGTTGAGAAACTGCTGAAAGCTGCTGAATCTGCTGCGGCCAAGTTCGACAAAGCGACTGAAGATTCTGACCGTCAGGTTCTGTCTGCGGCTCGTAGCGCAGCTGATCAGGCTGTTAAGAACTACCAGACTCTGCATCGCGCTGTTTCTTACACTGCGAACACCGTTATTACCGGCCTGAACGGTTACATCGGTGCTGGTATCGGCGCTTACAAGAAAGCCTAATTCGCTTTCACGACTGTAAACCCGTTTCTTTTGATTAAAGGTGGGGCGCGGAGCCCCATCTAGAGGAAAGCTGAAAATGGCAAACTTTTTGCAACGTAAACTGGCACGCGAATCCGTAGAAGGCACCGGCACTGTTGTTCCGGATGGCCTGGAACTGCCAGCTGAATCGGTAGAAGGCATTCTGGCCGAACTGGCCCAGGATGAGAAAGAGATTAACCAGAACGATAGCGAGCACGACGTTCTGACCGAAGATGCTAACGAAACTGACGCCCAGCTGGACGCGGTTGACGAAGCAGATGCGGCATCTCAGGGCACTGGCGAAGAAGGCGACGACGGCGAAGCGCCGATGGAAGCCGAAGAAGATATGCCTGACGAAGCAGCCGATGCGCTGGACGTCGCTCAGGAATCTATCCGTAAGCGCTGGGGCTTCGATCACCGTGTAAGTGTTGCTCAAGAAGCGTACGGTTCTCGTAAACGTCGTCAGGTTGCCCGTGAATCCCTGTGGGATGACATCAAGGCATTCTTCCGCCGTATCTGGGAATGGCTGAAAGAGCAAGGTCGTAAAGTTAAAGATCGCTGGCTGAAATTCAGCAACCAGGGTAAATCTATCCAGGCGCGTTCTAAGAAGTTTGATGCTGCTATCCGTAAACTCGGTAAGCAGAAAAAAGATACCGTTAGCGGTAGCTTCATCAAGCAACTGTCTGTTGCAGGCAAATTCGTTGGTAACGACGTAAGCGCACTGAACGCACAGCTGACCGCCACTGGTAAACTGGCCGATCTGCAAAAATCAGCTCTGGATACCGGCGCTGACATCGCTGACGCGGCTGCGAAAGAAGACACTGCTGCCATCGGTAGCCAGTACGGCGAATTCGTTCGCGGTAACGCTTCTACGCGCGATGAAGAATGCCTGGGTAGCAACAAGCTGCATTACGAAGTGGAAGGTACCGGCGCTGACACTGAGCTGACCGTAACCTATATCCCTTCTGAATCCGAAGTTGAAGGCGATGTTAAAACTCCAACTCCGGCGCAGCTGTCTAGCCTGAACAGCTTCTACAACAAACTGGGTATCGAAGTTGAGAAACGCGTTAAAGCGTATCACAGCATCAACCAGGCGCGTGATAAGTACGAAAGCGCTGTTGAGAAACTGCTGAAGAAAATCGACGGCGTGAAGATCGACGAAAATGCGAAAATGGTACAGGCTACTCGTCTGTCCCGTAAGATGATCAGCAGCATGAACAGCGTTGTTAGCAACACTGAACGTGCCCTGACTTCTATCGTGACCAACCTGGTGTCCGGTACTAACGGTTACATCGCGGCTGGTATCGCGGCGCACGAAAAAGCCTAATCTCGGTTAGTGCTGGAATCCCCCTCTTCGGAGGGGGATTTTACTTTTCTTTTTTTGTTCGAATAAAAAGAATCTCAGATAGATATTACCTTAGTGACTAGACGCTCTAGTTTTTTACGTGAGCTGTTTAAACTTATGGTTAACCCGAAGGAGATTTCTTTATGCGTTATTCTTTGATCGATCTAGCGTCTGTCGTTAGACAGACAATGCCTCAGTCTTTTGACCTTATCTTTAAGTCCTCTTTACGAGGAATGACACATACTGTCCCAGATGCGATTATGGTGGCCATAGCCACTATCATCACCCAAGCATACCGTACCAGTACAGAACATGTGCTAACGTACGGTGGTCGTCATGAATTTGTGTGCCCAGCACTGAACTACGACCAGTACCTGGAATTAAAGGCAGCCTGGCAATGGCTGACCAAAGAAGATTACACCATCTTCAACAAAGTACACAGTGCCGACTTCTCCAAGCAGGAATACTTCTGGCGTAAGAAGCAGGACCGTAGTTCTGCATTATTCGACGGACGTGAGGTGTACATGATTGTCCCTGCCCGGTCTGAGAAAGTCGTGCGTGGTGAAATCTATATTCTCGAAACTCGCAACTGCGATAACCTGCTCGATGGGAAGGAAGCCGTGCGCTTACATCTCCCGCACAGTGACCTTGACATCACCCTGAAAACCCAACAGTTGAAGGAGGCGTAAAATGGCTGATACAAATCAATACTCCTTCTCAATGCCTGGCGGGATTCATTCCGTCAACATGGTAATGGGTGGCGAGCAACTCCAACTCGTCCCAGAGGATGTTACAGGGCTTCTGGAGTTCCTTAACGACCGCAATCGGATAGGTACGTACGCACTACGTCTGTCTAAGCCGTTTATCGGCAGTGGCATGTTTGCCGGTGTAAAGACCGAACACCTCGTGGTGGACGTCGAAGCGCGTACGGTAACCATCACCCTGATTACCAGCAGTCTCCAGCAGCACACCTACGGGCGTAAAGACCTGACGTTGTACTTGCGGGAATTGAACAAGATGATTCAGAAGGATAAAGAATGAAACTTTCCATTATTGCGGCAGTAGACCAGAACAACGCTATCGGTAAAGGCAACACATTACCGTGGAAACTCCCGGCAGATTTAGCCAACTTCAAAGCCTTGACCACAGGCAAGCTGATTATCATGGGACGTAGGACGTGGGAGTCACTCGGCTGCCGTCCTTTGCCTGACCGGAAGACGCTGGTGATATCCCGCAACGCGAATGAAATGGAAGTGCCCGATGGCGTGCTTCTCGCCAAGAGCATTACCGAAGCCGTGAAGTTCACCACCAATGCGGTTAACGACGAAGCGTTCCCGGAAGAAGTCTTCATCGTCGGTGGTGCTGAAATCTATCACCAGTTCATGCCACTTGCCGACAAGATTTACTTGTCGCGTATTGACCTGAAGGTAGAAGGTGCGGATGCCCATTTCCCAGAGATTGACCGGGATGTCTGGCAGATGAACTACCACACACGCAACTTGAAAGATGGGTTAAAGCACACCCTGGATTGGCATTATCAAATCTGGGGTAAAACGGGGGTTTAGCATGTGGGGAAAACAACCACCAGGCGGAAAGAAGACTGGTAACAGTTTACTGGATTTCTTTGACGATGCGATGACGATGCCTACTAAGAAGACCCAGCAGCCAGAGGGTATAGGTACGTTGCCGATGGGTATGGTCTACGATGCGCGTTGTGACATGAGCCCACACCAGTCAATTTCTGAACTGGAAGAAGAAGTCTTCGAGTATGAGAGGGTGCGTCTGGTAATACGCAGCGATATGTCGCAAAGTGTACCGAGTTATTGTTATCTGCACCACCGACGCGTAGCAGGCTCAATGAAGGTGGGTGATTTCTTAGCTCACCGTATGAACGTCCTGGGAGTTTCCTTAGACACGATTTGGGTGTTGCTCGGTACCGGTGAAATTATCCCACCGCGGGATAAGCGACTCCAGTTATTGAGCGTCAATCAGATACGACGTTCTTACAAATAGAGGCACACTTAACGTTCGAATGAAACACGGGAGCTTCGGCTCCCTGTTTTTTTTGTGTTTTACGTTATCGCCCAGTGATATGTACACAACGAGGGACAAGCCAATGCAACAGTATTACGAAGTACCATCATTGGACTTGACCGTGCGTAAGTCGGTGATTGACGGAGTTGTAGAGCGCGTATTGATGGAGTCGGGTATCGAGAAACCGGACATTGTCTACGTGGACTCTTTCAACACAGCTCATCAGCCTGACTCCACCTTAGGTGAGGAAACCAACGTCGAGTATGCCGCCACTGAGCGTGTTTATATCGAAGTTGCTGATGAACGTGATGAGATGTCCCGCATTAACCGCAACGTCGGTATGGGCAACGAAATCCCGTTCTTCAAGAACGATACCGACCAGGTGAAAGCATGGGCAGTCCGCTGCAAATACAAAGCCACGGTAACTTTCCGCCGTAATGCAGAGTCGCCTGACGAACTGCAACGCTGGATTAACCGTTTGAACAGTTTGATTGACATGGGCCGTTTTACCCTGGTCACCGAAGCAGAAGCCTTCTACTACATCCCGAAAGGTGTGTTGCGTCTGCTGAACGAAACGTACAAAGCTTCCGAAGAGCGTGTACCGAAGTTCGATAAGTTCGTCGATTACCTGAAAGCCTATTTCCACCCATCCGTTTTCGTCACCGGTAACGTCGGTGGTGGCCAAGCTACTATGGCCGTTCGTTGGTCTCCAGTGCGTATGGAAGTCGTTTACGACACCACACCGCCAACCTGGGACAAGGACGAGAACCACTACGAAGCTACGTTCACCGTCACGTTTGATTACGAGCGTCCGGAAGAGGTGGCCTGTGTCTATCCGTACATCATCAATCAGACTCCATTGCCTGATGAGTACCAGCCCCAGATTGACCCCCCGTGGATGGAGAACGAAGAACAAATCGAGCGCAGTCAACCGCAGAAAGAATTCGACGGGACGTGGTGGAGTAATGAAGCCACGCAGTTGATTATCCTGCCGTACTTGCTGTGCCCGAAAGAACAGTTCCACCGCACGCACACACCGATTGAGCGCATCACGCTGCCTATCTTTGGTACCGATGTCTGTTTCGGGGAAGAGAATATGTCGAGTCCTGTGATCTGCACCACAGAAGACTTGCCGTATGTCTGGAACCCGGTATTGTTGCCGTATATTGAACACTGTCGTGTGATTGACCCAACGGGACAACGTGGGGTCTTCCGTATGGAGCTGTTTGAGAATGGCGCACTCATCGAACCGAAGTTCTATCACTGGGAAGGGGAAGAGTTTTCTCTGAAAGGTCGGGAGATAGACGTCACGAAGAATTACTTCTTGACGGAGCGGGTGATTTACGATTGGCGTGGTCTGGACATGTTCCCACTGTGGCGATATCCGAAAGCAGCAGAACTGCTCATCAAGTGGTTATTCCCGAAATGGGATACACCAGACTGGTGGTGGGACTTACCGGTATTGCCACCGAGTGTGGTTGATGAAATTGAGAAACAGACCGTGTATCCGGAGAAAGGGTTGTACCTGACTATCTTCAACACGTCTATCCTGGCAATACGAGGTGTGAGCGATGCTACAAGCGAAGGGGAAGGGGAACACTAAGTTTGTTCCCGTAGAGCCGGAAACCCCAGCTCTGAATCAACCCCAAGACGGGGTGAAAGAAAAGACCAACATCGTCACTAGCCCGGAACGCACCACCGTCATTGACATGGAGCGTGTGCCGAAGCTACAGCTATTGGCGGTAGTGGAAGGTTCATCCTGGCCGACGGAACGCTGGTATCGGTCGTTGAAAGGCAAGAACGACCCGAAGGTTTTGTTTGACCCGAAGGTCGATAACCCAAGTCAGCAGTTCGACTGTATCCGTAACCTCGAGTTGCGGGTAACGTCAGCGCTTGATCGTTCGCAGGAAGGGACGAACAAAACGTACAGCATGACCGGCGCAGCCACGGTGGTAAACTCGGTACCTGTGAATGAAGGTGACTTCTTCACTGCCTCTATCGGGGACGGTCGGTTCGGCCTGTTTACCATCACCGCTTCTAATCGGCCATCGAATAACAAAATCTCAACCTACACGGTCGAGTATGGCATGTTGTACGAGGTGACCCCGTTCCACCGTCAGGTGTTGGAAGCCTGTACGGTACGGACGTATTACTACATCAAGGAACGTGCGTTCACCGGCGGTGATACGTTACTGACCGAGAAAGAGTATCGTCGGTTCCTGGAACTGGGTGAGCGTATTGACAGCATTGAGGAAACCTACGTCAAGCGATTCTACAATGCCGATGCGCAAACGTTACTGTATCCAAACGATGCCTGGGGTTACGCCTACGACGTCTTCCTGGCGGTTTTTGTAAAAGCCTTGGGGTTACGTCAGGTTGGGAAAGATATCCGTATCTACCCACACCAGAGGACGAATGTGAAGGACGTGGAAACGCTGTTCTCTCTCATCATCAAACAAGACCCGTTATTCTTGCAAGATGCCAACCGTCCTAATAAGCCGTTCCAGACACGGAGCTTCCGTACACTGCAAGTGGCGAACAATGTGGGATGGTCGAAGATTTTCGTCACCCGTTTCTTCCAGGCCGATATGCCGCTTAACCAGCAGCTGGGTAATTGGGAGCCGTTCACTGCTTTTGAACCGAAGCTATACCCACTGCTCGGCGCAGACGTCCCGCTCTTCAATCCGATTACCTACGACCCGTACATTCTCTCCACAGAGTTTTACAATGGCTCGTATAGCTCGGTGATTGAGTATGCCCTGCATCTGTATCTGAACAAACAACCGTTAGACAGTGCCATTGCCGCCGAGTTAGGCGCGGAGGTACACAAGCTGCCACGCGACAGTCAATTCTATTACGTGCCGCTGGTCTACGTGCTGTTGAAGTACGCGAGGTAATCATGCCACAGAAACGCAGTGCGGCGTTCTTCCTGTTCCATGCCTGGATTGGTTGGCGTGTTCCTGAATACGTCACCTTGACACGCTATGCCCGCGAAGAACAAGGTCTCTTCTTGCCGGAAGACAAGGATAAGGCCAAGGCCATTTTGCTTAACAAGAAATTCGTCATGTACCGCCCAGCGGATATTGCCGAATACCTCGCCACCGGTGGGGCACTTGACATTAACGACCCGAACGATGCAATCAAAGTCTACGGGTGGATAATGGAGCATCTGTCCAATTGGCTACATCATCTGGAGAACCCGCAGATGTTTTTGCGGCACCCTCCGATGGATGGCCTGCGTAAGTTTAACCGCTTGGCGAACCAACTGTTCCCAGTGGCTAACCGCTACGGCTATTTTAAGAAGCCAGAAATCACCATGTCGACTGCGTTACAGTCGTTGTTCACACCGAATGTCCGAGTAGAGCAAACCCGACATCGGTTCAATGACACGATAATGCGGAGACTGGAGATGGCTTATCGTCGTCTGGGAGGTAAGAAATGATTCCGCGTTTTCAGAAAATCGTGAATACGCATATCGCGCAAGCGATAGGAATGCCCGCCCTTAACTACGACGCCATTGTCACAGTCAAGGGCAAGCCTTTGACGGTCATCAAAGTTCACTCGGTGATTAACAGCGGTAACTTTGCGAACGACATGACGGGGTTGATTCACATGACCATCGTCTTGCCGTTAACCCAGCAACGTATCGCCACCTCACGCGCCGACGGCGACCTGCGCGTACAGTTGATAGTTCGTACCAGCAACAAACTGGTCGGTATCTTCCCGTACCGTGGTATCGCCATCAGTAACCGTGAGCAAGACATGGAAGCCCCAACCGCCTTTATGGGAGAAGCCGGGGATAAAGCCATCGCCATGGTCACGTTCGAGCTAATGGACGAATCCATGTGGTTCATGCGTACGGCTAACGTGCCAGTGAACTTCCATGACACCGATGCCCTAACCGTAGCACGCACTATCCTCGCCAAAACCATGCCGTCCTCTGGGGCGGACAAAGGCGAAGTGCAATCATTGCAGTATGAAGAAGAAGAGCAGCAGGGGTATCGTGATATCATCCTGCCCGATTCAACGACGTTCCTTGGAGTGTTCGATAAACTCCAGGAAAACTACGGCATTTACAGCAAAGGGCTCGGGGTGTATCAGCATCTTCGACGTTGGTATCTTTTCCAGTTGTACGATATGGAGAAGTTCAATACCGCGAAAGAGAAACTGGTCATCATGAACCTGCCACGCGAAATGTCAGCGCACATCGACAAAACCATCCACATCACACCGGGGGTACTCTATTTGATTACCGGTGGCGATAGCCGCACGCTATCCACCCGTGACGAGGATGCGTTGAATGTGGGCACTGGTTATCGTGTAGGGTCGATTCGTGCGCTTGACGGCCGTTCTACGTCGTTTACGCCGGGTGGTGTCAGTATGACCACATCGGATAAGTTTGTCTCACAGGCAAACCCGGTTGATTACGCGGGTAAGATTCAAAATGCCCCAGTAGTCAAAGACCACTTCACGGATAACGATAAACCACTCCGCTCGAAATTGGCGAAGACCCAAGGAACACTCACCAAAGTGACCTGGAACTATTCAATCCACGGGTTGATTAAACCAGGAATGGCGGTGAAGTTCATGTACGCCAACGAGTTCGGAATGTACGCCCGTTACGGCACCGTGCTCGGTGAAGTTTACCAGGCCGGTCTGGACGGTGGTTCTATCGCGACCGGTCGTTACAACACCACCACCGAGCTAACACTCTGGTTGGCGGAACAAAAATTTACGGCATAGCCCTAATCTATGTCAAAGCAACCATAAGGACTCGTTAAACAATGAATGCTGTATTTGTTCTCCGTATGCCTGGCCAACTTATCCAGGCAATCGATGCACATGAGTTAGCTCATTTCACTAAACCAGCTCGTCTGTGGGACCGCGTGTGTAATGTCCTGCCGAAGACCGGTGAAGTGGAACTCATGTACGTGATGGCTTCTAACCGCGACCAAACGGTTTCCATCATCCACCGCCACAATGGTGAAGAACAATGCGTGCAGCTGCCTATTGCAGAGAAAGGCTCATTGGGTCAGATTCTGTTCCTGCATTGCCTGACCACCTTACCGGTGTGGATGGCACTGAATGGCCAGCACGAATTTGAATACATCTACTACTATCATCAGAAGTTGGCTAATGATGTCATCGTGGGTGACCCAACGACGTATCCGCAGTATGTGGCACGTATCACGCCGCAGATGGCTTCCGAAGTAGAAGGCGAAGCAGAGTGGAATATGTTCCGTTTCGTACAAGTCGGTGAATCCCGTGACCCAGAACACACCGTTGCTCTGCGTGCTTGTGTACGCTACGTTGCGCGTTCTGTTGCCCGTGAGTTGTCCACCAACTTCAATGAAGTCTACCCGGTGGTGCAGTTTGGACCGTACGTAACGTTCAACTCGTATATTCCACACCCAGCACAAATCCTCGGCCCGTTCGATAATGAGAACACCTTGCCGATCGCTGAAGACTACGGTCTGTTTGCGAAGGACGCCGTTATCGCCGTTAGCGAACAACGTGTCACCCTTCATGCCCTGCATGGTCTGCAAGAACCGGAAGTGCCGTACATGTCCAGCCACGGCTAAGAACTCGCCTGACCTCCTTGTGGGGTCAGGTATTCTTATTTTAAACGAATATAAGCAACGTTATGTATAACGTAGATGATTCATCGTATTATCCATGAAAAGCGCTTAGAGAGCGTCTGAGGGCGTTATAGAGGGTATTACACTGTAGTTTGATTAAAAAAGATTTCAGATATATATTACCTAGGTGAGATTAGAATATTAATCTTTTACTTAGCCGACTATCAAGGAGCCCCCATGAGCACATTACGCCAGAGTTACCAGCCGTTAGAAGACGGTAGTGATACCAGCAACAAAATCATTGCCCAGCTCGACGCCATGGACAAGCGTAAGAAAATCGTCGATGAAATGATGACCGCCGTCAAAGCCGGTGATAGTGTCAAGGCTAATGAATTACGCAACCAACTGTTTACTTTAAACTAATCGACCATCAAGGAATACCATCATGAAAACTACCCCACGCAATGTAATCAACTTCGGTACCAACGTTCTCGAAATCATCACTCCTAAATATTCACCGTTCGTGGTCACCGTTACCGACCGTGGCGTTACTATCAACTGGGGCGACAAGGTCATCGCTCAGAAACACATCCACAACGTGATGGACAACATCGAGCTGAACGTCCAGATTGCTCTGGATACGGCATACCGTCAGGCAATGTTGTACTTAGCATTCGAAGACCGCTTTACTCTGCAAGCGCTGTACCGCCACCTGGTACGTGTGACTACAGAAGGTATGGTTGAGCCAGAAAATATTAACGATGTGGCTGGCCAGATTTCTGCAATCGTGAAAATGACTAAACGTGCCAATGACATCAATATGGTCATGGTCAGCGAAACTGAACTGGATAACCCAGCGCAGAAAGAATTCGACCTGTGTCTGACGCACGACGGTGAAATCTTCACCGCGAACGGTAACAGTTTCCAGATTGAGCTGGCGAACATCTTAACTGGCCTACCTGTACTGGGTCGCCCAGAACTGTCCGAAACCAACTAATTAATCCTGAGGGTCATAAGGCCCTCAAATCAACTTCGACTATCAAGGAATACTATCATGACTACTTTCCACAAACGCGCTATCATCACCATCGCTGTAGTTGTTGCACTGGCTTGTTCTTACATTACCCTGAACAAAGACTACAACAAATGCCTGGACAACGGCAACTCTGTAGCCCAGTGCACAGGACGCGGCTAATGGAACTGGAATTCGATAAACCAAGCGTACGCCTCTCTTCCATGACAGGCTCCTGGGCCAGCGCCCCACATCCAGACCGTATTCCGCAAATCGAGGACGACACTGTCCTCGTTACTGCCTGCGTATGCAATCCCGTTGAGAACATCCGCTCAGCGTTACTTCCTTTCCAGGAAATCTATTAAGCCACCTTCGGGTGGTTTTATTTTTTGTTACCCACAAGGACAATTATCATGTTAACTCTCGCTCACTTTAATCCATCAGTCACCTTCCCGAAACTGAAAGGTGAATACGTCGACCTCGTTGCTACAGAGAACTTTAAAATACAACGCGTGATCACGGAGAACACCGTATACTTCCTCGGCCTGTTGAAAGACGTTGGTGTCGCAGGCTCTAGCTGCCAGAACAATGCAGAGAGTTATCCGAAGATCTTCAATGAAGACAACATGCGCGCTGGCTACAGTACCATCAGTCACTTGATGTCGTATGTCGTCTGTATGGTACATGATGTTCAACAACGCATCGCCTATTTGGGCGAGCTGATCGAAATGACTCGTCAGTTAAACGTTATGGAAGGCTATGAAGAAGACCGCGTAAAAGCGCGTCTGGTTGCTGACCCGAAAGACACCAAGCTTACCCCCAACGCCCCTATCTCTGAAAACGAAACCATTATCGTGGCCAGTGAACTTTGGCACGTCCACCCAATCATGAGTTCACACTCCGCAGCTGGTAAGTACGAAGGTATCGGTCTGACTGTCACTGCCCTCTGGGGTGTGGAGAAGGTACGCTACTTCATCAGCCTTGAGCGTAATGATTACAAACTCGGCACATTCATTGACGTCGGTTTTGAAGTCGAAGGCGTTGAGAAATTAGTTAATGCTAAACTGGAAGAGTTTAACACCATCCAAGAATTTATCCCATTCGCACCTGAGGAAGAAGATGCAACTGAAGAAGAAGTATAAGACTGTCCTGGCACGCCTAAAGAACAAACTGTTTGGTCGTAAACGCTACCATCTGATTGAACCGTACACCGTATGGGTTGACCGGATGATTGATGATGAAGTTGTCAGTTACCGTAAGGTCTATTACTACTATGGTCGGAAGAATTCCCCATTCCATCGTAAGTATGGAAAAGGTATTCAGGTTAGTGGTCATGGGATTCAAGGTTACGAGACAATTGAAGCGTACATCGATGACTTGAAGTTCACGAAGTATACGGACACGCTAAGTCAAGTTACGCTCGCCTGCGCTTAAAAAAATATACTGGCTCATCCTCCGCAAGGGGGATGAGTTGGTGCTACTTATTTTTTTTGTCAATACGCATAACTCCCCTGTGCCGACCCGAAGGTCGGCAGATGGCTCTTTAGCCAAACAGGTCGTCGCCCATGCCACCGGTAAAGTGGTTTATGCTCGAAGCAGATACTGTCATTTCTTTGTCACAATCCCAAGGTAGGATACCAACGTCAGCAAAAGGTAAAACGGTATAGTGATATTTTTCAGGGGTGTCAATAATCGTACGGTGTTTCCCACGCTGTACTTCGAGGAAGCTATGGCCACTTACAACGCGTTTGTTGAAGTAGAACTCGCCATCGGCCTCGTTATCCAAACTGGTACAGGTGTCGTACAGACCACGACCGGGCAGGTTCTTACAGAAACCAACAGGGTCAGCAGCCTTCAATCGTTTCCCTTCTGGGGAAATCTGGTGTGGTGCCAGCAGGAAGCCGTGGTTACGGACTACCTGGATGTTACGCGCGATACGGTAGATTTCTTTGATATCGCTACCAACAATACCGTTACCGTGTCCGGCTTTGTTAATCGTACCGAGGTAGTCAGCACGCATTCCAACCACATGGAAGCCTTCGCGTTTGTAATCACTAATCAAGTCATTCAGGTAGTGCACTTTGAAATCGGTGTTGGTGTGTTTCTCGAAAGAGTATTCCCAACCGTTAGCACGAATCTTATCGACCAGATAGTTTGCCATGTAGGTGACGTGTGCTTGACGTTCTTCTTCCGTGGCAGATTCTGGTAGAGTCATGGTTGGTGCGCGGCCTTCAAAGTGGCCGTAGATTGCCTGGTAAGCGTAGGCAATGTTTACGTCTAATTCATTCTCGAGAGACAGGTCGAGAATCAACGGCATCAGGTCACCCTTCACATCCGCCATAACTTTCTCAGGCGTATTGAACAATGGTATAGAGATAGCCGTTAACAAACTGAACAGAGATTTACAGTTAAAGGGTAACGCAGGCATCAGCCAAAGTTCTTCGGTAATCCCGTTGTTACAACCGGTCATTTGGTTCACGGCCTTCCAGCCGGTACGCAGACCATTACCTGCAACCTTCTTGTTAATGTCGCTGAATTTCTTCACAAATGGTGCACGGTTAGTTGTAATTAATTTGCCAACTTGTGAAGGAATCTTATTATGAGGACGTTCACTGAACGTGGTTAGCGATCCTTGGAGTTCGCCAATCGCTGTTAACAGGTCTACACGAGACTCTGTGCCGTTCAGAACGCCTAGGGTGCGCCCTAGCTTTTGCTTCAATTGAACGCCCTGTAAAGCCTGGCGCAATTGGAAATAGCAATCCTGCTGCTGCTTGGTGAAGAAGTCTTCTAACTCTTCTTCCTTGGTTGGGACACCGTCCTCAAGGAATCTCTGTATCGTATCGTATAGAGAGCCGGTTTGCGTAGTAGCGAGTTTAATTCGCTTCATGACGGTGTTGTGTTGATACTTCATACCGCCGTCAATGATTAATGTAATAATGTCCTTGATCTCAGCTAACGCTGATCGCTCATCGCTGTCGTCGATATACTCCGGCAGCTTCACCTCAAGCAAAACTTTTCTTATGACGTCGTGATCTTTATTCGCGTCAGTTATAAAGCTTTCTGCGTAGAGGGTGGCCAAGGCTGTTATCAACATCATTTTACTATTCATGGAGCATCCTTCAATGCGAATTCGTTTTAGCCCACCGTGGGAAGTTCAACCTAACATAGATAAAGTGGCCAGCGTTAAAAAGTTAGAAACGCTGCAAGCTGAATTCTTTAACTGGTTATATGACTGCGCTCCCGTACGGTTTAGCTCCGCTATCCTCCCGGACTGCTCCCCAGTTGCTATCTATAAATCGTTGATGGCTCCTCCGGTGCTTCCAGGTCAATATTATGACCAAGTGTTAAACTTGGTGCAAAAAGGTTCGAACGAATCCCTTGCTGATTTATATGGGGAAGCGTTCGCCGGTCGTCTTCGTTGGGTGTTCACTCAGCGTAACGATGTGATTGTGGCGTCGCTCGCCGAAGCGAAGCTGGATAAACCCGGTTTTACTTTGGACGAACAACACGCTGCGAAAAAGATGTTCTGCGCAGAACTTTTTAAATATGTGCGTACAAAAACCCGCGTTGTCGACGATTCATTCAGTACATCAACGCAGTTTGCTGCTCATGAAGTGCTGACGCAATTATACGCATGTCATTTACTTAACAAGGTACTTTGAAATGAAAGAAACTCGTATCTCCAATATGGAGAAGCTGATTGAGCAGGGTAACCAACTCGTTACTAATGCGTCAGTGCAGAACTCCACTAAAGACCTGTGGTCCACTATCGTTGCTGGTGAATCTATTCGCGGCAGTAAAGTAAGTCAACAGTTCAACCAAGTTGCAACTGGTGCTGACCAGGCGTTCGGTAATGTGTTCGCTGGCAAAACCCTGTGTCATGCAGCGCGTACGGCTTCTGCAATGATTCTGGCTGCTGCCGGTAACGAAGAAGAGTTCATGGCGAAACCAGCTCGTGAGTCTAACGACAAGCGCTGGAACAGCTATATGGAAACCGCCATCCCTGGCCAGGCTTCCCTGAACGCTGACTACGGCAAAACGCCACTGGTAGCGACCGAATACTACACCAACAAAGACCTGGATAAAAACCTCGGTCTGACTTGGACTCTGAACGTACGTGCGCTGGAAACTCAGTCTGCTTTCGCAGAACGCCTGTTCCCAACCATCACCGTTGAAACCAACGACGTTGGTATCACCGTGCGTACCAAAATCACCACCGTAACTCGCGGCGTGCTGAACGCACTGCTGGCTAAAGATTCCGTCATCGACGATCGTAAGCCGCTGCACAACGCACTGACCGACCACACTGTACTGCAAGATGACGCAATCCGCATCGTGCCTTACGTGATGGAAACCGGTGAAAACGCCGAGTTCTTCGTTGATGACCTGATCATCGACAACGAAACCGTTCGTCTGGGCCGTGTGCCTGCGTACCCAACCAACTTCCTGGACATCAAGAAAGAGAAGGGCAACCTGTTCCGTCTTTCTGCACATCCAGGTATCGTTGCTGAAGGTTACGACGAAACTGACGAAATCGCGCCGGGTGCTGCGCTGGGTACCATCCTGGTATCTGTTCGCAAACCGACCGACGATGTCAAAGACGGTTCTCTGATCAAACTGAACACCCGCGACATGCAGTTCGCAAGCTTCCAACGTCCTCCTGAAGGTGACGGCCGTGAGCTGGTGCTGCAATTCCGTCGTACTCAGTTCGCGCTGAACGGCAAGTCCCTGGACTGGAAAGGTAACGACATCCCGGCAATCGCCGCGCTGGAGCAGAACAAGTACACTCTGCGTTACGTTATCAACATCTCCATGAGCCTGTTCACTAACGGACCGCGTTCTGGCCAGTACGAAATCTCCGGCGCACGCCTGGACGTTGAAGAGCTGGTTGACGCAGCTGGTAACGAAGTCTCTATGGACACCGGTACCGGTAAAACCATTCGTGACAACCTGAAGATCGAAATGCTGGGCTGGAAATTCGACGGTACTCGTACCAACGAAAACCGGAGAACCCAGGGTCTTCTGCTTGACCCAGTTTGGGAACAAGAGAACTACAAGCTGCAATACGGTTCTCCGATCATGACCAAAACTCCGGTCGGCGTTGAATACGACGACGCTGAGCGTCTGGATGACCTGGTTTCTGCGGTTAACATCCGTAACGAAATGCTGGCCATCACTCAGACTCTGAGCTATACCGACGCGGTTAAGCAAGCGGTTGATACCCTGGTAACTCAGTGGGACAAATCTGCTATCCGTGGTCTGGGTCGTCACTGGGTGCGTCCATGGTACGAAGAAGTTGACTTCAAAGTTGACGAAATCGTCCAGTCTCTGGAAACCAAAGACGCGCTGATCAACGCCCGCCAGGCGCTGCTGCAACGTATCGCTGACCAGGTAACTCGTGCTATCCAGGATAGCCGTTACATGCCAGCTCTGCGTCTGCTGACTGCAAACCCACAGGCTGTTCCAAAAGTCATCATCGCAACTGACGAACCTACTGCCGCAATGCTGTTGCTGCAACTGGGTGAAACTCGTCTGTTGGGCGACCGCTACGAATACGAAGTGGTTACCACGAACGATGACCGCTGGCGCATCAAGAACGAGGCTGACGGTTCTTGGACTCGTCGTCTGCAATGGGTTCTGAAAGTTGAAGGTACCGAAGAAGGCAGCTACTGCGTTCTGAACTGGGGTAACCATTTCTGGTCTCCAATCATGGTTACCAACATCAACATCCAGCGTAACGGTTCTACCTCTAAAGAGCTGGCAGTACAGCCGCGTAACGCGCACATCTGCCACTGCCCAATCACTGGTCTGATTTGGGTTAAAGGTATCACCGATCTGGTTGCTAACAAACTGGCGTACAACGTCACCACTACCGCTAACGGTCAGACTGGCACCCCTGGTGGCAATGCTGGCGATGTGAACGGTTCTGGTACTGACGCAGGCGCTGGCGCGGGCACCACTCCGTAATCACACTCTTCATGTCTGAAGAAATGTGAAAAGGACTCTACTCCCTTCGGGGAGTAGAGTTTTCTTTTTTTTGTTCTAACTCAAAATTTATTGAGATAGATATTATCTAAGGGAATGACTATCTTATTTTATCAAGGAGTAGCTAATGGAATATGTTTTAACGAAGTCAAAGCTCACCGCTTCGTTATTCGACGGACGTGGTTATCTGGTCACCGTCCGGGATAACAAAGAACGTCGCGGTATAATGAATTCCCTGTTTAACTCCGCGGAAATGTACATGAGTCGCGATGCGGTTGAGGTTATTCGCCGTTGGGTGCGGATGTGGGAGTTGAAGCTAGAAAATGATGATGAGTTTAAATGTCTGGGTGAAGTCCTTCACTTCGGCGATATCGAGTTCGTGATGTTCGACCGTAGTGATTACGGCTGGCCAATGAATCTTAGGGAACTTAAAGAGACTCAACCAGAAGCAATTACAGAGATTTTTAATACTATCCGCGAGAATTTTACTACCGGCTACGATGAGGCCACCTGGCATAAGCAGAATGATTACCATGTTCCGTATCTTTCTGAGTCTTATAACGTGCCGGGGCGAATGATGCAATTCAACTTCGAGAATGATAGCGTAGCGTACGATTATCGTCTGTTTAACCAACCGGTCCCTATCCCGTATGTGTCGCGTGACATGACCATGATTAGAATGGCAGAGTCGCTCATCAATATCGCTAACACCAAAACGTACCCTTATAAAGGATATAAGCTCGACCTGCAACTCGGATTCGGTAACATGGAGCTGGCCGAATTGAACCGTGACCAACTGCTGGAAATAGCCCAACGACTGATACCTTGAGGTTTTTTACGTGGAGACCAAGTGATATGGGCATTCACTCCACGTAATTTTGGATAGATATTATCCATGTGAACTGTTCGTTGGTTTTATAATTGGGTACCCCATGAATTATCAAAAACTGGATGTCGCACCGGTAGTTGTGCCACGACCCATGCAACATGGTGTCATGACCAAAACAATCAGCTATGCGAATAACACCGGTATCCCTTTGTACGTTACTGAAAGCCATGGCGGTAGTTTTATACTGGAACCAAAGCGTAATCGTGTTGTTAGTCCAAATGCGATTGAGATTTACGTGACGTACAAAGTGCCAGCAGGAACAGCGAATCTGGCTATGATGGCAGAGTCGTTCTCAGAGGTCGTGTTCCGAAACATGGCCAATGAGTTGAGGCAGTATGGTGAAGCCACATTGCTGTACGTGGTGGATGATCCTGTTCCTATTTTACGTGGAGAAGCAGTAGTATTGAGTGATTTGGGTTTGGCCATTTCTAGCCGACCGGTTGGGATTAACCGAACTCCGATTACCAAAACTCACGGCGACCGTACCAATATCACGCTAGGTGTCGTGGTGGTGCAGCGCTATGATGACCCAACTAACTATACGTGGGTAAGGTATTATACCACGATGGTCAAAGTAGACTCTGTGCGCTCTAAGTATTACGAAGAGGGCGTATACATGGTGATGATGTCCGGCGAGATTGCCGAGGGTGGTCGACTGTTGCATTTTAAGTTCGATGATCCACTATCACCGTTCCGAGTGTTTGAGAGTGAGGATGCGGCTCGTAGTTTCCGTTGGCTTTCGGAAGCGATACCGGATCTCGCCAATATGCGTCAGCAGTTGGCAGATAAGATTCGGGATGTGGACCGTGAACTTGCTGATCGGAAAGCGCAGCAGGATTTGGAGCATCGACAGCGAATGAATGACTTAGCCTTTAATAAAGAAGAGGTATTGGCTGAGTATCGCACGCTAGAGCTGAGACAGAAACAGCAGTCCGACGAGCGGAAAGATCATTTAGAGGAACGTTCACTTACTCGTAAGGATGCTTACGATGAGAAATCGTTAATCAGAAAGGATCAGTCAGAGGAGCGCAAAGAGAGCTATGACCAACGTGCCACGGTGAGGAAAGATGGGTCTGATTTTCTCAAGGCTATCCCCACGTACTTAGCGGCGGGTATGGCATTACTGGCGATTATGAAATAAGGAGGGTCGGTGTGTTTGCAGATTCTATTAAGCGATTAAAGACGGAAGGTAAAATTGTTCCGTTTAATCGTGCTGTGGCAGAGGGGATCGGATACACACAAGCGAAAGACGGGATACACGAGCGGGTATATAGCATTCTTCGACGCGAACTAACGTACGACCCGGAAACCAATCCGCGCTTACCTATCGGGTTAGCGGTACAACAGTTTCGCTTCATGCAGCCGTTCGAAACATTCGTCTTTAAAGTGGCGAAGGCGGATAACCGCCAGGCCCGCGGTCGTGCACCAATTTCGATTGCGCGTACTGACCAATACATGATCATGGCTAACTTCAAGATTCCGGGTGAGAACCGCCTGACGCCAAGACCGATGTACTTACCGTTCATTCGTCGTGGTGGGTTGATGCACAGCTGGGGCACATTGTACCATGTGGCACCTGTTATTCACCAACCGGGAATCTGTCGTGAACACGGTGGTATCTTCATTAACTTTGACTTCACCCGTAAAGTGTCGTTGAAGTTCTGCAAGAATCCGGCGCGAGTTTTGGTCAATGGGAAAAAGGAAGAAATCTACCTGCCGGGTACGAATAACCTGTATGTCCCTAAAACCACCCAAGGCAACGATTCCGATGAAAAGCCACTGATGTATTGGCTCTTCGGGAAATATGGCTTCAGCGAGGCTGTGAAGCGTTGTACGGGGGCTGATGTGAAGATATGGCCAGCGTATCGTGTGAAAGAACTGGATCTGGACAAGCAAGTGGTGATTTCGTCAGGCGAACCACAACTGGCGAAGAATATTCAGTACGTGCTGGTCACGGATAAAGAGAACTTCCCGAACATTGACCGTTCCCGTTGGGATCAGAGTGAGCATCTTCTGTTGGTGACTTGTGCTGCCTTCTATAAAGCTGCGCATTATTACGCTGGGAAACAATCTGCCCGTTCACCACAGCGCACTACACTGACCCCACTCTTTACCCGCATCAATGAATTTGATGAAGCGGATGATCTCGCTAACTTGGACTCCCCAGAAATCTGGAAAGAAATCCTGGGCCGTAGCATTCAGGGTACCAAACCTTCAGACGTGGATTTACTGAGAAGTATGAACAGTCACTTCATGGAGTGTGAACGTTATGTTAACAATACGTTCCGCGCCGAGCTGATGGTGACCGATCCGGATATTGACCCGGACATCGACATGTTTGACTTCCTGTATTACACGACCAAACTGATGGTGCGTACCCGACTTACCAAGCAGGATGATATCCCGTCCATGTACGGTAAGCGTTTGACCGTAGTCGATTACCTGTTGTTAGGTCAGACTGGGTTTACGAGCACCATCTCCTTTATCCGCTGGCGTCTCAGTCAGCTGGAGAATCGGAGTGCGGAAACCTGCCACGAAACCATCCGTGATGAGCTGAACAAGAAAATTGTACCAAATCTGGTGTGCCGTGGTATTACCAGTAATGGTGCGATTAACTTCTTTAACGCTTCTACGGAATCTATGGTACTGGCTGTCTCGACGCACGCAATAGGACAAACCGAAACGGATAACAAACGTAGCAAGAAAGGTAAAACCGTTAACTTGAATGACCGCACTAAACATGCGTCAGCATCACATCTGGAATTGGGTAACGTTTACTACATTCCTAAGTCTGCACCATTCAAGTCTAACATTCTCAACCCGTACATGACGACGAACCGAAATCTTGTCATGTTGCGAAATCCAGCCCTCGATCCGATCATTCGAGAAGCTGAGGCCGACATTGCACAAATCGGCCGTTAAAGAATACAAATCTAAAGGAGAATCAAGAACATGGCAATTACCGCACAAGCTGTAGCAAAACTCTGCGAAGCCCGCCTGAACAGTGACGAGAATCTGGCGAAGATTAACGGGGCAGTCATCAATAACAACGTTGATGTGACCGAAGCCCTGGATATAGCAGTTCGTTTTGGTACCATGGTGGCGTCCCGTCCCGGTGTGACTGAACAGAAATTGGCAGACGGTATTGTGGCGGCTTTTAAAGCGGCAGCCTACAAGAAACTGCAACAGTACAACATCGGCTTCAACAATGACCCGCAACTCCATAATGGCCTGAACAACATGTTCAAGGAAGTGGTTGCGATGATTAAAGCGGGTGAGCAAAGCGCACAAGTCGGTGGTTTGACCGGCGGCCTGCGTCTGGGTGGTTTAGGTGGCGGTGGTGTTAGTGCAGGCGGATCTCTGTCGATTGATACTACACCAACCCTTAGCAGCCCAGGCTTACCAATTGAAGTCGGTGGTGGCCTGAACGTAAGTACCGGTATTCCGGTAACCCCTACGCAGATTCCAGCAGCACAACCGACATCGCCGTTGGCAGCTATGCCAGTAGCGACGTTAGTACCGGACACCAACCAACCAATTATGGCACTGTCTCAACCTGTGGGCAATGTCAACGAACCTGTCTTTAGCCCAATTGAGGAACTGGCTTTGGAAAGTTACGCAGAGCACGAACTGGACACGCCAAAGCGTCGTGTATCCATCACCGCGAAAGAAGCTAACGACCGCGTAACTGAATACGCGGAAACGAAGGACTGGAAGAAACCACTGGAAGAGCTGGTACTGGGCACAGAACCGGCGGTGTATTACAGTGGCGCAGACATCGCCGTGCGTCTGCGTGAACAGAAACGTTCTTATCTGGTCGGCATCAATGCAGAAACTAGCGAACGTTTCAAAGCGTTTGTTGGCGAGCACAACACCCACATCCAAACTCTGCGTGCTCTGGTTAAACAGAATCACGATGCGGACAAGGTAATGAAGGTGGTGTCCGAAACTGTACAAGCGATGAAGCTGGCTGTGGTTCAACTGTACAGTAATTCCGTAAATGAAACAGAAGATGTGACCGAAACCATCGTGTCCGAAGCCGTGCGTTTTACTAACGCATATCTCGGCATGTTGAGCATGACGGTTCACAACGGTTTGTCTCTGGCTACGGATCGCTGTGCAGAATTGCCTGGGAAGTTTAAAGGTGTCGAGTTAGAACGTAACATGGACGACCTGAACTTCTTCGCAGGTCAACTGTACCAATCCACGATCGGTGACAACGGTTACACGAATACGCCGGATTTCTTCCGTGACTTATTCATGACTGTGGCCACCTCTGTCTCAACACTGACCGTGAAAATGGAAGGTAGCGCGACCGTTACGATTGTGCAGACTGGCTACGATATTTTGATTCCGGGCAACTACCCAACCCTAACTCGTAACAGTATGGTAGGTAAACATTCTCTGGGGGCTACCGAAGTCCCAGTGACTGAAATCTACGAATACCTGCGCCATGGTATTCCGGACGCCAATATCTATCTGGTGGCACCGCAGGCACGTTACTTGTTGTTATCCAACGGTGAGCCGACTGCGGCTATCCGTTACTAAGTGAAAAGGGGGCCTTCGGGCTCCCTCTTCTTTTTTGTTTGAGGAGAGTACAATGGAAACGAACGAAGTTTTAGCATCAGTAACCGCAGAACGTGATGATCTGGACGCCAAGCTTATCGCGTTAAGCGATTACCGCAACGGCTCAGATTTCAATGCACTGCCTGAGAAACAACAGGCGTTACTGCTGATGCAACTTAACGCGATGACCTTGTATCTTGACGTGCTGAACATGCGCATCGATGAGATGGAACCGGAAGCTGCGCCCCCTGAGGAATAATTATTATAGATAGAAGCTGAATACTCCGTAAATGAGGTACGAGTATGGTGAAACTGTTTGTAATAGAAATGAATCAGTGGCGAGATGTCTTGCTGCGATTCGAACTCCCGGATAACGACGCTACCACAGCGTTCCTGGAGCGCTTTCAACAAGTGAAGTCAGGGATAAGTGGTGGTAGGCGTTTCCACGTCTATTACAACGTACGCCGTGCGCTCATACCGGCATTGGAAGCCGCCCAATTGCCTAAGGCTCTGGAGTTTCTCGCCAAGTACGAGAAAGACCCTTTGGCCATTGGTATCATGAAGGAAGAGAAGGAGACCGTAGGGAAACCTGCGTCACTGGATTAAAAATAAGTAGTACCTCTACCCGAAAGGGTAGAGGTACACTTCACTTATTTTTTTTGTTACTTACTGCGGGATATCTTCTTCTTGCGAAGTGCCGTCACCACTAAGAGTGTCAGCCCCAGACCCATCAGCATTAGCATCAGCGCCGTCGCCCCCAGTATCATCTCCACCTGCCCCATCATCACTACCCAGTCCATCGTCTCCTCCGAGACCATCGTCATTACCCCCCAGGCTGTCATCACCACCTAAACCATCATCGTCCCCGCCTAAGCTGTCATCACCGCCTAGACCATCGTCGCTTCCACCGCCAAGGTTATTCCCACCGAAACCACCGCCGTTTTCATCAGCAACGTCAGCTTGTTTCGCCAGAGTTTCAATCTTACCTTGTGCACGTTTCGCCAACTGAATAATAGTTTTACTGGCGTCAGCCACATCATCCGACATCATCTTCACATTCTCTGGACGTTTATCATTGTCGTAGATAAGATCGAAGAAGTCGTTTTCAATACCCTGACGACGCAACCAGTTACGTGCGTAGAATGTTTTAACCATCGATTTAACATTGTTCGGGTCCATCGACACGCCAGCTTCTTGCAGCATAGCAGAGATATCATCCGTAACAACCAAATCGGCCAGTTTCTCGAAGAACTCCATACGCTTATCGAACAGATCCATCTGGGAGTTAGCTGCCGAAGTATCCGGTGGTGGTAAGCTGACTTTAATCCCGTTGATGAACTGGCCCATATACGCGGAAGCTTTCGCTACGTAATCGGTTTCTGGGGTGTCTGGCTCATTCTCTTTGATGTACGTGACGATAGCTTCCAGCATCTCAGCTTGCAGCTTAGGTGAAGAAAGCGTAGAAGTCACGACATAGCGAGTCAGAGGTTTTTGCAGAATCTCTTGTTTCTTCACAATCTGCTGAGTAACCAGCAAGGACTTAGAGAAGATTTGAGATGCGAATTCGATGTTATCCGGCGTCAGTACCAAGTCAGGGTCAACCCCAGCAATGTGACAAGTACGACGTAACAGAGATTCATCCAATGCCTGGTCAGGAACTTTGTAATCCGGTGTGGTATCCGACACAGAGATTTTGTGAGAAGAGTAGTGTTCATTCCCTTCCACGTTAAAGGCAATCCCGGCGTTGGTGGACATCGCCCACACATCATCCATGTTACCCCACATTGGCTGACGGCGGTTGTAGCTATTGAGAATATCCGACTTGATTTTCGCAACGGCTTCTTCACCGTTCATTGCATCTGGTGACAACTGAATGTCGTACTGCATATGACGTGCAGAGTTCAGAATCGCTGAGTTCATGGTTGCAAACAGCAGTGCCATACGCACAGACGAGATAATGAATGCACGTTCAGTAATGGACACACCAATACCGTCTTCATCGAAGTCGGTAGCAAAGTAGCACAGGCTCTCTGCCGGAATGTACACAACCTGCGTGTGGCGTTTAGCCAAGTGGCGAGTCAGCATAACGCGGCCGAAGGTTTCGGTTACGTTGATATCCAACTCAGCACCACCCAGAGCATCACCCAACGACAGCGCCAGTTGGTTTTCTGCAATCTCACCGAAACGACTGACCAAACGGTTAGCAATCTCTGGTGTGACTTTAGCGTTACCTTCACCCATGCCGATAGCAGCACGGTTAATGGTGGAGTCAATCATCCCGTCGTTATTCAGGTAGTTCATGAAGTTCGCATCACCGTACAGTGAAGAGCGAGCGTTAATGAAGTTACCTTGTTCGTCCACAATGGCCAGATAACCAATCGGGTTCATGACATCATCACCCAGAATCAGCGGCAGAGTAGATTCCGCAGGCAGAATACGCTCAACGTATTCCAGGCGGTTAACATCATCCATCTGCGCTTTCTTCATCTCAGCGTAAAACATCTGCTCAGGTGGGGTGCGATAGGTTTCATTCAGATCGGCGATATTAATCTGATTAGGAATCTTGTTAGCTTCCTGGTCACGAACAGGTCGTGGGTCGAACGTTCCGCCTCCCGTTGGCGTAGTTGGCTTTTCATATGCAGCCTGCTCTAACTGGCCGTAAAATGAACTGCTGGCATTTTCGCGTGCTACACGACGAACCACTTCCGGCATCATGAACACGTTACGGTTATCGGTGAGCATCACCTTCATTTCAGTGAAGCCAGAGTCCTTGCCGAACATCCCGGACAAATCAAATTTGATTTCTTGTGGGCCGTCTGGTTTGGTATGGCTACTCAGAATACTTTCGATACCTACTTTCTGTTCACCCGGTTTGGCAATCTTGCGCAGAGCGCCAGTCTGTTCGGTGAAGAAGTTAACCTGCTTAGTACGCAGAGCCGCTCTCGCAGATTCTTGCGCTACGCGTGTATCGAGACCGAACAGGCTATCGAAGCCAGAGTCGGACAGAAGCAAGACAGGTGTCGCACCTTTTGACTTCAACGCATCGTAAATCCACTTGTACAGCTTCGTTGGTAACTTACGAACGTTGTCGTGGTATTCGCGCTCAATCCCCAGCAAGGTTTCTTTTAAATCTAACGGTACGTCAGTGACGCAGTCGTAGATTAAGCTGGTGTTGATCAGGTCTTTCGAAGAGAGCAGAGAGGACGTCGCAATGGTGACAATCGTTTCTAACTCAGGCAGTGCCTGATAAATGCGCTGCGCGTTCTTCGTTGTACGAATACGCGAACTGGCAATCCCGGTTAATTCTGACCGGGTGGGCGTCGTGCCGCCTTCCTGACGTTTACCGCGTTCTTGTGTCGCGGAGGGGCCTGTGGCTTTGCGCAATATTGCGCTTACGGCAGGGTCACGCGCAGTTAATTTACTAATATCGTCCATTGGGGTCTCCGAATAATGCAGAGGTTCAATATCTTTAGAGACCAGAACATCGAGCTGGCGAAGTCTCTGATTATTAAATCAGATACAATTGCACAGCAGATGAATCTGGCCATAACCGAGAATGGCGGTTATGTGTCGAGTGACCGCAACACATGGCGGTATTACCTGCACTTGGCAGGCAGACGACATGATGCCGACCAACCAATCCTTATCACATCGTTAGATACACAAGAGTTAATCGAGCTGACGACAGCTAACCTGTCTATTCATAAGAAAACCTCGAATGTGTATCGCTCCAACACCGAGTATATTGACCAGCTTATTTTGGCCAACCTAGACTACGCGGTCTATATAAAGGGATGCTTCTGGCCGGTGCCCTTGCGGGTTTCAACTTCGGTACAAGACTGCTCTATCCTTTATTACAATCCGGCGTTGGTGGAGTCTCAGGAGCAGTCAATAATCCATGACATGGAGAAGCTGCTTATTGCAGCACACGTCCGTTACATGGCTGAAGGCTGGAAGGTACACAACGATGCTTTTGTGCTGACCTTCTACAACATACTGTTCCCGCAACTGCCAAGTATGTTGATGCGCTTACGCGCGTGCAAACAATTTACGCTGGAAACACACAGCTATTACGTAACGGAGTTCTTGGCCTCGCATCAAGAACTGCATGAATTCATTCCGTACATGACACGTAACCAGATGTTCACGGTTTACCGTAACATTCGATATTGGGAACGTAACTCAGGTAAGAAAGAAATCTTCGACTGGATGGTGGAGACCTTCTTTACGGGCTGGAGTATGCCTGCTGTGGCGTACCGTGTGGGACAACAGATTCATGACCCATCTACGGGGAATGATGAAGACCTGACACCGTTGCCGGTTGGATATCAAGAGGCGCTCAACTATACCGAGCGTAACTCAGGGCGTGACTTGGACTTGGTAGCAACCGCTGACATCATTCAGAAAGAGCTGCCGTTGGCCCACAACAACGCCGTTCACCAGCCTGAGTATCAGAATGACGTTGACCGACGTTTAGGGTTAACGCAGTACCCGAACTTAACCACTAAACTGGTGGAAGTTACTGCGATTGACCCGGAGGCTATAGAGCGCTGGGAGTTCACGCACGCCATCTTTAATGAATGGCTGCACTTGACAGCGAAAGGCCAGTACAACGTCTCCCATGAGTTCCTGAACCCTACTAACGGCGACACCATCAAGATATCCACCAAGGAATTGATGGCGTTGTACTTATACGCGGGCTTTAAAGGTTTCTCTGGGGTAGCGCTAGAGAAGATCCCGGCGTTCCATGCGCTTGGTGTCCAAATCAAACGCTGGGTCAGTGTACAGGAAATGAAGAACTACCTGGTGAACGATAGCTGGGAAGGCCGTTACGATAAAACCATCAACTACTATGCCGACACGCAATACGAGGTCGTTGGCGATGTGTTGAGCAACGATGAGTTTTACGATGCGGCATTTGCGATGATTGGCAATAAACGTCGTCGCTACAACTACACGTACAACCGTCGGAAGATTAAAGACCGAGCTGCGGCAGTCCAACTGTTCGCGTACCACTACCGAGATTACCGCTGTGATTTAGAACTCCCCTATCGTGACTACGAAGAGTTCTTCCAAAACCTGGGATTTGACTACACGATTATCTCAGAAGAGACCTGGCAAGATATTGCGACCGATGCGTTTAACATGGGTACCAATATGGAAAACCGTGCGACCTTGTCACATGGTGAGATCCAACGTGCGATGGTGAAGTTGATGGGGAAACTCTCTTCTTACACGATTCACTTTGCTGCCAGGATGTCCGCTGACTCTTACGACATTACTGACCCCATTACTCCGATACTTGGCGACATCGCCATGTCAGGAGACATGAGTACCAGTATTGACGACCCACACGTCGGTGTAGTGTCAGTGCGTGGCCGCGCGAAGATGACGACCGCTAATCCGCTCGCTATCATGCCAGAAATCACCAAGATGTCCATGCCGAGGAAGTATAAGTTCTGCATGAATGTCTTCATGGGTGTCCAGGTACGTGTCCATCAGAACATTCGTATTGATGTTGAAACGAATGCCGTGGGTGTTGTTTCCCAGGAACTGTCGAATACGAAAATCACACTTGCAGATAGAGTGAAGAAATACGCACTGGATGGCTTTCGTCCGGACGAGTTCTTCAGTTGATGCATTAACCCGGTGAGAGAAAACCATGCCATATCGTGTAGACCTATCGAAATCCCCGAAAGAAATACTGTTGAATCGTATTAACTACGTCTTCGGTACATCTTATAGACCGGATCAGATTGAATTTAACAGCCGTGGTGCGTGGCCGCTTACTAAGGATGAGCGACGTGCTAAGGGTGTTGAGTCAAAGATTGCCGCGTCCTTTAAGAACGGGGTGACGGGTACGCGTGAGTTCTATCTGACGCGTGCTAACCTGACTGAGCTTTTGGATGGGGAAGTGGTAGAGGTACCACAAGGAGCGGCTGAATGGAGCCACTACTTAGTACCGTATATCCGCGATTCCTTAGGACTGGATTTGGGTGACTATGACTTGGTCGTAGAGCCTATCGACAGCACCAAAGAATTGTACCTGGCCAAAATCGAACCACATCACCCTTCTTTTAAAGGGACGATTGTAATCACCTTTATCGACCCGACCCCACGCCGTCTCGCAGAGCTGGTTACATTGCGCAGCCTCGATGGATTCAATATTGGAGAATTTTTCTAATGGCAAACAGTAAAACGTACGACGGGAAACTGTCGACGGCTACCTTGAGCGCGATGCGTTTATCCGCTGCGTTGATTTGTGGCGCGCCGGTACAGTATCCGCAGAACTCAACACTGAATGAGTTCTATAAGCTGATGACCGCTCGTCAACCAGACCCTGCCGATCGCCCAACGTTAAAATACCTGGCTATTGGTAATCGTGGTCACCGCGCTGAAAGTGATGGTGATATCGATGACTTCGTGCCAGTTGGCAAAAGTCCGACCGCCGCCGGGATGTTTTCCGAAGTGCCGTGGGTGCTTCGTCCACTTGACAACGACCTGAGTGACGAGCAGCGTAAGAACTACCGCTTCCGTACCCAGGTCAACGTTAACGGGCGTAACTATTGGGCGTATTACCTGCGTGTACTGGATATGCGTACGGTGAAGACCACAGACATCGAAACCATTCGTACCAATGGCGTTCCGGTACCGGACGACTTCGTGTATACCGATGCTGACCTTCACCCAGTTCCAGGCCGCTTGCCAGACTACGACTACGACGATGATGGCACCGTTGAAATGCCTGATGGTCGTTACGTGGAATCGGGTGCAGACATCTTTATCTCGTGGACAGAGTTCGACGTACAGGAATACCTGAACGTGGCCTCTATCATGCGCGGGTCTGCAAACAAAGCCCTGATTTCTGAAATCTCCATGTGTTCCGGTATTGATGTTCCGGAAAGTGGCCAGTCTGCAACTGGTTCACCGTTTAGCTACACCGAAGCTATCGGTGTACAAGCGTTGTACCACATCTCTCTGTTTGTTAACCTGGCACAGACCAACGAAAACCTTGGTCTTACCATCCGCGTGGGTCAGCCTGCACCGTTCTTCTTAGGGGACGCGTCGTAATGCTGATTCCTGAACCGCGGTTGCCAGATAGAATGGTGCGGATTGTGGCGGTTGACCCCGGCACAAGTCACCTGGGCTTAGCGGTTCTGGATTGGGAATACGGACAGCCTATGGCCGAAGTGGTCTGGGCGAAAACAATACATGCGCGTGACCCAACTCACGATAGTGGGTTTGGGGAATGCGTAGGTCGCCGCGATTCCCGAATGGTGTATCTGGAGCAGATGTGGGAAGAGTTCTTACGCTTGGCTTGCCCCACGTTTGCTTGTACAGAGACGCCGTTTATGCAGCGCTCCAAGCTTTCCGCCTACGAATCTGGTGTAGAATTGCAATTGATGTTGCGTCGCACGTTGTGGCGTGTCTATCCTGGTATGACGTTACATGGTTATAATCCCATTATTGTGAAATCCTTTGTGGGCGTAGAGGCTAAGGGAACCGATAAAACGCATATGTTTGCGGCGGTAACCACCCTGTACAAACACAGCACTTTAATAGACCTAACTGCCCTAGATGAGCACAGCATCGACGGCGTAGCTGTTGGGAATATCTTTGTAAGGACTTCACTACTCAATTTAAATAGTCTGCTCCCTCCGAGGGAGAAAAAGCCCAAGAAACCGAAGTCGGGTAAATCTCGTCGGAAACGTAGACGCTTCAGGGGCTAAAACCATGTCACAAACCATACAGGAAGCCACCTCCACAGTCTTAGACGTTCTCATCCAAGCAGGCACTAATAAGCTCAGTGCGGATGAAGCAGCTAAGGTTAAAGAGGCGGCCGTGGTGGCCGTCGGTTCCGCCGCTCAGATTGATGTCACACAACCTGCCAGCGTTATCCTTTCTTCCCTCCGTCCGCTAATCGTTGAACAGGTTGGCAACTTTGGCAAGACAATGGAGAACTTGGCAGTAGGCGCAATCGAGGGGCTGGATGCCAAGTACGGTAAAGAGACCATCATGACGTTGTGGCCAAGCCTGTCCTTCCCGGTGAAGGCAATCATCTGGATTCTGGTACTGTTTACTATCGGTACTGATGTTTACATGATGACTGATATTCTTCGCCGTGAAGCCGTGGACCTGTTCGATGCTGCAACCATCGGACTGTTGCCATTGATTGGGTTGCTGCTCTTTTGCACCGTGCCGATTAAGACACTGGCCTACACCTCACTAAGCGTGGGTGCCAAGGTAGTAGAGGCGAGACTCCAGAAGTCCACCGCATCGAATCCGTCGAAGTCGAACACACAGAAGTAACAAGCTCGCTCCTTCGGGGGCGAGTTTTATTTTTCTTTTTACGTCATATTGCTTTTATGTGTAAACAATAACAGGACCGCACTATGAAACCACAATTGAGAGTCCGTACTCTGTTGATTCCAGCGCTGGCTGTATTGAGAAGCATCAGTGATTTAGAGAAACGTAAGTTCAAGAAAACCGAACGCCAGTTGATGGTTAAGGTTGTATTAGAAGAACTTATGTACACCTATTACGATACAGTGCCGTGGGATTACAGTTATGATGCGCCGCCCTTCCAGGGTATGGCGTTTGTCAAACTGAAAGAAGCCATTCCGTTTGTCCCTGATGACGATTTAAAAGGAATCATTGCCCGACTGAAAGCGGCATGCCACACGTTACTGCTTCCTTATACGCTTATCGGACGATTTGATTCAAAAGACGGAGAATCAGTACCGAGCTTTGCCCGCAGGCTACCACAGATATTCGACCACGGTGTAAGTTTCTCTTGGCACAACGACTTTCTTCAAGCTCGCTGGGTACGCCCAACAGTGGATTACAAAGAGATGTCCGTGTTCACGTATTTCCATACTGTCCACGCACACTACGTGAAGCGTGCGAAGGGTGTGGATGAGGCAATGCTTGCAGGTGGTCTGATAAGGATACCGATGTCTAAATTCTTGACCTCTGAGTACGAGGTTGTTTTCTCTTAGGAGCATATATGCTGATTATCTCTGTCAGTATCGATAAGATATCCCCGGAGACCTATCCGGGATTACGCAGTTGGATTGAAGAATTAAATTCGATTCGTACTAACCCCGTGAACATTGTGATGGCGGTTGAAGACGATAACGTGATGGGGATAATGGTGTGGGAACCCGGCCATTTAATTTATCTGGTGGTACCTGAGGCTTCCCGCCACTGCGGCGCAGGAACCTATCTGGTTAACTACCTACTACAGCAGTCGGATAAGAAAACCGCCTGGTGTAAAGTGCTCCCATCTGCGGTCGATGCAATTTGTTTCTTTCATCGGATGGGCTGGCAAATCACGAGCTGGTATACCGATCACGCAGACCGCCGATACTTTCGTATGACGAATGCAGTTCCGCAAGCGTCAACGATTCCATCGGAGGAAAAGCAGTTAGAAACGTTTGCTTCCAGCGTGCCTATCTTCCTCTCGATGGCCGGAGGTATTTACTAGCCGCGAGAGTACAATAATGATACGTGTTGTGTACGAGACACGAAGCCTGGATGATCTCCAGGCAAAGCCAGTGCGCTGTGCGGAGGTTGTATCCGGGTGTGAGTTGAATATCGCTAATTCAACTTTACGAGGGGTACCGATACGCATCTTCTCCACGGAGAGCTGGCGGGAAGAAAAAATTATAAAGACTACACCAGCAATAAGGCCCAGTAATAGAAAATGTTTTACCGAACTTAGGACACACCTGAGTCGGCACTTCCGACGCAGCAGATGGAAAGCATTAGTCCTTATGGTTGTGGACGATTTCATCCGCGAGTTGGAATGGGAAGAGGTTTTAAGAGAGGCGGGTTTCCGCACCAAGCCATTTTCTTATCACTGGCATCACTTCAAAAAACAGTTCACTGAAGCTCTACGTTGGTCACCTGCGACACAAAAGATGATTCCACGGTTAGAGCAACAGGACTGGCTTCAACCCTATATGGTCGAGGATAACAAGATATGATGCGAGCTTTATTGACTGCTATTCTAGCAGTAATTTCGTTTACAGTTTCCGCAGCGTTTGACCCGAGTCAGATGGCAGGTTTTAAACCATCTAATCCGGGAGACGTTCGCGTGGAGTTCAGTAAAATCGACAACCCTAAAACCGTGGTAGAGAACGGTGGGTTTGCGGTAGTGAACTTCGGTCGTGAGGAGAAATGTCCTAGCGGCGGGTTTTATCTCATCAATATCCAGCGACAAACGTATCAGTTTATCGATGCGGGTAGTTGCGATGGTAAACTTACGGCTACGCTTACTGACCCCACTATTCTTGGTAAACGTACCGTAGTTACTCAAGTGTTGACGTTCTACTTGGGTAATGTAATTACCGCCCGGTATCCGTTATACGGCTACTAGGTATTGACCCCTCTCCCTTCGGGGAGAGGTTCTCTTATTTTTTCCGTAACAGGACAGTGATATAGGAGGACACACCCATGTCAAAACTGTACCGTATTGCCGTTATTGGTTCCCGTGAAACTGACAACGATACCATGCACGAGATGTACATGACGTTGTTACGTGGTTTCAATGCCCTGCACCATCGTGGGTATGTTATTGAATACACATCTGGTGGTTGTTGGAAAGGGCCTGACCAACTCCAGTTCCGTTTCGCACGCCAGTGGCGTACTACCTACGACCAAGACACCGGTAAACGAGTTGTTTGGGATGACAAGTTTATTTGTTATCTGCCGGACGATAAGAAGCTCTGGTTAGCGAAGCAACATCCTAACGTAGAGTTCCGTGTAATCCCACAGGACGCACGCTACCGCGATATCGTACGTGAGTTACACGATTACCCTGATAAGTTGAAAGACTTCGCCTGGGCGCTCCACGGGCGTAATTTGAATATCATTATGGGTGACCAGTTGGACACCCCGGTGGATGCTGTGTATTACTCGGCACCATTGAATAAACGCGGGGAACCTACCGGCGGTACTGCCATGGGCGTTAAGTACGCCAAGCAGTGTGGTATTCCTTGTTACAATCATGTTGACGATGGTGCGGCCTGGCTAGAGTCCCTGCGTTTATTATGACCTGGCCTGCCGCTACACAGGAGCTGCCGCTATGAAACAGAAACCTTTCGCTGTACGTCTTTTCGAATACTTCTTCCCTGATGAAGTGAAACCGAAGATTCCTCGGATTCGCGAATATCGCGGAGATGAAGAAGAGTTCTGGGAACACATGGAGAAGAACCATAAAGGTTGGACGCCGGTGTACCCTATCGAAGAGAATAAAGCCCGCGTGGTGCACTACCACGATGTGGATGGAAATCTGGTAGCCGTCTGTGTGCGCTGGCCGCAACGTAATTACTATTACACGGTATCCGTGTACTGAGGGTAGCCATGCGCGTAAAAGGAACGTCTGACGGCAAACTGTCGTTTCTCTGCCCAGGCTGTGAGGTTCGCCATACCGTCAACGTAAAGACGCCGAATGGTCCTCAATGGCAATGGAACGGGAACAGTGACAAACCTACGTTATCTCCGTCGGTGTTGGTTCGTTCTGGACATTATACTGATGGGCACACTGGCGATTGTTGGTGTACCTATCTGGCTGAACATCCGGAAGAAGACCCAGCGGATGTCTTTACCTGTGGTGTATGCCACTCGTTTGTTCGGGACGGTCGTATCGAGTTCTTATCGGACTGCACCCACGCGTTAGCGGGACAAACGGTAGACTTGCCGGAACTGGAGGAGTAACCATGTCGGCTGATTTTGATTTCATTACGCTCTGGGAAGACTACGACACAATTGTGGCGTTAGAATCTCGTGGTCGTGGTATTGAAGACCCAATGGTGCGCTCCATTGCACAGCGTTGGGGTGTCCTCGCCTCTATCGAGCAGGAATGGGAAGAACAGGTAGCGCGTGAATCCCGCGCTATGATGGAGCGTGCTCAGGTGATGGCCGACGCGGCGGCAGAAGGCAAGACAGCAACACGTTTTGCCAAGAAGTCCGTGAAGCTTGCCGCCAAGGGTACAGCTGGTGCCACTAAGCTTGCCGCTAAAGGTACTGCGAAGGGTGCTAAGGCTGTGGGTAAAGCCACCGGTAAAGTATCCGTAGCACTGGCCGGTAAGTTTAAAGAGTGGGCTGCGCACTACGGGCCAAAGTTCAAAGCCAAACTTCATGAGATGGCTGAGAAGGCTCCAGCGGTTGAGAAGAAACGTCAGAAGCTTGAACGTAAACTCGATGAAACCAAAGAGCTGTCCGGCAATCCGATTAAAACCATGGCCTGGGTATCCTGCGTTTGTTTGCTGGATAAGGTTGACTTGGATGCCTGTTTGTACCTGGCGAACCATACTGGTGCGCTGAACGATGCGGTGAAACAATACACCGTTAAAGTTCGGCAGTACGAAGGTTTACTGGTGGGGCGTTACGTGGAACAAGCCGATGGTACCTTGTCTAAGATTGGACGTCCGTCTAATACGGCAATTCACCGCGCTTCAGGGTTCCTTGGCCGATTCACGCAGAACGATGTCAAGGCCCGCCCGATGGCAGGCAACGTCATTATCGTTAACCACGGTAAAGGCGTGAAAGAAAAGATTGAGTTTGCAGTGGCGCGTGATACAAAGATTGGGGCAACCATTGACCCACTCAGTCACGCCGAATGTAAAACCGCTCTGGATGCTGTAGGCCACTTAGCGAAAGCTTTGGAGGCACGCGGTGCCCGTCATGGGGTGTTCAGTTATACCGGTATCTATCACGAGATGGAAGAGATGCAGAAGAAGATGGACGATATGGAGGGTGATGAACTCCGTGCGGCCATGCTGCTCTACAAAAACTCGATGGCACTGGAAGATGCCTTCACTACCGCTATGGCGCGTGTCAGTGATGGTCTCCTTAACTGGGTAGCGGCTAGTCTTAAAGGCTAAGGACACGAGATGGACGTAAAGCTCATTCTAAAAGCCGACTCCCGTCTCGGTAAACTCTACTACAGTAGTCTATTACAATTACACAACGAACTGTACGCTGACCAGCGTACCAAACTCAATGACCTGACAGGCCGTGATGGGTTTGGGGGTGCAGATTCCTTAGATGGGATTTGGACGCCGTACGATGTGATGGCGGTCGCCTTAGATGAGAAGCAGGAAGCCGTGGGTTTCTTGTCGTTCTCTATCAGCGGGAAGAACGCGCAAAAATGGTTATGGATTCACAACTTCTACGTCAAAGATTCTCAGCGCGGTAAAGGCGTTGGGTCGTTGCTGATGCAGACGGTGCGTGACTACGGCAAACAGAAAGGCTGTCGCTTTATGCAGTTGACTGTTCTCGATAACAACGAGGCTGCCCTGGCTATGTATCAGCGGTTGGGTTTCCGAACTGAAATGCAGGATATGGTTAAGGAGTTGTGATATGGCGTCAGTTCGTAGCGTACCGCATTCGACCGGTTCGCGATTTACTTTTGCAGTGAAACGTTTCGGCTTCGTCCGGAGACCGGGTTGGAAAGTGGTGCGCGTGGCTGGCACCTTCTGGCAACTCCCACCGGGTATTGAGAAATACCTGACCATCGAACAAATCCAAACCTTTGTAAAAGGCGCAGACAGTAGCCAGAAGTACAGTTGGAGTTCTGCTGTGTTACCACGCAGTAAGGGCAAGACAACGAACGCTGCCGAACGTGGCGTGTATTGGACAGGCCAGAAAGCATTCCAGGTCGGTATGGAGTGTCCTAAGTGCGTAGTGACGCCATTCAATGAAGAGATTGATGGCGACATTATGACAGGGATTGTTATTCAGTTCCCTGACTCACCAGAAGACGACTACGTACTCGGTACAGTCAAAGACGTCACGATTGCGACGTTTTATAAATACCTTCTGTTCTACAACCGCCACGTATATTGGCACAATGTCCAGGATGCAGGTTACAATCGTATGAACCTGCCTTATGGGCGGAATGGGAGACTACTGGGATGTTCTATTCTGAACTCGAAAAATACACCGCCGCCTTGCGCGCCGGTACCACCAAACACGACGCCTCCTTCGCAGATGTCGTTAGCGCTGTAAGTGGCATTCCCGGCCTGGAAGTTGACGTGCATTATGACAACGTCCGGGCTGACACAATGTTAGCAAACCTAACCTTTAAGAACGAGTATGGGTCGATTGAATTGCGTTATCGTTATAACACGCATTATTTCCTCACCTTAATGTGTTACGTTAAACACGATGGTCACACCTATCCTGTGAGATGGTGGGATGATAAATCGAAGTTCAAGTATGCGTTGGCTGAACACAGTCAAACCGTACACGACTTTATGCGAGCCGTAGGTAATGGTTTCTAAGAGAGTGAGAAAATGCCTGAGATGATTTTGGATTCTCTGTTTTTGATCACCAACGCGTATATCGACAAGCACAAGAAGCTGCCGGTTCGGGTTTGTGTTCGCCGTAAAGGGGTGAGCCGCCTGTATCATATTGCGACTGTTTTGGAGATTGCGTGTAAGGTGACTGGGATGGACAAACCCAAATCCCTGAACAACTTTAAACACGTTCGTGGGATTCTACACAAAGCAGTGTGTGTGATGCACCGTCATCGTCGTCAGTCCCCATATCGCTTCCTGTTAAAGGAAGGCGTGAATGATACTGAATACCGTGATAACCTGGTTGACCTGCGCGATGCCTTCTGCAACATTGCTGGTCTGGCGCGTGAGCGTCTGGTATCGGTAGCGCAGGGTAACACCCGCGCACCTACGCAACAAGAAGCCGAAGCGGCCATCGAGATGATGAGACGTGCTGAGCTGGTAGTCGTGAATGATGAGAAGGAAGCTTTCCGTCTGCAACACTACCTGGCTGAGCGTGCCTTAACCCCGCTGGTTGTTCATGCGGAGGTCGCCGCGCCGTTAAACCAACCGAGTACGGAAGGTGAATGGTCGGAACCAACGGTCGCGCACCAGTGAGAGTACCCACCCTTCGGGGTGGGTTTATCTTATTATTTTTTGGATAGATATTATTTAGGTGAGAGTACAACCTATTCTTTTATCCCACTCTCCCGACCATCAAGGAACATTATCATGATTAGAACTACCTACCTCGCTCGCTTTGATTTGTGCGATACTTTTGCTGAGCTGTTGACTATTCCCAAGATTGAGAAAACCCTGCGTTGGGCTGACACGCTGGGCTATGAACAATGTGCCCGTGAGGACATTGGCATTGTTAAATCCAAATACATCGTCATCTACGGTGAAACCGGGAAACCTATCCGCGTGGTGTGGGTGACCGAAGATGAGGGTAAAGCGTTCGGTCAGTATGTGGTCTACCATTACTGGCACATGAAACCAGAATGGATAGAAGCGATTACCAAACTCGCTGCCCGTGGCCTACGCTGTAAACCTGCTGACATCCGTATTCTTGACATGCGTAAAGACTGGGATGAACAATAGTCTTCGTCTTTTTTACGTGACGTCCTAAGTATATGCCGTAGTGAGTCGGTTAAAACTCACCAACTTAAACTAAGAGAGAAAATACCATGACTAAAGTAACCAAACCAAACACACTCGTTGAAGCCCCTAAAGAAGCATACTTGTCTATCCCAACCGACGATGGACTTTATCGTTACGATTTTCTTCACAATCCTGACGATAAAACTGCTAAGGGTCTACCTCGCGCCGTAAGTCACAAGTTGGTCAATTGTGAGACAGGTGCCACCCTCGTTGGAGGCAATGTCTTTATGGTGCCTTCAAGCTGGGAACTTCCACAGCTCCAGAAGAAAATGAGCGATGTATTGAAAGATGCATCTGCGCGCATGTTCTTTAAGGGTATCGCACGTAAGCCAGAACTATGGTCGGCGTGGGAATACCATGACTATGCTGCGTTGCGCGAAGCGGCACCACGTTATGTTTATCTGGAAGAGGTCATCAAAACCTTCTACAAAGATGTTCTGGATAAAGAGTATCATTCCCGCACGCCGGATGATAAGGTTGGTTATTTCCACCGTGTGAAATCCACTGAAAAATTCCGTGGTAATTTCAACGGCTACGCCATCCATGTCAAACGTACGCTGGAAATGTTCTGTCCTCGCACGCAACTCGGAACGGCAAATGTGAGCTATGAATTCTCTGCGCCGTCGGTTACCGGCAAAGAGCGTAATCCAGGCAGCATGACACTCTGGTTCGAATATCCTTTGGCTGAATGGCCGCTGCTGAAAAGCTTCACCGCAGAACCTCGTGTGGCCGCCATGCTAACTGCATGGATTGACTCCACTTGGAACGACAAGCAACGCACGGAAGCACGCGAGCCCGATGGTGATCGTCGTGTGAAAGTGAATTCCGGGAATAATAAAAACCCAATGGTACTTCCTAAACCCCATCTGTTTGTTCCGACCCCAGTGGATTCGGCGTTTAATGCTCTGCCTCCTGTAGACGGCGAGTAAGCAGAAAGGCATCCTTCGGGATGCCTTATCTTTTTTTTTGTTTTACGTAAGCTGCTCATTATGTGAACACACTTGCTTAATTTGAAATGGGGATAGAACAATGACGATTACCGTGGCTTTTGATGGCCCGGATTATTCCGGCAAATCCACAACCGTCGCAAAAGTTGCGAAGATTCTGGAGGGGCTGGGTTTGCGTGTGGGTGTGGCTAATCATCCGCAGGCAGTGACGGAGACTGGACGTTATGCCCGTCTTCAACTGGTGACGGGTAAGGCGAATGATATTGTCGCTCGTGCCATGTGTCAGGATTTTGAATACACGCTCCATAATTTGGTTCCGCTTTACGATATTGTATTGTGCGATCGTTGGGCACCCGTAACCATTGCCAATCAAGGCGATGAAGGGAAACACGAAGTATTCCGTTCTGGTATTTGTAACATGCCTGGAGCACCTTCCATTTACGTCTCAATGGAGGTGGGTTACGAAACGGCTGTTAAACGCAACCAGAAGCGCCTGGAAGAGAAAGGCCAGGATTGGGATGCGGCAGTAAGCGGAAAGATGTTCGTTTCTCCTGAAGCGTGGGAGGCGGCCTGTGCGCGCTATCGTTATGCGTTCCAGATACTGACCGAGGGTGGTAGCAAATTTGACTTGATTCAACTCAATGAGAAGTCTTCTGAGTTTGCCGCGTTAGATGTGGCCTCGAAGATTGCGCAGGCGTATGCCCGCCAATTGCAAGAGAAACAAGAATCCGCATTGTTACTCGCCTAAGCTGTGCCCCTTACCTTCGGGTAAGGGGTTGCTTATTTTTTACGTTTACGACAGGTGGTATGTTCTAAATAATTTCAGATAGATATTATTTAGGTGACATTAGAAATTAATGTCGGAAATTATAACTATAACTAAGGAGTTTTAAATGAAAGATATAAAAGTAACCCTACAGAAGTTGAACTGGATTAATAGATTCATCGCACGATTACTTGCACTTCACGGATTAAAGCCAGAAGACTTGGGATTATCTCGAGCAGACTTAATGAAGTATGCAGCAGAAGATCGTGATATTGACGAACTCATTAAAGAGTTGGTGCCAGCACCTGCTCCTAAGCCACGTAAACCTAGAATGTAAATCCCCAGGCACTATTCCTTCGGGGGTAGTGCCTTCTATTGATTATCAAGGAGTATTATCATGCGTTATCAACACACTGCCACTCGTGCTGCAAAAGAAACTTTCCTGAACCACCTGTCATTCATCATCGAAGAGTTAAACGTCAAAACTACGCAACGTGAGCTGGCGATGTTGTGTCAGGTGTCTGTATCTACTATTGGCGCGATTAAGAATGGGCGTGGGAAGAACGTTTCCTTCGAAACCATTCTCCGTGTAGCCGATGCTATCCGCCTGTCTTACCAAGTAACGCTGACTTCTAAGTTCGGGAAGTCTACTTACAGCGTAACATGTGAAGCGGGTTACGATTACATGAAGACCGCTCGTGTGAAAATCACTGAGCAGGGCCGTATCATTCGCAGCGCTAAAGCAAGAGGGTAAACCATGAAACCAATCTACTACCATGGGTCTTACAAGACGCCTGTGATTATTCACAGTGCGAATCACTGCAAGCATCTCCACGTTGGTGGTTGGGCTTCACGTACCGTCACCCAAATTGTTAACAAGAAGTGCGAAACCCACTATCTCTGTCGTGCCTGTAACGACGCATTACTGGAAGAACTGTACGGCTCACCAGTAGCGTGTGAAGACTGCGGCAAGATGATGGCGAAGCGTGACGCTATCCCATGGTCATGCTACGGCCATAACCCAGCAGACCCACAGATTCATCTGTGTGGTGACTGTGTCAATGAACCGAAACATTTCACCCGCATTGAACAAGATCGTGCAATCTTCGCGACTTACTTCACTGCAAAATAATCCATCCCACTGAGGAGCATCAAAAATGGCACCACGTACTAGCGCAGTTAAAAAGAACACCGCACCAACCCAGCCCGGTGCAACCGCAGCGCAGAAATTATCTGACGCCACCGACACCAGAGTCATCGAGCCGGAAGTAAGCATCTTCCCGCCGCAGGCACCTATCCACGGCAAGTTGTTTATTAACTTGTATCAGGGTGACTTTAAACTGTCTGGTTTCCAGGACAGTACCATGAACACCTTTGTCATCTATCACAAAGACGTAATCGTTGGTGTGATTCGTGGCCACCGCCGTGCGGCTATCTCCACTTATGGCTTGCACATCTCGGTAATCGCCCGCCTGGCAATTAATGTATCGGAAGAAGCCGCTTCAACGTATCTGGCTGCCGCTGCATTCTTCGATAACAACCTGCGTGCATATACCGCCAAGCAACCGCACTATGTTGACTTGCAGTACAGCTATACGAATCCGAATGGCCAACATGCGGGCTATATGTTCATCGCCGGTAAGAACGTCGCGTTCGATGACGAAATTCCGGGTGACGCGAAAGAAATCCTCTTCCGCGCAATGGCTTATATCAAGAACTTCACTGACCGTTATGCGAACGTTGAGAACGAGCACGACCTGACGTTGGTCGGTACTAACCTGTCTACCTCGTTAGACTGGAAATAATAAAACTAAATAAGGGGGCTTCGGCTCCCTTATATTTTTTGTCTTTTTACGTTTGTAATAGATCTTGTGTAGACTACACACTCTTGGGGTAAAACATGTATAGCATTGCGCGAGTATTTTGGGGTAGCATTCATGCCCGCAAATTGCGCGAGTTGTTACAGCCGGGCACAGACTCAGCAAACCGACTCGATGCATTTTTAAAGAACCCTTCCATCGCTGTCTACGGACTTACGATGAATGGGGAATGGGGCGGTTACTTTGCCACATCTAATGTGCCGGGTGATGAAACCTTGGCCTGTCATCATTTCACGCAGTTGAAAGCACACGCTATTCGTCCTACAACGATTCAATTGCTGCTTGACCACACCGGGACTTCTAACCTCATGATGTTGGGTGAGGACGAGAAGAAAATCTCCCGTTTGGAGAACCTCGGTTTTATTCTGATTGAAAACAATTGGTCAGCTGAAACGAAACCGTATGCTGACTTAGAAGTTGATAAACGGGTTGTTGATATTTCCATCGGCTTGGCTGATGAAGTTATCAGTGAAGATGACCTGCATGAACTGAACGTGGTGTTGTCCTGTTCGATTCTGGAAGAAGGCGACTACGACCCATTAAAACGCTACATCCTGCATACTGTCCGTCCTGACCAAGTTATCGAACGGGGTCGCAGTGGGAAGTATCGCACACTGATTTGGCGTGAAGAGGGCAAGATTCTGGGCGTAGTCCAACTCGAGTATACGAACTGGGGTGGCGTGTCGTTAACGGGCATGGGCGTTCATCCGCATCACCAGAAGCGACGCATTGGTCGAAACCTTGTAGCGGCAGCTATGAAACTGGCCAGTCAGTCCCACGAAGAAATCAGCGCGACGACCTTTGCCGGTAATATCCCCGCTGAACACTTATTGGGTAATCTTTTACGTTACACCAAGCTGCCGGGTTCCTACGGTATCGGTAAAACCGAAGACGCGGTTTCCTGGAAACGTACAAAGGGTCTCAACAAACACATCGACCGTGATCGCGGCCCGGTGTTAGCCGATTAAGAGGTTGGGATGCAACGTGCAATTTTAAAATGGGTAGGTGGTAAGAGTCGTGTGCTACCTACCCTTAAAAAAATCCTACCTGAGGGCGATTGCCTGGTAGAACCGTTTGTTGGTAGTGGTTCGGTCTTCCTGAATACCGATTATGCTCAGTATCGTTTGTCGGATTCTAATCCAGACTTGGTACTGGTGCTTAAAGTGGCCTCAGAAGCTCCTGATGACCTTATTGAAGCTTGCGAAGAGCTATGGGGTATGGGATTCGATGAAGACACCTACGCCACACTGAAGGCTAAATTCAATGACCGTAAAAACATCACTATCGAAGACAGCATCGATCGTGCTGCGTTGTTCATTTACCTTAACCGTCATGGCTATAATGGCCTGTGTCGCTATAATGGAAGTGGGGGTTATAATGTCCCACACGGTAAACCAGAGTCTGCACCATATTTGCCGCGTGCTGAGATTCAAGCATTCTGGAAGAAGTGTTCCGAGTGTGAAGTGATTATTACGTGTCAGGACTTCACCGAAGCACTGACGAACTTACCAAAAAATGCGGTGGTCTATTGTGACCCACCATACATTCCCCGCTCTAAAACAGCAGCTTTCGCACAGTACCACAAAAGCCCGTTCGGCCAACAACAGCATCGTGTTTTGGCCAGGCTGTTAAAAACCGCCCACAAAGACGGCGCTAAAGTTGTGCTGTCGAACTCGGATACGTTGTTGACTAAAGACATCTATTACGGGTTTGATTGGCAGACGGTTGTGGTAGGTCGTTACGTGGGGGCAAAAGCTGACAAGCGTGGGAAGGTTAACGAACTTATCGGGATTCTGAAATGAAACTGGTTCAATACCAAATTGATAACGACCAGATGGCTGTGCAGTTTAACGGCAAGATGGCGCGTATTGATAAAGTCTGGAACGCCCTCTCGCAGTTTAGAGGTGGGTTGTGTGACCATACCGAGCACTACATGATCCTTTCGAATAGTGACCGGGTGCTGATGTACTTCAACGGCACGCGCAGTGGTCGTCATTTTTATATTCAAGGGCTCAGCCCACTGTCTGACCAAACATTCAAGCAGTGGAAAGCACTACAGCGTGAATTAGAGGTCAGTTATCTGGAACTGATTGCGGGTGCCGACGGTGGGAGCGTACGTTCGCAGTTTGAGGCGATGGGCTTGAAGTTTGTAACGAAGCGTGTTGTCTTCACTATCACTGACCCAGACGCGGTTACGTTCCCAACGTGTGGTATTCAACTGCAAGACAACAGTTCGCTTGAAGAGATTGCGGCCTTGTGTGAACTTGCCAAGAAAAAGTTGGCAGGTGCAGAGGACATTCTGTCTAGTGCAGCCGTGGGCGCGGTGAGTGTACAGATGCGGTTCACGGGTAACATCTTAACCAGCGCTATGTTCTACAGCGAAGTAGGTACTGAGATGTTAGTCAGCGAGGCTTTCGTGTCTGTGTACCCGACGGGGAGCACTGAATACGCAGAGGAGTTCATCGAACACTTCCGTGGGATGTTGGGTCGTTGTGCAACAGAGAATAAGCACTACTCTATTGCATTGGCGGCAGAAGCCAAGATTCCTGAATACGAAGGCATTGAACACGAGGTGCGGTCTCACCATTATACCTTCGCCTAGGAGGCTGAATGCAACAATTACGCCTGGTAGAAGAAACCGAATATCTCTCTAGCCGTGAATGGCTTATGAGGCATCGGATTGAACAATTTCAGCAACAGATAATCCGCTACAATCACGACGATGAAGATGACCGTTTTCGTTTAGTGAGTGTATTCGTTGGGGAAGTAAGGGCAATGGCCTTACTGTTACTCGACCGTGGGTTTATGGTGGAACTGATGGGACTCAATACTAATCCTGAGATACCCGTCCCGAGTGTCACCAAACTGTTGCTGCGACATCTGGAACGTTCGCGAATCATTGTCTACGCTCGTGAATACGAAGACCAGTATGTTGAGATGGGGTTACCTGTAGTGTCTATTAACTACGCCCGGCCCATCATTCCAGGACGTCGCGATAATAAACATTTCACCGCAAATGTTGCTTCATTATATCACGACAAAGAACAGTTCCGCATTTACGTCCGCGCTACTCTCGGTGATGACCCTGCGGTTGAATCGGTACTCAACTCAAATGGGATGTTTTCTTTACTGATTACCGGAGAGGGCGAACAGGTCGCGGCCATTGTTAGTCGTGGTGAGAAACGGTGGGTGATGTCTGATCCCCAGGTTCTTCGTGTGTCAGGAAATAAACCGGCAACCGACGCGGTCTTTGGCCGCTTTGTCGAGTGCTTGATGGCCTGTTTACCGAAAGGAGATACCCTCGTGTATTCTTCGACGATACAGGCAGCTAACAACCGGGTAACGTGGCTGATTATGAACAGCTTCGTCCCTGAAAGCTATTTGCACCATCGTGCCCTAAAGGAGAATTGATGAGAGAGATTACCGAAGAGGTTGTTAATGCGACCTATCCTAAACCGCTTGGTCGTGGCTTATTGAAATGGCGTATTGATGACCTGGATGCGGAACGCGCCGAAACTAAGCATATCGTAGAACTCGATAATGGCTCTATTGCTTATGTCCGCAAAATAGAAAACAGTGCGCTCGTGACCGATCTTGACCTGCTCTACGGCTTGGAAGGGATTACGCTGGTAGGATTGCCTGAATGTTTGGGTGTCGAACATGTGTTCATGTACACCAGTAATCCAAACGATGCCATGCCCATCACTTTAGGGTTAGAGCTGCGTACCCAACGGATGCGTAAAGAAGGGGGTAATCCTATCGAATGCCCACCTGGATTCGACGTGGATGTTGTGCTCACGGAAAAAGAAATGACCGCTCTGCTGGAAATCGCTGACATCAGCCCAGGGATGCGCGTCGCCATCGGTGATATCGGGCGAGGTGATTCTTTCCTCTGTCGTCTGACCAGCACGCTCGGCGATGGGATTATGATAGTCGACCGTATGGAAGACGGCGGCATCGCCATGAATAGTTATAATGTTCAGGGTAGTCAAGACGCCATACGTTTGATGGACGGTTTCGATTACCTGGTTTCGCAGTCCACGTACGGTTATTACAACTACGTACAGAACAATACGACTGAAGAACTACTGGCTGAATACATGGCCAACAAAGGCTACAAAACCGTTAGTTCCGTTTATGCAATTTCCGCTACCCCTAAAGGAGAATAACATGTCAATCAATCGTTCCGTATCTCGCTCTAAAGAAGTTGTGTACACTGTTGAAACCGGCGATGACATGGAGAAGTTCCATGGCGTGATTGATGAAGAGCATAAGCTCCTTATCGCGTATCCCGGTAAAGAAATGACAAACCGTCGCCATGTTAATCTACTCGATAAACTCTTGGCTAAAGCCGCACATCGCGACGGCATTAAAGGCAGCCAGGTTCTTTATGGCAAAGTGCTGAACCAGGAAGGCAAAGAGTTGGTTATCCATAACGCCTAACTCGCGGTTATTCTATGAACCTTTAAAAGATGAGGAAAGGCGATGGAAGTTATTGACTTCGAGCAGTTGCCTCAACATGACTTCGACCTTGACGTTCGTAGCGAAGAAAATGCTGATGCTAATTTGCTAATGAAGCGTTATTACTCGCTAATAACGGGTAGCGAAAGAGACGAGGTTAGCCTTGGCGATTTCGAGAAGGTGCTGGTCGGTCTGATTGAGACAAACGCTGCCCATGTGGCGTTGCTTAATGAGCTGAACTTCACCGGGGTTGAACCATCTGATGCGGCTATGATTCTGCGCGACAGTATCGTGCCAAGCGATGAGATTCTCGATAAGGTCGCGGCACTGCGCGGGCCGTTCGATGAAGCAGTGGAAGATTACGTAGAGCAACTCAAAGAGGCGAATCTGACTCTGTGTGCTCCGGTTGACCCTAATCCTACAGTAGAGCAGGAAGAGGAAGCCCGTAGTCGTCTTGCACGTTATGTCATTACCAGTGTACTGGTTGACGACCGTGAAGAAACCCAGCTCTAAGAATAAGCCTATCCTTCGGGGTAGGCTTTCTTTTTTTATTTAAAAAACAGATGGGGTTATCTATATGTACAAACCCCCACCAATTAGAGGAATACAAGAATGTGGCTTAGCGCTATTCACCGTGACCTGCCGAAAGTAGTTGACTTTGGAACGACCGTAACTGGCGACCCACACACTGACCCGGTACAGGTTGACGTTGGACTGGCTCGCTTCGACCGTATGGAAGAAGGCCAGTTCGTTGTCATGGACAATGACGACAATGAGTTCATGCTGTTCCACCCAGAGGTGGACGTGTCTGATATCAAAGACGGCGTATGGTTGGCATCCTGGCAGGATAAAGAAACCCAGAAGTGGATGTGGGCGGTTGCAGAATGCACCGCACCTGACTGCTTCACAATTTCGACTAAACACCATGTCGAACCCAAACCCCATTAATCTGGCGCACCGTCATTGGTTCATGCGCGGGATGGGTGCAGAGAAAGGCAGTGTGGTTGAGATGCGTGTTGACCGTATCCTGCCACGCCACGTTCGGCTTGTTAACATAATCGACGGTCGAAGTATCATGATGCCGATAGAAGCCTTTAACTTAATCCCAGCACCAGGGAGAACAGTGTCTATCTATCGTCGTGAGTGTATCATGACTGTCCCACTCGGCAGTAAGAACCGCCAGCCTATCCGAATTGATTCATTATCGTAATTCTTTTCAGATAGATATTATTTAAGTGAGAGTACCTACTCTTGCCGGACTCGTCCTACCCTTAATCGGGTAGGACGTAGTTTTATATTTTTTCGAGAGGAAGAATTCATGTTCCAGAACTCCGTTGTGAGTGATTCTGATTTAACACAGTTTCGCGAACGTACCCAGTTGATGATTGACAACGGCGACTTGGCACGAAGCAAACTGAAAGACGTTATCATCGCCTTGCAAGAAGTGCCTGATATTGCAACCGTATGGTCGTGTGAAGGATTAGTTCGTGTTGAGAAAGGTCGACCCCGTACTCGACAGCCTCACTACTTAACGTTCGTTGTCAATGAGAAAGGTCTTAAACTGTTGGAAGTGATTTGGCAGGTATGGCAAGCAGGCCCCGAAGGGAAGCGAATGTGCCTTACTTTACAACACCAGCAACACCAAAGTCGACCCACCGCTACTTATCCGGCGTGGACGTTTAAGCTGAATCGTAGGCCAGACGATGATGTCGTCGAGCAGGCTTGTGAGTATTGGTTGATGATGGCGAAAGTCATGTCAGCCCATTCGTGATTTTTACGTCAGCTATCAATCTAATGTATACCAGTATAGTAACAGAACACCCCCTAAGGAGAATCTAAAGAATGTCTAAGTCTAAGAAACCACGTAACAAAAAATATAACCCGAAAATGGCCCATATCGAAACTGCGCGTTTAGTTACTGAGAACGCCCTGAATCGTATTGCCTTTATTGGTGCGTCTAACCGCCGCTTACAGCCGTATGGCGGGCGTGGTTTCCAATACACCGTAGGTACCAAGGTTCGTGTTACAGTGAGCGCGGCATTGGCAGAAACCCTCTTTGAGGATGAACGCCATTGGAACCTTTGGATGTGTCATTACTCGAACAGCCCAGAGGGTGTACAGGCGCAATCCGCGTTACTGTCGCTTGACGACTATACGCTAGGCGATTTTAACGAGCATATTCAAACCCTGGTGAACCATACCCGCCCAGAAGACATTTCCGATGAAGACTATATCGGTTTTGCTTTCTTCTGCGCACCAAACGACCGTTGGGATTTCTCTGGCCCGGCAGACGAACGTCTCATCGAAAACTTCATGGCTTCCGGTGTGCTGGAGAAAGAAACCCATGTTCCGATGTCAGTCTGGCCAGTCGAGCGTGAAGAGCTTATCATTAAACTGATGGCCGATCACGGTAAATTTGACGTGGCGATGAAACTCCAGGAACGCGGCGAAGGTGAAGACTATAAACTGGTGAACTGATGAACTTTTGGAAACGCTTTAAACAGCTATGGGTGAAAGAGCGCAAGATTGACTTCACACCCATCGAAAAAGCCGTTGAGGAATACTTCGACGCTGGGAATCACGATATCATCGCGTTAGCTGATTCAATGAATCTGACACCCCGCCAGCTGTATTTCATGATGTCCACTGATAGATTGCGTTGTAACATTCTCCCGGCATTACCGGAGAAAGAGCGCAAAGAACTAACGTCGGAGATTTGTGCCCGTGTTTTCAGTTATAACCCGGTGTTATTCTCTTGCACTTTTCATGGAAAGCTGGAACCGTACGATTTGAATGAATTGGTCTCTAGACTCGACATGATACGAGCCAACACGTATGCCGTCGGGGAGCTGGATAAAATGCCGGAGGTTCACATCGATGAATTCACCACCCCGCAGGGAGAACGGGCGTGTTATATCACGTTTGTCTGCGAAGAGTTCGATAAACTAATTGGTCGTGTTGTAGGCATGACCGACGTCCAACAAAACATGTTGATGGTGCACTATGGACAATCTAACCCCTGTTGAAATCGTCAAAGTCTTTGACCAGTTTGTCCACGGGCAGCATATGGCAAAGAAGATGTTGGCGATTGCACTACGCAACCGTTTTCGTGTAGCCTCTTTAGGTTTACGCGATCGGGGTAGCGTGAAGAAACAAAACCTCCTGCTAATTGGCCCGACGGGTTCGGGTAAGACGGCGTTGATGCGTGTTCTGCGTCAGCGTTTTGGTTTACCGGTGCTTGAGCTGGACATGACGGGCTTCTCTGAGACGGGTTACGTTGGACGCAACGTTAACACAATCGGTGCAGACTTATCGGAACTGGTAAAAGCCACCCCGTTGCCTGAGTGGTACGTAAAGCTACGTACCGGAATGGAACTGGAGAAAGACGAAGCGCGTTACACCCGACAAGAGTGGGATGCGCTCCAGCGCAAAGAATACGAAGCTGAGAAACACGAAGAAGACACGGAACGTCGTGTCATTCGTGAGGCCAAGCAAAAGCACACCCTGCAATTGCAAAGCATGGGCATTCTGCCCGACGATGCTGAGTATACACAAATTCAGCGTATCTTCTATCTCCGCGCTATGTTACTGGGTTACTCCAACATCCAGGGTATCCCGTACGATGACTTCGATATCCGAACACTGGAGTTGGCTCCTGGCCAAACAGTTCAAACCATAGTTCGCAAAGTGTTGAGTTTGCTGGAAGGCGTACTCGGAAGAGAAATCACCGGTATGTGCGACTTGGATGCCGACACGATGGAAGACATGGATCTCGAATCGGCTATCGAAGAGAAGCCGGAGTTCATGGCGGACGTCATGGGCTTGATGGGTCTGGCAAACACGCTCGAGGTGTACATGGAGCGTGGGCTGGAGTTGATGGGCAGTAATCCGGTTGCGGCCTGTGTCTCTGGTGGGGATTGGTACGACGCGGCGTATACGCTTGACGGGGAGAAGCAAGACATTCCGCCGGGGATTCTCTGGAAGTACAGTGACTCTACCGGACACCTCCTGCACTGGATTTTCCAGATTGCGTTCGAGTACGAAGCGATGATGGATGAGTTCTGGTCAGTTGAAGACTTCACCCGATTCGCCGATGAGAAACTCTGGACGTTTGAAATCCCTAAAACGAAACCAGAGTTCACCAATAAAACTGGTGTCATCAGCAAGAAGGATTTGCTGAAGGTGGACAACTGTAATGGGCGAGACTTCATTGAGAACTTCGCGGTAGTTTTCCTGGATGAATTCGATAAGTTGGTTGAAGGTGACCGCTCGAATCATACGCAGGTATCCCGTAGCGGCGTTCAACGTAGTCTCCTGAAAATGGTTGAGGGAGGGTTATACGGTGCCATCGATACAACCAACGTGCTTTTTGTCGCTGCTGGGACGTTTGCTGAAGCGCCTCTTTCTAAACTCCTTCCAGAACTCCAAGGGCGTTTCCCGTTAAGGGCTAACTTAGAGCCGCTGGACAAAGAAGCCCTTGAAGCTATCTGTCGCCTGGACAGTAGTGACTTCCATGGCATGATTAAACTGCTGTCCTTAGAAGGTGTGAAGGTGTTGTTTGATAAAGACACCTACGCTTACATTGCGGAACAAACGATTGAAGCTAACCGGGAGAACAACCTAGGTGCCCGTCGTTTAGACGCAATCGTAGAACGTATCTTCCAGGCTGCACTTTACGAACCGGAGAAATATCTTGAACACGGATACGACGTTACCGGAGCAACCCTCCGCAGAATTAGTGATTGATTACGTTCTCGACGTAAAGGTTGAAGTTTCTGACAATGCTTGTGGTTCAACCCACACCAGAAAAGAAACGGTGTATGCTGAGGGCATTGTTTTCCAGATTCCGGAAAGTCAGTTGTCCCTCGGCTTTGAACCGCGGGTTATCTTCCAGCGATGGCAGCGTCAATCCGTAATGGTGGGAATGAGCCCGGTTACTGGCCCAGCACCGTATAACAATCCAACGGCATTGGAAAGTTATCGCCGCGTAAACATGAGTCAGGTCTGCGGTAAATTCCACGGCGGGTCGTTGTGCACATTCGACAGTAAGGTTGTACTGGAAACTAACTTCATTCCGGATGGCCCATACGGCGAACGGGTTCGTCGTTACATGAAGGTGGTGCCGCACATCACACTGCGTGCCCGTTGTTTGGTCGATGAAAATGGACGGTTAACAGGCGTTCCAGGTTGGGATATCGTCCTGCCGGATAACTGGCAGCTGGTTGGGCGAGAACGTCAGTCGACTTACAATACACCTACGCACCCAGACTTCATTAAATCTCTCGGATTGATTCATGAGAAATGTAAAGAAGACGGTCTCGATTTCTCTCTCCATTACGAGGAAGGCTCCGATATGTGGAGTATCGGTATTCGTCCGATGGAGTATGAAAAACGGTTCATGACCGGTGACTGTGTATTATCAAACGCTGTAGAAGAAGCTTTAGATCATTTAAATATCGTTGGGGATTAACATGGAAAAGAATAACGACTTGCGCGGATTACAAATCACGGGACAAGGCGAAGACAACAATGGTAAGTTCTACAGTGTTGTGTTGTTGGATACTGCTCGCATGTCTGCTGACGGGCGTCAGTATAACGGCGATATCGCTCATTTGATTCGTGGCATTAAGCGTCAGCCGCGCGTGCTGTGTGAAGTTGACCCGTACCACGACTACCGTTTCCAAATCCCGATGTCCGATGATAAATACGCCTCGGCGGTCTGTACCATTGACCAAAAGAACGTGTGCGCATCTATCGAGAACATTCGTCATGATAAGATGAAAGGAACGGTGAAGGCAGAGTTACGTCCGTTTGGCCCACACGCCCGTATGGTGAATGAGTTGATGGGCGATCGTAATCAAAACATTAAGTTTGGGATGCGGGCGTTGGCTACACCGGGCGGTGCGATCGATAAAGTTATCTGTTGGGACTTGCTACCAGAATGAGCATATCAGAACTGTTCTATTGGGTAATGATGATACTGGCTGGGTACTATCTCATCCACTGTGTTATTGACGGTATAAAGGATTTGTTCAAGGGTGACTTGATGGGAATGTTTGTGGCGTTTGTTTTCGCGATTATCGCGTGGAACATTCACAAATGGGCCTTCATTAAGCTCGCGCCATTACAAACCTTGTTCTAACTAAAAGAAGCTCAGATAGATATTATCTTGATGAGCTTCGGTTATTTCTTTTTTTCGAAAGGGAACATTATGGTCGCGGTCTATTGGGTCGTATTTTTTATCTCAGCGCTATTCACTGGGATGAAAGGGGCGCAGCTTCATGACTGTTGGAAGAAGCGTAAACGTTTGGGCGTTGATGGGAAACAGAAACTCATCGGCGTGATTATCGCCTTCATTATCGGTGTCGGTTTATTAACCTGGCCACTGTATCGCATTTGGCATCTGTAAGTTACCATTAAGGAGTATTAACTAATGACGCGTGTTGTGACATTAACCGGCGGTTTAGATTCTACCTGGGTGTTGAACAAGCTAATAAATTTGCCTGACGATATGCCTGCGGAATTTATTCGTCCGGTGTACCTGGATTTTAATCAGGGGATTCGGGCCGCATTCCTAGAGTATATACTCAGTAGTGAGTCCGCGTTGCGCATGCTGAAGAAATCACATTTCTATCAGCGAAGTTTGGATTGGCGTTCACCGCCACCAAATACCTTTAACCACATCCGTGGAAAATATCTAACGCGACTGGTGCAACAGGGTAACGTCATTACGTCTTTGGCATTGGTGATGAATGATGAACTGTGCCGCGAAAACGATGCGGTCACGGCGTACGTTGGATGGAACAAAGGCGATTGCATCGAGCGTAACTTTACTCGTGGCGAGTGGAGCGAGGCGGATTACGAACGTTTGCGTGTGATGTACGAAAGCCTCATTTATTTCCAAGACCACGCCCCGCGTGTTCATCCGCTGATGACCCCCGCTTGGGATAAAACCAAGTTCGAGATGTGGAAGGAACTACAGCCGGATATCCGCGAGCTGATTACTGTGGCGTCGCACTATTCCATTGAATACATACCGTGCCCAGAAATCGACGTTATGTACGTTGAAATAAACCTGGGGAACTCAGCAAAGCATGCGCGGTATCATGCGATGGGTATCGAATTGTCTGTGGCTTGGCGCTTTGCGCTGAACGAGCCGTTCTGGAAACGTATACAGAAAACCACCTGTCCGCTGGATGGTATTGGTCCATCGTTACCTGGCATCCTGTTCAATGTTCCCGAAGAGTTTAAAGTTAAAGATGGTTGGAAAGGAGCACTGTGCCTTGAACCGAAAGACGAGCCGTTAATCATTAAATCGTTCTCCCGTGAAGAATGGGCAGAATATCGCCCTAAACTGGAAAGTTATCTGCGGGAGCGTGATGAGCATGACCGAGAGCGCCGAGCTGCTGAAACCCCGTCTGGAAATCTGGACAGTACAGATGGCGAAGTGGCGGAAAGTGTGGGAGATTCAGCCGTCGGTTCGGCTGGTTGACATCACAGTCAAAACGGGTAATAAATTATTAGCCCCGACCTGGGACTTCCTGATGGAATATAAAAACTCCAATAAGGATGCCGAGGCCGAGGCTGTTTATACCCAAAAATACCGTGCGAAAATTAAGCAGCTCTATAGGACGGAACCCGATGTTCTGTTAGAGCTATTGTACGCAGGGCGTATTGCCCTGATGTGTTTCTGTCCGGCTGGCAAATTCTGTCACCGTCATTTACTTATCCAAACCTTCCAAGCACTCGGCGTACGTTATGACGTCGAAATTGTCTTGATGGGTGAAATTACCTAAAGGAGTATTGTCATGTTTAAAGCCCCTGTTCATCACATTGGACACCTGCTGGCAACTGCTGGTCGCATTAACAAACTAGCCGAAATCACCCAGCTGAAACACACCATCGAATTAATTCGCTGCATCAACGTCAGCAAGAATCCAGAATTCGAGTGGAACCGTTTCTTGCGTAATGCGTACCTTGCCCTGAACCGCTTGCCGGAAGATGATGTGGAAGCACACCACATCAAGAACATGCTGACCAAAGCAGTGGATATGTTTAACAATGAAATTCCATTCCATCCGTTGGAAGCTTCCACTACCATGCAGATTTGCGATAAACTGGAAGACTGGGAAGCCGATGTATTGACTGGTAAGGTACATGCAGATGATGCATTGGCGAGATTCAGCCCAGAGGAAACAACAGCACAGAACGCTCTGCGTCTGAAGTTCCGTTTGGATGTCAGTCGTGAAATTGGTTTGGTACCGATGCAAGAGTTACAACGCGTATTAGCATCTCTGCCGTTTGACATCGAAATCACCACACCAATAAGTCGTGCCACGTTGTTCGATAAGCCAGTAAAAATTGTCTACGTGGGTGCGAAGCGTACCAGTGCTTCTGGCGCTTTGGATTTCGACCGTATCCAGTGCACCTTTACCTTTGACCAACCCATCACCCCATTAGCCCGCGACCTCATCAAAGAACGGATGCTGGAACGTAAAATTGGCGGCGGTTTCCACTGGGAAGAGGACTCGTTGATTGTAACGTGTACCTGTTCTTCGAAGGACGAAGTGGGTACCGCGTTGAAATGGCGTAACACGGTTGAAGACGAGTTGGGTGAAGTGCTGCGTAGTCTGAACACTACGTCTGACGGCTTCATCCGTTAAGTGGTGGCAGCATGGCTAAGATGACACTGGTCATTAAAGAAGGCCGTAATGGAACTAACGTGGAGATTATGTCCACGTTACAATCCATGGTCGAGCCAACGGGTAAGTACAGTCCAGAAAACTGCATTGCTCGTTTCCGTAAGTTAATGTTAAGTCATTCGTACATCTACTACCACTGTGGTGAGAACGCTATCAGTGACCACGAGTGGCAACGCTGGGCTTATATGCTGATGGTCTTACAGGACAGTTTCCCCGACGCTTGTACTCAGGGATTCTACGACGAAGCATTTGTTAACTGGGATGGGTCGAGCGGTTACGACCTTCCAGTTGATGATGAGATTCGTAGTTGGGCTGAGAAAGACTTCCGCATTTATAGACAGGCGCAATTAGTACACCCAGAGGGATGATCATGACCATCGACTACACTGTGAAAGTAAAGTTAGTTTTCCCCGCCGCAGACCCAGACTTCTACACAACGGTTTGTGCAGTACAAGCCCGTTTACGGGAGCAAGGTTACACCAACACGGAAATCGTAGAACGTCCGTTTGGTTTCTTCCGCCATGCGAATCTGGATGAGGTTGTGCGTAACCGCATGATTGCCCAGTACCGATTAACGTTGGCGGGTTGTTTAGACCTGCATGTAACCGAACCGGAAACCTGTAAGCATATCGGAATGATTAACGTGTGGCACGATGTATTCACGCATGTTATTCCTACCGGAACATCTATCGAATTCTCACCGACGTTAGCCATGCTGAATGTTGCCGCATTGAAAAACGTCTACGATACCCTTAACTAAAATACCCCAGAAGGATAATCACCGTGAATAAAGAACCACTAATCATCGTCCCACTGTTTGAAGAACACATTCCTGTTCGTGACCCTATCGTGCATGCCAAAATGTGCATGTTGCGTAAAGCCTATACCCTGGCGTACCGTAAGCGCCACCGCATTACCATTGGTCTGATTCCGGCAACTCCGAACGCTGTCAAGTTTGTCTGCGACCTCGGCATGTACGGGTATATGGCCCTGCACAAGCTCAAGAAGGATGCGCCAGAAGCACTGGAAATTATCCAGATGCTGAGCGATATGTACAAAGAGTTCACCACAGGTGAGAAATTTGAATATCACCACACGGACATGATGTATAAGCTGGCGGTAGAAGACGAAAGCTACGGCATCCCTGAACGCTCACTCATCACCTCGAAACCACAGCCAACTGGCGAGAAGGTCACCAACTCCGGTTTCTGCGGACAGCAGAACTTTGGGGATATTTTCCTGACCACCACTAACAATTTACCAGAGGCGATGAAGCTGGAACTGGCGCGTGTCTTAGACCGTTGGAATTCCGGACAGAATCACGTCCTCGACCAATCGGAGATGGACATTATTCCGTCAGCCACCCAAGTTGTTGTGGACTACCAGGGCAATGGTATCTATCGAGTTAACCTGCATGCCGTTGGGCATGAAATTACAAACACGGCCATGCGCATGGTGGTTGCTCGTTTGAAAGGGAAAACGGAGCGTGGTTGTTCGTACCACCTCGAAGGAAAAGGTCAGTTGTTCGTTGAGATTGACAGCCTCAAGAATGAAAAACATCAGCTGGTTATTGACTTGGTCAAGACCGGCATCCAAAACAACGTGGTTCACACGGTACTCGACATTTGCGCTAAGCGTTACGAATGTGAGATTGTGTTGAAGCCTCGCAAGAAGTAAGTACCCCATCAGGAGAATCAAATGCACATGAGTTTCTTTACGAAGCGCGAACGCGGCTTCTTGACTAAATGTCTAACACAGGGTTTGAGCATTGCCACTAACGCTCAGGCCGAAGCATTAACCATCGAACCCATTAAAGAAGTGATTGCGAAGCGTTACCCAGAAGAGAACTGGGACGACTGGTATCGTGAAGCTCTGCTGGTTCACGGTTCTTTAATGGCATTGGCGGAGTATAACACCTGCAAGCGTCTTGATGGTTGGACGTGGTATGTGCCGCGTACACCGGACCGCTTACATCTGGCCGACAACCCAGATGAACCGTTTACGATTATGCCGATTGCCCACCCGGAACGTTTGGATGAGCATCTTCGTGTTATCTGGGATAGACCGCGTCAGGAACTGATGATGATTATCGAGTTACTGACGGACTCCGGTAAGTTCAAAGCCATCGAAGTGGACTCCCCGGATAAGAAGCATGTCTATTGGCGTTTGACGTGGACAGCAGGCCCATTCCATAACCGTAACATCATCTATCTGCACCGGAGATAATCATGGCGGTCTCTTTACGTGCTGTAAACGAGCGTATCCGTAAGTATTTCGGACTTCCTCCAAAACCAACTTATCAGGAGCTGGAGGAAGAAGTGACTCGACTCCGCCGAGATAATCGCTCGCTGGTCAATATCGCACACGATGCGCTTAAACGATCGGAAGATTCCGATTCTCGGGCGTTACGCATGGCGGGAATGAAAGCCACCGAATTCCGCTGGCCGGGTTCCCGACAATTGATGTTAGGTAGTATCGTGAACTACGGCAAGGCATTGAGGAAACGTCGGGATAAAACCCGTTACAAGTTACTCTCGTTCTGCGTTCGTTTCAATGTTAAACCGCCGGAGGTTTCCAGTGATTAAGAAACTCTTAAAGCATATCTTCCAACCGCAGAAAGTGATTGATGAAATGGATTTAAGTCTGCGTCTGGAAACGGCCATTAAGCATATCGATTCTTTGGAAACGATGGCAAATGGACATGCCGAGGTTCTGGTTGATTTGGTGAACCGGATGGAAGAATCGACCGATCCTGAAATGCGGCTACTGGCTGGTAACATCAAAAAGAATACCGTCGGTGCAATAAACACCATGAAAGAAATGCATAACTTCCGTGTCATCTTCAATATCGATAAGGTGTAGTCATGTTGAACTGGCTGATAGCGAAAATCAACAAGCGGCAGAAGTTTCTCCTCGAGGAGAATTCTCGGCTGCGTAAGCAGTTGCGTAACGAAAAGGAAAAGGCCGAGGTACTGCAAGACTGTCTGAATGACCTCAAGTCTGCGGTAACTAAGGCACTTAATACTATCCAGATGGGCGACACGACCATTGAAAACGGCCGTCGGCAGATTCAGGTAGTTGACCACGATCTGGGTATGGAATATATCCGCACTGGTTGCGGTGAACTGAACGGTAAACTCCGCTGGATTGACCGTGAACTTGAAACTCTTAAACGAAAGGATGATCCCCGTGAACAACGAGTCTAATGAAAGTCTGGCTTTGGCTATTGAGCACATGAAAGTTGACCAACTCACCCGCTTGCAACATAAGACCGCAAGTGATCTTCAGGCCGCTGTGACGATGGCCCGCCATACTGTCGCCCGCAACAAAGAACTGATTCAGCAGTTGAGCGACATACAGACAGACTGCCTCACTGAATCGGCGCGTGCTACATTCGAACGTATCGGTGACGTGATGCGTGAGCATGAAAGCTGGGCAGAGAAGTTTGCCGATGAACTGTCGTGTTCGTTGGGCATCAACCCACGTAATACCGACGAACCGATGGCACCGCTGGTGTTCCTCAAAGCGAAGGAGTAATCGATGGGCGAATTGGTGAATCTCTATACTGACCTCACAGGTAAATCACCCCAGGAAGTTCTGGAATCATTACAACGTGGGGAACGTGTGCAAGATACCGATGCCAACGCCGATGCGATTCTGATGACGCTCGTTCCTCTACGGGGCGAGCATTACCAAATCGCACTGTTAGGTAGCGAATATGTGGTACGTACGCCAGGACGCGAATACGAGGCTTTTAGAGCCCCTCGCACAATAGGTGGTGTTGTACTGGTGGTTTGTGGATTAGAACGCGCTATACGGGAATGTGCTATTTACATTGCCAGTGGCGGGAAGGGGCATTTCTAATGGGTTTACTGCGTTGGATAAAAAGAAACGAATTACGGCGTATCAAGTATCTGGAAAAAGAACTTGAGGCGAAAAAGAAAGAAGCGTTTGATGCATGGGTGGTGAATAACCAAAACGGCAATCGTTTGTTCAACATCATGGCGCACTTGAACGTTTCCATGCAGGGTGGGCGTGACTGGGCTACGGTGTTTAACGAGACCATTGCCCAATTTAGTGAGGATGAACAGACCGGGGTTCGTCAAGCTGTATTGGAAACGATGCATCGATTTCAACTCGAAGGTAAGAATCTCAATATGATTCAAGACCCGGTATTTGAGTTCCCTGAACCACACCGGGTAGTATTCCCGAATGGCACCGAAGTAATGGGTTTGTCAGATAGACCCGCCGATAACGATTGGTGGAAAACACATTCCGGCCGTTAATAGTAAACCATTAAGGAGAATCACATGTCAGTAAAACAACGTAAGCTTCGCGCCGCTAAACGCGCACACCACGCCAAGAAAAGTAAACAAGAGCGTGTACAATACAATCTTTCTCGAGTTGGGATTAACGCACACCTTGACGCAGGTAAGCTGTCGACTATGGACAGAATTCTGGCACCAGGGGCATCGTTGAGTTTGAACCCACCTCCGTCTATCCAGGACATTGAAGGACTACTTCACACATCGAATATGCATGCCATCACCCGTGCTTTAGAAGAACTGGATGTCGGGTATGTTAAACCGAAACGGCGAGATGAAGTAATTAAAGCGGTGAGCTATGCTCTCGAGCGTGATGACTTTGATGATTTAGACGACCTGGCGAATCACAGTATCTTGCAACTCCAGCTTGGCCGATTAACACACCAGGGTGAGATTGTACTGGTTGACGCGATGACCGGCTTCCCGCCACCGTCGCAGGCAATCGAAATGATTGTGCTGCAAGCCCGTGCGGTTTGGGAGAAAAGTGAAGAGAAGTTGATTACCCCGACCACCGACAACATCGTTGACTGGCTGATTACTTTCGGACAGAAAATCTGCAAAGTTAAAATCCAGGATTATTTAGGTATCCTCAATACCGGAACACCTCGTGGGTGGTTTGACGATATCGATCCGGAAATGTTTTCTCGTATTCGTGCACTGGCTGGCAATACCACCTTCTTCCCCCACTTCCCGCAAATGCAGGCTGACGTCCCTAACCCTGGGGACTTGGTGATTGACATGGAAGATAACGTGGGTGAAGGTATCTTCAAGATTATCAAGGGTCGAATTGGTGAGTTAGGAGATGAGCGATTCGTTATCGATTCATTATCTGGTTTAGTACCCGACGCGCTGAAAGATATCGATGTCGGTGAACCAAAGAAATCACCGTACGGTAACATCTTCCTAACTACCCCGAAAGGAAAAGACGATGCTTAAACCCCGCAAGCAAAACAGGATGACGAAGGTTAAACGTCACGTCGCCAACACCCCGTACTTTGGCTATTACCTTTACCGTGGGAAAAGCTGGCGTGGTAAGTGGAAAGTTCGTTGTGCCCCGCCTGTGGCGTTCTGGCCAACTGGTATTGGTCACATCATCCTGATGGATGAGCAAGGCAACCCCATTAAAGGAGAATCAGAAAATGTTAAAACCGCGTAAATGCCGTAAGGCGTTATTAATCCTGTCACCACGTTTGAAAATCGCTGTGGGTAAGAAACTGTATACGGTTAATGGCCCGTGGGCTGCTAATCAATTCCAGTTGTACACTACGACCAGCATGAGCAACGCCATGCAGGGTATGCACAAAGTGAAGCCACGTCGTATGACGCAGCAGTTAGGGATGGTGGCTCGTAAGCTCGGCACCACTTACAAACGTCACATGGAGAAGGTATTCGCACCTAAGCTTACTTTGAACATGATTAATGAAATGGACTTTACTCGTGCTAAGCCGACCGAACCCGGTGGGTCATTTCCACTAAACCGATTTGGTTGGGCTAATGCAGGCGCAATGAATTCCGATGCATATCTGGATATCATGAAGATTTGTGGTACGCACGTTACCACTCGCCCTGAGTTCAACTACCATGACCATATTCCGAACAAAGACCAGAAGCATTACTTCGCGACACCGGTAGCCAAGTCAGGCCATAGTGTTTTGACGTCTGAATGCCGTACGGAGCTTTCCCGCCAGAAAGAAAGCCCGTGTGCCAGTAAAGCGATGATGACTATCCCAGAAGCAAAAGAAGGAACGTTGCTTGACCCGGAACTGGAAATAAAAGGTGTTCATCTGAAACAGTCTCGACTGACTACTGACCAAATCACTACGCTGATCGGCGGGTTTGGTGAACAAGAAGATAAAGACCTCCTGGCGCGCTTGAGTGCACCAGGCGCAGTAATCACACCAGAAGACGATGCTAAGTTGCAGAAGGTTGCAAAACAGTGCCTCTTCCGTGAAATCGAGCACATGGGCTAAGTAGCGGTACCCACTCCTTCGGGAGTGGGTATTCTTCTTTTTTTGTCCAGATTCGATTAAAAAAGATTTCAGATATATATTACCTAGGTGAGATTAGAGTATTAATCTTTTCTCCTAACCTTATTTTAATTGACTATCAAGGAATACTATCATGGCTACTATCACTCTGAACGATTCAATCCGCGCTGCCGCTAAAGCTAACCCAGCATCACTGATGATGATTGTTGGACTGTATACTTCCACCGGCAAGGTCAACAATATCGACCGTTGCATGATTGAACGCGAATCTGAAAACTTCATGCGTAAAGCGCAGGAAGACGTTACCTTCGAACGTAAAGACTTTGACACCGACGAAGCTTACACCGACCAGGTTAACCACCACATCATCATGAAAGCCCTGGCTACCGAACTGAACGAACGATTCCGTAGCAGCACCATCCCAGGCATGATTAAAGAAATGTACGGCCGTATCAAAGGTAACGTGGAAACTCGTGAAGCGTGGAATGGGCTGACCGAGTCTACCCGCGCCCTGGAAGATGCATTCATCAATAAAGCACTCGCTGAGCTTTACTAATCGCAATACCTCCCTACCCACATGGGTAGGGAGTCAACTCTAATAAACTTAAATTAAGGAATTCACCATGCGCAACTTATTCACTAAAACTAACGCAGTACCAGTGGCTCCAGCAACTAAAACTGTAGCTAAGAAAAACGAAGACATGCTCGACATCCTGCTGAAGCTCTCTCACACTGAGCGTGAAGCAGTCATGAAAACCATCAAAGAAGGTAACAAGATGGTTGATGAGCTTGAGGTAATCTATGGAAAAAAGGACAAACCAAAAAGTAGTGGGCTGGTCTGGGTCTGCTAAGGACGTGGTTATCTGTAGGTATAACTTACGATGTTAGCGTACAGGAAATCCTGTACGCTACGTCTTTCTTTTTTTTGTCTTCTTCTTTTTTTGTCTATTTGACTTGAGCTATAGCTGAACGTGGTCAACCTTTAATATGCTGGCAGGGGGTTATCGCTACCAAAGTAGCGTTGGCCTTAGGAAACCTAATAACCGAGTTAACGCGATGTCTTTTCAATCTAAACAGAATCTGCTAAAACTCATCAACAAAGAAAATGCCATCACTCCGGTGTTGACGTTTGACGATGTTGATATCTCTCTGCCGGAGGTGGTTTCAGTCGACGGTCGTGATTCAAAGGTAACACTTACCTCGAAAATCAAGGGCGACGAAGGATCGCAAATTGACGTGACATACCACCGTCGCGATTTGCCTGACTATGTCAAAGACGATCTGTCGTTTGATGCAATCGGTGTGGTTTCTACCCACGATTATATTCCCGCGCTCAACGATCGTTTCAATCTGAACCTGCTTCCGGAAGACCTGGAAGACGCCCCGGTCTCGGGTGATTCGCATACGGTTGTCGCCGTACCGACTTCACACGAATGGCGCGGGAACGTCACATTACAAATCATACAAGCGGTGCCATTAGCGTCTATCGTCCCGTTGACCGAATTAGATGGTCTGAAGTATCCCGACCACCAAATTACAGCCGTTGGTCAAGCATCCACGTACTCGTACGATTTGGATGCTACCAAACTGGCAAGTTGGATTCCTCAACTCCGTGCTGGTACTGCTGACATGACAGCCTTTGCGAAGGACTTGTCTACCGTAGTACCAGAGTTGTGGGTCAATAAACTCGATGTAGCACCGTACAACTTACAGCAGGCGTCCTTTGCGTTCTACGGTTCACCGTCGACCATCCCAGGGACTAATCCTGAATTCGCCAATGTGCTCGGTTTAAACCTGAGTGTATTGTGTAGTAACTTCCAGGGTACCTTGCTGCTCCACTTTAACAACTAGGAGGGCTGAGTGTCTATCTACAATAAACCCTCACGCGAAATGTTGTTGGATGCCATTAACAAGCAGAATAACTTGTTGGCGAATCCATTAACGTGGAACCAAATCGCCTCAGGTTATCCTGAGACGGTATCGACTCCTGGTGCTGACCGTAATACCCGCGTATTGTTGTACGGGCTGAACGGGATGGGTTACAAAGGCAACGTAAACATCGAATACGACCGTATTCTGATGCCTGTGTTGTTCCGTAACGTCATCCCGGTGGTTATCACCAACCCGGTGAATAAGCTCTCTGAGCTGCTACCGTTTCTCAACAAGAAGTACGGCCTCTCGCTGATTGCTGAAGACGTTGAAGATTTCTCCGTTGCATCGATGGGGGAAAGTTGGATTGCGGACGTAGTTATTAAGCCGGGTTGTCTGGCTTGGCAGGGCACCTTTAAGTTACGCTACGCGAAGTTCTTCCCGAACCTAGCTGACGTAGTAACTGATGTTGACTTGTCTGCGATTATCCCGCCGTTCACAATGGGGGCTAAACCGCAAGCTGAGTACGTCACCTACGGCTACGACTGGACGGAGATGAAAAAGCAGTTCACCGAGGACTGGTTGTTTGGACGTTCCATCACCGCCGCCGATGTCGAACTCCTTAACGGTGTCGTGCCGTTGAAGTTTGTCTACGCTACCGGTGACGTAGCGCAACCGGGACAGATTGCTTTGCAAGGGGCGCGTTTCCAAGGTGTCGCATCGGTTACCCCAGGTGACCAGTACGACCCGCTGTATTCGCGTGTGGCGGCCATCCGATTAGCGGCGAACAGCAACTATACCGGCGACCTCATCCTTCACTATCAGCCGATATAGGGATTACCATGCCACTCTTAGCCACAGCAGAACAAATCATCCTAAAAGAAGTCAACACGGAAAACCACCTCGACTTAAAAGTCACTGACGTGGTCTTCGGGGAGCCTGCGATTCCAACCGAACCAGAGGACGTTACTAAGGCTAACGGCCATAACTCCATGGTACGAATCCAGGCATTGGCTACCGCAAATGCGATCGGGGCAACCAAGGTCTATTACGACCGTGTCGATTTTGCAGAAATGTTCACAGATATCGACGGCATTCAGCCGCTGCGCATCCCTGCCCGTTTAGATACGGTGTACCATGCTCACGATATCGTGAATCTAATTAACCAGTATTACGGACTGAGTCTACGGGTCTCGGATGTGGAAAACACCGAGATTGACCGCAAGACCTGGGTTGTTGATCTTGTTGCAACACCAACCTCTCTCGGGTGGATTGGCCAACAACAAGTACAGCTCCTGCCGGGTGACGCCCTACTGCCGAATAACTTCGACCCAGTAGAAGTCACACCGTATGCGTATCCGTACTTCAACACGAAAGTCGGTCAGGGTGCGGTATATTCGTATCCATGGCGTTTTGACAATTATGCGGCGGAGTTTAAGTCAGCGGGCCTCGGTCTTACGACTGACCGCTTGGCAGCCATCTTGAAAACGGTTACAGGCGACGGTTGGTCAGTGTACCGAAACCCGATTAACTATAACGTCAAAGAGGCGATTGTGGTTTATAACGGGGTGAACAAAGCTGAGTTCCCAACCAACCCATCCGTGGACAATGTCGTGATTGTTGAACTGTCGCTCTATTGTCTCAACCTTGGTGGTCGTTTGTACCTGCATTACAACGACCCTGATTAATCCTGAGTAAAGGAAGTTAGAATGAAACCTTTAAACAAAACGTCCGATCTGCTGGTTCTTGACCTCATCAATGAAAAGAACCCAGGTGCTGACCTCGAGCTGGGTAAAGTTAAACTGGGTGACCCAACGCCAGTAGCTGGCGATGACCCTGAACGCAACACTTCTATGGTGCTGACAGCGCGTAAGAACTCCGGTTACATTGGTGACCAGACTGTAACTTACGATCGCCTAGACGGCGTAGCGCTGTTCCGTAACGTGACTGCGTATCTGGACGTTAAGTCTCCGAAGAAAACCGAAGACTTGTTGGCGACGCTGAACACTCAGTATGGTCTGAAACTGACAGAAGAAGATATTGTCTCTGCCGCCATCCCGGACGGTACTAACCCACCGTTGTCTGACCCAGATGCTCCAGACCCGGTTCCTGTTGACCACACCATCACCTTCGATGCGGGCTGCTACGCTTACCTGGGTACTATCCCAGTTAAAATCGGGCCTAAACCACAAGTCGGTGAGCGCCTGAGCCTGGTGGTTACTGAAACCAAACTGGACGGCCTGGTGTATCCAGACGGCCCAAGCGATACCAAAGGTCAGGGTTACATCTACTCCTACGGCGTAGACTGCACCGCAATTGCCGACTTCCTGAAAGTTCAGGCTGACGGTATCATTGCAGAAGACTCTGCATTCCCGGTTGAACTGAACAAAGTGGTTCCGGAACTGTGGGTTGACAGCGAAACCGCTGCCGACTACAACCTGCACGGTGCAAACGTCCTGTACGTTGGCCTGACCGCAGATGACGGTACTGCAACTGGCGATGAGCCAAAGAAACCAGTGGAAGGCGCTAACACCGCGTACAACCAGGTTCTGAAACTGCAACTGTCTGATACCCTGTGCACCAACTTCCAGGGCGTCATGTTCCTGCACTTCAATGCCTAATTAAGGCCGCGCTGGGAGGAGGGATTCCTCCTCCTGGCACACTCCTTTCTTTTTTTAGGCCGAGGAGGCTATTATGGCTTTATATAGTCTGTCTCAGCGACAATTCCTGTACGATGCGATTAACGCCGAAAACCCTGGGGCGATTATGCCCATGGAGTTGGAGAATGCCAACATTGGTATTCCCCGTGCGATTGCTGTTACAGCGAGCGGTGCCAATACGGAGATTACCATTCGTGGTCGTCAAGGTCGCGGCTATGTGGGCGCACAGACGTTCCGCTATAAACGCTTGTCGCTGAACGACTTGTTTAAGAACATGACACCACAGGTAACGGCACCGAATGCGTATGGATGGCTGAACGTTGTCTCTAAGCGTACCGCGTTTGCCCAGAACCTGAATGGCCGTTATGGTCTAAACCTGGTCGCGGACGATATCCCGGAAAACTACATTTACTTAAACGTGCTCAACACGTTGCGTGTGAATGCTTCCTGTATTCAGTACACCGGGACCATCACCTTTATGTCTATCCGGGGCAAGAACAGCCTGGAAGAGTTGGTGTTAAACGACATCCTACCGGAATTGAAACATCCAATTGAGCCATCGAAAGGTAAGCGTTCATTGGGGATGTTGCTGTACGGGGAAGACTTCACGGACGAAGTGCAAGTCATGGCTGCATTTAAGAACGGGCGTCTGGACGTCGGGAGTAACTTCGACAACGGCTACACCGATAACTTAATGGCAACGTTAATCGCGCGTGGGCTGCCTGCATTTGATCCGACTAGCGCAACGATTACTCGCATGAAAGCGAGCGATTACCAGTTTGCGAATAAGATGTTCGATAACGTGTTGGTCATCACCAATGTGATTAACGACCCGGACGTCAGCGGCGACTGCATGTTGCACTACAACAATTAGGAATAAGAGCGAATGGCTATCTATCTAGCTTCTAAAGACGTCCTTCTGTCGGCGGTGAACCAGGCGAACTCATTAGCTATTAAGGCAACTGATATCGTTTGGTCTACGCCAAAGGACATTCGTGGTACTGATAAAGGTACAACGACTGGGAAGAACACCCAGATTAAAATCACGGCAGACGGGGTGGTCGGTTCTACCTGGTCTAGTAAAAAGAATCTGTACTACGACCGACTGAAAGTGGAAGACCTAGTTATCCTGCTGGGCGATACGCTGGCTATCGGTCCGTCTAACGATACTCTGTACGAAGCGATTCCGGGTTTGAACCAACGCTACGGTTTTGTGTTTGAAGAAGCTGACCTGGTCGATGCAGAAATCGTCTGGGACACCGATCGTCTAACGGGTACTGTCAAGGTAGCCGCTAACACTAACTGCGTGGGTTGGATTGGTCAACAGGTATTCAAAGTTGTACGTGGTGACGAATCTCTGGTATCGGTTGTAACCACCAACATTCTGACTGGTCTAAAATACCCGAACGGGCAGATGGGCTCCGAAGCCGTCAATGGTATCATTGCGCAGGTGTACTCGTATCCGTTCAACTTCACCAAGTACCGTGACCAGATGCTGGCCTATACGCCAGGCATTCTGTCCGGCCAATCGTTGACCGATATGACCAACCAGCTGAAAGATATCACGGGTAATGCGTGGGTATCTACCACCGCAGCAGCGTGGGGTCTGGCGGGAGCAGAAGTTATCAGTGTAGGGCCTAACGACCCAGTGGCGTTGCCGACCTCTGCGAAGTACAAGTACGTGCTGGTACTCAAACTGCCTGCAACTACAACCAACATTGTAGGTACCATGTACCTCCAGTTCAACGACCCGGAAGATCCGGACGAGGTGTAATCGATGCTCAATTATGCTAAGCCGTCGAGCGAGCTGGTCTTTGACCTCATTAACCGAGATAACCCAACGTTACCGGTTAAGTTGACGCCGTCTAACTGCTTCATCGAGAAGATTACAAATGTCCCGGTGAATGCTGCGTCTAATCAACGCAATACGCAGGCTCGTCTGCGCGGGGTGCAAGGTTCCGGTGTTCGCGATTCAATTACGGTGTACTACGACCGTGTAAGCCTGGCGCGTTTGCTGCCGTGGGGTACAGGTGTACCTTCCCAGTTCGTGACTTATGATGCAGCTAACACCCATGCGGCGTTAGCGGTGTTGTTGGAAACCTACGGTGTCAACTTCTCACAGATTGATATCGTCAACGCGAACATGCCTGGTGCCAACAGCCCTAACTACACCAACACAGTTGGTATCACTGCGTTGGGTACATCCCCAGCGTACGTGAGTGCCGCAACGTTGCGTTACAGTCGTGGACTGCCGGTACTGGATACCTCGATTAAGCAAGACACACTTCCCGAACTTCAGCATCCGGTTGATCCGACTCTGAATAAGAAATGTGTGGATTTGCTGACGTACGGTATCGACTTTACTGCGTACAAAAACCTGTTAGTGGTAGATGCTTCTGGCCTACCGCAATGGGCGGGGTTACGCAAAGTGCTGGATGACCTGGGTGTGCCTGCCTATTCGGGCCCGCTGAACAGTAACACCGTGCAAGATGTCCCAACCGCTACCGCTGGAATGGCTAACAAAGCATACGACCGCGTAGTTATTCAAACGGGTATTGACGAAACCGGTGCGAAGGGTCGTGCTTATTACCACTACAACAGTTAACGTAAGGCCCTCCGGGGCCTTTTTCTTTTTGTAGTGTCGGGAGCCAATATGCAATTCTATTCCAAAGCGGCGCTGGAATTGGTCTACGACCAGGTGAATCGAGATAACCCTCATTTGCCGGTAACGTTGACACCGGCAAACGCAGCCCTCACCAGTGGGCCTTCTGCTGTTTCTTCAAACGGCCGAAATACCAGAGCAGTCTTTACCGGGTATCCTGGGAGCGGAGTACAAGGGAATGTGACCCTGTACTACGATCGCGTGAACCTGGACGCCTTATTTAATTTTGTCCCGGCTGTTTTCCTGCCCGATGATGTCTTGACCTATCGTGCTGCGCTGCCGTTTATAAACGAAGCCTTGGGGTTATCTTTACTGCCCGCTGACATTACCACGCCGGATGCAGCATTGAAAAAATCCAGTGGCGTGGCGCAGAGCGGTAAGCTGACCATCGTGTCGGGATGTCCAGCCTTTACTGGCAATCTGAATTTTACCTACATGCTTGAGGGCGCGGGGTACTATCCAGATTCAGGACCTGGCCCTAAGCAGTTGCTACAAGGCGATACGATCATGGGTTACTTTGGTCGCGTCGCTTCCTCGGATTTGTTTACGCATGCCGAACTTGTCACGATGCTGTTAACCGGCACCGGGGCGAAGTTAGTCAGTGGAACCGAGGGCTGGTATAAGTTCTTTTATCAGGGCACTATCATTTATCTACCGGTCACGCCGGTGGCAAACACCATCAGTTGGAGTCTGCTTTACGGGGCAGGTATCGTTTATGGTGTTGATGGGGTCGGGACCTATCCGATGTCGCCTGCGGTTAATCAAGGCAAAATCTTAACAAAAGATACAGCCAGTGACGGGCGTATTTATCTTCGACCAAAACTACCCACCGCCAGCAAGAATGACCCTATGACAACAGCCACTGGGACACTTCCAATAGCGGACACTGCTGGTAGCGTTCTTGATTTGATGTTGAAGGTTCGTGATGGTACCTGGGAAAGCAACTCGTACAGCGATTGGTCGCAATGGGTGCAGATGCGCAATAGCGTGCAGGGGCAGACGCAGAACAACAAACTGATTACGATGTTGGGGCAAAGCGCTACTAACGTCAACAAAACTACAGCGGGCGCGGGGTATTACTGGTGGCCTGTCTTAGAGTTAGTTGACAAAAATGGCACCACTTTAGGATTGGAAGAGCTTCGGGGTAACGTTGATCGTACTCTGACACCTATCACCTTTACGCCACAACTGACGCTACAAATTGCGCCGATTGCGATGACTAACGCAAAGACCGTTGAGTATTCACCGATACTCTTTGGTACCGAAAACAGTCTAGCGATATCACCGACTGCGTTTGCGTTACCGAAAACGGTTGACTTCACGCCAATCACCTTCTCCGCAGAAATCTATACCCCACCTGCTAAACCATCGTTATCGACAATGAATGGTGAATTAGACGGGTTCAAATAGAGGTATTCATCATGTCATTTACATTGCGTTGGAAGAACCCAAACGTAATCTCCACGGTGGTCAACATTTACCGTGATACCAAAGATATTTTAGTCACTGCTCTACCTGCCCCTATCGCAACACTGACTAACGGCGAAACTGAGTGGCGGGATAATACAGCCTTACCGGGCGGAACCTACTGGTATTTAGCCACTGTGACCGCCAATGGGAAGACGGTAGCCACGTCTAGTCAGAAGTACGTCATTGAGGTCAAGCGCGGCATCGGGCCTATGAACTTCTTGTATGGCGATGACCGTCTGGGATTCTTAGGGCAAGTGCCTTATGAGGAGTTGTGGTCACCGCAACAGATGCCTGCTGGGTTCTTGTCAATGTTCCCCAATTTACTGACCGACCGTGTGGCGGTATATAAGTTTTCCCGCAACGGGAAAATGTTGTACCTTATGTCAAACCCTAGCCAGTTCCCTGGATTTGCTAACTGGTCTTCGCTGTACCAAGCAGGTCTCGTATACGGTACAGACGACTTTGGGCCTGCGGGTGGACATGGTACACTACCCGATACCAAACAAGACGCGAAGATTATTCACAACGGTGATACCTACCGTATGCGTCTCGTTCGTGGTATCACTTCGGTAGGCACGCCTGCTGCCTTCCCGTTTAACGATGCGTATAACGCGAAAGATCATGATGCTGTGTCAGAGCTAACGGGTTCTTGCGAATTCAATGATCTGTTCTACACCCTTGTCGATCCCGTCCCCAATAAACAGCGTTGGGGAAACTGGAATGCCCTCAGTTATACCTACATCGGTCGCAGCGACATCGCCGCAAACCAACCCTACTACTTAGGTGGTACGCTGTGTATGGAACATGATACCGTGGGTGATAGAGTTCTGCATCGTGGTATTTTTAGTACATCGTCAGCACAACCGGTGTCTGTTATTCAACGCATCAATTATGTTTCGCCATCTCAACAAGGCCGTTATTTGCCTGTGTTTGAATTGGTTGAATAAGGAGCGGTCATGACCATTCGTTTAAGTTGGCCGACGCAGGTTGACAAAGCATTAACAGGCATTGAGATTTATCGGAAAACGGGGTGGGATGCAACGATTGATGTATACAATCCAGGCGTCCCACTTGCCACGTTGGCGGGAAACGCTACTGAGTTTGTAGAGAATGTTGCTAACCTGACTTCGAAAACGATTTACAAATATTGGGTAGCGGCAGTAAAAGGCACCGAACGTCTGTTCAGTCAGCCGATTACTCAAGGGTTCTATTTAGACACTGGACCTGGCCCACAAACGTTAAAGCGGGGTGATTGGTACGCGGGTTATTTCGGTACGCTGACGAATGCTGAGTTTTTTAACACTACAGAAATCAAGCAATTACTTCCCGCAGCACGCGGAAATTTATTCCAGTACGACCCGCAGCTTTGGTATAAGTTTGTTTATAAAGGCCGAATTATTTTTGTTCCGAGTAGTCGCCATGCGACAGGCTACAGTTTTATTAATGCGTACGCGCAGGGGATGGCTTACGGTACGGATGATAACGGCGTGATTGTCCCATCCGGTGCCGCCGCTACGAAGCAAGACGCCAAGATTAGCAAAGACGGGCGCACCTATCGCATTAGACTGCCGTATGCATTAGACTACGCTGCCGCAATCGGTAGCAGCGGTGACTACAACAGCGGCGAATGGCGTAACACCATGGGTAGAATGTTTACCGGGGCGTCTGCTAACTTTCCTTTGCAAGGTATAGCGTCCTGGGATTCGTTGGCGCTCCTGGGTAGCACCTCGGCTATAAATGATGCGGGGGCTGTAGCGGTGGTACCGATGTATACGCAAGGCACGAATCTTTACGCATATGGGTATAGTCCAATGGCCTTTAACACGAATAATAATGTGGGTAGCGCCATGTCGATGTGGTTTGTCTTTGAATTAATTTTACCGTAATGGAGTAATGCCATGGGGTTGTATACAGAACCTTCGATGGAACTGCTCTGCCAACAAGTTGTCCGTGACAATCCCGAATTAGCAGGACGGATCACCGCTGGCTCTATTGGGGTCAGGGGTGTTCCTACTGCGAAGACCATTAATGGTCGAAACACGCAAATTACGTTGGTAGGGAAACCCGGCAAAGGGTTCGCTGGGGAAATAACAGTCTATTACGACCGTTTAGCGTTAACGAATCTTTATAACGCACCGTTGACGCTTTATGTTCCAAAAGAGAAAACAAAGGTTGCTGACCTTTTACCGTTGTTACGGGATTACTACGGTATTGCGTTGGACATCAATGAAATCACTGTCCCCTCTCAAAACATTAAGCCGCTGGCGACATTGATGCCGTTGGTTATCACGGCCTCTAACAGCCCATGCTACACCGGAACGTTAACGGTTAATTACGCAGCGCAACCGTATGGCTATTTCCCAGACAGTGGTCCGGGTAGTAAACAGCTGTTAGCGGGCGATGAGGTGTATGGGTATTTTGGAGTGGTTGAGCAAAAAGACTTTGCTACCGCCACCGACTTATACACCACAGCATTCCCTGGTGTGGATAAGTCCACCATTGAGCAAACCAACTTCACCTGGCGAAAGTTCTTCATGAACGGCAACGTCGTCTATTTACCGTCGGGGAAGGTAGGGACAACGTCGTGGGCCGGATTGTACGCAGCTGGGGCGGTGTACGGCGACGACACGACCGGAACGCCACCCTCTGGCACCACACCTGTGGTACAGACGCTCTATTACAGTAAAACTGAAAACGGAAACACGTCGTATTTCAATTTACGTATTCCGAGTGACGGTGGTCGTGGGGAAGATGTTCCGTTAGGATTATTGGCGCGTCTGGGGAACGGTAATGATGCGGGTGTATGGGGTAAGGATACCGAGATACGTTACACCGAACAGGTTATCTTCAGTGCGCTGAGTGGCGCAAAGAACCTGGTAGGCAATCTTATCGGTAGCGGTGGTGCGTGGATTGACACCTGGACATCGTCGGGCTGGTTCCCTATTGTCGAGATGCTAGACAAATCGAACATGGTGCTCCCCCTCGCAGATATCGAAGGTGAAGTTGTTTGGGCCTGTCGTCCGCTTGTGCCTACGCACAATGACGTTCCCGAAACCATACACCCATTAGAAATCCAAAGTGCGACCACCCCACTGCCAATACCGGTCTCAGTAAGTAGTAAGCAAGGTACACCACTGATGCACCCTATTCAACTACAAGAGCCTACGGTTGATATCGTAAGGCCGATAGTTGCTGGGGCCCGCACCTACTACGTGGCTATTCCTATCCAGTTGCAAGAGCCGCATGTTATCGCACCACGTCCTTTAGTGGCAACGCGCGGAGAACCTCTGATGAAATATGATATTGCGACCGCCAGCGGTGAGTTGGATGGTTTTCAATAAGGAGTAAGACATGGCATTTACACTACGTTGGAAAAACGATAACCCTGCCGGGTCTGTGGTGAAGGTCTATCGCGGAACTGCAAAGCTGGTACCAACGTCATTACCCGAACCCTTGGCAGTCTTGTCTAATGGGGAAGAAACCTTTACGGATACCACCGTGGTATTGAATACAGGATATTACTACCTGTTAACCGTAACGGTGGGAAGTCGGACTGTTACGGGGCCGCAAAAATACATCGTCATTAAAAACCGACGCGGTATCGGCCCGATTGATTTGAAACAGGCGGGCGATACAGACGACTTAGCCTACTTGGGTGGAATGGATTACGTAGAACAGTTTACGTATAACGCTTTACCTGCGGGCTTACGTGCCCTCACCGGTTTTAGTGGGGATGGTGGGCTGAATATGTTTAAGTTCCTGCACCGTGGGCGTATACTGTATACGTTCCCTTACGGACGTTTCCACAATAAACTCATTTCGTGGAATGATATCTATAATGCCGGTTTGATGTATGGCATGGATGGGTTTGGGCCGGAAGGTGGGCATCCCGGTTTACCGGATATCGACCAGGGTGGGTTGTTTGATTGGCAGGGTGACACTTACCGCGTTCGCAGTCTACGTGGTTTGACGGACGTGGGAGAACCTACGCTTTTGACCCTGCCTGATAGTCTACATGGTGTTGACCACGACACAACCGAATACGGTCGCTGTGAGTACAATGACCTCCTGTACCCGTTCTGCGATTGGATGCCTGATAAGCAACCTAATGCTAATTGGGGTTACGTCATGACCTACTCGTTCTTCAATTACGCAACGACGTGGACTGGCGCAGGTTTCCTTTGTCAGGAACGCGACCCAGACTCTGGTAAGGTATTGATGCGTGGCTCCGCACCTGCAACTTCGCCAGCCAATGCAAAAATCGACCTGACGATGATCAAATTGATTGACCCCGCCGCAGCCGCAGGGTATTTCGTTCCTGTGATTGAGCTAATGGAGTAAGTCATGTCAATTGTATTGAATTGGAAACAGCAACCAGGGCAGACGCTAGATTCAATCGAAATTTACCGTTACAACCCGAAAGATACACCGAACCCAACATCGCCAGGCACGCCGTTGGTTGTGTTGCCAGGCACGGCTACGTCGTACGAGGATACCTCGGTAGCGAACTTTAAGACATACCAGTACCGCATCGTGTCTGTAAAGGGCACAGACAAGGTAATGGGTTTCCCTATCATGCAGGGATTCTTCCCTTATACCGGACCAGGCCCTCAGGAGCTGATTCGCGGTGACTGGAACTGTGGCTACTTTGGATCACTGAAGAACACCGAGTTCTTCTTAGGTGCAGCGGAAATCAATGCGTTGGCGGGCGTTGCTATCTGGAACCAGAGCCCAGTATTGTTCCATAAGTTCATTTGGCATGACCGTATCCTGTTTATCCCGGATACTAACACGCACTCCAGTATAACCTGGCAACAGTGTTACTTATACGGCATTGTGTGGGGTACGGACGACTTCGGGTATGCCCCGACATCTACCGCTAACGTGAATCAACGCCGGACGGTGATTAAAGACGGGTACGAGTATGTTGTGCGTTTACCGCGTATTGCGGATTATGGTTACACGGCAAGCTCTTCGCTCAGCTCCGCTTCGTTTCTCCGGGATGGTGAGTGGCACAATACCTTTTTGAGGTTATTCCACCAGAATGGGCTAATGCCACGTTTCGATGACCAAGATCCGAAAACGGGAAATACCTATTTAACCCCCGGTTCGACATGGCTTGCAAACGCCTTTAACGCATCGAACCCTTACTACCACCGGCCAGATTACCCCGATTCTGTAACGTATTCAAGTTACAACAATAGCGGTATGTGCACAACGATATTAGAACTGGTGCTTAACTAATAGGAGACAACATGGGGTTATACAGCCAACCGCCGCTAGAATTACTCTGTCGGCTCATTATGCGTGATAATCCCCATATCGCAATACCCCTCGACCCTACCAAGGTCATGGTGTTGAGCGGGCCGCTGACAACCGGGCTCGGTACTAGCGGGCGTAATGCCCGCGTTACCTTAAACGGCAAAACAGGGTCGGGGATTGTTGGCAGGAAAGAATTCTTTTACGATAGAATCAACGTAGGCTCACTGTTCAATGGAATTAATGTTATCTTTGAGGCCGAAGGCGGCTCGACCAAAGTTTCTGACCTGCTACCTGCTTTAAAAGAACAATACGGTATTCAGTTGTCTGCGGATGATTTGTCTAACGGCAACACCGACTTAGGCTATGCTTATACCCCAACACCGGTCACATTTAACATTGCATCGACAAGCCTGGCGTACACAGGAACCCTCACCGCAACGTGGACACGTAAACCGGTAGGGATTTTCCCAGATTCGGGGCCGGGCTCCAAGAAGATGTTAATCGGTGATATCAATAACGGTTACTTCGGGGTGGTCAGTCAGGCTGAGTTGTTCCCAACGGTTCGGCTGTACAATGCCTTGAAAGGCGACCTCGGCTCTACGTTCGTGGCCGCTATTGATAATGCCCACTATTGGTTCAAGTTTGCTTTGGATGGTGAGTATTACTTCTTCCCAAGCGCCAACATATTTGGCGGTGTTTCTTGGGCAGCTCTGAATACCGCAGGGTATGCTAAAGCGAATGCAAAGTTCCCTGTTGTTTTAGATACAGGCGATGGTAAGCGTTTCTTCCAAATGCGTTTACCGAAGATGGGCAACGACGATCCCATGGATGCGCTACGTGGTGAAGCAAATAGTGACGCGGCGCGGTTGTTCAACAAAATCCATGCTGGCGCTTACGGTACCAGTGCCTGGGATAATAAGACCCCGGATGTTCTCGGTGTCTTCTGGTGGCTGAACCACCGTAAGTTGGATGGAAACTTAACTTCTGTCTTTGTTACCTCCATGAACCAGCAGTCAATCAGCAGCGGTCCGGAAACCAATAACAACAGTTGGCGGCCGATGTTGAAGGTAATAGATGGTCGATTAATTGCCGTGCCCATGCAGGATATCACCGGTGTTGCCGTAGGGCGTATCAGAGCGCCCGTACTGACGATTGACCGCGAACCCGACCCGTTACAACCGAAGCGGGTATTGGACGTCACTGGGACCTTCTTGCGGTCTTTCCCTAAACCGTTCTTAAAAGAACCAGGGTACAATTACGTTCTCGCGGTTCGAAGCATCGTCCCAAGTCGTTCAGTAAAAAGCTTCCCTGTCACTATCACTGTCACAGTTGACACCCGTATTCCGTTAGCCACCGCCGATGGCGAACTGAGTGGATTTCGCTAGGAGATAACACCATGGCATTAAAACTTACCTGGGCTAACCCGAATGTGGTGGCCAACAGTATTGCTATTTATCGCGGGGATGCGGAATTGAATCCTGCGGCGTTACCGACGCCGCTTGTTGTGTTGACTAACGGTGAAACCACCTGGACTGACGCAACCGCCGACTACGGGAAAACGTTCTATTACATTCTCGGTACCCGGACAGCAAACGACGAAGTGTTGACGGCTAGTCAAAAAATCCTGGTGGCGGATAATCGGGGTATTGGGCCATCGATATTAAAGTTCGGTGATGATAACCTGGGTTATTACGGCACCGTGTTAAGTTCGGACTTCGTAGGCTTCCCTGACCTACAGGCCGTTGCAGCGGTAACGATGTCCACATTAACCTGGAACCCAGTTTGGCACAAGTTCGTGCGTAACGGTAAAATCATCTATGTACCGGACGGTGTTCCGCCAGATTTTTACACCTGGCAACAGATCTATCAGTTCGGGTTTATGTATGGTATCGATGCGAACTACCCACCGGGTTTAACGTTAACGGGTTTAACTCCCACCAATCAAAACCGCATCATTGACTTCAAAGGTCAAAAATACCGTGTCCGCACGATTCGCGGCTGGAGTGATGATCCAGTCAGCCAGTATGTGTCAACGGTCGTTAATGGCACCGAAAGTGATGCCGCAGCTCTAGCGATAAAGAATAATGAATTCAGTGACTTCATCTATGCGTTAATGACATATGTTCCACTGAAACAGCGTACTGAAAACTATGTCGAAACCGCAGACCCTGGCCTGTACGTGGGTGGGGCAATGAACGCTGGGTTTAACCAGGATACTCAAATCCTGGAGATGAACCGTGGTCGTGTGTTGTGCCAAGAACGTGACACGGGTGGGGTAACCGCAAACATGCTGACGCGCGGGCTACGGCCTGTGGGTTATTCCTCAGTACCGGGTTGGACGAAAGCGAACCTGACGTATATTCAAAGCCGTCCCGCGAACGTCCAAGCACGTTGGCTCCCGGTGTTAGAACTCATTGATAGCGTTGCTCTTTAAGGAATCATTATGGGCGTAAAATTAAACTGGGACTTGCAAGTGACCCAGAATCTGGATGCGATTGAAATCTATCGAAGCAATACACCGGTAGACTCTTCTAACCCAGGTTCGCCACTGGTGTCCCTCCCCGGCACTGCAACGCAGTTCGAAGACGTCACGGTCAAGAACAAAAACCTCTATTACTACCGTATCGCTGCCCGCAAAGGCACGGAGCGTGGTTGGGGTGAAAACCAGCTAACGGGTTACTTCTCCGAAACTGGCCCTGGGCGTGCGTACCCGTTACGCGGTGATTGGAATGCTGGGCTGATGGATATTATCCCACAGGCAAGCCTTATCACCCTGTCGGATTTCTTTGCGAAGCTGCCCCAACTAACCAAATTCGGGGCTGTCTCCGGGAGCGTTACCAGCTGGTACAAAACCTGTCACAAAGGGAAAGTTATCTTTGTGCCAAGTGGGCCGATGCTGACAGCATCCTGGAGTGAGCTGTATGGTGCCAAAGCTATTTACGGTGAAGAAAGTTCAGTGCAGTTACCGAACGGTACTTTAGCCAGTGGTAAGCTGACGGTTGACATAAACGGTTTGACATACATTGTACGTTGTCCAAAACTGTCCCCGGTTCCGTACTCCACGTACCTAACGACACAAGACCAAACACTCAACAGTGAGTGGCGCGATACGGTATCGCGTTTGTGCTTGTTATCCACTGAACCGCAAGCCGGTGCTAAGTCACGGTTGTTTGACTTAGGCTCTGCACCAACGACCGTTTTGGGTGGCCACATTCAGACCACCGTTAACTGTTCAGCGATGTTGCCTGCTGCACCTGGTGCTTTATCCTACGGTGCAATGGCTACTCGTTATTCTGTCGGGCTTGTGCTCGAACTTGTTATGCCTTAAAGGAGAAAAACATGGGGCTTTACAGCAAGACGTCACTGGATATGTTGTGCCAGTTAATCAAGCGGGATAATCCCCAGTTCACCAATCCTCTCGATGCGCAAAGCATTATGGTGCTAAGTGGTCCGCTTACATCAGGTTTAGGTGCAAGCGGGCGCAACGCCCGCATTACATTAAACGGACGAACGGGTACAGGGATAGTACAGAAAAAAGAATTCTTTTACGACCGGATTAATATCGGGACGTTGTTTAACGGTATTACGGTTGTATTTGATGCAGCAGGAAGTTCTAAGACAATAGCGGATTTGCTCCCCGCGCTCAATGAGCAATATGGTTTATCTTTAGAGGCGACAGACCTCAGTAACGGGACGACTGCGCTCAGTTACGGATACGAACCATCACAGGTTACACTTAACATCGCTGGCACCTCGGTAGCATATACCGGGAGTCTAACTGTAACCTGGTCACGTAAACCGGTGGGAATATATCCCGACTCCGGCCCTGGTAGTAAAGTGTTGTTAATAGGAACGTTGGATGAAGGTTACTTTGGTTTAGTACCAGAGACCGAGCTTTTCAGTGCACCCACGTTGCATTCAAAAATCAACGAGGGAATGGCCACACCAGCAGGAACATTGTCAGCACAGCCTGCAACGCGGCAGTGGTATAAGTTTGCACGGGATGGAAAAATACTCTACCTTGCAAACTACAACCACATTACCATCCGATGGCAGGAATTGTACGCGCGTGGTGCGGTCTATGAAACAGACCAACCTGCCGACAAACAATTCCCATCTGATGCGGTAATAGTCGCGCAGAAACCCGTCATTCGAAAGGTTGAGTCTGGACGTGAATGGTATTTATCACCGTGTATGCCCCGACTATCGTCAACGTTCCCTTGGGATTATACGGCACCTAACGTTACCCCTGACCCCACAGGAGACGTGGCAAGACTGTTTGCTAGGATTGTAAAATCGGGCGGGTTTGCTACCGGGGAATGGGATGGGCAGACTATCGACGGTGGCGGGTTCTGGTTTTCCACTACGTCTGGTAACGATCCAACAAAGGCATTCGGTAGCAGCATGACGGGGCTTCAACAGAACGTTTATGACAAAGCCAGTTTTAATGGCGGCTGGAGACCAATGCTGGAATTGGTGGACTTAGATAAGGTGGCGGTACCGTTAGAGAACTTTATTGGTACCCCAGACGGCGTTTTACGTAAACCGTTATTCACCATCGACCCAGACACCGGTGATGTTTTACTGGTTGTCTCGACGGTAAGTTGGGAAATACTCGGTACGTTAGATAAACCGCTCTTTACGCCAGTCGTTGACGCGCCCTCTGGAGTCGCAGAAGTCACTTGGCTCCGCCCCACCGAAACACGGGCGGTACTCGCCCAGCTCCATACCGATCCTCCGTTAAATGTAACGCAGGCAATCGGGAGTACACTATTACGAGTTCCTGTCGTTCAGATTACATCTGATTACAAGGAAGTGGTAGCATTTAATCTATCCACTGCTAACGGCGAACTCGACGGCTTTAAATAAGAGGACTTACTCATGGCCTTAAAACTTAAATGGAAAAATCCTAACAAGGGAAACACGACGGTTGATATTTATCGTGGTGATACACCCGCCGTGGATTTAACCACACCCTTGGTCACACTCACCGAGGGTGAGTTAGAATGGGTAGACACCACCGCATTGTTTGGTAAGACGTATTACTACGTGTGGGCGGTCAACACCCACAACGACCGGGTCGTTAGTCAGCCCCAGAAAATTGAGGTTAACGATCGTAAAGGGCCAGGCCCTAACTTGCTGAAACACGGCAATGAATCTTACGGTTATTTCGGTAGCTTACCTGCCGCAGATTTCGTTAATAGCTCAACTATTCTATCCGCTTTAAAATCAACATCCGGTATACCGCCCGGACCGTTCTATCCAACGTGGTATAAATTTATCCGTAATGGTAAAGTCCTTTTTGTACCGAGCATTTGTTTCGGTGATGTTACTTGGACAAACCTGTATAACGCCGGTGGTGTTTACGGTACGGACGATATGGGCGGGATCAATTCCCCAGGAACGGTCAATCAACTTTCTACATTCGAATTGAACGGGGATTTATTCCTGGTGCGATTGGCGAAAGGGGTACCCGATGGGATGGAGTGGGCGGGCGATGTCGTAAACTTAAATACGTTACCTGAAGCGCAAGGTATTTATTCGGAGTATGAAGATTTATTCTATCCGTTAATTCCACAATCACCAACACGCCAACGTATGGTGACAGTCGAAGGTGTTAACCCAACCGGCGTCATTCCAAGTGGTACGTATGGCAACCGTACCGCCATCGGTGTATTCGTGCAGGAGGCGCAGGGAACAGCTAACGCTTTACAGCGTGGTCAGGGAACGTATAACTACGACAACCACAGCCGAGGAACCGTAGAGGCTTTTGCCCTGCGTGGGCGTACTTCTTCTTCGGTCTGGTGGCCGGTTATTGAATACATTGGACGTGTCAATGAAGTCACGTTAGGGGGACTGTGATGGGCATTAAGTTAAAATGGGACGACCAAGCCGATCAACAATTGGACGCTATTGAGATTTATCGTAGTGATACCCAAATTGACGAAAACAATCCTGGCACACCCATTGTGGTATTGGGGGGTGATGCGGTGGAGTGGGAAGACGATAGCGTACGTATCGGAAATACCTACTACTACAGCATTGCGGTGGTGAAGGGAAGCAATCGCTCATTCGCGGCTAATCAAACACAAGGTTACTATTCCAATCTCGGCCCTGGCCCGTCCAAGGTAATTCGTGGGGATTGGGTGCGGGGCTACTTCGGTGAGATAACACCAACCGAATGGGCAACCGTCACGGATATCACGGATAAAATTAAAGCCAAGCTGAAAAGTGTTGTTGGTATCACGTTGGCCACAAACACGTCCGATATCTGGTATAAGTTTGTCTATAAAGGCAAGATTCTGCTTATTCCTAATCGACAACTTATCACCAGTAGTAACTGGCAGAATGGTTATAACGCGGGTTTCATTTATGGTACAGATGATTTCGGTAAAACCCCGGAGGGTGATGCCGGTAATGTTAATCAGTTAACTGTAATTGAAGTGGGGGGTTATCAGTTTATTGCCCGTGCCATTCGTTTAAGTGATAAACCAACCACGGAATATCTGACTGCCGCTGCTGATTTCAACGACAGCGAATGGAAAAGTACCTACGCGCGTTTACGTAACGATGCCGCGGCGTTGACTGACCCGACGATACAGCCGCGTGTCTCTGACCTAGGCTCTATTAACGGGACGGGTAGTGCACATATGGCGGACGCAACAAAACTCGCCACCGTGTCGAACACTGCACCTGAGGTTTTGACTAGCGCTGTGAAAACCGCATCCATTAACTGGATGGTAGTGTTGGAATTGATACCGTAAACAAAAAAGAAAAGGCTCTACACCCCAGAAGGAGTGTAGAGGTCTTTTTTATTTGACGAGTGATTCGCCTGAGTCGGGTGCAAGTACACACTGCAAGAACGTCATTCCGATACCATCTCCGGTGTTTGGATTCACCGTGGATGTGGAGAAGACCGGGGCTCTAGCACCGAGGGCATGTATTCGGTAGTAACGCGCCCCTGTAGACAAATCAACGGCACCATCAATCTTACCCAACAGGTCTTTATAGAGCTGAGGTGATTCGACTTTGCCGTCTGGGTAAGTGGCTACCCAACCCGCACCATTATCAATGACCGTAGCCGAATAGGGTTGTAACTGCAATGACCCCAACTGCGGTTGGAAGCGCGTGAAGTTTTCCTTCGTGGCGCTACACTGATAAATTGTGAAGGAAGTTGCTTCAACCGGAACTGTGCCAAATTGGCCAGATTGATTTGGTGCAATTGCGCACCCTGCCAGCAGCGTAGACATCACGACTACCATCAGCATTAGACGTTTTAACATAACGTTTCCTTTTTCTTAAATTATTGACGAGCAGTCGTCATAATACAGACCTAGTCTGTAAAACATGCGGGCGTTAAACCGCATTTTCTATGAACCATGGTAAATCAATGAGGTAATACAATGGCTATTGTTTCTGCCCAGACGCAACTCGTTGCTCTGTTTAATGCTAAGAACACCGGCCTCGCGCAAGCGCTGGCTGTTGCTGATGTGGACTTTGGCGCAGTTGCGGTTTACACCCCAGGCGATGGTGGTGATACCCGTAACTCCAAACTGACCATTACAGCGAAGGCTGGCTCTGAACACTTCTCCGGTGAGAAAGAGCTGCACTATACCCGTCTCGCGGGTGCTGGATTGGTAGGCAACAAAGCGCTTACCGAAGACCAGGCTGACTGGGACACCGATGAAGAAGTGCTGGCCAAGTTCAACGCTGACGTTATCGCTGCGGGTAAAACCGAAGATGCGTTTGTGGAGAGTGAACTGACCTTCACCCGCACTGACGGTCAAGACGGTGCGAAAGTTATCACTGTTGCGATCAAAGCAGGTCACATCAAATTCATCGAAGGTGATGCTGCTGTGTACACCATTACTCAAGAAGTCGTGAAGACTGACCTGAGCACCACCAATGGTGAGCTGGACGGCTTTACTACCTCTTAATCGAGTAGGTACTAAGGGGGCCGAAAGGCTCCCTGTTTCTTTTTTTAATGACCACAACAAAGGAGAATAATTGTGGCAATCGTAACAGCGCAACAACAACTATGTGATTTGTATAATGCCGCTAACCCAGAGTTACCACATCCGCTGACGCCAGAAGATGTTACTTTCGGTTCTCGTGGCCCGTACACCCCTGAAGATACAGAAGGTATGGAGTTTATCCCTAACTTCGCACTCAACCTGACTGCCTCTCCGGATAGCCCACATTTCCGTGAAGACATTACGGTTCATTACCGTCGTGTGCCTGTCGGATTTATTTCCGACGGCGGTGAAATGCCGGTCGAGGGTGCCGTTACGGACTGGAACAACGATGCCTTCGTTATTGATTATATCAACGAGCGATTGCAAGTGCAGTATCTCCGTGATGAGTTGACTGAAGACGACCTTATCATTGACCGTGCGAACAACAACGACTCGACGGCACTGAATATTCTCGTCACACTGATGAACCACATCAAATTCGAAAATGTTGCTTTCACCCTCGCCCTCCCGCTGGAAGCAGAGAAGATTGATATCTCTACTCTCGATGGCGAATTAAATGGTTTTGAATACACCCCGCCCGTAGTCTAAATTTGGAGTGCTTATGGCGCAGACATTGCAAGAGAAGTTCATTGATTTAATCAATACAAAGAATCCCGGACTGAACCTTACATTGGCCGATGTTACCTTTGGTGACCCTGCGCCATATACGCCGAGCACCGAGGGCGATGCGCGCAATACTGTTTTGACATTGACAGCGAAACCTGAAAGTCCTGGATTCCGTGGCAGTAAAGAGTATCACTTTACACGTTTTAATCTGACCCATCCTAATGGGGAAGATGCGTATAGTTGGGCAGTCACTGACGTACATGAGCCTTGGCAGGATGATGCGTATGCGTTACAGCAATTCAACATGAACCTGCCAAACGATAAACCTACGTTAGATGATGTAACCATCACCCGCTGGACGGTGCCGGAAGAACCAAACAACCTTTACGTGAAAATCAAACTTCACGACACGCTTTTAAAATGGTGGGGCTCGTTTGTTATTCAGGTCGAGGATGTAGGTAAACAGCAGTTGATGTTTGCCACAGGTGAGTTAGACGGCTTCAATTAATAAAAAAGAGTACCTACACCCTTTGGGGTGTAGGTACTCTTTATTTTAAACGCCCTAGGAGCGATTCTCAGACCTTTAATAACGGAGTCTGCGTAATCGGCTCACTTACAGGCTGAACGCCCCAGAACTCCGCAGAGGCGTTAAATGGCCGCTTGATGTTCTGGTAACGCATGTTCACACAGCGGTGTGTAGTCAAGTCGTAACGTTCGTGTTCCGGTACTGCCAATTCAATATCATCCCGGAAGAACAAATAGTTGCGATTGTAGTTCAGCGTAATGTCGGACGGAGACGGGTAGCTGTACTCATGCGGGTTATCGTTCTTGTCAGCATAAGACGGCCAACCGAAACGGTGGACGGCTTCGTAGAAAGACTGCGCAACAAAACTATCAACGCCGGTCATTTCCATAATGCGTAAGAACATCAAATCCGCAAACGCTTTATCCGTCGAACGTGACAGGTTACCCGACGGGGTATCTGGATAAGGAACCGGTGAAGGTGCACGCTGATATAGCAGGTCGTGTATACACGCAGCAGCAGCCCATGGTCCGTCCGGATGCAATAACGGTTGTAGTGCAGGCGGGATGCTCGCCAAGTCCGTCACAAAGCCCGCAGGGGCTGTCACATACATTGTTTTATCCGGATGTGTTCCCGTCAGATACACCATGTTATCCATCCCGGCATGGTCACGATACAACGACCGTAACGTGAATGGAACCCGGAAATCATCAGTCAGCACAAACCACTGTTTGTCCAGCACTTTGTATTTCATTTCTTGAATCACTGGAACACCTTAATCAGAAAGTACCCCACCAGAATGGAGACACTCAACCACAACACCGCAGGAGGCGGATCATCATCCGTAAAAAACGCATTCAATTTCTTCTGGAATAATTCAGGCAAATGTCTTTTCATAGTGGGGTCCTGTTGATTATTTAGAGCATACGCCTACCTTGATAGCGTAGTCGCCCATTTCACGGTACACACGGTCGTACCAGCCGTAGGTGAACTCTTCGTTCTGTACGCGCTTCTCAGAGATTTCTGTGTAGTAAGAAACCTGATGACAAGTCAGTGCAAACATCAGGCGGTTAACGCCGTCCACACCACGCGCTTTCACGTAACCCTGCACCGCGTTCATAGTCAGTGTACCAATACCACCATCTGCGGAGATGTCAGAATACAGCTTACCCTGACGGTTCAGCACATTGAGGATGCGTTGCAGTGACTTGATGCAGTTGGCACGACCTGCGTTGATACCGAAGTCAAACATACGGTCAGCAAGCAGTGGGTTCAGTGCCATAAAGGTGTCGAGACGCATACGGTCCCACCAACCCTTCTTGTAAATTGCGATGGCTTGTGCGTAGGTCAGGTCACGCATATCGCCGGTGTAACCGTTCTCACGAGCGGTCGTTTGTGTTACCCCGTATTTGGTAGGCCCGCCTAAGTCATTCGGGTTATTCACATAACCGCCTTCCAGATTAACTTTGGCAGCGATAATGCCTTCCATACTCCAACGGTCTACTGGCATTGCCATAACTAAGTCCTCTCATGTAATTGCATTAGTCATAACAACAAAAAAATTAAAAGAGAGTGTGCCCCGAAGGGCACACCGTCTTACGCCAGGTTTTCTTCCTTGGCCATTGCCATCACCGCAGTGAAGTCATTCTGCTCTGCCAGCGTGCGAAGTTTTTGTTTCTTCACATTCAGCGCCATATGTAGGTCATTATCACGTTGGATAATCGCCGCATACAGTTCCTGCACGTTTGCCAAATCAAACGGCTCGACTGGGGTGTTCATCGCATCAATCCAATACATCGGGTCAACCGCAGACTGAATATAACCAGCCAGAGCAGCACGCGATTTCTCGGTCGCTTGATAACGACGCTCACCAACAACAATGTCTTCGTAACGCAGGTTTTCGTAACGGGTATTCAACTCACCCAAGATACGGTTAAACTCACGCCACATGTGGCCGACTGTCGACGCCAATCCTTTACGGATATCATCTAACGGCAGCTCCAGCACATCTGCGATAAACTCCTTGGTCTTCTTCATGATGAAGTTGACCTCAACATCAGACAGGTCGTAACCTTTTAAAGCAGCGATTGCTGCCTTGTCTGACATTCCGTTTAACAGATGGTAATGCAGGAGAGTACAGAACCCCTGCTTAGTTGCATCTTCGCTGCGGTGAATCGCCTGATAGTTACCATGACGGTCAATCGGCGCTCCCATCTCGAAGTAACGACGTTTTATTTCGTCATTATTAAGCATTCATTCGCTCCTACCAGCCCCAGTTCCATCGCCAGCCCGAAATCAAACATCTGGAAATCGGTCTCTAACTCATCACCGAAGTGGAAGTTAAGAGTTTTGGCTTCGTCCTGGTTCTGTTCCATATATCCAAACACCATATGCATCTCTTCCCCGAAAGCATCATACTGCTCCAGGGAACGACAAGCACGCACGCGGATCTCAGGCCAGTTCATGGCGAGACCTAACAGATTTTCGGCATCCATATTGCGCGTACTACGGCGCAGGATTTCGATTTTGTGGCGCGGGAAGGTTTTGATGCGTTCCTCGATACCGGGGTTACGCTTCTCCACTTCCTGCAACGAGAGATGACCACCTTCCAAACCAGACAGTGGAACAATCACGTTCAGCCCAAAGCGAACACACAGGGCTTCCACTTCCTTGGAGAAGTCTTCAGCCGGTACAATCGCGTGAACGTTGTACAGCTTATGTTTACGGAGAAACAAGTCTACCAGGTGAAGACTACGCTTCGTAAAATTGTGTATTAGCAGGGACTTCATTCGCAGGTGCTCCTAATTGAGTTTTCTTTTCTGCCTCAGAGCGAGCACGTACACAAGATACGCAATAGCACTGGGTTTTATCGTTCAAGTCGGTGTAGCGGATTGTACCGGTCTTCTGATAGAAGTATTCGGCTACAAGCAGCTTAGCCGTCGTCCAACCACATTGGCGACGTTCGCCGTGGTATTCGCGACGTGCTTCCAGTTCACCGTCCCCATTTTCGTACGCAGCAGCAGCACAGCTACCACAGGCGTGTTTCATTGGGCAACCCAGGCAAGTTTCTGGGTAGTTAGTGTACTGCTTATTGATTTCACCTAACAGCTTACCGCCGTCGGTGTTCACAATCTCACGCCCCACGAGTTCGCCAATAGCCTGACGCGTGGTAACGGTTGACATGAAGCGGTTACAACCGTAAATCTTACGGTCAAAGCCCAGGCAGGTCATGTGCGTTACGGTACCACAGAATGGACGCACACGCTCAGGGTCGAGACGAGTAGCTTCATCATCCAGCAGTTTCTGACGCCAATCCGGGTCCCACGTTGCCATGAAATCCAGGCCATCTGGGAAGATGTGAGTCAGACGGTTACGCGGGTCTTTCTGCAAGCCCTTTTCAAACCAGTAGTCGATAACGTCCATCATCTGGTTAGCAATTTCCAGAGCGGAACTACGTGGCAGCACATCTTCGTACGTCACGTTACCGGACAGTGTACCACCGCCAGTGACATCAATCAGGTGCTTCATTGACGCGCCATATTTCGGCAGCGTATCAGCAGTGAAAGTAGCCTTCACACCCAGCTCGAGGATTCCCACGGACTTGAGGTAGTTATAGCCCTTCATAGCCTTCTCGTACGAACCTTCACGCGTGGTAGTGAAGATACGGTACTTATCATGCACTTCCGGCAGGCCATCAATAGATACGCCGATCGACAGTCTGTCTTTCCAGCGTTCGATGATTTCGCGGTTCAACGGTTTGTCAAACAACGTACCGTTTGTGGAGATAGAGAAGATAACATCACGACCATCACGAGCGGCCAGTTCTTCTGCGGCTTCAAATACACCCAGCAGAATCTTCGGCTGCATCATTGGCTCGCCACCGATGATGTCGATAATCACTTCCACGTTCGGGAGGTGACGGTCACGGTCGAAACACGCATGGATGAAGTCTACCGCATCTGCTACTTTGTTGTTACGCGGATACTTACGTTCGTAGCAATACTCACAATCGAGGTTGCACGACAGGTTGGTCACGACCTGATAGGTCTTTGTGATTTTCGGCTCTACGGCCGGAATGAAACTATCGCGCATTGTTTAGCCCCGCCTGAATAGTTCGATTGATGTACTTGTACGCATCAAAGCCGATGACTTCGGCCAGACGGTTACACCCAGAGTCAATAGTATCGACTGCATTCTGACTCTGCTCAAAAGTCGAATCCGACTTCACCCACACCAGTTGGCTGCAATCGTCACAATGCTGAGCGAAGAACTTATTGATGCTCAGTGGAATGTGCGAATCGTTGATACGATTCAGATAGGTCAGCTGCTCGTGCATTTTGTTGTAGCCGTACATGAAGTTCATGACGTGGTCAGGCGACAACGGTTTGGGCATGAAGTTATCGAACATCAGACGGAAGCCCTGGAACCCGTAGTGATACGTCGCACGGTGCAGTTCCAGTAAATCGTCCTGCCAGCGCTTATCACCCAGCTGCTCACGGGTTACGACAGACCACAGGCTCACGTTATTGAGAGCGTGCAGGGTATCAAACACCTCAAAGCGACCTTCTTCTGCAATACGCAGTAAAGGACGTTCTGATTTTTCGTATCCGTCAAACGAGACGAAGATACGGTCAAGCTGGGAGAGTAGCGGAAGCTGCTCAGGGCTCAGACGCAACGCGTTAGTGTACATCTCGTGTTGCAGGTGCGGGTAACGTTCTTTCAGTTCTGCCATGAACTCCTGGATTTTCTTGAAAGCCAGCAACGGCTCTCCGCCTGTCCAGTTAATCTGGCGGATTGATGGATGCTTTTCCAGCACCTCGAACAGTTTATCTTTCTGGATGTCGCGCGCAACGTCCTTGACATCCATATACCCCGCACCACCACAGAAGCTACAATCTAAGTTGCACTTCGAGGTGGTAACGATAGACAGTTCCATGGGAGTGTCTGTCGGGTCGCGACGAATGGCCGACACAGCTTCTTCACTCATTGCAGGTTTACTCCAGTATTTTTATTCGAATGTCAGTGCGAACAGTGGGTCTTCTTTGATGTCCACACCCTGCTTCAATACGAAGGGGTCATGGTAGGCAGCAAGAATCTTGTTCAACACTTCATGACGCTCGTTAATGCGTTCCAGGTCATCGAGAGTAACCTTACGTTCGAGGATTGCACTAGCGGCCACTTGCTCTTCAACGCTCAGGTCAACCTTCTGCATTAAGAAGCTCACCAGCTTCGTTAAGTCTGCTTCGGTACCCGGCGCTTCACCGTATTTCCACTGCACCAGATACTGCATCCACGGCTTGCGGATACGCTTGGTGATTTCGTGTTCGTCGGTGATGGCAACAAATTTCTTCTCGCTGTGCAGCCATTTAAACTTATAGCTGAATGCTAAAAGGTCAAGCATCTTGTGGATGCCAAGGCTTTCGTAGCCTTCGATTGGGTAATAGATTTCTACCCCTTCGTAGTGCTCGGTTTCCGCAGGCACTTGCGAATACCAGAATGGCAGAGAACTCGGGTAGTCCCAGCTCCACTCACGACGCACCATTGGCTTGAGACCCGTTTCTGCAAACGGCGTCAGCAGCATTTCCAAATCACCGCACTGGTTCAACACACCATCGCTGAAGAAGTATTTACGGTCAATGAACTTGCCGTTGATTTCCTGCTCACCGGTATTCAGGTAGATATGCTCAACCTTGTGCCCAGCCAACATGTAATCATTCAGCACTTCGAAGTTTTTCGGATTGATTAACTCACGTCCGCGAACCTTCGGCCATTCAGCAGGCAGCTGAGTAATCAACAGGATTTCGCCTGTCAGATGATACTTCACGCTGTCATAGATGCTGATTTGTAATGGAAAGTTTTGCGTTGTGCGAAACGCAAGGTGCATATCGTTCTTCATTTAAAACTCCCCTTAACGGTTTCCTGCCCCGTGACTACAGCCACCGCTGCACGTCCAGCTGCAAGACCCGCCGCAATTGTAATGCGATAGTGGGAGACCCGCCAGATTGTTCGTGGTGCTTACCGTACCACTATTACGAATATAATCGTTCGCATCGTCGGTACGGATGTAGCCTTCCACTTGCACCAGCTTGTCTCTGATACTTTTAAGTGATATCACAGTAACCCCCAAGTGTGTAAAAAATATGGTGAGGGTCGGCTACACTGTTAGCGCATCGGCCCGGAACATCCTGAACATCCGGAGCAGCTTGAGCTGCACGATGAACTACAACCGCCTGTACAGGTTCCAGAGCAACCGCTAGAGCAGCTACCAGAGCAACCTGAACAGCCCGTACACGTCGACGAACAGCCTGACGTACAACTTGCAGAGCAACTGGCCCCGCACGTTCCTGATGCCGAGCCTGAGCATCCACCTGAGCACGATGAGCAGCTCCAACTACAGGTACCGCCACAGTCATAGTGCTCACGGGAGAAACCCCCGAAACGCTGTGAGTTATTGGTTCCCTTGTTGCGGATGTAGGTTTGTACACCGGCGGTGTTTTTCAATGACGCAGCATCGATAGCATTAAGCCGGTTTTGAATATCTTTAAGGTTGATTGCCATGTTTTTCCCCTACGGCCCCGAACAGCCGGAACAGCCACCGCAGCCGGAACCACAGGAACCAGAACAGCCGCTACATTTACCAGAGCAGCTACCAGAGCAACTCCCGGAACAACCGGAACAACCTGAACAGCCGGTAGAACACCCGCCTGTACATGCACCGGTACACGTTGAGGTACAAGTACCCGAACAACTCGTACACGATGCGGAACAACCATTAGAGCACGACCAGCTACACGTTCCACCACAGTCCAACTGAGCAGGCGTCCAACCAGCGAAGCGATCCGCTGCGTTAAAGGCCCCTGATGCTACCTGGGGATCAACCCGAGGTCCAGTTGCGTAAGTGTTCTCCACGCTTTGCAGGCGGTCGCGTACGTTTTTTAATGAGATTGCCATACGTTTCCTTTAATAAATAAGGGAGGACACTGCCATATAGACAGGTCCTCGCGTAAAGAGACTTATTTGGTACCTGCTTCCGCCTGTACGTCGTCTCGAGAAGTAAGGCTCGAGTTGACGTGTACCGCAGCCTGAACCACACCGCCGTACTGCTTGTGGAGATATTTCGGGTGCGGGTTATCCGCATTGACGTGCGTATTCAGGTTCTGAGACACCGTCGAAATAGCAGAGGTGTTGTTGGCGACCTGTTGACGCAGCGCCGTCAAGTCTTGCTGGAGCTGCTGAATCTGTTGCTGGGTATCTTGACCCGAGTTTTCCAGGTCAGTGATACGTTGATTCAAGCCCGCAATCACCTGATTCTGGTCAGTGACCATTTTCTGGAGTTGCGCTACGAGGTCGTTCAGATTCGCCATCTGCAACGCCATGCGCTGATAGTTCTGCGCTACTGAGTTCAGCTGATCGTTCCAGGAACCCAGAGCAGCCACTACCGCATCAATGCGTTGGTTGATTGCCGTATCTGCCGCTTTCAAATCCCCGATGTCTGCCAGCACAGCATTGATTGCTGTCTGCACACCTTGAATCAGTGCACGGATTTCCGTTTCAGTTAAACCGTTCGCCTGATGGATATCCAAGCTGTGAACGTTACCTTGGGCGTTGATGTGATTATTCAGTGCAGCCATAAACTGCGTCTGCATATTCTCAATCAACACTTTCAGTTGTTCTAACTGTACGGTGTTACCTGAATTAATGCTGTCACGGATACCTGCCAGTTCGGTAATGATGTATTCAAAACCAAAGATGTCGCCGATGTCTTTAAAGGACGGAGCAGCCGCAAAGGTATCCGGTACATTACGCAGGTCTTTGAAGTTTACCACACGGTCATCCAGGTTCGCGTCAATCAGCGCCTGTTTAATCGCAGCGATGTTCGCTGACTGTGGACCACCGGTGACTTGCGCACTGGCAACAACATCGGTCGGGATGGCGCTGTTTGTAACAACGACAGCCATACAGATTTCTTTGTTACCGGCAAGCTTCTGGTAAACGGGGTGGATGTAGATAAGCTCGTAATCGACACCGCGCTTATACGTTGTGTTTGGCGAGTTCGCTGGTCGCAGTTTAAAGGTATCTGCGTAGAACGGCCCCGCCGGGAAAGCGAACGCACGGTTAACTTTCCCACCACCCAACACGATAGGAATACTGACGGCGTTAGACGTCATCTTCCCCGTGAGGTCGAGTGGATACTGAAGTAAAATATCTGGCATGGCCAAACTCCCTTATCGGGACATCCCTGTCCCCATGATTTATAACCTCGGCATAAGATTAACGGCGATGTCTGTTGCGGTTTCCAGTCCATTCAACCCTACCCATTTTGTTGCGACGATCATCGAGGTGGCATCCTCAGCAACAATAACTGGTGGTGAACAGGAACAGTTACCGGCAGAAACAACAGGCCAGAAGTTCTTCGTCGTGGTCGGCAACGTGATGGTTTCAGCATCAATAACACAGTTTGGAATCTTAGCATTGACGCTACTATAGGAGAGCGGGGTATCAACGCCAGATGAAGCCAATAATGTCTCTGTCGTACCATCGAAATCATAAATGGCATAAGCACACCATTTAGACCCAAGCACTAAGGACATCGCTGGTACAATCATCGACTGCATATCCACCACCATACGCTGACCCGGCGTTACCGTGAAGGTAGCCGAATTCGCATTCCCCGGAGAAACCACGATAGGTACACCGTTGGTCTGGAATGTCGTATCCCCGGACGTAGCAGCTTGAAGATAAATGTAGACTTTGATTTGTGATTTCGTTGGAGTAACCAACGGCCTCATCCACCAATAGGTATTCTCAGGAATCGTCCCAAGGTTAATACCAGTCCACATCAGCCCTTTGGCTGCTGCCGCAGAGTTTTCCGCAGCCGTTGCTAAAGCACCGGACGCTTTTGGGAAGAACTTAGCAGCTTCATTTCCAGGTTCCCCGATTGCCCACACTTTCGGTGTTTTGATAATGGTCGCACGACGTTCAGAACGCTTCTGCGGTGAAATCACCGAGTTGCTGTAACGCGCATCAAGATATGCCGGAGTTGTGGCCGGTTGCATTAACATCTCTTTGCGGAGCAGCCCTATCGGCGATAATGCTTGGTCAGTACGGCGGTCTACGTCATGACGGTATTCTGTCCCGGCGTGTTCCAACATCTGTTTCAAGCCACCCATACGCTTCACCTTCTCAAGTTGAGTGTCGATGATGCGTGAGCTGTCTGTCGTAATCGTCCCCAGATACAAACGGTTATCAGTATCCGCCTGGCGTGTGTCCAGCAATTGGTACTGCGGAACGTTATTCACCAACGCGACATGCACGTAGAAGATACGATTCTGGTAATTACCAGGGAAGGCGGATTTCAAATCAACGGAATAGGGTGCAGCACTATAATACTTCGCACCAATACGCCAGCTGGTTGTTTCCGTCATGTAGAAGTTCCACCCTTCGGCGGTCTTCACCCCGGCCAGTATCTCTACCGGTGCACCAGACGGCACATACATCCCCGACGCCATCCATTCGGCAAGTGACGCTGAACTCCCCGCACAGAACGCTGGCCCAATCGCATTTAAGCTCGTGAGGCACAACTTGTCCTTTAATGGCACCATGTACGAAGGATCGTAATTAGTACGATGCATGCGGAGATGTGCTACCGTCGCTACAAACGACGTACTGGCATCGTATACGATTTCCAAATTCAACGCACCCGTGTTACCCACCTGGTTAACCGTAAGCACGTTTGGAATATATAGGATACCTTTCTTGTCGGTGCCTTCACAAAGGATGGATTGGCCGTAACGGCGACCACGCCCACTGAAATCCGTAAGTGAGATATTAGTGGTAGTGTAGTCCAAGTCATTCGTCGACCAGATACGGGTGACCGTACTCACCGGGAAAGACACATCGCCTGTAGCTGAAACAGTCGGTGTTACTCGAAACAGGTAATAATCAATAAGCGTCTTACCGTTACGCACCGCCATACACGCAGCCTGTACCATCCATACGGCATTAGATGCCTTAGGGCGGAACGTAAACAGCGAAATGAGCAGCTTGTCTGCGGCGTTGATACGCTCAAACGCAAACCCGTTCCCGGCACCTGACCCTGGAGAGGACTTTACGATGCCAATCAACTTGTTCCATTCGGTGGAAGAGATGTTCAATGTGTCTGACGTTGGAGTAGACCCAACGGCCTGATAGTTCTGGCTACCGGCCGCATCCCAATAGCAACCGTTTAAGGTGCCATCGTTAATCGCAGCAGTACACACATACGGCATGGTGGTCAACTTGAGATAAGTGTTCCAATCAAATGCCGTGCGGTTATTCGTCGGGCCAAAGCCACCGTAAGCCGGATCATATCGGGTGTTCGGATCGCACTCAACCAAGATAGCACGGTTAGCCTGCACTGGGCTCATCAGATAACTGTTTGAGCCCACGAACACCGGCGAACTCATGGACATCTCGTAGAGTGACCCACGGCCCTGGTCAAACGACCACGACGCCACACCGGGGGCACCAGGTTTCGATTTACCTGACAAGAAGTCAAACGCATCTAATCCATTCGGGAGTTTACTGGTACTGCAACCCGCCACAGAAGTAGTTTCTGGGGTATCCCAGAATACCGTTAAGTTATCGCCATTAAACGACACATATGTGCGGTTATTGGCTGTACCGTTCGGCCACTTCACATCCTGATTGTAATCGTTAATCTTCACACCGTTGGCGAATGTGATTCCAGTCTCATCCACCACCATCGGGAAGATTTCCGGGTTATCAATGGCGATAGCCTTACTCTCAAAGTCGAAAGTAAAGGAAGTAGGCCACCGTTTAAAACCTTGGCCGCCTGATGCGTTAGCTAACCAGACCGATACACAAAAACCCATGCGGAACTGGGTGTTTTTCACGACACCTGCGCGGTTTGCATGGGGACCATGTTGTACGTTCTTTCCATCCGTCCAGAAATCCCACCCAGCTTGTGTGAAATAGTGAGTACCGTCGCGTTGATTGATGCGATCGGTAAGCGTTGCTTTCAACAGTGTATAATCACCGTTGGTGCCAACGCCACCGGTCAGCGGGAAGTTTGTGAACACCTCGTTCGGTTTACCCGACCACACTGCCACGCAATAACGCGTATTGTCCAGAAGCGCCTTGATAAGATAAACTTTATCTTTATACACCACTAACTGCATGGTTAACGCATCCATGACCAACGCACGCGTCGCACCATCAATATTTTCCTGTGGCGGCGTGAACACCGAGACGGCCGTATGTTTAGCGTGATTGAGCGTACCGTTAAACAATATCAAATACTGTCTGCCGTCGGAGCCGAGAGCAACCATTCCGTCGTCACCCGGCAGGAGAATCTTCACGAGTCTCACACCCGGAGCCAGCGTCGCTAACCCTACCGGTTTATACGTCACCGAGGTCTGTTGGCGGTTGTTCAAAGCACCACCATCCGTCATCTCCGCGTAAGCGTAATAGATGTTATCCGTTCCAGGAATCCCATCCGTGGCGTTACGCAGCACGTATAATGTACCGGCCTCTTTCCGCACCACACCCAGACGTCCATCACCGTCAAGACACTTTTGATAACCCGCGAAGTTACCTACGGTGGGTATCGGTAAGAAACCTGGGTTACCGAACTGTGAACCGGCCGTTGTCCATGCAGGCAGTAATTCATTCACAACACCTTTAACAGTGTTGATTTTCTGCTGAACGTTATAGCCTTGCTTCGATGTCGCCACCTTATTAGTTGTGGCATCAATAGCATCCCATAGTTGTACCAGACCCGCTACGGTATCAGACGCGGTAGGTACACCTGTCAAGTCCGCAAAGGTGTGGGTGTGGTCGCTCAGCGCTTTGGTGTTCAATACCGCACGGATAGCGGTGGTCACCGGCTTCTCATTCGGGGTGGTGTTCTCCACGTTCCCCAGACCTAAGTCAGAAGCTAACAGGGTCAGTTCCTGGTTCCCGGTACTTGGGTTAGTAACAAAGCCTTTGTTGTTGACTTTGTACGTGGCGTCCACGTAGTTATCCAGCGTGGTTTTCAGCGCAGTAACTGCTGCCTGGGAGATGGCCGCACCCGCAGAGATGTTAGCCGATACAGACGTCACCAATAGCAGACCTGGTGTTGTTGTGGTTGCCGTTGGTACTACAGCCGTCATGTTAACCGGAGAGTAGTCTTTCGCACTACCATAAATCTTCACGCTGTCCGTGGACGAGAAGTAAGCATTGGCAGGTAACAACTTCACCGCAGATAGGTATAAAGAAACCATGTCTGGGGTAATCAAATACGCACCATTGAAGATAGGAGCCTTTGCGCCGGAGAGAGCATACATGGCGTTCAAGCCAGAAGTAACTTCTATCCCAATACCCGGTTCGTTCTTATCCGCATCTGCCGTAATAGTAATCGGCTTGGTGGTCGTGATAAGGAACTTGTCACCCTGCAACGTAATAACGTGACTGGAATCCGAAGTACGGAACGTCAACGCGCCGTTGCTCAGCACTTTCAAACGGCCACGCAGTTCACCCAACACCACCGGCATCAGTGTATCGATATGGGTTTGTTGGATACCGTTACGTTTCATCAGGTCGACCAATTCATCAATGGTCTTACCGAATGCTTTGGTGGCATCCACAGCTTTGGTCAGTACCTTTAAGGCCCCCACTTCTTCTGCTGTGTATTGGTGAGCATTCTTCACCATGTGGTGCTGATACATGTTGTCGTCGAAGATTTTCTTGCCGTTGGCGAAGATAAGTTCGGTGACTTCAGTGTATGCATCATCCAACTCGCTGGCACGTTCGAGAATCCCTTTGCGGATGTCGTCAAGTGCCTTTACCACGTCATCACGAAGGATGGCTTCTTCTAAACTGGTCGGTGGGTCAATAGGAGCCACCACTGGTGCATAACGCATCAGCTCAGACCAGTCGACGTTACGTGGGTCTTTCATGTCCGGTTTAACCAGGAACTTCCCGATTTCGGACTGCGGTACGCGATATTCACGACCGACGGAATAGATGGTGTAATTACACGACGTTTCGGTAATCAGCATGATGCCGCCGAAGACCTGGTCTTTCAGGGCTTCCGCAGCTTCTTTGAAATAGTAGCAAAGGTAGTAATCCAACCCCTCCGTCAATGGACGTGGGTTAGTGCCAGTGCTAGTCAGTTGTAAACCGGTGCGGTAGAACGGCCCCTCGGGCGGCACAACCGTATTGTACCGGTTTGGGTACGTCTCTAGCTTTAGCGTCCCACTGAACGGGGCTGGGGCTGTCGTCGACATGAATAACACTCCTGCTTTTAAATAAAAACGGATACCGCCCCCGAAAGGGCGGTAGCTTGCGGACTAAGCACGCCCGCAAGCGTGCCGTCCTATACCCAACCGCCGAAACCTGTGCCGTCTGCTTGACGTTCAGCATCCATACGGTCTAACAACCACTCCCACATCTTTTCTGTCATGTGATACGGATTGCGCCTTACCATCATGTACCGCTTCCCAGTAGAGAACAACTCAAGTGGACTTGCCTGGGTAAACGTTTCCAAGACATTGCCGGATACATCATAGGTGGTTAACGTGAAGGCAAGCTTCAACGGAACACCCATGCTACCTGGGGCAGTGAACTCCAGGAAAATTGTACTCCCGCCGACGAAGCGGTCACTGTACGGCATGATTTCTACCGAACGTGGGGTGGTGTCGTTTGTGGTCTTCGTCCAGGTCTTAGTAGAAAGACCAGAAGAGTCATACCACAAATTCCCGTCGTACGAAGAACTGATACTTAACACCGCACGATAGGGAATAGAGTCCGGGGCGAGTTTAATCGCTGCGGTAATATTCGCTATATGTGACGGCGCTCCGTTATCAGCCCACGCACCAAACCACTTCATCCCGGAGGCCAATTTCAGAGGCGAACCTTGTCTCTGACGTCCTGCCCAGAATGGTGTTGGTAAGAACCCGTCGTGTGACCGCCCTACCGTACCGCTGTCTCCCGGTAAAGAGACCCACTCCGTCGACAACAGATTCTCCGCTTGTAACGAAGTCGTTGTATTAAAAGTGGTATTGTTGTTCGATGCAGTAGCCAGAAGATTCTGGGCATCCGCATACGACTCAAACAACGAACGATAATAGTGGTATTTGGAATCATCGAACCCGGCGGACGACATATCCATCAGCGTCGGCAGACCTGCATAAACCTCGGCTGTCCCTGTGGAAGTCGGACGATTAAAACCAACAAACCCAGAAAGATAATGTTGGAAGTCAATGTCAAACTTCACTTCTACTTCGGTAAGTCGAATAGTTTCTTCGGCACCGGTATAGAACAGTTGGAAGACACGCAAGATACGTGTGGTGCAATCATAGCGGTAACGGATAGCCCAACGTGGAAGTTGCTTTACCAACGAATCCATATCGAGTGCCGCCTTGGCTGTGATATTCTCACTACGCAATACCGTCACGGTACACGGCGCATCAACCAACTGATATTCGGGTAACGTTGTCCGAGCGGCCGCGGTTGCGGTGAGCGTCTTAGCGAAACCAATCTTCGGTTTACCGCCTCCAACACTCCACTTCATGAAACGGTTACGACGATATACCGGGTCAGCATCCGCACCATCCAAAACACCACCGAACACTAACTCAAAACCAGGATGTTCAGTATGCGTTGTGCGGTACAGACTGCTTGCCGCAACAATGAATCCACCTTCGATGGTAGTGTGTCCATCTGCTTTCGGGTTGAACGGGGTTGTCCAGCGCAAAGGCGTTTGGTTTTTCACTTCCCACAGGCAGAGTAACTCACCGGGGGCAGCAGCGGCTTGAACATTAATCATGGTCTTGTCGTTGCTGTTAATCTTCGCCGTCGGGCCGTATACAGCTAACCCCAGTTCGAAGATAGTCTTACCCATCGGAAGCATTGCCGCATTGTCAGATAACCGCCAATCTGCCCTTGTAGCTTTGTGGGCATCCGTACGATCAGCGTGGTCAGAGATTTCTTTCGCCATCCCGAAGTCGAACGTTTTCGGGAAGGTAACAGACGCGACGGTAAGTCCACCAACCGGTAAGTCGACATAACCAATCAGGGCGTGCTCGATATCGATGTCTTGCGATTCGACAGGTTCTGCACGGCCGTAGATAGAGCCCGTAACCATATTCAGATAGAGATAATGACGTAACCCATCAGGTTGAGTCACAAACTCCTGTAACAAGGCAACAGGCTTACCCACGTCTGACCGGGCGAGTGGTGCTTTACCATCCCAAATCTCGTACATTAACGCAGCGGGCTTAGCCGTATCTGTACAGTCTGCACGAATGGCAACAGTGTGCGCCGTACCCTCGTCGTTCTCAAAGGGGACGGTAACGTACGCTGGCGAGTTAGCAGAGATTTTCTCTACCCCATCAACATACACTGTAATCTTACCTCCGGCAGCGACATAAATGTCTAGCTTTCCGGTAAGCGTTACCACACGTTCTTTTGCCAAAACGGATACCACAGACAGATTACCCATCTGTCCCGCAGTGACGCCCATCGGAACAGCCAGTAAAGGTAACGCTGGTTGGTTTGAAATGCCCGTCCAGTCCAGAGTACCGTTTTGCACAGAAGATGCCCAGGTACGTTCCATGGCGTTGTACGGACTAAACCATTGGAACATCGGTGTGGTCTGTAAATCGATTGTCCCACTGACTACACCCGACTTCTTTTCGCCTTGCGACAAGTAGAAGTATTCCAAATCCTGTACGGTCAAGCCACGTTTAGTCGCAGCAACTGTCCAGGTCGACGCATTCACCGCTGAGAAATCTGTGGCAGCGCCAGGCTTCACATCTTGTACAGCCGCCGCGATAATATCCAATCGGTCACTCAGGGCTTTCAGGAGGTTAGGTGCCACCCCCTTCTGTGCCGCTAATCCGTCCTCGAGGGACGTGTAGCGCGCAATACCTTTCTGGCTGCTCGATGCTAAAGGCAACAGCAAATCATCCCAGGCGTGCTTGTGTCCCTTGATAGACAGTTCATCAAGGTCGACTTGCTGCTCTTGGGAAATTGGCTTGTTCATATCGGCAGTGTTATCAACATTCCCCAGACCGATATCCGCTTTCACTAAGGTGCGTGAACCTGTGTCCATTGCTCCTGAGTTAATCATGGTGGTCTTCGGTACATAACCGCTGGCCTTACCTTCATACGGTGTCAATGACCCCGGTGTAGCCGCCATGTTGGTTTCTGTGCCTGGTCCCGCTTTCAACTTCGCAATCCCTTTTACGGTAGTGCTCGCAGAAGGTGGAGTAAGTGTACCTTTAACCGGGTCAAGGCGTGACCCCTTCCCGGTAAACGACACCCCATTACGACCTTGAATCCACAGCTTATTATCGTCAGGGTCAGTGCTACCACCCTCACTTCCGTCGCTCTGATATTCAAGCAACAGGTTCGTGGTGAGCAACACTTTTCCGTTCAACGTTAGCTTATCCATCCCCAGGCCGGTTCCAGACGACTCAATACGCAGGGTGTTCACCCCCGACTTCCATTCCATGTAGCGAATGGTTGTCTCTTCTGGGTTATAACCCGCGGACAGAATCACCGAACCGTTAGTCTTGATCGTAAAGGAAGTGTCTGTGAACGTAATCTCAGACGTGCCCGATTTCGATTTGAACAGAGAGCGGTTAGCGGCCAGTTGTTGGACAAATACACCATCGACATCTTTACATGCCCACTTTTCGATGTACATGTCGATATCGCTTTGCTGGAGCCCCAGGGCACGTATTTCAGCAGTCAGGGTACGTAAGGTCTTCCCGTAGGCTAAAAACGTGTCAGGGGCTTTCAGGTTCGCAGGATGGGCACCCGTTTGTGCTATCGTAATATCGTGTGCTTTATGGGTAGCGATATGCGCTGGGTAGTTAAAAGCGGTAATCTCGCCCTGTAAACCCTCGACTGTCACTTTCAACGCGTCGAGTTTATCACGAATCGCTTGGTTTGCCGTCCCTGCATCTAATTCTACATCGCGTACCGCAGAAGCCAGATATTTCTTGTTCAGCAAATCAGCCCAACTGGTTGCTGCCGGTTTAGGCGGATACAACGTCGGACGTTTATCGAGTTTCAACCAATCCACATCTACCGGGTTGTTCAGATGTTTCACCAGGTAGTCGAGAATATCGACAAATGGCGAGTAGAACGTATCACCCAGGGTCTGTCCGGCAAAGCGCAGCGCACCCCCGATATCCGGGTTAATCAACTGCACCCCACAAAACACCGGGGAAGCCACCGAGTCCTCCAGCTCAGGAAGCTGGTAAGCCAGTTGGTAATCTTTCCCCAGTGTCAGTGGCGAGGTGCTACCCGCCACGGTGACGACCAGATTGAAGCCAAAGAAAGGTCGGTGGTCTAAAATGATAACCCGGTCTTCTGGTTTATCACCTTCTACAATCCGGTCTTCCAGGAAGGCGTTCTCAGGATTGGTACCCTTCCAGTCGTAAGGATACGATTGCATTTATAGTCTCCTTAATCACGCACTACCACCGCGGTGTAATTAACACCATCGCTGTAGGTCGCTAAGCGGTCTTTATTCAGGTAATCAGGAACCCCGTCTGGTCGCTTCGCGGCCGTTGCCATATCCTTCGCAGCCGCAGCTGTACGAACATCGGCATTCGATAGCTTGCTTGCAGAAGGTGCAGTGATAACACGGATACGGTTCATCTCTGAAAGCGTATGGATGTAATCGAACGCGGTGTCGTAACCTGGACGTGGTGCAAAATTCCCCATGTCGTAGGTCAGTGCAACGGTTGCGTCCGAAGCCAATGTGCCGCCGATTCCATGATACACAGGCCAAGTAGGCACACTCACCAGGGGAGAGATATCAACCTGGGCTGCGGTCAAGTACGGTGCCAAATCATACGCTTCCGTTACGGCTGCTGCGCCATACGTGCGCCAGAAGGTCACACGTTTACCGACTAAGTCTACTGAGAAAGTAAACCCGAGTGGATTGACATTCACGCCGCCGGTAATCTGCAATGCGCCGCTCGCGTTGTGATCGAGATTGAAAGTAACGGATGCGGCCATATTCTGCCAATCGTTAGCCGTCGTGAACGAAGAGGCATTGATACCAATCAACACCTGGCGGTTAGTGCCGTAGTTGATCGCAAAGCCCAAATAACACAACGTCCCTTCGCTACCCGTGATGTTGTTAGTTCGCTGAATAAGCAGAGAGATTCGGTTACGTCGCTCTTTGCTATCTTTCCAGGAAGCCAATACAACTTCGAACACATTCGATGCAGTAACATCACTTGATGAGAACGCAGCAACAATGTTCCCCGATTTCTTAATCGGACACTGGTGAACCAGATGACGGTGATTAGCAACACCCGTACCGGTCTTCTTCAACAACAGACTTGTCGAGCTTGGCCAGTCCACGTTTTCCATTGGTACGTAGTCTGGACCTTTAAGCATACGCCAGTCGCCGTCAAAACGTCGTGTTCCCGGTACTCCGTTGTTCCAAGTCGGACCATCGTTCGTAAATGTGTAACCGAACTGAGCCTGCGTCATGGCGCGTGGAATATGGGCGCTTACGTCGGCGGCATGTTCTTCCAACTCACGGAAGTTGCCAAGGCGGGTGGTGTTACGGATGGACAAACCGGAGATTTGCGTTTCATCTGTGTAGATTTCACCAATGCGGGTTAACGTATCCGTTTCCGCAAAGTTGATACTATCTTTCAACACATACTGCGCAGTGTCGCCAACAATATCCACATACACGCCAATCACGGTATCTTCATGATTCACCGGGAATAGTTCAGACAGGTTAAAGGTAGCGGTCGGGACAGCGTAGTCTTTCTTCACGAAATAGTTATTCGGGTTCAGCACCACCATCCAACCGTTAAAACTGCCGCCATTCATCACCTCATTATTACCGGATGCGCCGAAACGCAAAATATCGATAATCGCTTCGGTATCAGAATTACCAACGGTAGCCTCTAACTTCTCAACCGTATCGTACTGAGTCGCCACGTACTGACCTTCTAACGCCAGCGTTGCATCATTAACCAAACCACCGAACTGCACCAAACCCGCTTTCGCGGTAGTGGCGTCGCCAATCCCGAATGCAGAAGCATCATGAGTGTGACCGTTCTTCGCGTACTTCGCCATTTCCTGGCGCTGTAAGCTAGACGTTGGTAGTGACAAGTCAGCAATGTTCTCCACAGCATCCAGGTTGAAGCTGGTCTTATCCAGCGACACAGATGACATCAGAGACAGGCCGTTGATATACGCCTTCGCTTGTTCCAGTTTACCGGTGAACTCATTCGCCAGTTTCTGAATCAGGGCCGGGGTAGCAGCCAACGATTCTGAATTGCCGAACTCAGTGGTCAGCATTCGCAGAGCTAAAGCAGCGTTGTCTGTGTCATCTGGGGCTACCCAGGTGAAGATAAACGGCATCGACTGAATACCGCTACCACTCACAGTCATCGTGGCTGTTGGGGTGGCGTAGAAGATACCAGAACCCCCACCTTCGTTACCCGGTAAGTACGGGGCAACTGTAGTCGGGTCAAGAATCTTCTTACCGTTCCATTGCAGCTCACGCGCATCTGGATACAGCACCATTACGTTAGCACCCGCATTAAAGGTAATCGGTTGACTACCCGCACTAATCGTTGAAGAGTCGCGTGCAATCAAACGCACAACCTTATCATCGACTTGCAGGTTGGTACCGACACCGGAGGCTTCGGTGTCTTTGGCAGACGTAATAGAAGAAAGACCCGGCAGCATCGTAAATGTGCCTGTGATGGTGCGAGGCGTTGCGCTCTTCCTGAGCATCTTATCGGAGAAGTCGGTGGCCTTAGCGCTACGTTGGTTAACGTAATCCGCCAACTGCGCTTGGGACTTACCGTAAGCCAATGTGGCGTCGTCAGCGATACCATTCAACTCAATAGCGCGCATACGTCCGTAAGACTGATCACCGTGTGGGTTATCTTTACGAAGAATATGCGCGTGTGCTGGAGATTCGCGATATAGTTTATCAACGAGACTGTGATATTTCTTCAGTAACGTTAATACATCAGAACCGTCGGGGATTTCAATTGTAGCGCCCGGCAAAGCAGAAAACTTGATACTATCTCCTACGCTGCTAATATGCCTAAACCGGAAATCGGTACCGCGGTCTAATGTTACGGCAATTCCTAACTGTATGAATCGTGCGGCGAATGCGGCAGGGGGGTTATTCATATCCATCAACGAGTGAAGTACAATCACCCCGTCCTGCGTAATGGTTAACTCGACTGTTCTAGCCGACCGTTTACGATCTATAGTTACCGTAAATGGTTTCTTGAAGAAGTTAGCATCGACCGTCTTCGTGGCCCAAACAAACGACTCTTGTTTATCAAAGGAATCGTAAGTGATAAGAAAACGGAAGGTGTCGCCGTTTAATAACTCCAGCGTGGCATTACGAAAAGGGCTTCCCCAATATCCAATTATAGTCATCCACCAATACGGGGCGGTGGATGCAGACACATAACTCGGTAGGTTATACGTTGCCTGGAATTTAAAATCAGATAAGGCGTAATTACTGGAGGATAATATCGCATACTGATCGGAATTTACCTGATTGGTAATAAATCCAGCCGAATTATCATACGTGAATCTAGGCTCGATAAAGTCGTTGGCGACCCTAACCGCAGTGTTGTTCGCCATCGGGTCGGGGATAGGCGGAAGTTCCGTTATCTTTTTACCGATTTCAACGATAGCCTGCATTAACTCACGTTCACCTTTCCAGTTATCCCAGTCAAACTGAATATCTACTGGCGGGAAATAAACATCACCGATTACATCTTCCCATTGACAGTCACTTGGGAATTTATTGGCATTCGCTGCTCGCTCAGCATTGATCTGTGCGGTAGTTGCTTCCCCTTTGCCGACGTAATGGGCAGTGATTGTGAAGCTCGAGGTGTATTTCGGGTTTACAATCCAAATCATCCCGTGCACAGACCGTCCAGTGCGCAACGTTCCGGTCATGTATGGATGGGTGATAAGATAGTCACCGCCGAGCTTTAAAACGGTAGAGCCGCTCTTCACGACCAGAGAATGGGAGTAAAAAGGGCCGTTAGAAGGTACCAGCATTCGGTACTTGGTGCCGATAACCGCAACCGCTAAATCGCGGATTAAGTTCCCCGCTATATTCTGATGCGGGTCAAATTCGACTGCCATGTTATACTCCTTTTGTCTAAGGCCGTCACGTTCATACTATGACCTTCAACCTTAGAGGAACCGCTTGTGGACGCTATTTATCAAGTGCGGGCGGACAGCGCGTATGGCTTCAACCGAGAGTCCCGGACTTGGGAAACCATCGACGTTACACAGCCGCTAAAAACCCTGTATGCCACCTACCACTCCTTTGAGGTAGGTCTGGAATCGCTGGGGTTGCTTTACACTCTGCATAGTCAGGATTACAAAGCCGATATACAAAACCGCACCGGTACATTACAAGATTGGCTGGATAGCAAAGCCGGTGTGGCGTTAACACTACTGACCGACGGATTGCCGGTACTGGAGTTCTCACACGCACACTGGCAGTCGCTCAATGCCAACGTAGGGCCGGAAGCTTACATCTGCCCCCCAAACTACCATTACACTCAAGACTTCGCGTTAGAGGACGCCCACGACGTTGTTATCGTGAGCGAAGCTGACCGCGATGTTCTCCGTAATAATGCGCTCTACTGTATCAACGGACAATGGGTGCCCTCTGGGGCGGATTCAGTCGGTGTACGTTTACCGGGTGCCGGTAACATCGTGAGACGTACCGGTTATCTCGATATTGGGTGTCTGGTATTCAATGACATCGGGAATGTGCAGACCATCCCTATCAAAGGACTGACACTGTCGAAGCTTGATACCAGTCGCGATTACAACTCTACCTTACTACTGACATTACCAACCAGCATTACCGGTAAGAAAGTGGGCTATGTGATTGGTGGGATTTTGCATTGGCTGAAACCGGAGTTCTATTTCAGCGACAAAGCAATCATGTTGAGTCTGCCTAATTTCAGTCTGGTGAAGACGGTTCTGGAAACTCGCGACTATTACGATTGGGATAGTATCGGTGTGGGTGACTTGTCTACTGCTACATTGGTATCCCGTATTCGTAATCCGGAAACCATGAAGGCATTACTGGAACATGAGTCTTCCTTTATCGTGGTGGTGGATAATCCGTATCTGGAATTCGAACACATTGGGATTAACCACGGGGCTTCGTACGGTCGGTTCCATCTGCGTGACCCGAATGACATCGACAGTGAAAAACCACTGGGGATGTTGAACAACGAATTTGGGAAGACGGTAAGCTACTGGCCTACGTGGCAGGAAGGAGAGTGGACGTTCCACACTACCGAGATTACTCGGCAGAACTATCTTTTCTCTCACGCTAAGTGGCAAAACCAAAATGCGATTACGGATGTTAAACCGATTGTCGCACCAAGCCCGTATCGTGTGATTAATGTTGAAATGGTACGCATCAAAGCACGAAAAAAATAAAGGTAAACTCCTACTCCCGATTGGGAGTAGGAGACCTATTACTTTTTGCGATTAGTCTTTTTTGTAGACGATCGCATCACCGTGCTGTTTGTTGTTACCGGAGATGCCGATAACTTTGAATGCGTCGCCGCCTTTCGCTTCGGCTGCTTTCGCCAGCTCGGCAGTTACTTCATCAACGGTGCTGCCGCTTGCAGATACGTTGCCAATTTTCTTATACTCAGCTGGAATATTCTCAGCGGAAGCAAATTCTTTAATGCTCATCGTGAATCCCTCTATTGATTAAGTAGGCAGTATGCCATAAAGCATAGTAACAGGCTGTCCTGTAAAAAGAAAAATACCGCTATCCCGAAGGACAGCGGATTTCCCCTACGACTTTAATTTAAACCCGAAGGTCTGCCGTAGCCCTATTGTGAATCTTCAAACTTTTTTGCGAAAAAAGTGGCCGATGCTCGCAAGCGATGAGATAAAAGAGTTTGTCGATTATTCGACGCTTGTGACCTTCGTCATATACCAGGCACCATCTGTAAAAAGAGTTACTGTGGTTTGGATACCAAGTTACCGTCACCTTGCTCACGGTGCGTATGCACAGAGAAGGTGATGTTGGCAATCACCGCATCGGTAACAGTGAACAGGCCCTTACCTTCGCCCGTACCGCCGTAGGAGAAGTCTTTACCTACGTCGAAGTTTCCGGTATAGGTTGACTTCGGTGAATCGGTTGTCCACTGTTTCGTTTTCCAGTCCACGGTCTTGGCTGCCGTGGCATCCCAGATATCGCACTTCACCTTAACCAGCTTCGTTTCCATGTTAATGGACTTGGTGGTAAAGATGAAGGCGTCTTCTTTATTAATGTTAATCTTCGAGCGCATGGCGTTCTCGAAGCCCAGGTCGTATTCCTGAGAGTTCATGTAATACTGGTTGCCTAAGTCATCACGGCACAGCCACGTTCCGTCACGCGTGTTGAATTGCCAAATATAGGCATTCTTCTCACCGTTCGACATTGACGTACGAATCGTGATGTGTTTATCCATCGGGGAGAAGTTCATGACATAGGCATTCGACAAGTCATCCGCCATCTGGTTCTTCGGGTCACCTGACCAGGCGTAAATGGCATCCTCTAAACGCTTCACGTTTGAGGAGTTCAAGTCTACCCAGAAATAGATGTCCGTTTTGCCGAGGCGATAAATGAGGACTTGGTCTTCTTTCTTTACATCTGGCGAATTGACGCGGTTGGAGTTGAACTTCCACCACTTCGCGGTGATGTGATTCCCCTCTTTGACTTTCAGGTTATCCGTCGCTGTCCCGGTCGAATACTGGTGCTCAGTCTCACTCTCTTGGACGGCGACCTTTGTCGGCTCCATAAAGCTGACTTCGATCGGTATGATTTTCACTCGGTCGGTGCCACGCGGTTTATCTTCTGCCACCACACCCAGCGAGTAGAAATCGACATTAGACTTTTCCACGCTTACCTCCTCGGTTCTCATATTACTCTTTTTTACGGATCGATCTCTTCTTTTTGCTTGAGGGAAACTTCAGGGGGTAAGGGGGATCTGTGTGACTATTGCATAGATCTCGGAGGAGGAATGGAATGACTCCGACTTCCTTTAGTTCTGTTATCTGTTGACCCTAGTCTTTTTACACAAGCAAGCCGTGGTATGGCGCTTAGCCATACGGATACCGTTTTCGTCTTCTATTGATTGAAGACGTCGTTATCCTTTCTTCCTTTTTCAGAGGTTTTAGAAATGACCAGAATTAAATACGATTTTGATTTCAATACAGGTGTTAAGATTTTAGAGCCGCATTTACTGCGGACGTCAGATAGATCGTGGAATTTAAAAATGGGTCAGTTGTTTGCAGACTCCGGCCTATCAAGCATTGCTGCGCCGTACTATCGTCTCAGTGAACTTAGACCAGTAAATCCGTGTGAGGATCGTGAGGGCGGTGGCGTCGTACTTGAACTTCGCAATAACGACTATTTGCGTCAACTGTCCAACAACTACGGTAAGATGCTGCAAGCCGCCTATGAAAATAACGGTAAGGCAGTCTCCGTAGACGGCGTATCTGCACAGGTTAAGATTTGCCGCCACGGCAACAGTGGTGTGGATACGGTCGTTGAGTTGTGGGTACACGGTACCATTAACGATGGTCACGCGATGGGTGTGCAGCCCTTTACCGAATGCTTCGTTTATGAAGCTTCACTCCGCCGCGAAGAAAACCCCACGGGGGCAACTGAATTTGGTACCGAAGAAGAACGTATCCCGGATGTGGGCGAACGTAGTATGTCTTCACCGGTCTATCTGGTGCAAGCTCAGAACGTTAAGTCTGCTTTCGGTGTTACCGTGAAGGATAACCCGGAACGTATTTACGTAATGGCCCGGTGGGCGGGGTGGAGTAGTGTGAAGTTTTACGGCGGGCAGGTGTTGCTGATAGCGGACATCACCGTGCGGTAATAGAAACAGGGAGCCTTCGGGCTCCCTAGGATTATATATTTTTTCAGATATATATTACCTAAGTGAGAATTCAATCAGTTCTTTTAAATCGTCTATCAAGGATAAATCATGAAAGTATTAGATCGCGCCATCGCAAAAACTCACGAAACTAACGACGCCACGTTTCTTATCAACGCGGTAGTTTATAAAGTCTGCCAGCGCCGTGGTAAGCAAGTTGTACCTACGGTCTTCGCGGACTACACAGACCTCGGCTCTGTGCCGGAAGATCTGGTAACTAAACCGGATATCGTTGCGGCAGAAGATGATCGTATTGCCTCTATGGCACCACGCATCACGGAGCTGTTGGCTAAGCATTATCGCGACGTTAAAGATTTGGTTATCGTCGTTAAGTTGAAGGATTCAGTAACCGTCGAAGGTACAGTAGATTTCGGTGGGCAGGCATTCCCTTCGACAAACCAGACGAACATTATCCTACAGGTGAAAGTAACCGGTAAGGACAAGGTGTATCTGAACTTCCACTCTGAATTCGTGGATATTGATGCGCCTTGGTGGGATGTAGCAATGCCGCGTCTACCTTTGCCAGAAGCAACCTCGGAAGATGACCCAGTTTATCTGATGTCTTCGGCTTATGTTAAAGATGTGTGCATGGTCGATGGCGTGGACGTTCACATTCTTGACTCGGTCAGTATTGCCGCTTTGGCCATCGGTTGGTCAGATAGCGAATCTTACGGCAACTCCCTCCTTCTCCTGAACTAATACGGAGCCACACCCATGTTAATTTACCAGATGACTGCGGAACAGATCATTAACGCGTACGGCAAGAAAATGCCAAACGTTATCACTGCACTGGAGAAGACTCCGGTCGAGCAGTACGCAGTCTTTGAAGAAGACGGCATCCCGAAAGCGGTCTTTGCGGTTCTCCATCAGGCTATCCCGATGATGGGTAAGGGCCTCCATCTCTTAACGGCTATTGCTACTGTGATGTTCGACCTTAATCCGAAACTGATGCAGCGTTACCGCACCCAGTACGGTAAGAAAGGTGATGTCATCGCTTACGATTTACCATCCCATGTTCACATCGAGGAGATGGATGCCAGTGTCGTTCGTTATTCGCCTACAGAAGAAGCTGAGGGCCATTCTGTCATAGCGTATCACGGTATTGAACTGGATGATTCTGATTTGAATATAACTGAGCGCGACCTTACCGATATGGTTAATCAAGCGCCGGGGGTACGTTTCAGTTTGGGCTACACGAACCAAGCCAAACAACACAGCATGGGCCGATATTTGGCAGAAGTCCATGGTTATACAATCACACGACGCGTTTACATTCTGTAAAGGAGAACACTATGAACTACCAAGGTTTTGTTGTCGCTAATGATTATCAGAATGACTATCCACCGATCGTTCTGAAACGTAGAAGTGCTTTAGAGCTGGCAGACGTCATTCAGAGCCACACTCTGATTCCGGTTTCCGTACCGATCGATAACCCGTTCATCAACCGCCCGGAAGACCCGTTCTTCGAGCCTAAGATGTTACGTGAACTGGGTTGGGACGACCAAAAGATTCGCGAGCGTCTCTTGGACAACGAACGCGTCCACGCACAAATCACCAATACCAACTTCTGGGCAGAAGTGGTAGCACCGATCGAAGATGTTAATTACACAGCTGGGGATTTATTTGAGCAGGACCTTGAGAACTTCATGGAGCTGCCTGTAAGTACCGAACTGTTCTTTAGCTTCAACGAAAACATCGCTGATGCGCAGGCTAAGCATTACGACGGTGTGGTGTTCAAAGGCATGGCAGCCTGCCGCGAAAGCAGCATGGTTATCAGCTTCCGTTCTGGTGCTATCCGCTACGGTACCGAAGAACGTTTGCCACTGTAATTGATTGAGGGGCGCTAAGACGCCCCCTTTCTCATTTTTTACGCGACGACCCATTCATTTTAGGAGTTTGACTTATGTTACAAATCCACACGTATCTTAACACTACCGAACTGGAACGCTTACATCGCGAAGGCGAGTTACCGAAAGGTGACATCCTTGGTACTGCGCGTCTTTACATGGCGAAAGAACCTGGCAGTGTTCTGATTCTATTACGTGACGCGGGAACATGGGACGTGAATGCGGTGTTTGTGGATATCCCAGATGCGAATGACCGTTTATCTCGCAACATCTACTGTATCTATTCTGAGGTAGATACAATCGATGCTGAGTTGTTCCGTGGTTATCTGCGGGACAGCCGCTTCCGTATCAGTGAGGTACACCTGCCGTCTAATACCCGTTTAGATAACGAGTATTCTACATGGCGCATCATGCGACACAAAAAGCAGGCCATCGGTGTTCTGACACGCTTCAAGTTCATGTCAGCAGATAAGATTGAGAAAGATATCAAGACGATTGCAGAGCACGGTGAAACCGCCCGCCTTGAGCTTCATCTGTCCATGCCGGTGCGGAAGGCAGATGAAGACATCTGTAAGCGTTTAACGCAGTACGGCTTCACAACCCGTAAATACATCTATCACGTTATCCCATAATAGAAAATATCTCAGATAGATATTATCTAGGTGGAGTTAGGCATTTACTCCATTCAATTACTACCCATTAAGGACTATTAACATGGCTTTGAACGAAGAGTTTACCAATACAGTCAAGTCCCTCGATGCTCGTGATAAGGTTCTGTCTTATCTGCAAACGCATCGCCGTCAGGTTATGAACCTGTTTTCTCTGGTTATTACAGAAACGCACCAGTGTGAAGCCGGTAAGAAGCAGAAATTCGCAGATGGTGTTCTCGAAGGACTGCCTCGTCGTTTCAAAGATTGTTTTATGGATGATTTTGGCGACTGGGCATCCCGCTATGCTGGGCATGTCTTGACGTCGCCAAGCGACAACGATATCAGCGATCTCTCTTTCGAAGTGGATGTCATTCGTGGCGATGGTGAAGTTGTGTTGGTGCTCACCGATTACAATACCCGCTACACTGTCCGTGACGCGTATCGTTTCGAAGACCTGGTGGCTTATCTGCGTGCCGGTCTCGAATGGAACCCGCGTGCTCGTACCTTCTTTATCCCGCGTTCTTAATAGCGCAACCCGGCGGCCTTCGGGTCGCCACCTTTATTTTATTCGGCAGTGGAGACTATCATGGAAGTCGTTTCGGTTAACGCAGTAAACAAAGAACTCATGCGTTACCGTATCATTACTTGCAATACTGATATCGGTGATGTCAAGCAAGTGTTGTTATTTCCCGAAGGTATGGTTGGTACATTAGGCCCACTGTCATCCTTCAAACCCCTGTGTTGCAGTATGCTCATTACTGAGCTAACACCCCCGTACGAAACACATCGTCTGAATGTGAAGTGCGGTAAATACGTCCTTAATTAAGAGAATAAGAAATGCGTAAGATTTTGATTGCAATTGCGGCAGTATGTTTCACCTTGGCGGCAGGTTTGTCTTTTGCGGATACCAAACCAAAAGACCTGAATGATTTTACTCCGATGGATGATACCTATCCGGTAGCACCTGACGAACATGCAATACCATTAGCAGAACGCTACGACTTCATAGCGTACCGTTTAGAGAACGACAAAGGCCAATGTACTGGCGTGGCTCTGGCAAATAGTAATACCCGATTCTATCAGCGCATGGAAGATATTGGTTGCGACCCTATCATCGACCACGTCTCCATGTCACCTTCCGAAGTAGCAGATTATATCACTGTTAACTTCTATCACAAGACGGTCAATGTTGGCCGGATTACGATTCATCAGTAAAGGAGTAGTACCATGAAACGTTTCATCGTTGCAGCAGTTTTCGCTTTGACCTCTCTTGTGGCGTTCTCCGCAGCGGCGGTGGACGTTTTCATCCCTAATAACGTGGTAGACCGTAACGACCACAATCAGCAGTATTGGTGTCAGGCCGAAGACTTGAAAACCTCAATGTGTTCTCTGGTCTCTGTGTCCGATGACACGAATTACGTATTAATTAAAGACCTACCCGGTGTCGCCTGCGAAGATAATAGCTTCGGGGTCATCAATACCGTAGATGGTGTTGGTGAAAACATCGAGTATGATGGCGGCCAATGTAAAGGTGATGTGAAAGCACGCTTTGTACGTGGCACAGCGAACGGCCAGCTGTACGTTCAAATATACAACAGCAAAAAAGTAATAGGTAATTACCCGGTGCATTAAGGAGTCACCATGAAACGTTTTCTGCTGTGCGCGTTGGTTTTCTCGGGAGCTGTAGTTGCAAATACAACAGTAGGCGATTTAACGTTGAAGAGCATTGTTGACCAACGTTACAGCCCACCCACCTTTGCAGTATGTACTACCGCAACAACGGACTGCTACGAAGCAGCCACTATGGAAGAGTTCACGCTTATCCATAAACCGGGCGATGATAAATGCCCGGCAGGCTATTACTTCATGCTGAATCGCAAAGAAGGTGTCGTCGATGACGTTAACACTGCAACCTGCGACCCATCATTGAAGTTATCCTTCGACCCGAAAGGCCGTGCTTTGCAGCTTCATCTGTTTGGAAATGATATTGGTCGCGTACCGCTTGACCAATCGAAGTAATAAGTGAGTGTAGTCTTTGGCCCTATCCAGGATTTCCCAACGAGTGGGATAGGGTCCTTTTTTCTGACCATCAATGATTATCAAGGAATACCCATGAACATTTTAAATACTTTTACCGAAGCCCGCAAATACTTTGAAGTTATCGCCGCCTACAACATCGACCGTTTCCGTTTCCAGTCAATGATAAGTACAGCCCACAAACTCGAAACATTGAACGAAGCAATACGCACCCATATGCCAATGGATGAAATCGCCAAAGGTGTGGCGAGCGTAAGTAATTACTGGTATTACAAAACCATTCATTCTCCAATGTTCAAAGACCAACATGAAATCTTTGAGCATGTACAAACCTGGGCCGAACAACACGGCTTGTCTTTCAGTATCTCGGCAGACAGTTTTAACACTGATGTCTACTGTAACCACATGCTGGTCAAGAACCCGCATTCGGGTGGCTACGAAATCTTTAACCTGGAAACTGGCACTGCATTTGCAGCGTCAACTTTACCGGCACGGAATACTCGCTCAGCAACCGTGACTGAGATTAACGGTAAATATGTTCCAGTCCTCAATTTTACTCGCCGTGAGTGTGGTGCGAAGTCGTTGGCCGTTATCGGTCATCAGGCAACGCATTAGTCGCAGGGGGTGGGGGTTTATTGCCCGCCCCTTTTTTTTATCATGAAGGAAAAAATAACATGTCGCAAAGTGACCACTTTCTGCTTAATGCAGTGCGCTCATTAACTAGCTATGAGCGCACCCGCGCTGGCCGCTTTATCCACGTCGGATGCCCGAAGGAACTGTTCGATAAGTTTCTTGCGCACAAACAACTTGGCCCATGGTTGCGGAGGAACTTCCCAGAGTCTCTAAAGATGTTAAAAGACTGGGATAGTAAACCTACCCGAGATGAGCGCGATGCTCGCCTTGACCCGTACAAGGTGATTAACGACCGCTTCTTAGCGCAACGTGTGATCATGTACTACACCCACAATGGATATTCGTGGGCCGAGTGGGCTGATTGGGAAAATAACACCAATCACCTTCTTGAGATTGAAGCGGATACAGCGGTTGAACCCGCGCTACCGGCAGGTGCTCTCATGGAATTTGAAAATCCAAAAACCATGTATCTCGAATCGCTGTTCCTGCATGGCACGATGCCGCTGTATAATCACAAACTGTGCATCTGGTTAACCGAGCAGGTAATAGAAGTATTGCAGTCTGACGTGGCATGGCAGCAGGGTGAGAAAGTTCGTGAGATGCAAGAGATTCGTCTTGCTTCAACGAAACGGAGCCAGTAATAACGAGAGAACCCTCCGGGGTTCTCTTCTTTTTTTCTTTTTTTTACATGAGGTATTAGTCATTATGTAGAACTCAAACTTTCGCATTAGGTCAAAAAATGTTCAAAGTAGAACGGATTACATTAAAAGGCTTTACCGGGATGGGTCTGCACGAAATCGAAACATTTGATTTTAAAGTGGAATCAATGACGACCATCATTCTGGGCGGGAATGGTTGCGGTAAGACCAGTTTACTGGCAGTGTATTTCCCGTTAGCACCAAGCAAAACCGAATTTGTCGATGGGGGTTCATACACCAACGTCGCTAAATGCGATGACAAACGCTATAAGTTTTTTGTCAAAAAGAACGGCAGCAGCTTAGTCTGCTCAATTACTGATATGGATACCGGTGCGCTTATCGTCGATGGCGTCAATCCCAAAGTTTACAATGCGCGCGTCGAAGATATCACCGGGCTGAATAAAGAAGTAAAAGAACTCGTTAACGGCGAATCTGTCCTGACGCGGGCGAATACTGAATTACGGCGTCGTTGGTTTACGCGGCTGTCTACCTCAGATTTGAGCTTTGCGTTAGACTTCTACAAGAAGCTGCGGAAGAACCTGAGTTTGACCAACGGGGCTATCGATCACACGGCGAAGAAAGTCGCCGACATGAAAATGCGGGTGATTGAAGACGAAGGAGAGCGTGAGCGTCTGTCTCAACGTTTAACGGAGTTGGAGCAAGAGCTAGGCGAGCTGAACAAACTCATCAACTGCCTACCTGGCATCAGCATTGGTGTGTCTGCATCGACGATTCGTTCTAAGCTGAATGGGTTAGGTCCAGATGTTGAGGAGATACTGGCTGCTAAGACGCTACCGACACCGGTCACCATCGAAGCTGCATTGCATAGCCTGAATACGTGGCGTGAGTTGTCTTCGGCCGCAGAGGCCAGCGTTAACACGTACAATAAAGAATTGTCGTTGCTGCTAGACGAGGTGAACCGTCAGGAATATCTGATGCGTAACCACGCGGGATTAAAGGATACACTGGAGCGTTTGAGTTTGGACCTTACTAACCATTGCGTTGAGCATTGGATGTGGGGTGATTTGGCGATGAGCGATACCATCTCCATTCAAATGCTGCGTAAAGCGCAATCAGATGCTCGTCAGTGGTCGCGTGAGCTGTCAGGGGCAGTGGACTATGTCCACACCAACGACAAGCTGAGAAAGGCGGAGGAAGACCTCCTGAACCACGACGCCACATCGGTTGCTTATAAAGAGAAACGCCAGCGAGCGGTGAATATCCTTGAACGCCTACAACACGACCGTACTCACTTCCTCGATACTCAGGAAGTGGACTGTCCGAAATGTAATTATCGTTTCCGTCCGGGCGTCAATGATAGTCTTGAAAACATCGATGCCAGCATTGCAAAACAGAATGGGTGGATTCGTGAGCTGGATGTCGCGCTTGAAACGCACATGCAAACACGTTCGGTATTAGAAGAAGATGTGAACGCTAAGCGGAAAATCCGTGATGTTATCATGACTTATTCTCGCGACCCAATTGTGGCACTGTTTTTCAAGACAGTTCAAGCGGAAGATGCGTTTGTTCCTAACCGTCACAAGTTATCCAGTCTGGTGAATCACTTCCTAACCGAGCTGGAAGAAGCCATCAGTTACCGGACAACATACGACCAACTCAAGAAAGCGGAGCGGGAATGGGATGAAGCGGTACGTGCAGTAGGCAATGTGGATGTGGCGCTTGAAAAGAAAGTGCAGCGTTTGCGGGGTCTACTGGATGAAGAATCCGTTAAACTTACTACTGCCCGTGCTGGATTGAAAGACGCGCAAGATGAGCACGACCGACAACAATCGCTCTATGCGCGCGCTGACGTGGTTCTGCGGGCTTGGGAAGGGATAGAGCAGGATATCGAGACTTCGACTAACAACGAGGCTGTGAGATACCTTATACAGCAGCGTGAGAACAAACTCGATGCCTACGCTACGGCGCGTGACCGTTTCCGTGGGATGGAATCAGAAATGATTACGTTGGCTGGGCTGGAAGCGGAATTGACCGACCTGAAAGTAAGGCAGTTTAATAACCGTCAGATGATTACTGCATTCTCACCTGAAAAAGGTGTGCTTAGTCGTTACATCTACAACTCGGTAGTCCGCATCACGGAACTGATGAATAAATACATTGGGGCCGTGTGGAACTATCCGATGCAGGTCCTGCCGTGTGACGTCAGTGAAGGTGATATGGATTACACCTTCCCTTATCTGCTGAACAATCAACCGACGCCGGTTCCGGACGTCTGTAAAGGTTCTAAAGCACAACAGAACATCTTTAACTTAGCGTATCGCCTGACAGGGTACAAAGCCATGAATTTACATGGCTATCCATTGTTATTGGATGAACCCTCTGAAGGCATGGATGAAGAGCACCGGCATGCGTTAGTGGGTTTTATCAAAATGCTGATTAATTCTGGTGAGTTCTCGCAGGTTATTGTGGTTTCACACGATGCTGATGTGCACTCGAAACTTAATGAAGCATCCTATTGTGTTATCGATCCAACGGGCGTTACATTGCCCCCGGTGTACAATACGGGTGTGAAGATTGTTTACGCGGACTGATAAATGTTTAATGCGTTAGTGACTGTTATTGCTTGGACGTGTGGGGCCGCTTATGTGGCTGGCCTCTTCACTGCTGTACTTATTGCACAACTTTGGCCAATGCCGGGTCGTGTTCTGGATTCCTGCTGGAAAAAATATAAGGAGTCGAAATGACTGCTGAGTCGTTCGATGCGATTGTTACATCAGTGGCGTTTACGGGCCTCTGTTTGTGGATTGTGGGTAAAGCCCTCGGTTGGGTTTTGAAGCATGCAGAAAAGAAAGGAGCCTTAGATGGCCAAACAAACTGGTAAGTGGTCTAAGACCAGCTTTTGGTTAGAGCTGGCGTTTGTTGTTATCCTGAGTGCGATGGCGATGTGGAAGGGACCTGACCGCTTTGACTTTATCATTGCGTTGCTGGTAGGCTTTGTGTGGGGTGCCCGCTACGTCAAAGAACCTTGTATTTTCAAACGGATGATTCTGCGTAAGAAATGCGACTGTTGCAAATAATCTTTGGGCTCCTACTCAGTGGCGGTGTAGGAGCTGTATGTTTTACGCTGGGTGCAGTATTGTGTCTCACTCAAGGCTGGTTCTAAGGGGTATCAGCAATGGAAGAAGACAGCATAGAAGCAAGAGCAAAAACTATTATCTGTATTCAACTTGGTGTAGGCTTGGGGATAGGTCGTGGCATCAAGTTTGAAGAGCCTGAAGTGTGTCGTGATGACGGGTTTTTAGAAGAACGTCGTTGGGGCGAGGATTGGCGTGGGGATAGCCTGCGTCATGAACGAAGGCTGCGCAATAGAACACACGGTCGAATTATACGTCCGCAGAAACGTTAAAATAATAACCGCAAATCGTATGCGGGTAAATAAGATAGATACACGCACAAATCTTTACTTCGTTACTTCATTCTCAGCAAACGTTGGCTGCTGGGACCACTCAGGAAATCCAAGATGACCGAGATTGTTATCCTTGATAACGCTTCGCAGTTGACATCAGAGCAGCAGAAGCAGGTTCTTAAACTACATTACTCTTTTTTGAATTATCAGCGGTCCGCACTTGAAGCCGACCACCCCATCCCAGAATTACGTGTTGAGCAACTGTTTGCGGGCAACCGCATCGGCCTTGCAATGCATAACGGGCAACCGGTGGCTTACTGCGTTTACCGTATTATCGGCGGTGTCTTAAAGATACGCTCCATCTTCGTTATGGAATCGTTCCGTCGTAATGGCCTTATGACTGATTTACTCAACAACATCCGCCAGCACTCAACGTTCTGGCAGGCGTGTCTGACCGTCCACAAAAATTGTAAAGCCGCCGTTTCGTTCTTCAAAGGGCGGGGTTACAAAGCCACCGATGATGGCGACTGGGCACAGATGGCCTACTTTGTGACTGAAAGTAGCTCAGAAACACCCTTAGCAGCAACAGCATAAACGACAAGCTCTCCTACGTATACTTTTTCACTATGAGTGAAACTGTGTTTACGTAAGGAGAGCTATTTATGTTTAACCCGCAACTTTCTGCATTCCCTGTTGAAATCTGTTGGCAGGAATATTCCCGCGTTATCCCTTTCTTGAAGGATACTTTGATGGAAAACCCGAAGCACGTTAACGTTGGTACCATTGGTCATGTTGACCATAGCCGTACCGCCGTTTCGGCTTGTGTATCTGGTGCGCTGGGCACGCTACCGAAACAAGGTTACGATTGGACACCGCTGACCAAACATCAGCAACCGTTAAATGCGATGAACGCCACCATGTTGGATGTTCTCGAAGATGCCTTACTCAACGGTAAAAATGTCCACTTAGCGCGTATCCATCCGGTGGAATAGTTTTTTACGTCATGAACCTTTGTTGTGTTGAATCCCAGGAGCTTATCATGAACTACGAAGATATCGTCAGTGCTATCGGTGAAGAATGGAGTGCCCGACACGACCAAGGCGAAGCTGGTACTTTTGCGGTAAAGGCAATGGGTAAGATTGTTACTCCCTGGGCGCGCGAGTACATCGCCCAAGGGTACGAGCCACTGATAGCCGAATATGAGAAATCGTTAGTGGCATCAAAGTCAGGTTATGGCCGGGTCTTTTACATTTATGGTGACCGGTCGGAAATGGTTTTACACATCGAAGTTCCTAGTGCGGATTTGAAAGCACTCTGGCCGATACCTTTACCACAGCAAGCGGTCATCGCTTTGACTGAGTTAACGGGTCGTGTTGATCCGCCCATTGAAATTATCAATGAAGAAAATCGACTTTACGCTAACTCGGGCTTGGCTATTGCTTTGACGTATTACGAACAATACATTCATCCAGTACGTGACGGTTACAAACGGGTGTTCTATTACACCCGCAAATTAGCCTTCCCGCATCCGTATGTCTTTACTCACATTGACACGGAGTTAGCATCATGAGGGATGGTTGGGTAAAAGTAATGTGGGTACGTCCCGAGCTTGACTTAACGAGGTTTCCGCCAGTGTCCAGTATTCGAAATACAAAAAAAGCAATAGCCTGCTCCATAGACCGGGCTTTGGGTTTCCCATCGGCAAACGAAAAGACCATCTTTGTTACGGCATTAAAACCGGGGCAGGAAGAGTCTGCTTTAAAAGAAGCAGTGACAAAACGGATCTGCGGGCACATCGAGAAGATTTGCCAGTCCGAGTGGAACCGTTTGGCTAACGTGGGGTCGAGAACAATTGCTAATCTTCCGCGATGAAGCCCATATCGACGGAGACCTCTTTAACGCGAAAGAACCCTACAAAGTGGTGACGATTAACTGCGTAGGGGCGATGGGCAAAGGAATTGCCCTCGCTTGTAAAGAGCGTTTTCCTAGAATCTATGAGGACTACCGCTTGCGTTGCAAGCAAAATGAGATTCTAATCGGTAACGTCTATCTCTACGAGGAAGAGAAAATTATCTTGTTACCGACTAAAACTCATTTTAAGTACCGTTCAGAAATCGCATACGTGACCACTGGCATCGATGCCCTGGCCCGTCTTGGAAACGACCTGAGCGAAGACATCGCTATCCCGCCTTTAGGCATGGCGAATGGTTGGCTGCGCGAGTATGAACGCGCCATCATTTATCGTCATCTGTACGACGCACTGAATTCCGGAGAACGTAACTATCGCATCTACTTACCCAAAGCGTTAATGATAGAGGCTAAGAAAACTCTACTGTAAACATTCTTAAATAGATATTATCTATTGGGCACTTAACAAGGAGTCAATCGCTGTCCGCGCCGTCAACTCGTGGTGAGTGGCGGAAAAGTATACATCCCTCCGGAGAACCGATCATGTTTCGTATCATTTTTCTTATTCTGGCAGTAATGTTGACGTTTAATGCACACGCATCAAAATCCACTTCTGCGAAGAAAGACTACAGTACAGAGTTCGCCAAAATCGAACACAGGTTTGTGAAAGTCAAACCGATGATTGAGAAAATTTCAGCACAGCAAGGTGTACACGCTGGCCTGATGACTACTCTCATCTATAAGGAATCACGCTTCGATCCGAAAGCGAAGAACAAAGAAGGCAGCAGCGCACACAGCCTCGTCCAAATGACCCGGCCCACGAAACGTTCGATGCTCAAGTTGTACGGCAAGCAGCTAGGACTGCCCAAGAACGCCGATCTGAATAACCCCCGCAATGCTATCTTATTAGCTACTGCTTATCTCAACCACATTGAGGGTGAACTGGAAAGACGACTCAAACGCAAGCCGACTAATGCCGAGATTTATCTCGGGTACCGTTTCGGCGAAGGTACTGCGTACACCATGATTAAGAAGAAGTCTCCCCGTGGAGCCAGAGAGATGCGTCAGTATAAACGTGATGCTTCTTTCTACAGCGCACTGGTAGAACCTGTGGTAACCGCAGAAACCCCTAAACAGCTTGCTTTTGTGAAGACAGATGACACTGAGAAGGTCATCGAAATTCAGCAAATCTGGCACACGTTATACGGCGCATACGCACCGGTAACAAGCCCACGTCAGTTGGCGGCCAATAACATCAATATAGGAGCGAACCTTGAACATCGTCACACAACCCTGGTATCCAGGATTATGTAAAGCAGCCCAGTTAACCGCAGAAGACGTTCTGGCACTGGTCTTGCAGTCCACCGCGAAAGATGGCGGTGAAATGGTTAGTCGTGAAGACTTCGCGACCAAGCATGAGTTCTACGACGCGCTGAACAGTGCGTTCGGTGACGATGAAGACGAAGGGTTGGAGTTCGACTGGAACATCAATCTTTCTCTGTTGTGGATTTGCGGTTTACGTCCGTCGATTAGTGACACGGAAATCGGTCAGGTTCTCACCTGGCGTCATTCTGACCCGTACAATACTGACATGACCTTCAAGCAAGCGTACATGGCAGTGACGGTTCGTTTACAGGAACTGTGGTTGGGCGATGTGACTTACTGTCAGCGTTCGTTCCTGACCATTCTGGAAAAGCTGGCCATTACGCACAAAATCTGGCGTAGTGACACGGCACCGGAACAACTCTTCGTTATTGAAACGCAGGTGATTCCAAACCAGCCGTTCTTCGAATAACAACTGAACCAGACCTCCGGGTCTGGTTCTTTTTAATTTTAATGGGAAATCCAAAAGTTTGGCTGACGTGCATAATTTACGTATTAGGCCAGTCTTTTGATTATACTACCGGAGCACACCCATGTCCGTATTACCTGATATCATTATTGATAAAATCATTGCTTGGACACCTACTGGCAATGCCTTCCGTGGCAAGTTAATGACCCGCTATCTGTTCTGGGTACTACTGGCCTTTAGCTTCCCGCTGATGGTCATCTTTTGGTTTGGTCTGTTCGGCACATTAGATTCCATACTCGGTCGTCCTGTATTGGATGATAAGGTACTCCCCACCATTGAAGTAATCTGGTGTACGCCGTTCTGCGCTTTCCTACTACGTGGTTGGCTTAAACGCAGTTGGGCAAAGAAATCGATTCTGACTACAGATGATGTATACTCACTGATTGGCTACGGTAAAGAATTGATAAAGACCAACGGTAAGAAGATTTCTTGGTCGGTTATCGTTGCGGGTAGTAAGCCAGTGACTTTACTAGGGAACGGGGAGAGTATCCCACGGTTCCCGACGAGGGTACGCAGTAATGATGTTATAGGTGGTATTCTCTGTGCCATGTACCAGGAAGGCGGGTGGAGCGTTCTCCCCAAAGAAGCCTGGTCTTTCTTCAATGAATACCCATTCGCATTCCGTGCTTTTTATTCTAACTACCGTTAATTATTAATAAGGATTATCCAATGTTTACTCGTGAAATTATCAAAACTGTCGCACTCGCTTTGAATGACCGTTTCTATCAGACCAACCTGAATACGTTGGCGGCGTTGAGTCAGTTGCTACAGCGTAAACGCAACGGTTCGAATCACATCACGGATTACGAATTCTCTGCTATGCTACATACGCAGATTGAACGCGTCTTCCCGATTCCGTTTTTACGAATCGTAGTAGACGGCCGGAATCGTACCCTGACGATGGATGGCCATATGTTCGTACTACCGGAAGTGAAACCAGAACATGGGCACCATTTATTCCTATCCGGATACAACACCAATCCGTGGAACGTGGTTATCTCGGATGAAGAAGGTAACTACCACATCATTGCATCCGGTGACCGCTATGCCATTCCACATGGCGAAATCAGCATTCCTTTCGACTTGGATGGGGCGGCACGTATGCCTGGTGCAATTCGACATGATAACGTACTGATTTCCGGCAGCACGGTAACCTGGATTATCAATAGCTGGAGTGGCGCTGGTAAAATCCTGGCAAACACTGACAGTGGCCCAATCCCGATGGAGTTCCAACGTGTATTGAACCAGGATGCAAGTCCACTGGAACTGAATACAGCGGATAGCCTGAAAAGCACTTACATCGACCAAGACCTGTCTGAATCAATGGGTCTGGAACAACAACCGTATCCTTACAACGTTCACGATGTTATTGAGGCGTTGGTGCTGGCTAACAAGCTTAATGAAGATCTGCGCGGACGCATTCCCACCAACCAGACCACCGAAGCAGATAAAGAAGCGCTGGCCGCAGCGGTGAAGATTCAGGGTACCATTCAGTTCAATGATCTGTTGGCCGAAGTAATGGCTCTGCCTCCTAAGAAGCGTACGCAGAAAGCACTCAATGAAATTATTCCACGTCATCTGGAAAATATCTTGACTGTGCTCAACGCGAAAAAATAAAAGGTACTACCCACTCCTTTACGGGAGTGGGTAGCTTTCTTTTTTTAATTCGACAAACCGTTCGCTTTCAGAATCTCAATCAACTGTGCATTGAGAGTCTCTAACTCGTTGTTGCGCTGAGTCAGGGTGTAGACTTGCTCTGAGAGCGGTGTGGTATTACGGATGTTCTGCTTACGCAGTGCTTCCATACGGACGTGGTCTTCTTCGGTGATAACACCTTCGAATTCCAGTACCGTTACCTCTGGCGTTGTCTTCACACCAATCGTTCCCGTGACCAATGTACCGAGGTCAGCGGAGAGCTTATCCACATCTACGTAACCGGGCGTCGGGCCACAGTCAATTACAATCACATTACGACGGTAATCAAGCGTAGATTGTCCCGGATAGCTTTCGAGGAAGGTGTTGGGGATAAAGCGAATCTCACCGTCAGTGGATTTGAAGGTCAGTATCGCGGCATCCATATCAGCATCGTCCAGATAATCCTGGCGTGCCAAACCAGCCGGTTCGTAGTATTCAGAGAACACATCAATCCCGGCACGTTTCAGTTCCGGGAAAGTACGAATGGCTTCTAAACGGTAGACCACGTCAACCGGAACTTCAAACGGTGTGTTCGTAACAAACGAACCTTCCGTGTTCTCCGGTGGCGTTAATGGAAAACGCATCTAGCCTCCTCAGCTCTGCCAGACGGCTTTACGAGCCAGTACGCGGAACTCTACGTTGTCGAATTCAAACACCCAGTAATAGATGGCAGGATTTTCATCGTCCACCAACTTCACGATATCCAATGAAGTGTTATACGGATGGTATTCTTCGGCAGCAATCATTGCACGGAAGTACAGGTCAACCCACTCGCTGGTCGTCTTCGACATACGAGCAATGTCTGGGTTTGTCGTACCGATTAACGCGTAGTCTGGAATGATGTCATGCAAAGTTGCTTTACGTGAATCATTTTCAGTACCAGCGATGGCTACCGCACCAAGCGATTTATACACGGACGGCAGTTCACAAACATCGGTTTCCGGCATCGGAACTTCGTTGTTGTTTTTCTGCACAGCGGTCAGTGTCTCCCAAGCACCGAAGGTTGAGATAGCCTTCACCTGGAAATCATATGGGAGGAGCGGAGAGTATTGTGCTGCGATATCTTCCTGGTTAGGGATTCCACGGATACTCCAACCAGGGACGATGGTGAACTTGGTCGTGGTAAAGATTTCCGGGAACACTTTCACCCACTCGATAACACCGTTATTCGAGTTCGCTAAGATATACTCTCGTAATGCTTGTTTGATTCTGCTCGGGTTCATACCCGCGCGGCCATAGATGAGCAACGACATTGGGATGATCATTGTGGAGTTATAATCCTCACGATCATGCCAGGTGTATTCGTTGGTCAGAATGGAGGTGTACGGGTACTCACCTCGAATCTCGTTCGCCTTTTTATGGTGGTCCGGAAGGTTGAAACCCGACATGGCAATTTCAACAATAGACTTGACCGCCATGAAAGTATCTACCGGAAGAATGGGCATTAACACCTCAATCTCCCATCCGGTATAGTCCTGACTAAAATCTTCATCAGCAAACCAAACCATGATTTGGTTATCACTGTCGGCCGGGTTTTCTACCTGACCGGCAGCGACTTCATATTTCCAGCTTATCCAGCGTGGAAACCAGTTTCCGTTCATCTGGATCATTGCTCCAGTAGAAACGGCGCTGATGGTATTCTGATACTGTCCTACTAACAGACGTTGAAACTCGGTCTCATCGTTTTTGAAGTTACCCAGAATGGACTGATTGTAAACCCATTGGGTAAGTGCTAAAATGTGGTCGGTGAAACCCGCCGGAACTTTTACCTTTACCGTATCGCGCAGGTAAGTAAAAGCTACGAGTTCGACCTGGAGGTTTGCCTTTGTGAAGACCTGTTTGTTCTTCGCAAAAGACTTGGACAGCTCAGACAATTCGCCGACGGGAGCTACTGCACCATCGGCATCATTATCAGTCAGCGCTGTAATATTGATAAAGCCTTGTATATCTAACATTATAAGAAAACTCCGAGGTGAGCATGATAGCTGGAATCGTTAAACTACTTCCATTTCTACAGATACTTCTGGAAGCCTTTCAGCCGGGCGATGGTGAGAGAGTCACCCGCGTCGGTAAAATTACTACACTCGCCTTTGTTTTGCTTTTGACCTATTCGATGTTTGTTTCCTATGCATACGTGGTTCAATACCACTCTCTGGTACAAGTACGTGAGCACGACCAGTACATGGAACGTCAGTCCAATGACAAAGATAAAACTTTGGACTTGCAAGCTGACGAGTTACGGGCGCTTTACGCACGTATATTCGAATGTCTAAGCAGTCGGCCGCCATATGAAAGTGGCAGTGGACATGCTCAGAAACAACCGGATATGCCTGCGGCTCCAGTAGCAGCGCCCGAAGCTCCGATACATGCTTCGCCGTCGCCCACGAAAAAGGAAAGTGCGGCGAATAAACCTGTTGGTCCTGCCGACATGAATAGGTTCCGTATGGAGATTCTTAAAAATCTTAACGAGGAGTAAAGATGAGAGCCCTGTTACTCTGCATGACGCTTTTACTGGTGGCTTGCAGTGGCATGGTTAATGATGACAGAAAGAGCGCAAGCACGGCCTCTGTATGGCCCCTGCGTAACTTGGAGTCTCCACCGACATTGCAAATGGGGATAAGGTCGACCGAAGACCCCGGTTTTCAGACCTACATCTCCGAAGTGAATGCGTATGCTTATTACGTGTTCGTCTACGCTCGGAATCTCAACGACTATGCGAAAATGCGCAACTGGCGAATCCCACAACCGGCTCCCATTTGTGAACGTTTCGAAATCGGTTCATTGAATTCCATTCCGAGTAAAGTAGAGCTGTCAGAGACCGCACGAAATCCGCAGGATATCAGTCGGGATTTGGCAACGCAATTGAAACGACTTCTCGGCAATTATCGCCAGGATAGAACGGCGTTTTCGCGCGCGCTTCAAGCACATTATGCCACTTGTATTAACTGAAAGAGTTACCTCACTACCTTCGGGTAGTGAGGTGCTTTATTTTTACAGCACCAACCATTCTAATGTATACCCAAAAGGAGAGTTCACATGTCCACTGACATCGCTGTAGGCAGTCAACGCACGCCTTCAATCCACGAAGCAGCACCTGTACGTGTTCCAGTAATTGTTATCGGTGTTGACGCCGAAACCAAATCCATGCGTTCCGATGCCTACCCGATTGCTCTGGGTATGGCTGCTTGGGATGTAACCACTTTACGCCTCATCGGTGCGTTCTATCAGACCATCGACCCGAATGACGAAAAAGCTAAAGCTATCTTCCATGAAGACCCAGGCACGATGGCCTGGTGGCGTGGTGAAGGTGATAACCCTGCCTATGCGCCGTCACCGGAAGCGTATAAAGAAGCTTTCTCTGGCACCATGAAGATGCCGGAAGTATTGTGGGCCGCCTATAAGTTCCTCGAAGGATTTAAAGCGGGCAACAAGAATGTTACGCTGACTATGCGTGGGCCAGACTTCGATGCACCGGTTCTGATGAACGCGTTTGCCCAGTGTGACGTCCCGACGAGTATTTTACGACGCTTCTCTATGCTGGACTCTGACCGTACTGCCGAACGTATTGCATCAGCGATGGGCCTTGAGCCAAACTATGAAGCGGAGTCCCACAACTGGACTCGTGGTAAGGAAGCGTATTTACACCATGCTGGTTACGATGCTGCGCGTGAAGGTTATGTCACGGCGCGTATCTATCACCTGGCCTTGATTGGCAAGCGTCATGGATTTGAGCGTATGGTTGAAGCACATCATCAGATCTGTACCGGTGAATACGCCCCTATGGAATTTTTAAGAGAGGCATAATGGACATCAAAGATGTAGATGTTGCAATCATCTACACCGATGGTAGTCACCTGAACACCCCGCCCGGAACCGGTGCGGGGATTCACGGCTATCTATTTAATCACGGTGTACTCGAAGACAACATGGCTTATCGTTATAACGGTGCTACGGAACACGTCACCACGATGGGCTACAAGAAGTTTCCGCAAGATGTGAAAGTCCCGGATGTTCCCGATACGGTAGAATTCGTGGATGCGTTTATTCCGGTACCCGCACACTTCTGGTCTGACGTGGCTGAATTGACTGCGTTTATCACGCTGTTCGAATCCGCGCCTTTCCGTGCTAAGAACTATGTCGTCTACGTCGATGCGTCTTATCTGGTAAATGCCTGGAACCTGTGGATTGATAACTGGAAGAAAAAGAATTGGACGAAGGCTGATGGTAGTCCAATTGGCAACCGGGATTTGATTATCAAGATTAGCGAAATCAAAGACCGTATGCACAGCGAAGGTCGCAGTGTTCGTGTGGTCAAGATTAAAGGCCATGCTGGGCATTATGGTAATGAACGTGCTGATCAGATGGCAGGTAAAGCATCAGCCATGGTTGCCGCCGGTAAAGGGATTGAGTATCGCCCTTACTGGTCAACCGAAGAGTTGCCTGAGGAACTGACTCTTGAAGGGCCAGAGGAATCATTGGCTGCGGGGATTACCGATTTCCCACTTCTGACCTCCACGGTGAAGTTCTGTTATCCGATGGTAAACGAACCACATCCGGAAGTGACAGTTAATGGTGAGTCCTGGAAGTATATGTTCGGCGGTAACCACGCAAAGAACAAGGATGACGTGGTCTTCATTGGTAAGATGATTCCCGATGCACAATTCGCTGTCTTCTTTAACAAAGACGGCTGGGATAACGTCTACACATTGGTGAACACGCACTGTGACCGTGCTTGGGAGGGCGTTCCGCGTCTCCAACGTTTTGATCCAATGGCCATCGTGTACAACGACTTCATTAAGCGTAAGAAGTTTGTTGAAGCGACGAAGGATGGGTTGCCGTTGAGCCACATGCCGTTAAGTGACGACCGTAATGTTTGCATGTTTGATGATTTGCTAATCACCCGTTTGCTACGACCAGCGTTGCTGTCGTATCGTGCGTTGGAGATTCGCGATGAGTTAGCAGGCTGGTTACGTGACTCCATTGAAGGGCAACGTGATGTGGTACTGAATGATATCACGGACTTGCTGTTTGACGAGAACGGTAAGCCTCGTAAGGACTTCTACCGTACCGTTGACCGTTCGTTCAGTGTAAAGGTGGGCTATGCACATACCGAGAAGACCATCCCGGTGATTCTGACGCGTGGTACCGATATTCCGGGACGTACGGAACTGAACCGTATCAAAGAACCTACAGGTCGCTACTACGTCGCTACACGCCGCACACAGGAGCGTTGTGTCGAGTATGCAGTGGTTTACATCGGTGAGCAGCATCATGGCCTGTGGTGTGGCTACTACGCTAATAAGCGTATCTTGCAAGAGGAAGAGGTGTGATAAAACTCATCAGTGAAACATTAACGATGCACAGCCAAACGTTAATGGAAGCGATGAAAGAGTATGCGTACAAGACGTGGGTGACCAATAGCGCAGAGTGTGGGGTAGGTAATGCTATCCCTAACTTTGACCACGATGCAGTGAGCCGCGAAGGCATGGCCGGGGTAGTCGCCCGGCTTATCCTCGATGCGCTTGCCGCGACAAACGCGCGCTATGATTACATACACCATCCGGAGGTGGAACTCCCGCAAAACCCGACACCCAAGTATAAAGCTTGGCGTGAATCAGGTAATGCCGGTATGTTCACCATCATGGAAATGTACGATGCTCATTGTCGTGAATTGAAAATGTCACCGTTGTTAAATGCGGCCATCAAATGGTTCACTACGCAGTTTGTCGATGAGATGTATCGTCTCGGATTTGCCGATGACCGTTTCCCAGGTTGGGATAACGATTCGGTGGTCTATGTCACATGGGAAACACTGACCCAGCAGCTGTTGGATGGACGGGTCATTCTTCCGGTGTTGAGCTACACTGACTACGACTGGAAAGCCGAGGCACCTTCTATTGATGGAATCCGTAAGGAGATAGCAGAAACACCATACGGTTTCTTGTTCCAGAACGACAGCTATGTGATGTACGATTACGCAGCACGCTACATTCTCGATCCCGATGACCAAGATTCGGATGAAGATCCGGGAGTTGAACTTTACGCCTTGAAGCCCGAGGTAATAGAACAACTCAAAAATCTCTGAGATAGATATTATCTTGGTGATGTGTTCAGAAGGAGTATCAAATGCTTACCATAGAGGTACCTGAATTACGACGGTACAATCCGGAATTCTTCCGGCAGCTGTTTGACCAGCTATGGCCCGGATTTCATCTCGGGCATCTTGGTGAGGGTTTGCACGAACCACATCTCGTTGATGTATTCTTTGTGGATAGCGTCTCCATTACGATGGAGACGTTTACCCGTTCAATTGATGAGATGGTGCAAGCTGTTAATGTAAGGCGTCCCCTCGACCTGAACTATGTGATTTACGACTACAACGATTACATGGATACGTACGCGTTTGAAGACCCCGAGATGCCCAATATCGACATGGAGCGTCTTGAGGGTCTAATGTTTGATTTTTTCCATTACCTTATCGAGTACATGATAGCGCCGGAGTTTCTGGCAGCGGTCACCGCAGAACTCACAAGGTCATGGGAGAGTCTCAATAACATCGTTGGGAAATATGGCGTCATTGGTATTTGGTACGAGCCGTATGTTGGTGCGAACAACATGTGGGTTAGTGGGGACAAAGTCTTCGGTATTCAGGAAGGCGATTTCCGGGTGATGCATACCGCGCCTTGGGAGGGGAACCACAGCAACAGTGCTTTCTATCCTCACCTCAGTAATGCAGATGATGAATTCTACTGGCTTGCCCCGTACATGATTAAATCAAGTTACGCGAACGATATTATCCCGCGTGGAGAAACCGTTAGCTTATGTCGTCTCAATGAAAGCGTCATCCGTCAGATGGATCAATAAGGAGAATCAAATGAATATTTTAGAAACTATAGGTAAGTACGCAGCAGATTTTAATAACCCAGGTGTGATGTTAGTCTTCGTGCCACGCGATCTGAATATGGATGCCGCTGGCCCACAAAAGCCTGGTGTTTTTGATGCGACCGGCGATAGTCGTTTCGACTGTACACGCCTGCGTAATATTCGTGCGGAGGCAGTGGAGACTAACCAGCTCCGCATACTGTTTATCGCTTCTGGTACCGGTGGGTCTTTGTTGGAGAACGAAGTCGATGTGTCATTATCGGTAGAATTCGGAATGACTAGCGGCTGGGTAAAAGTCCAGAAATTCCGTTCCGTTGCTGAGAAACCAAAAGACACGGTATTCATCTACGAGGCGTAAGCATGAAACGTGTACATCTGCACTTACTGTCGGCATTACACGATCACCTCCACCGTATGGCTGGGCCTAAATACCATAACGCGGCACAGACCGCGTATTTGGTTGTGGCGAGGGAGATAGCGAAGTTATATCTCCCGGATATGCACGCGTCTGTCTATCACTCCCTGACGGCCAGACTGTTTGATATTGAACAGTCGGCAGTTGGTCTCGCCCGTATGGCACCACTCGAGTATCGCGATGCTTGGTTATGTCAGGACTTGCGTGAGTCGGGCTGTATGTCTGACTGTGAGAAGGCGGTGGAATTAGTCTCACGTATCTGTGGGAATTACGACTGGGCGGCACGTCACCGTAAACACCACCCTCTGGATTCCAGTTATGAAACAAACATCGGTATTTTGAACACGCTATACGACGTGGCTAACTACTACGATGCGTATCTGATGTTTGCTACCGACGAAGACCTGTTGCGTTACAGCATGTGGTTCGCTGGAGATATGGAAGAGGAAGCGGAGGGATTCTATGTTCGTTTCTATCACGATATCGGTGACGACGCTGAATATGAAGCGTTGCTGAAAGAGTTCCCAGCTAATGGTCTACCACATAAGTTCATGTGGCGACACGACCATGCGCCGTGCACACCAATCACCGGTGAAACGCGGTACAAGAACATCTCGATTCTCGATTTAGAGAAATACGGGAAACACTGCATCGATAAGCTCTCCAAAGGGGACGAGTTATGCGTTGTGTTTACAGCCACGCGCTTATGCGATTACAAGTCGGTTATAGCCGTATCCCAGTTTCGGGACAAAATGAAAACGGTGGATGGGAATACTTGATGTTAGCGTCGCTGGTGATGGAGTGTGCCACCCGCGGATACATTCTCCCTAGCGTCCGACAACAACATCACGTTACGACGATTCTGCGTGAGAAATACAATTTCATGTTCACCACGCATGAAGTCAATTTTAAACGTATCTACGATATTGTACGAGACCATCTAGCCGAAGTCATTTACGAACTCCGTACCGAGTTACGAATGATTCTCGACACCCACAACCTGACCCAGACCGATTTGTATTTTACGCCTGTCGACTTAGTGCAGTGTCGTTATCACATTCGGTCTTTAGAAGAACAAACCATAGATGCTTTGGCATTAAGGACTAGCGATGCAGTTAATTCTCGATTTCTCGCTCTCTGATTCACGCGTTGCCTTGAATAAGGCTTTGGGTGAAATGAAAGCAGAACTGACGTTTGAAGTCAATGAAGCGGTAAGTAAGTACGAAAACAGTAAGAAGTCCGAAACAGGTAAGCCGCACTACCTGGTTGAGTCTGCTGCTGTAATCGATACGGCTATCTCCTACATCACTGACAAACTCCGGAACATTCTTCAGTTTCCGCATCGTATTCCATTTCTCTGCTACGAATCGATTGAAGAAATCCTCGCATTGATTCAGTCTGGCTTTACTTCAGCATCGCAATCGCTGGACGAAATTGCCACTATCAACATCAATGAAGTGTACGTCTCGATTCCACGCGAGTGGGACGAGTCAGTTAACACGTTTGAAATGGTAGGGTTATCGGAGTTATTTGATTCCGAGTCTATCCTTACCATGGATAACATCATCAAGCACGCCCAGGATAAAGTCATTCAAATCTGCCGTAACGAATTGGCCTACAATCTGGAGTGCATGCAAAAAGCGACCAGCGTATGAAATTGATAATCAACTTCACACCGGAAGGGCATGAAGACGTCTGGAAGAAATTGATGGGCGATTTGTTCTCCAACTATCGGCCAGTCATTGACCAAATGCTACCAGATATGACCGAAGGTGAGGTGTGTGCAATACTGCTGGGGATGCTTGACCCTCTGTACACACCGATTCGTAAGTTGTCTGAAGCGGTGCTGGTGTTCGAGTTCGATTCAACCGATGTGGATGGCGGTATCATTGAAACTAATGTATCTCAATTTACGTTGGACAATCGAGTACAGGTAACCCTGGAGGAAATTCGCCAGGGTATATACAGCGGGCATGTTAATCATGCGGGCGATACATTAGAAGCCTATGGGCGCGAAGAACGTGAGGCGTTTTACCAGCATGTCGAAAAACAGCTAATGGCATTGGTAAAAGACCTGTACGAAAAAACCTTCGCTGATGTGTCAGAGATTACATTCCACTTTTCGAAAAAATAAATAAAGACCACCACTCCGTAAGGGGTGGTGTTGCTTTTACTTTTTAACACCATTAAGGAGAATCACAGTGAAATTTTTAACTATGGCTGAGGCTAAACGTATTCCAGAAAGCCGTATCCAGTATCGCGAAGATATTTGGTTTGGTCTGTTAGCACAAAGTTACGATAAAAAATTTGGTATCTCTTTTGTCGATGATTATCTTAAAACCACGAACGGTGAAATCGATAATACCTTTATCCCATTCTCTTACCAAAAGTCCATAATCCACGACGGTCAGCCCTGCGAATCCGCTTCTTTATCATACGGCTACTATTACGGCGGCGTGACAGTCCACATCGATCATGGGAAGTTGGTTGAAGTTTTAGAGACTGAGCCTTTAGAGGATGTCCCATTGGCATGGCTTGACTACATACCAGGCTGGACAACGCACTTTCCACTGAAGGACCCAAAAATATATTCTGGGTTTTTTCTGGCAAGACGCGTCGATGATAGCGGCCAGATTCTTGTCTTTGGGAAGCCGAAGGATGACGGCCACACGGAAATCTTTACGTACCGGATAAAAGAAGTCGAGGGTCGGTGCTTTACCTTAACCGATGAAGACGGCACGGTAATTTCACCTGTACTATTTCGATTTTTCCAGGCTCTGCTGTTCTTCTGCTCACTGATACCACATAAGCCTGCGCTTCCGAAGGTGTCTAAGCAGACACGTAAAGGGGGTGTGGTGGATTACCATATCCAGCCCCTTAAAGAAACCCGTGAAGTTCCACTCAATGAGGTTGTCGCCGCGTATGTTGCTGAACATCAGTCGGGTAACAGACAAGCGCCAAGTTCAAGGAAGGCTCATTTCCGACGTGCCCATTGGCGCTCTGTGTGGTTAGGGCCACGTACGGGTGAACAGATTAAAGATATGCGCTGGATTCCAGCGACTGTTGTTCGGGGTTACAAACCCGAATAAAATAGAAAGACTACCACCCCTAACGGAGTGGTAGTTCTTTTTTTTGCTATTTGCTTTCAGACAACTGCTTGAGCTGGACAGAAGTGGCTTCCATCGCATTAATCAGTTCGTTAGTCTGTTTCATGAACAGACCGAACAGCTCTACCCAGTCAGACGCATTGTCAACCATCTTGATGATGTCGGCAGCGTTAGACGCGTGGATAGTGGTTTCACTGATGGTGTCCACACTGACGCTAATCGTTTCGATGTTGCGGTCGATGTTTTTCTTCAGCTTCTTGGTCAGCTCAGTGTGCAATGCTTTAGCACGAGCCAATACCGTTTCGATATCACCGGCACTGTGATAAACCTTTTCCAGTGGGCGACTGTCTAACGCGGTTGTGGTGTATGAGGAAGCAAGCTTCTTCACCAGGTCTTGCGGGTCGACGTTTTTCAACGGGAACTTGAAATCTTTATAGCGGAAAGTGCCTGGTACAGACAGACTGGCTTTGTCGTGTGTGAACGCAGCCAACTGTTTGGTCACTGGGTCTAATACCCCGGTTACGATGTCTTGCAGTACCGACCAGACCGATTCCAGACGTTGGACGTGGTCAATCATAAACACGTTCATACCCGGCGGCACTGGAACCAACATGCCACGGAAATTCATGAACTTCTCTTTGCGCATCCAGCGGGCCAACTCACCAGCTTCTTCTACCGTCGCGATAGCTTCGGTAGCTTTTTGGTTGTCAACTAACACACCAGGTAAGACAGTTGCGACCTTCGAGGCAAAAGTCGAAAGCGCAGCAATTGGATTCAGGTTCATTTTCACCTCGAGGGGAATAAAGGAAGGGCTACATACTAAGTCTTTTTACAGCTGTACCCTGTGTTATGTAGACGTCCAACTGAGGTAATTGAGAATGGAATTGAAAATGTTTACCCGCTCACTGCGCGGGAAAGTTGAACCAGAGATTTACACCACCCCGATCAAGAAGAACCCGGACAACTCTCAGTTAGTCGTCGGGACGATCAAAGATATCACCGCTCAGTCTGACGGCCGTCGTCTTGTCACTATTGAGATTGACGATCGCAACAAGAACCGCTTCCGTAACCTGGAAGGTGAGCAATGGGTTGAGAACCACTTCGAAGTCTGGCACGGTCGCCGTCTGTTGTTACCCATCAAAAAACGTTAATATAAAAAACGGAGCGCTAAATGGCAGGCCCAGCTAAGCAAGTCATGGGGGAAGTAATTCGCCCACGTTTCAACGTGTTTACCATCATGGATCACGCTCTCGGTACGTACGAGAAAGGTGAGGATGGTCTGTATTACCTGAATGGCGGCTTTGCCCACATCATGGGTTTCGCAGGTCGTGGTAATACCTTTAAGTCCACACTGTTGGACTTCTGTATCTTCATGATACTCCAACGCTATCAAGCAGATTGGGGGTCGAAGTTTGACACTGAGATCTCAGCTGCGCTTGACCGTTTAGAGCAAGGTTTCATTTCAGCGAAGAACGCGAATGGCATCCGCGATGATTCTACCGTTCTGTCCCTGATTGAAGCAGGTCGTTATAACTTAGTCGGTGCAGAGATTCTGCCTGGCGAAGAATACTACGCCACGTACATTCGTGACGAAGTTGAAGGCCGCTTCAAAACGTATATGGCAGGTAAAGGTGTTCGTGAAACGCCATTCCGTGACCCTATCCGTAAAGCCAACAAGAAGATGAACGACCCGTGGCTCTACTCCATTGACTCTCTGTCAGAATGGCACTCTTCGAAAATTGAAGATAAACACTCTGAAACCAAAGTCGGTGACTCTGAGCAGAACGCCCTGAACATGCGTGACTCACTGGAGAAATCCAACATGATGTCGCGCTGGCCAACGGCGTTGGCGCGTGGTGGTTTCTTCCTGGGCTTTGTAGCACAGCTGGCCGACGACTCTGGCAAAGCCATGTCGAACACCCGTGGTGCTAAACCGGCTAACGCCAAGCTCCTGGATGATGCTGGTGATGATCTGAAGTTTGCGGGTATTCCCCGTCGTCAGATTTCCTTCCTGACCAACTCCCTGCTGGTAGCGACCAAGTCCGGTGAGTTGAAGCACGATAACACGTACGATGCCAAAACTGGCGTTAACGAAGAGATGTATCCGACCAGTCGTTCTAAGGCAATGAACGCCTCAGTAAACGACTTGAAAGAAATCGTCTTTACGCAGTACCGTGCGAAGGGTGGTCATACCGGCGTTAAGTTCCGTATGGTGTTCTCACAAGAGATGGGCCTGTTGTACCACCTCTCTCTGTGGCATTACCTGAACAAAGTGTTGAAGTCCGATTTCGGGTTTGACAGTTCCGGTTCGGGTGGCGCAATTAAAGAACTGCACATCTTACCGGGTGTTAAGTTCCAGCGTACTACCATTCGTGACCTGTGCGATGAGAACAACCGTCTGCGTCGTGCTTTGGAGATTACGGTCGCCCTAGCTTACATGCAGAACAACTATCATCGTCTGGAAATGAAGTACCACATCACTCCTCAGGAATTGTATGAGAAGATCAATGAGAAGTGGGACTGGAACGAGATTCTCGACAACACGGTTGAATACTGGATGTTCAAAGACCAGGAAGTCAAAGGCGGTAAACGTTGCTTAACCGCGATGTCTCTACTGGCGATGGCGGTTGATGGTCTGGAGCCGAAGTTCTTAACCAAGAAAAAATAATCGTTGACGGCGGGGCAACCCGCCGTTATAGGAGCTGACATGCGTTATCAAGATAGTATTGTCGAGCGCCTGCGTCAAGGTCTTGCGGCTATTGATCGACAAGAGAGCGAGAAGTTCGTTGCGAATTTCTCTACCCCACGACAATCGCTGAAAGAGTTCGCTATTGAAGCGAATGCGTATTATACCCAGCTGTTCACTGATGCCACCCAAGGCAAAAGTAAAATGCCGGTAATTGGTACGCCTGAAAATGCGGACGCCATCCCGTACTGGATAGAAGATCTGGAGCGTGCTGTGTATCCTGATTTACGTCTATCGAGGTTGATTCAATGAGATTAGATCCTGCACGCCGTAAAAAGGCTGAAGCGTATGTGATTCAACTGTTGAAGCTTGTTGACCCCAGCGGCATAAATGCTGAGGCGATGAAGCGCCGTCTGCCAAAAATGTCAGACGATGATTTCAATAAACTACGCGATGGTATTCCTATTTACAATCCGGCGGGCGGGAAGGTGCAGATTGACCACATGCGCAACATTGAAATCTGTCGCGTTATGGGGTTAGAGCTGTGCCAGCGTTTGTATTTTACTGAGCCGAAGACGGGGTTGCTACACCGTACTCGTTGGCCTCACATTGTGATGCCGTTACCTGCTCGTAGACAAACGCAGATGCAGGAAAAGAAAATGGCCGTGGCTAAGAACGACAAAGTTCGTGACAAGCTATCTGGTCAGGTGGTGGGGCCATCAAAAGCCTCAGGGGTATCCTTCCCGGAAGCCTACATCATGTTCTCTGACGGGCTCGATAACACGTTGGAAGAGTTCCTGCATGCACGCGGCGGCAATGAAGCATTGCAACGCGCGTTCTATCAATCCATTCGTCAAACCGGTGCTGGCCGTATTCAGATTCCTGGTGCAGAACGTACCAGTGCAAAAGCTACACGTACGTGGAGTGCTTATCTGAAGGCCATGGGCATCGGTAACAATATAGGTAACCCGCAATGAGAACTGGCCGCCGATATCTTGTGTGTGTAGACACCATCTTCGATACCCGTATAGGGTGGGCAAGAGTTACCCATCCCAATGAAATTGCAGCGTTTGACCTGGATGTTTATCGGGGTCGGCGTTCTGAGTATTGGGCTGAGTTGGCGGGCATCCCTGGTTGGGACAAGCATTACATGAAGCGCGATAAGCGTGCACTAATGAATGCAGAACCAACTGAGTTCTTGTACGGATTGAAAAATCAGCTGTTGGCCGATATCACGCAGATTCAAATGTCTGCGCCGCTAGAGCCGCCTGTGTTGACCATTAACATGTGGCCATATACCGATTTAACTGAGGATGAGGCCGAGCGGTTTAAAGCACACTTCCGTATGTTCTACAACGAGGTGAGGGTCGAGCTGACCTTCACTCCATTCGGTAACCTGACCATCGGTCATTTGAATGCGTTGTGGGATACTTGGTATATGTACGACTGGTTCCGTTGGATAGACATTCAGGCAAAAAATTTAGAAGTAAAAGCACCGGTATTCACAATAGTGATACCGGCACTTCTAGTGTCTGATATTCCCAACTCGTCAGCGGATGCAATTGAGCGAGACAACGTCAACCCGTTCCTGGCGTTGACGCGGTTTATGGAGGAAATCGTAACCGTTGACCCTGTGGATGCGCGACTGTTTAGTATTCGTCGTCCTCGTCCACAGGACGCTGAGAAAACGCCGTCTTCATAATCTGCTCTACGTCGACTTTCTCTCCTACCGGTGCCAACTCGCCTTCGCCTTGTCCCCCATCAGGGATATGTGGAATGGCGGGTTGGTACCCACTATTTTCACCTTCCGGTGGGCCATCGTGTCGTTCGATGCGTGCGCCGCGCTTATCACGTACCCAGTTGTTAAGGGCGTTGGCCACGTCTTGCTGTGCACCGGCTGATTTACTGGCAGCTTCCGCACGCTGCTTACCGAGAATCTGTTTATCGACACCGGCAAGCATTTTCTCCAAAGACCCGACTAAATCCTTGTCTTTGTGGACGCCTTGCTCAGCCATGATATCATTGGCAATACGGATACGGGCCTGACGTGTCTGGCGAAGAAGCGACTCTACATCATCTACTTCGCCGTCGAAGGCTTGGTATTTAACCACTGCTTCTTCGCTCATGGATTATTCCTCATCTCAAAAAGAACTCAGACAGATATTATCTTCATGAGTTACTGCTCACTAAGGATCAACATATGTCATTCAAGTGGCTCACAAATCCTTTAAAGCAATACGTCTATAAACGCCGTAGAAGCTTTTTAGAAGGCGAGTTCCATAAGAATGCCCACAACCTTCACCAACGAGTCATGGTAGGCTTAGAGCTGCTTACAGAGCCGCTGGTATATGGTAAGGAAGATTACCATCCTCTTCCTTTAACGGGGCATTTAGAACTCCGTTGTGCATCAGTAACCATCGTGTATGAACGACTATTATTCTTAGTTCGTGATTACAATCGCGTTATCGGTGAACCGGGTCACAACCCGGAATGGAGTTCCTATCCAACAACCCTGGAGGCAAAAGCAGATGTTACAAATCGCAAGTGGTTAGACGATTATTTCGCGACTCAGGATTCAGAGAAAGCACGGGATGAACTCCGTAAAATCTTCTGTCTCTTAGATATTTATCGTGAAGCTTTCAATAAAGACGATGGCGACGCTGATAAAGATGTGCTGGCCAACCGAGCAGGACATCTCTTGCGCGAGTTAGAGCGTATAGTGGAACACTACCTCTGACAGACTTCCACCCTTGTAACAAGGTGAAGCATGGCAAAGAAACGCGATGATAAGGTAGTAATGAGTATACGCCAGGGGGCAGAACGCGACACCCCTATCGGTTTATACCTACAGACTGCCTACTGGAAAACTGTTTCCAAGATGGGGCTCACCCCTGAGATTTGGAAAGAAAAGGCGAGAGAATTCGCACATGATGAACGTTATCGTGGGCGCTCTACTGCCGAACCGAACGAACGACTCTCCCGATTAGCCACTGCACTAACGAGTGGTAACATGCCGGGCGTTGGCGTTGACCTGACCTGGAAGCGTTTCATTGAGGGTCTGGTACTTCTGGGTATTGACACGTTGACAATAACTATGAAAGGTAAGCGAGGCAAGTTCGGATCGTCTGCAACTGTGTCTGCTTCCTGTCATCCTCATCTCGATTTATTGAAGACGTTAAATCGTGAAGATGAGGAGAGCGTGAGGCGATCAGCGAGCAATGCTCTCAATCACTATTTCGAGAACCCGCGTAATACGGCGAATAAAGTGATGGAGCATATCCTTCTAAAGTTACTCTGGGGTTTCTTTGCCGAATACGATATTCGTGCAGACATGTGGCGACGTTTAGCAGCTGCCTATGTGAATAACCCTAAGAACTGTCCTGCGTTGTCTAACCGACGCAGTGATATGCGCCACAATCTAGAATCGGCTATTCGTTATACGAAGAAACTGACCTGGAAACGCTTTCTTCAGGCATTGAAAGCGATGGACATGCGGGAAGTAACCTGTGTGTTCTTGGTGCGTGACTCTAGAGGATGGGAACATGAAGTTGAGCTGGCGATTGACTTAACCAAACTCGTACTACGGAGTAATAGCGATGGCACAGAATAGTTTTGAAAACTTCACCGGTCGTATCAGTGATGTCGGTAATGCTGCCGACCAGGTGCAGTATAAAGCCGCTGATGCCGTTAACCGTGTCCAGAATACCGTCGACAGTGCGCAGCGTGGTGTTGATGCTGCGACTAACCTCTATGATAACGTAACTGAAAAGGCCGGGGAAACCTGGAACAGTATCAGCGAGGGGGCAAGTGGACTCACCAGTAAGGTGGGCAACTTGTTTGGGGGTAGTGACTTAGCATCCACTAACGCAGTTCAATCTGCGGGCTCCGGTGACTCAGGCGCATCGCCTACTAACCGTATTGCCGGATTCGCTAACGATCCGAAAGGAACACTACCAACCCTCGACCCGATGAAACGTGATGTCTCCGAACCGTTCAAAGCGGCGAACGAGGCAGCCAACGGGGTGATGGGTTATCTGCAACCTGGCAAGGCAGGCAATTTGCTGTCTCAGGGTTTCCAGAAACTGAAAGACATTCGCGATGGGGCACTCAGCGCAGTAGGGACAAACTACGACGCTGTGAAGAAACGGCTGGAATCCACCATGCAGTTGGCGGGACAGCTCTCACGGCTACCTGGGGAAATCCAGCAGGAAGTGTATGGTTATACATCGGCATTTAACAATGCTAAGTATGAAATCACTTCGGTTATCGATGGAACAAAACACACCTTCGACAGCTTCAAGGATTTCGATGACTATTTGGCCATTGACAATCTGATTAATAGTTTTACCGGAAAGTCAGACGATATTCGTAGTCTGGATATCGGCACCTCGTCTGCACTCATCTACGGTATCTCAAGCAAGTTGTCTGAATATGGCTTGCCTGCGAAGACCGATCCGATGGTGGACGCCATCACTGACCCTGTAGCAAAAGCCGCGCTATATGGCGAGCTACTGGTTCAAGCGGCGGGGATTGGTAAACTCGAATCGGTCGAGTATTACATTACCAAGCTCCAGCCGGGTCAAGGGCGTGAGTTAGCGCCTGATGTGATTCCTGCTTTACTGCGGAATCTTCAGACTAATGATGGTGAGGGGTTTAAAGCATTAGGCCAGCGTGTATTGGCTCTGTGCAACTCACTGAATCCAAACTGGGATAAATCCACTAAGACGCCAGTGCGTACTGAACTGTTGCCGTACACCTATTGCAACAGCAATGCTATCCAGGCATTGATTACAACCGTCAAGCGGCCGTTTGTTTGCGCTGCGGGTAATCGTCGCTTAGTGTCCACCGATATCCTGGTAGACCAGTTCTTTCCGATTTAAGGTGTAAACATGTCGAAGAATGAAATGCAGGCACGGGAACAGTTAGTAAACGAGTTGTTTCGTGCGGGTGAATGGGATGGCACGGTTTGTCGGCAAATTGCCGGACGTCTGTTACATAACCAATTTTTGAAGTTCATCAAAGAAGAGAAGGCGTTTGATTCGTCTCTTCCTCTGTCTGAAAGGATAGAAGCATTTCGCAGTAAAGAGCATGATGCGTTATTCGGCAACGGTATGGCGCACCGCTTTGGTTTCGATTCTAACGAAGGTATCTTGGCGTATGATGTGACGCGACTCCCAGATAATCTCGGGTCTGTCGCTCGCGAGTGCTATGTACGTTATCTGCGTTCGTTAGGCTGTCGTTCCATGCATGCTGACCGTAACCCGTCAAGCGATGGCCTTAATCACTACAACATCTATTCTCAGGCACGTACTGAGGTAGGTAAGATGGCCAGCAACTTTGAGTCAGCGGAAGGTGTTGGGTTTGATACCCCACACGGCCGATTCAAAACGTTGGAAGGCTATTACCATGTTCTTCGGGTGTTGGATTATTTCATCGCCATGGGTGAGGGGTCGAAAGACGTTGATCCGTTGATGCGGGATATCTGTATTCTGCAAGACCACATCCGGGCGTTCCCGGAGCTGGATGAACTGTATCGTCTCGATGGTGCAACTTCTATCCGTGTTGGTCGTGAAGTGAAACGCAATATCTACGGTGGCAGTAACTACCGTCCAGGGGCGTTCTCTGAGCATGCCGAGCGTTGTTTTATGATAGCGCTGGTACGCAAGTTGCACGTCTTACAGTACGATGGCCGTTGTCTGGGTAACGTGCTGGCTGAGATTGTTCAGCAGGGTGTACCGTTAGACCACTACTACGTGATGAATGGTCGTATCATGCGGCCGAAGTTCTCGGAGTGGTTGCCTAATTTGATTACTCGGATTGTTGAACATATCGATCCGTACTCAAACACGTTTGACCCCGAAGAGGTCATTAAACTACTGGAGTAATCCATGTCATTACTGGATGTGTTGGATGAAGTGGAGAAGAAGATGGAGGGCGAGGTTGTTAAAGTCGCTCGTGAGTCTATCTCCACTGAGAAAGAGAAAGAATACTGCATGTGGGTCAAGCCGACTGTTGAAGGTTGGCGTTGGCTGTATGAGCAGAAGGGTGAGTTCCATCTGGATGTTCTGATGCCTATCGCGGGTGGACGCCGTCGTGTTCGTATCCATACGGACAAAGCACAGCTTACGCTCAAGCGTTGGACAGAAGAAACCGGCACGGTGGAAGAGAACTCTGACATCGGTCTGGCGACTGCACTGACCTTCTACGGTGACGGCCATGCTGCTCACTTGGTACGCCGCATCTCTTTGGATGCAGGTGAACTGAAAGAGAAAGGTGGAAAGCACTGGGACATCGATGTGTTCTACGCTTATCAGGGACGCCCGATGATTCCTGACCAGCAAGCTCTCAACGATGTCGTAAGCACTGCCGAAGCAGGCACCTCTTACGGCGAGTGGGTGAAGGTTGAGCTGGAAGTCGAGCGCTTTGAACTGGAGACCATTCGTGATCTCATTCCGTTCGAAGTTGAAGAAGCGATGCCGAGTCGTCCGAGCAATCAGGAAGACCAGGTGTTTCTTCGAGATTATTGGGATAACGTCATCAGTCTGTAAGCGAGTCCACCCTTCGGGGTGGATTCCTTTTTTCTTTTTTCACGTATAGTGCGCAGATTATGTACAAAACCTCAATGGAATAATAATCATGAATAACTTGACGTTTTCCCCATCTGTTGGCTTGCTGTTAAACGGCAAACGTATCGACTCTACCTTTAACCATCACTGGCAGGTGTTGGTGAAGCGTCTGGGTGAGAAAGCCCGTATTGTTGTTACGAACGAAATCAATCTGAATGCGAATGTGGAGAAGTGCGGTCAGATGTTTGCCTTCCACATCCCACGCACGACCGGTAAGGCGCTGCTCAAGCACGGTGAGTTCACTAGCCGAGTTAGTAGCTGGCGTATGCTTGGGGCGCTGTCTAAGGCCGCTGAGCGTCCTGTATCGCAGGGTATGGCACCAACCTTATTAGAGGACGGTGTGATTAGCATCCTGGTTTACCGTTCTAATGAAGATAACGAGCTGTCGTACATGATCAGCTATGCTCACGCCGCCGTTCGTTTGGAAGATGCGCTCGAGGAGATTGAACATGCCGGATAAAATTCATCCGACTCTAATTCAGTTCCAGCGTCTACACGCGTGGAATCAAAATGCATTGGTTTATCGACACGGGTCGCTCGACCAGCAATGTTTGAAAATATATCGCTACCTCGGCACGCTGGCCGAGGGTGTACAAAAGATGAACGGGTTAGACGTCGCTGCGGGTGCCGGTAATCTACTGGCGAACTTATTTACCTGCTGTGCGTTCACTGGCATCACTGCTGAGGAGTTTGAGTATCAATTCCAAAGAGATACAACATCCACCCGTTTCGATAAGCAGACGCCTGCAATGCAAGTGAAACTTTTGGTTGCGGAGACCGTTCGCGCCTTATCGGATTTGAGTCACTGGGATTCGGTAGCCGGTACTCGTTTATCTCGTGCTGTAGCATTAGAGTCCGTGGGTCTGGTTATCGAGGCGTTAAAAGCGATAGCCAGTAAAGGCGGTTTTTATCTTGACCGCTGTGTGGTGAATGCCGTGACTTCCATCGTTAAGAAAGAAGGGCAGCTCAATGAATTCGGCCAGTTCGGGTCGGTACCGGAACCGGAAATGATGTTTGTCGATCCGAACGGTAACCCGCCGGTCGTGTCTAAACCTTCGGGTCAGGCCATTTACCAATACATCATTGTCGCGCTGCGTGGTCGCTTCGAAGAACTCCGCCAGGAAATGGTAGGTGAGGTACTCGGTACATCCCGCATCGAGAAAGTCGACCGTGAGATAAATCTTCGTCTGGATGACTTGCTCGATAAATACATTCGTGCTGATGACGAGCGCCGTAAAATGCTCTTTGAGCGTGCCCCACATTTTATCGTCATAGTCGAGCAGGGCGAACTTAACGTTAACGCTAACGAAGACTTGGCGTGGCTATTAGAAGAACTGAAAAAGGATCAACGAAAAATATGAACCAGTATCTCATCCTCCTAAATCAAGTCCGTCGCGACGGGCATGTAAAGAAAGACCGTACCGGTACCGGTACCACGTCTATTTTCGGTGCACAGATGCGCTTCAATCTACAAGACGGCTTCCCATTGGTGACGACCAAGAAGTGCCATCTCCGTTCCATCATTCACGAGCTGTTGTGGTTCCTTAACGGTGACACCAATATCAAGTATCTGAACGATAACAATGTCACCATTTGGGACGAATGGGCGCGAGACGAAACTCGCCAGGTTCCGTGCGTTTACACCGTGGAAGAGCGAGTTGCTATTTTACGCGAGCGTAGTAGTATCGACGGTAAGACTACCGACTGGTACAACGAATGGGAAGCGGGTCTATTAAGTGGTGATGACGATGAAGCGAAGATGGCGGTACTCGATTCGCAAAACGTGCCGCGCGAAGGATTCCGTGAAGAAACCTTCCATGGTGAGTTAGGGCCTGTGTATGGTAAGCAGTGGCGTGATTGGATCGGGCCAGATGGTCAACACCACGACCAAATCAGCACGGTCATCGACCAGCTACGTAATGATCCGGACAGTCGTCGCATTATCGTTAGTGCATGGAATGTGGGTGAGTTGGATAAAATGGCTTTAGCGCCTTGCCATTCCTTCTTCCAGTTCTACACGCGTGAGTTGTCTTTAGAAGAACGGCTTCTTTATGTTCACGACCATGTTGACTTCTACGAAGACTGGGCAGGTTCTGGTCTTACCCAAACCGATGCCGAAGCCTGGCTTGATGCAAACAATATGCCTAAGCGCGAGCTTTCCTGTCAGCTGTATCAGCGTAGCGCTGATATGTTTTTAGGCGTGCCGTTCAACATTGCATCATACGCACTACTGATTCACATGGTAGCCCAACAGGTCAATATGACTGTCGGTGATTTCGTATGGACGGGTGGTGACGTACACATCTACAGCAATCACGAAGAGCAGGTTCGTCTGCAACTGTCTCGTGATCCGCGTCCTTTACCGAAGTTGAAAATTCTTCGTAAGCCGGACTCTATCTTCGATTACAAGTTCGAAGACTTTGAGCTTACTGGTTACGAACCGCATCCTGCGATAAAAGCACCGGTGGCGATATGAAGCAGAGCGAAACGCGTGGTCTAACCGCACGACTGCCACGAAAAGGAAATCCAGATAATTTCCCTTTTACCTCCGAACAATTCGATGACTTAAAAGCGCTGGTTCCCGATTGGTCTGTAAACTTGTTGGTTGCCAAAGCCCTCGAACATTACAGTAAAGTTCTTCCAGACCTTTTACTCGCTGAGAAGGAAGCCGAATTGGCGGACTTTCGCAAAAAGGTAAAAAAAGTAACCGGCTAAGGAGACCCTATGGGTGACGTATTGAAGTTCCAACCTAAGAAGTTGGAGGATGCTGCAATTTGGATTCCTGACCCACAGGGCGGGGAACCGAAAGTATTTACAGTACCACCAACTGATATGTACTGGTGGGCACTGATACTCGACCGTATCAGTAGCGTAAGTCGGACATTCGAAGGTTGCGTTTACTTCTTTTCCGATCCCTACGGTTTCATGAATGCTTGTTACGCCGGGCGTACGCGGTTATTGGAAATTGAAGTGACCCGTGCGAATCTGGAAGGCATTTTGAAAGCTGTGCCTTACACCCACGTCGGTAGCCTTTCTGGTATTCTGAATGACGATGATTACCACTTGGTACACGACAATGCGCTGATGTACATTGGCGACGATCTTGACCTGGTCTATGAGATGGGGTTGTTTATTACTCCGACCGATAAATCGGGCATCTTTAAAATCACATACGTGGAAACCTAAATGACAAACAAACTGTTCTTCTTCACCGATTGCGCTTACTCTGCTCCGATGGCTCCTTATTTCTACGGCGCTGTGGGTGCCCGTGACCTGGCGCACCTCCACGAACTGCTGGGTACCAATAAGGTTGACTCGGTGGTTCTGGGCGACACCACTTACGAAGGTCAGATTACCGTGGGGCAGGACTTCCGACAGATTGAAGGTCGTACCTACGATGACCCGCGCAAGACGCAGGTTCCGGTTTATCGTGTGAATGAAGGCGTTGACCTGACCGAACGTAAAGCAACCCTGGTGAAGTTACTGTGTCAGCAATACGGCTGGACAGAAGAAGCGGTCATCGTCCACATGGACGTAATGGAACGCATTCCAGCAGAAGCGTCCAGCTCCGGTAAAGAAATGTGGCGTGGTTGGGTTAACGTTGAAGTGCACCCGGATCGACTGCCAATGTTTATCACCTTCGAAGGTGACGATGATAAGAACTTCTCCCCGACTGGTGAGATGGTTGAGTACGATTACAAAATCATTGTTGATCGCGAACTGACGCCAATCTGGCATATGGTCGACCTGCTCGAAGCAAATGAGCTGGAAGAGTTCTTTAGTGAAGCGGCGTACATCTGCCGTAAAGGAACTCTCTCTGACTCTCCGGTAGAAGGCTGGAAAGAAGTCTTTGAAGTTTACGGCAACCATTCCATTCAGCTGTGGCTGAACCCGGACTGGAAAGCAATTCAGGAAAAGCTGATTGCTGGTCTAAACGAAGAAGTAGAACGCCAACAGGCGGAAAAAGAAGCGGCGGGTGAAGTTGCTCCTGCTACCGACCTCCCTAACATCGACGAATAAGGTAAATACAGTGTCTAAGACCCTAATCAATTATGATATCGTGGTGCAAGAGCTGACTAAAAACATGGACAGCATTTCAAGCCAGGCTGTAAGGAACATGGCACCAACTCGTGAAGTCTTCTTGGGTGAATTCCGTACGATTCGCTTAGGTGCGGGGCGTCAGAAAGGAATGACTTCCTGGATGTACTCTCAGCTGACAGAAGACACATTGGTTCTAGCCCACGGGCGGTTGTATGGCTTCATCAAAGATGAATACGCGCAACGCTTCCCTAATGGCCCGAAGGCCACTTTCATGCCCGGCAAGACGTTCCACCAATTTGTCATTACGCGTAAGTGGAAGAAAGTGTTTGTTGTGGATTCGGGAATTTATTTCTACCACAACAAGTACAATACTTTCTATAAGCGTCTGGCTGATATGGTCGACGACGATGTTGTAATTTACATGTTGAACTGAGGTAGCTATGTCTGGAAAAGATTTATCGAAATATTTGGTTGGGGGCGGCATCGGTCGGGGTCTAACTCCTGCCGGTACGCAAGAATTAATCAAGCAGCAGAACCCGCTGGATGAATTCGACCTTAGTCATTTAGGTTTAGACGGCGTTACCGTAGAGGGTGGCGTGGATGCTGCGATGGACGACGAAAGTTGCCCCTCCGGTGCCTGCAAAATTTAACGTATTCGGGTGTCCTTATGGACACCCCCTTTTCTTTTCTTTTTTTCTAACAAGGATTAATCATGACCATTGTTAATAGCTTCACTATTCCAGTTAAATACGACATCATCGTTGATGCCAACAAACATTTAAAAGAAGTCAACGAACAGCTGGCTAAAGTACCTGGCATCTTTGCGAGTCTTGGCGCAGAGAAGGGTTTGCAGTTTGATGTTCTGTACACCGCATGCCGTAACACGGAAACCGGTGACTTCCGTGTTGAAGGCAAACCAATTCTGGACAACGCTCGCCTGGACATCATCTCCGTCGAAGTGAAAAACGTCTCGCTAACCGATCCTGTATACTCCGGCGTGCAGACTACGCACCCACGCGACATTCCTTTATACAGCATCGACGAATGTGTGAACAAGGTTAAAGGCTGGTCTAAAGAACGCGGTATTCTGGAAAACGGCGTTTGGTATACGCAGGGTACCAAGCTGTATGAAGAAGACGGCGAAGCAGCAACAGGCGTAGGTAAAAATAAACATCCGCTTATCATGGATGGGGTCGGTGACGCAATTGTGGTACTGGTCAACCTGATGGAATTGACTGGCTACGATGCTGTAAATATCCCGCGTCTTTTGGGTGAAGCTCGATTAACGTCGGGAACCACCATTCACGGCAACGCCCACCGTTTATTCCACAAGATGCGCTATAGCATCACCTGCGCCATTGATCTACTTTGGGATATGGCGGCCGTCGATTCACCGAAGAAACTGAACTTCGATACGTTCGATAACGGCACGAAAGAAAGCGTCGAGTTCTACTTCGAAGAAATGTTGGTGTATGCTGACAGCCTGGCTAACGCCTACGACATGACACTGGAGCAATGCTTCTCTCTGGCATGGGATGAAATCAAAGACCGTAAAGGTTTCCTGAATGCCGATGGTATCTTTGTGAAAGAAGCTGATATGACCGCTGAGCAGAAAGCTGCCCAGGGTTCCCTTTAATACGTTAACTCTTGCAGGAGAGTCGCATGAAACTTTTTCTCATTACTGATGAATTCAACAAATCCACAATGGAGCGTTCTTTTCGCGCTACCGTCATTGCGAAAGAAGAAAACTCCGCACGTTGGTTAGTTGGCCAACGCAGTCGCGCATTCCAGATTGCGGATGTTGCTGCTGCTGCGGCATTTTGTATCGGAGAACTTACTGCTGAAGAAGAAGGTGTGTTAACCGTGGTGCATGACAACGGAGCCCAACAGCTCGCGACATCACAGTTCGCAAAACCACGCTTCAAGGAGGAAATGTACTTCGAAGTCAAAATTCTCGATAGCAGTATTCTGCCATATCGTGACCAATCTTATCGTGATGAGAAATGGTTCGCCGCCAAGGGGGAGCCTGACTATCTGCTTCGTCGCGTTGAACTCGGTTTCGGGGTAAACGACGGCAAGGTCGAACGTAAAGTCATTGCGCATCAAACCATCCCTGTGGATGTGAAACGTAAAGACCAGTGGAGCTACGTCAATTTAGGCGAGTCCTACAAAACACAAATCGTTGATGTGCATCAGGCTTCCTTGTTGGAACTCCGTGCTGTCATCTTGCGTGCTGTCGCAGCCTTACCGGGTGACCAATGCGGTGAACGTGAGCTGCGTAAGCTCTGGAGCTATGTCAGTGAGAAAGACGGTGATGGCGCAATTCTGGTAACAGACCTGGCGTTCTATCCTGGACAGGAACTCTTCTGGCGTGCAGCAGAAGCCCGTCAGTGGGTTTCGACATTGCCGCAGATCGTTACCGTGGACTCAATAGTTGACGAAGCTGCGCTAACCGATGTTCCTGGGACGAACTGCCAAACGCTTTAAGGAGTGCTATGTTCACTGTAGAGATTGAACAAGCTGGTTTCCTTGCGTGCACACACGCCATTAAGGTTAATGGCGCACACGTTGCTGACGTTGACGAACGTACGGCCAACTTGTGGCGTGTTATCGCGGATGCTGACCAAGTCTTCGTTAGTGACGATATGTCGTTGACAACTGAACGTGAACCGTTGGTATTAGTTCGCTTCCGGCTTGAACAGAAAGAGATGACTGCCTTTCTGAATGCGGTGATGTTTGATTACGACGCGCACACGGAAGGGCCTCTGCATATGGGCTGGGATGAGATTGACCCTAGCCTACGTTCGATGTTTCGTTTGAAAGCAGAGAATCTCTTTGAGTCAGACGTCTGGGAACTTGATATCGGGAATCATTACCCACGTCACGTTCCTATCATTATTGTCCATCCTGAGAAGGTTGGCGGTAACGATATGACACCGTTCATTGAATTGTACTACGCGATTCTTGATAGTGAGACACCGGCTTAAAAAATATAATACAACACCTACCCTTAGCGGGTAGGTGTTTCTTTTTTATTCAGCTGGAGTAATAGGGCCTATACCATCAACACTATAAGCAAGACCTTCCAACTCAGTGACTTTAGCCATTGCAGTAAGGTCGGTAGTGTCAGCTGGCATGTCTGTAAGAAATATGTCAAAGTTACCAATCCACACCAGGGAGCTGCCGTTCATCGTTACGGTGACTTTACTGCCACTGACTGGCTGGCTCTTGACTTCACTGGCCTGTAGAATGATTCCATATTTCTCTTCAATTTTCGGCAATAGGTCTAACGTTGTAGTTGCCCCAGTGCCATCAACAGACAATACCATGCCGTCGAACAGATGGTCTAAGAAAATTCTACGGTAGTTTAACTCAACATCACCGATGACATTCTGGTCGGTATCGCCACTCACTTTTAATGACGTGTTCAATCGTCCATATTTTTCTTCGGGGGTGGTATCCGAACCACCAATGTGACTTGGGGTGTCGAAGATTAACTTATCGATGGTCACGTTCTTTTCGGCTAAGAGCGGGTTCTTTGAAACGAGTAAATCATAAACCAGTTCCTTTGCCGTTTTTCCAAAAAGGCTCATCTTAATTCCCTCTATTAAGGCCATCACCATGACGGCATATTAACCCTAATTTGACTTAGGGTAAAACTCCCTACCGCCCAAAGGCGGTAGGGAGGCACTTATTTTTTTTACCGCTGTGAACCACTGAAAGACGTAAAGATGTTCGCGGCAACACGAGCCGGTGGTAAGTCGAAGAACTTATTCACCAACGCGCCCTGTGAGAACGCAGACTTCCATGACTGGTATTGGGAGTTCGCATTCATCGCCATACGGGCGATACCGCTTGTGCGTTCATGCAGTGTTGCTGCACCCAACACAGCCATGAATTCCGAGAACTTGTTATCATCATCGAAAACAGACTGGTCGGTGACAATCGGCATATACATCACACGAGACATATCGCGAATGGTTACACTGATATCACAAGACAACGGCACACCATCTACACGCCAACCCATCCCACCCACACCGAAGTTAAAGCCCACGTTAGTCACCATGGCATTACGCATAGAGTAACGCCCGCGAGAATATGCTTCGAGATAGAATGGGTGTGTAAACGATTGTTTACCGGTTGCCAGTGGACATACCGCCGCTAACCAGAAGGAGAGCGGCAGAATCAAATCCTGGAACACGTCCAGGTCGCCGCCCGACCAACACCGTAGGGGGATGGTGAATGTAATGTCATCGCCTGAGGTATCAGAGGAATCCCACACTTCCGGGAAATCAATTACCGAGGAGTTGTACAGCGACACGATACCAGACAGGTGAAGGAAGTCCAGTGCGCCAGTAAAGGCAGATTTCAGTCCGGTAATCAAACCATCGACCGCATCAAAACCTGTAACACCACCAGAAAGGTTAACCTCCAGAGAACGGGCTTTCTGAGTCATGGCGTTAACCGTGCCTGAGATTTCCGGTTCTTTGGTGTTGTTACTAAAGCTACGGGACGTGGTGTCACGACCGTTAATCTTCCAGGTAACCCACTGCGACCCATTCTCCAGTTCAGATTTGAACTGTTCACCCACACCCTCACCAATTTTCGAGAAGTCACCGAACATGGTAGAGAAACTTTCTTTCTGTCCCTCATTCATCCAGTTCTGAATCTTCCCGATATCGCGGGCTGTCGTCTCACCGTTTTCGTCACCGTTGTTTGCTGCGTCACTTGCCATCTGAGCTTTAACCTGCCGCTCTTGGAGTTCCGCCTCACTGGTGAATGATTTCTCAGTACCCCCGGAAGCATCCGCTGCAACGAACGCCCCGGTCATTTGGTCAACGGCTGCCGCTTCCATAGTGTCAGGGTCAACCTTGGCTTTATAGCCATCGGCTGTCTTAGCCACGTCTTCCAAACGTGATAGTGAGATTTCCATCTGCCCTACGCGCTTCAAATGCACATCACTGTACAGCATCTGCTTGTAGTATTGTTGGATTTTCTGGTTCATCTCAGCTTCGTTCGCCGAGTCAGCCTGAATCTCTGCAATACGAGCGGCCTGGTAGTTTGCTAACACGTTATAGCGGTTAATCATGCGGTAGACATCAAACTCACCGTTTGCTTTCCAGATGTCCGGCAACATCCCGTAGACATCTTTCTTGCTTGCGTTGTATTTGTTGTCTTTATCATTGATGTCCTTCGGTAAGTTAAACATTCCGAGGATACCAGTCGGTACCAGACGACGGTACAGCAGCTGGGTGTTCACGATGTTCTGCACAGCACGTAAGTAAAGGTGCATCGCTGGCTTAACGTAGTAATAACGAGAAGCTTCTTTGTTCAGTACCATTTTCATGATACGTGGCGTAATCAGGATAAGAGCAAACGCGGCCGTCCCCACGGTTGCCCAGATAGCAGCAGCCGCAGTCCAACCTGCTAACTCGCGCACCACGCCCGGATAGTCACCGGTACGTGCCAGATAAGCCAATTTGGAATCATACATGTTCGCAAAGAACGCGGCTACCCCGAGGTAGCGTGGTTTACCAAAGCGACAATGCAGATAGAAAGCATTTTGTTCAATGGACTCCCAGTAGTACGCACCTTGTCGATACGACCCTTGTCCACGGAACGATTCAAACCAACCCGCGTTTTGATCACCACCCGGAGCATTTTCCGGGACAGCGATTGCACCGGTAATCGGTGGGTCAGCAAAGAACGTGAATTGCGGTGGCGCATTCAGTGCGATGTTCCCGCCCACGGTGGTATCCGAGAAACTGAGCACCGCATTGGAATACGTACGCAAGTTCACGAAACGGGTATCACGCGGAAGTTTCATACCGCCGAACAGGCCGTCAATCCACGTAATATCATTTATCGAACGTGCATCCACAGTAACCTCACTTGTAAAGAAGAGGGGGAGTTGCCTCCCCCTTTAGTTAACTAGCCTTGCGAGACACATCAAGGCTAGGGGTTGGTTGGGTGTACGACCCAGCAGGTTGCTGTTTGGCAGGTGGTGTCTGATTACCACCACCCGGTTGGAGACTACCGCCATTTTTCATCATGTCACGCATCTCAGTAAGCAGAGTACGCATGTCTTTCTGAACGGCCAGTTGTTGTTCCCCAACAGTGCCGGTACCGAGACCACCGCCTGCGGCAGAAACGTCAGATGTAGGAGCAGGAGCACCCTGTGCAGATTTCGCTGCCTGAGCACGCTGTTCCGCCGCAGCACGTACCTTCGCTGCGTCTGCGTCAGATAGTCCATCGGCTTTCGCCTGACCTTCTACCGTGTCGCCTACATTACTCACGTCCCCGCCACCGGCAGCGCCGCCTCCGCCAGGCACACTACCACCGCCAGCACCTGCAAGGGCATCGTCTGCCCCCATGGTACCTTTCGTCGCTAAAGCTTCATCACGACGGGCTGCGTTGTCTGCTGGCAGGTCATTTGCAGCACCCGCTGCCCCACCGATAGATGGGTCGTTCGCTGCTGCACCGGCGTTGACCGCAGGGCTGGACGATTGTGGACTGAGTCCACCCGTCAACTCCTTGGTCAGTTTCGGATCGGCATTCATGGAGTTAGCTGTCACGCTACCCATACGCCCGTTCAACTCCTGCATGACTTCATTCAGCGTACGCATCTTACCGGTTCTGGTGAAGAAGACGTTCTTGTTGCCCGCAAGCACTTTACGAGTAACAGAGGCTGCTGCTGTTGCTGGAGCATTCGGGTTTTTCTGCCAGGCTTGTAAGAACTGGCGTCCACCGCCTGCGCCCAAGAAGTGGTACAGGTAAGCCACCGCTGGAGGTGGTGCCTTCCCGCCCAAGTCTCGTTGTGCTGACTTAATGTTATCTCGAATGAACTGCAATCCAAGAATCGCATTGGCGTGTGGATCGAACTGACCTCGACCGGCTGACAACGTTCCAGGGATACCGAAGTTGTTAGCGTATTTACCCATCATGCCGTCCCATGTTCCGTTGACAAACTGGAACAGACCGGCTGCGGACGCATACGGGTTCTTTGCCTTGTAGTTGAACTTGGATTCAGCATACGCCATTCCCAAGGCCACACCCGGCGGAACCCCCATCGAGTTTGCCACATCAATAATCATCTTCTTCACGTTTTCGGTGTTGTTGAGACTACTGATAGGATATTTCTCTGCCAGTTCCTTGTAGTTACCTTCGGCAACATCGCCAAGATTGATAGCTACGTTACCGGTGGACAGCTGAGCGTATTTAGACACCCCACCAACCGCGTTGACGTTATCCGCAATGTCGTTTGGAATCCCGGTAAAACCACTACCGCCAAAGCCATTCGCGTTATTCATCTTCGCTTGTTCTTCCGCCGTATACGTCTGACGTTCTGCACTGTCCTTAGTTTCGTAAATGTGGGTACGTGGGTCTTTTTTCTGCCATTGGGCAATTTTCTTGTTATCCGCTTTCTTCTCATTGAGTAGATTGCGGATGTTCAAGTCAGCTTGCTTAGACAGTTCTTTCAGCGTGATGAGTTCCTTCTCGACCGAGTTAGGGTCGGTGTTCGCGCCGTCTTCAGACCAAGGTACCAACGCCACTTCCCACACGGACTGACGAATACCGGCACGCATGTTGTAAGCACGCGAAGTCAGCAAGCCAAGTTCGTACAGGTAGCCACCGGTCATCTTCACATTGAGAGGGTCACCGGCAGGGTCGTAGCGTTTAAAGCCACACACGTAGAACATAAACGTCGGCAGGAAGCGGTTAACAAACCAGTGGTGTACGGAATCCCCACGAGGGGTCTGCCACACTTGAGGCGCAACGATATCCGTTGCCTCTGTCCACTTACCGTTATACGAGCCGGTTTTGGTGTTGATAAATGGCAAGACGAATCTCTCCATCTCTTTCAGCATTGCCACATAGCCCGAATCCAGATTCTTCAACCCGTAGGTCTTCATCCTAACGGACTCCAGCGCATCGACATCACGCTGGTTCAACGTACCCAAGGCATCGACCTGAATCGTGATGGATTCAGTCCCGTCTTCCCAACCTTCCTTCTTCACATAGTTTTTCTGCGTATCGGCATCCATGGTGTTCAGAGCTTTGAAGGCATCTTGCACCCCCGCAGACTCTTGACCTTTAGCCAACAAAGTACGCATCTTACGGTTCTTCTTGTCGTCCATGCGTTTGTTGATTTCACGCAAGGTATCTTCCTGTACTTCCATTACTTCGGAAGCATCGAGGAATTGTGGGGACGTGAAGGTGACCGTATCCCAAGCTTTAGACCAGAAGCCCTGGTTGACCTTACGTGGGTCTTCCAGTGAACGCAACTGCACCGCGTCTTTAGTAAGGACGGTTTTTGCATGGATGGCAAGCATCTCCGCTTTCGTTACCTTCTGCGGGTCGCCTACCTCGGACAATTGAATGTCCCTGTCCATCGCTTTTAGCGTGGTCAGCCAACGCAAATAAACCGGGATGAAGCGTTGGAGCATATGGGCTTGGAAGGCCAACATCTCCCCTTTATCTTCGACGTTGAGGCCGTAGCCCTCCGCCAAGGTCTGAACCTCTTTCCCACCTAAGCCACGGCAGCTGGCTTGTCCTTCACCGTTGAACGCAACGAATTGTTTCAGGTTGTCTTCCAGATAACGTACTTTTGCACCGTCCTCACTTGACCACTTGTCGTAATCACGATAACCGTACTGCGCGATACGCATCGTGTCGAGATACGAGGTGTACGTTGATGTCGCAATACGGTACGCGGCAATCCCCAGACCAACAGTAGCACCAACCAACAAGGTGACCGGCCAGCCCAGTGTGGCTACTACCGAGGCCGCTGCTGTGGCGACAGGGGCGATAAGCGAACGGGCTACAAACGGTAACGCTCGCGTGACCGCAAACTTACCAAGACCCCACGCGCCTTGCGCCAACAGTTTACCTGGTTTGAAAATGCCCCATTTCGCAACGGTGCCCAGGATACTACCGACGCTGCCCAACACAGACACCAGTGGGCCAATCAATGGCAAGGACTTGAAGAAGTCCATAATCCCTTTACCCTTGCCTTTACCGCCACCGGTGGAGCCTGCGGCCGCACCATCGTCGTGCTCACCACGACGTCGACGGAACCACTGGAAGTAGTCGCGTTTCTCACCACCGCTATTGAATTTCACACGACGTGAGAACTTACTCATCATCCCCCGCACGAAACCTTCGTTCGCCCCGTTGTTTTCCAACGAGGAACGCATCGTGTTAAACCAGGTGACTTCTTGCAGATCAACCATCTTGTTCAGACGATCGAGTACGCGGGCACCGACAGATTGAACTTTCTTACGCCCGGTGTTAATGACATTACCGGCTGCGTCCTTTGCATCTTCCACGTCGTCCATTACTGCTGAACGCACCTTGGTTTTAGAGATACCACCCCGGCGATGCAAACGGTCACGATAGAATGCTGCTACGTCGTCGTCACGACCCAACAGATGCTTCTCGATTTCGTAACGCGTACCGATGTCGTGCTCTGCACCACGGAAAGAATCCAAAACGTTATTTGCTCGACCACCCAAGCGGCCGAACCAGCCCTTCAATGCATCGCGCTTTCCGCCTAACCAACTCCGACCAGAATCGATACGACCGCCGAAGCGGTTACGGAAACGACGTTTCAACAACCGACCAGCAACCTTCCCTTTACGCATAGCGCGTTCAAGAGATTTCGAACCACCTGTCCCCTTCTCCATCTCTTCTGTCCAAGAATCGTCTTCCGGTTCCCCGGCAAGTCTTTGGTTCAAAAGTTTGTAGATGCGAATCAAGATATGGTTCGTTTTGCGGCCACTGGACATTCCCCCAAACAGTGTGTTACCACTGAACCAGCTTCCACCCTTACCGCCGCCTTTAAACCAGTTAGCGACCGGGTTATTGAGTGCCATGTTCTTCAAGCTCGAACCGGCCGCACGTAAACGTCCAGGAATACCCATGATCAGGTCGCGACCCCAACCAGCAATACGTCCTATACGTCCTACAATGCGCCCTAACGGGCTCTTGACTTCACGGCCCCACTTGTCTACCAGTTTGAACTCGGGGTTCTGTAGCTCGCTTGCAGAGATGACATTGTTGCCATTGATATCATCGATTGGACCGGTAATGTCCTCGACTTTATACACTGGCTGTTTAGATGCCACGTTAATGTAGTGCCCTTGCCGCATCAGATTGGCGTACAGGCGAGGTTGCGTGTCACCTTTAACGTAAATGTCAGGGACGTTGGTGAACCACTCCCGTGCGGATTTAAACCGTGGGGCGATTTTGTCAAGTATACGTTTCGGTGCACCCAGTACCTTATTACCGAACTCACCGCCTTTACGGGCGATGGCTTGGAACAGACTCTGAATCTTACCACCTTTATAGTAGCTCAACTTACCGGCTGAGGCTAAGTCAGCCGCAGACAGGATGATGTTCCCTTCTGAGTCGACGATATCACGACCGAGACGAATGTCATCCAACGTCTTCAACTGAACAGGTCTACCGCCTTGTCCGTTAGAGGACATCTGGTAATATTCCCCGGCTTCCAGTTTACTGCCCTGGAGGACGACTTTACCTTGTTCGTTGAAGATGTCTTTAATACCGAGTAACCCTTGGCCAAACGCCAAAGCAGAGTTAAAGGCACCACCAACCCCACCGGTCACCAAACCTTTCATACGTTCGAACACGCTTGGCCCAGTGGAAGGACCACCGAACTTACCACGTACCCAACCGCCGAATTTCCCTAAGCGATCTTTCGCACCGAGGACACCACGCTTACCGAGGTTGAATGCACCCCCGGCAGTATCGGCCAGAATACCACCCCAACGACGCAACAGGCCGGTTTCACCCAGCACGATACGACGACGGCGTGGGCCTGCACCTGGACGTGGTGGTCCCATCTCATCAGTACCGCCTTCCCCACCACCCTCGCCACCGGCGAGAGATGCGAGCAAGACACCCTGCTCATCCATTGACTTCACATGACTCAGGATTTTCTCCTGGATGGTGGTCAGGGAGTTCAGGTTAATACCACGGACGGCCTCAACGATGCGATCGGTCTCAGTACCATCGTTACTGTTCGTGCCTTTCAGCAGGTCAACAAAGTTGGTTTCTGTTTCGCCGTAAAGCACACGAGCCAGTTGGACTGGGGACATGCCTTTACCGCGACCTTTGCCGCCACCACCACCGCCTTTTGGCCCACCCCCTAAAGGACTGCCTTCCGCTAACGGGTCATCGAAGTCACCACCGTTGTTAAATTTACGGCGCAGTAAGTCAGCCAGGGCTGAGTTACCTTTTAGCTTCTTCTGAATTTCCTGGTCAAGCGTCAGCGATTTACCGCTACGGGTTTTGCCCATGCGTGTATCGTTAAACAACGTGAATGGATCGGCGAAGTCTTTGTCGATATCGAACGTGTCATTCTTTTTATCGTAGCGGAAGATACCTGCATCGCGTAGTGCACGTTCACCATAAATGGCGGCAGCTTCATCAATGCTTTTCTGGTACCCTTTAACAGACGTACGCGCATTGGAGAACTTCCCTTCCAATTCGTTAGATAACTCGTACGTCCCGCCTTTCATTCCTGTCGATTTTTCTCTCAACAAATCAACCACACGGTCAGCCGTACCGGACGGCATGTAACGCATTAAGTGGTTGCTGTCTTTGAGAATGCTTTCGACATTCATGGAGCGACCGAGAGAGACGCGGCTTTCTAAATAGTTAGCCAGACCTTGGCGGTCTTTCTCACTCAGGGTCTTTTTGTCATCCAGGTAGTTAACGATTTCCCAGATGTTCTCCTGTTGACGAACTCGACCCTTGTCATCTGCCACACCCTTACGGATACGGTCAGACAACTGACGACGTGAAGTAAACCCACGCGTTGTGATGTCGTATTCTTGGTCGGCGTGTTCGCCGTAGCCACGCCGGATAGATTTGTTAATCTCGGATAACCAAGCCGGGATAACTTCTACCAACGCCAAATGTGCACGTCGGTCGAATTTGGCTACCCGGTTTAAGGCTTCACCATCACGGGCATCCAGGAATCCCTTTTCACGTCCCATCGGGTTAATGATCCCGAAGTCACGCCCCATGCGAAACACGTTAGCCGCTGTGCCGTCTTCTTCTCCGGCTAGGGATGAGTTCGAGATTGTGCCTTGCGTCCAACCACGGGCTTTAAATTGCGCCTGGTGGAGCTTTGACATGTACTCGGGTCTATCTTCTAACCACTGCTTGGTTTTTCCCTGCACTTTGGCAAGTTGAGGCCCAATCAGTTTCTTGGTTAAGAAACTGGTTAACCAACCCACCCCTTTATCACGGCTGTTCTTTTTACGGTTGTCTGGCGACAGGCTGGAATCATCTTCCATCCCGAAGTCATCCTCGACCGCGTTCCCCATGAGCATCTCAATTGCCATTCGGCCGTCGCCAAATGCTTGTGAGATTTTCTTGGTCATGTTATCGCGGACGTTGTTCATGAACTCTTCGCCGTAACGAAGTGGGTTCATCCATTCAGCCGCTTTACGTTTAATGTTCGCCCAGTGAATTTCCGAGAATTCTTCTTTCGCGTAATCTGGCAAAGCGGTGTTCTTCACAATCGCTTCAAGTGCAGGGGTATTACGATCGAACTCGGTTTGTTTCAGCTTAGCAATATCTTGCAAGGCGAACAACGTACGGTATTGCAGTTCGAGCTTCTTACGCTCGATGTTTAAGAACACGCCTTTGGAAAGACCGGTTTGCATGTGAACGTCACGGGCGATGCCCAGGACGGTGTTCATTAGTGCATCGGATTTCATTTCCCGGACAGCATCACGCAGACGATCTTCGGTGGCAGATTCCCGCGCTTCGGTTTGTTGCTCTTGGGTCATTTGTTGACCCGCACCGAAGACTTCACCCATCATCCGGTCAAGACCGGCTTGTTGTGGATCGTACTGTGCGTACTCAGTTTCCTGTCCTGAGCGTGCCCATTTGTTGATTCGGTTTGTCAGGCTATCGGGCAGATAGCGTTTCAGCGTTGGGCCCAATTGACGAGCCTGTTGCTTGACCAGACGCTCAGTCTTGATGATCTCGTCTTTGGTATGAGCGTACACGTCTTTTGCCACACCCTTCGCGTCCTGATAGCCCTTGTAGGCTTCGCTCGCAGGTTGTGGCATACCTTTTAAAATGACCTGGTCTCGCTTCCCACGCGGCCATATGGTCGCCAGAGCAGATTTGCGTACCTGCTTCGCTGTGTCGAGGATAGGGTTGCGTGATTTACCGTTGTTCTGGCGGGGCGGTTCGTCGAAATCATCCCAATCGACATCATCAAAACCGATATCGTCGAAATCGTCTTTTTTTGCCATTTTCATTACTTCCAATTCAGGAGCTTAACGTGAAGAAGCTAAACTGGGTTGACATTTACCTGTTAAACGTCAACAAGTCCCTGGTGTCACAATTGAAGCCTGTGACTACGACCGACACCTTCCAGGGCATGACGAAAAACTTTCACCCGGAAGGTCTTTATTCAACCGAAATATTCGGCTTAACAGGTAGCGAAGAGCGTGACGCTACATTCGCGTACATTGATGTAAAACTTGACATCATTTCTCCTACTGTCTGTTTAGGGCTGTTTGGTTTAAAACAACTCTACGAGGAAGTCTGTGCCGGTAAACGGTTTGCGGTATGGGGAGAAAAAGAAAAAGACTTCCTGCCAGCGCTGCCCGGTGATAAAGGTGCAGACACCGGCATGAACTTCTTCTTGCGTCACTATAAGGAGTTAGCGCCTGCGCGCAATGACTCTATGCGACGCGATGACTCTCTCGACTTCTTCTACAAATTCCGTGACGTGAGCGTAAACCGCCATGTCTTAGTTTTGCCCGCAGGTCTGCGTGACCTGATTGTGCGAGACGACGGTCGTGACCAGGAAGAAGAAATCGGTGGTATGTACCGCCGCCTCATCTCATTAGCTCGTGCTGTCCCAGACCGCAATATTCAAACGGAACTGACTGACCCACTACGTTGGAAACTTCAACAAGCGTACAACGACATCTGGATGTACTTCTTTAACATCCTCGATGGTAAGGGCGGCTTTACCCGCCGTAAAGTGACTTCCCGTAAGTTAATGAACGGCACACGTAACGTGTTGTCTTCGTTCTCAACCGGTTCGAAAGTCATGGGTCGTGAAGACCAGGTGCGGGCGACCGACACGCGTGTCGGTTTGTTCCAAGGGTTGAAGTCACTGTTGCCGGTGGCGCAGTATAACATTCGCGAACGTTATCTGAGCAATATCCGAGCAGGTGACGGGAACCTTTACGGTATCAACACCAAAACCCTGCGAAGGGAACTCCTCGAAGTCCGTGGGAAGGTTTATGACCTGTACACCACCGACGACGGGATAGAGAAGTTGATTAACCGTCTGGAAGCTCGCGAACTGCGCCATGCTCCACTGATGATTGACAAAGACCACTACGTGGCCCTGATCTATCAGGACGCCAAACACTTTAAGGTGTTCTTTGACATTGAGGATTTGCCTGCGAAGTTTGACCGTAAAAACGTTCGTGGTATTTCTCTCGGCGAGTTGTTGTACCTATCCGGGTATGACCTCTGGAATAATTACTTCATGTTCGTCACGCGTTACCCAATTATCGGGCGCGGTTCGACGTACTCCTCGACCATAAGATTGGAGACCACGGTCTCTTCCTTGTATCTCCATGAGTTGGAAGATGACTGGGAAACCACGAAGAAGAAGGGGGCTGTTAGCTTCCCGGATCGCAATGTTCCGACGTGGGTTGAATCTATGGCACCGCACCCTTCGCGATTGAAAGGGTTGAACGGTGACTACGACGGCGATACCGGTTCCGGTAACGTTCCGTTCTCGCAGGAAGCAATGGAAGAAAACCAGCGCTGGGTGAATTCCAAGAACTACTGGTTCACAACTAACGGCAAGTTTAAAGTAGCCCCCGTTAACGACGTTATTGAGCGTGCGATCAACTCGCTGCTCCAGTAGCGCGAGTAATTAAGGACCATCATGCTTCTCCTTAAACAGTTTAACCAACGCTTCTCCGTGCGTAAGACGGATGAGTTCGGGAAGCCGCGAATTATTCCGCTGGAAAAGTTCCAGATACCTCGCGGTTCTATTTTCCATACCGTGGATTTAGACCAGGTGGTGTTAGCACCGCCGGTCTCCACACCGTACTTCCAGGAGCTGGAAAAGCCTGCACAAATACGTCATCACTTTAAACTGCCAGAAGACGGGATTTCGGGTCGCCCAATCCCCGTTCCAGTGCAAGGTCAGGAACGTCAGATTCTGGCATACCACCGTGCCAACCGTCGCTTCCGTCGACTGTCCCAGTCAGACGAGTTAGTGCGTAAAGACCCAAAAGTGCTGCTCATCGAGAACTACACCCCGATGTTACCGCACTACCGTTACCCGGACACGATGATGTCTTGGTACGACCGTTTGCGCAACGTTCAGGTATTAATGTCTAATCAGCTCAAGTACGACACGGCTGAATACCTGCGTCAGAACTACATGATTATTGATATCGGTTCGACGTTGCCTGCGTATGACAAATTCAAGAACACTTTCAACGACCGTGTGAAGACTAAGCTGGAGCGTTTCCAGTCCTTCAACTTACTGTGGTTGCTCGAGCTGTTTGCTTGGGCTATCGGTCAGCAAGAGACATCGTTGTTTGCTGGTATGGACATGACCCAACTGTCTCGTACCAACTTTGTGTTCGTGCACAACTCCGGGTTCAGTGTAATGAACATGGGTGTGGTTGAGAAGATGCGTAAGTCTGCCGGTGGTCGTCTGAATGATGAACAAATGGCACGCGCATTCTACCGTACCCTGATTCGCGTCATGACCGCCAAACCAGACATGGTGTCTGAGCTGGAAGTGATTGATGAAGAGACCGGTGAAGAAAAAGTCATTGTTCAGGACGTTGAGAACGACGACATCGTCGACGGTGCGGATGACCTGGTGGGCGATGAAGACATCGTTAATCAGGCTGATGTAGTGGAAGACGATTTCGATACCAAGGAAGACTTGGTAATCGACGTACCGAAAGAAGATATTAAGCCCACGACTATCGTTGTCGAGAAAGCGATTAATCACGCCGACGTTATCAAACAGGAAGTTGAGAAACTGGCCGAAGCCGGACGTGTATCTGCTAAGCAGTACAAGTTCCTGAATGATGCTACCGAGCGCTTTGAAGCGCTGCCTAACCCGTACAACCCGAAAGAGACGTACGGCCAGGCAATGGTTGTCGACGCTAAGAAAGTTGAAATTAAACCCGTGACTACGCTGCGGGAACCTGTCGTTACCACCACGGACTGGACGCAGTCTAGTGTGGATGCGATGGACAAGCAGTACAACACCGAAATCCTGCCAAAAGACATCTTGGCGGCTGTGGCGTCATCCCAACGGTTGGGTCTGGCGATTCACAACCACACGGTCGAAAAAGAAGTTTCTGTAACCGGTAGTCTCGAACACCACACCCTCCGTATTCAGCCAATCGGCGGGGAACCAGTAACGGTCCGTTTCCAGGTTCCTGCATTGACTGAAGATGGTACGTGGGTTGCGAATGGTACTGAATACACCATGCGTCGCCAACGTGTCGATATTCCGATTCGTAAAGTTGACCACGAGACCGTGGCCCTAACTACCGCTTATGGTAAGAACTTCGTCCGTCGTAGTGACAAAGTCGTGAACGACTATGGTCGCTGGCTGACGAATGCAATTATCGTTCGTGCGGTTGACCCGAAAGATACAACGATTACCGATGCCAAATTGGCTAACGTGTTCGACCCGCTGGCAACCTTGCCGCGTCAGTACACGATGGTGTCTCGACGTATCTCTACCTTTAATGCTGTTGGTTATCAGTGGAGCTTTGATTCTAAATCAATGCCTGGGTTCTTCGGTGAGGACAATGTTAAGTCCATGACGAAGAAAGAACTGGTGCCGCTGGCGAAGGGTCGTAGTGGGGTAATGATTGGAATGGATGATCATTCCCAGGTGTATAAAGTTAACGGGGACAAGATTGAACCACAGGGTGCGCTGGCTGATGTTTTAGGCATCGACCAATCGAAAACCCCACGGGAGATGACGGAACTATCACTGATGGGTAAATCCCTGTCACTCGGTTTCATCTTCGCCTTCTATCTCGGCCTGACCGGCATGATGCGACACTTCGGTATTCGCTTCGAGATTCTCCCGCCGGGTCAGCGTATTGACAAATCAACCTACGATTCCATCTTCCGTTTATCAGATGCGAAAATCGTAGCCATGTGTGACAATGATAAACAGCGTATGATTCTTAATGGCTTGGACAAGTACATTAAACACTTGACCACGTATACGGAATCCGAAGTTGACCGTGAAGACATTTATCTCAACCTTATTCGTGATGCAGATGGCCTGACGCCTCGGTACATCAATGAGCTTCGACTAATGCGGACCGCATTCGTGGATGACATGCACGCGCGTATCTTGAGAAAGATGGGCGAACCGGAAACCTTCATTGGTCTGTTGGAACGTTCCAACGAACTGTTGCAAACCGACCACACTCTCCCGGAAATCAACGGTGATGAAATGATGTTTGTGGGCAATCAACGTATTGCGTACCACATCTACACTGCACTGGTGAGGGCCCAGCGTAACTACATCAACGCCCCAGGCAGTAACCGCCGATTCGAACTGTCGCAGGACATGATCTGGGGGGCAATCAACTCCGATCCGTCAGTCTTGCTGGCACCGGGGGCCAACCCGATTCAGTTCATTAAAGAAAAAGACGTTATCACCATGGGTGGTACCGGAGGACGTAACCGTAAGACCATGGTGTACCACACGCGTGAATTCCAGAAATCTGACCTGGGCATCGTGTCTGGCAACACCGTCGATAACGGTGACGTAGGTATCACAGCCTTCTTAACGAATAACCCGCGCTTCGACTCAGTCGATGGTACCACCAAGCCCCTGGAGGGGGAAGGTAAGCCGGGTGAGCTGCTGTCCTTTATTGACGGCCTGGCACCTGACACTCTGATGGACGATGCGAAACGTCAAAACTTCGTAGGTATTCAGATGGGTTCAGCCACAACGTGTATCGGTGCAACTGTTGCCCCTTACCGTACCGAACAGGAGAAAGTAGTCGCCCACCGTACATCGGTGAAACATGCACGCGCTATTGATAAACCGGGTAAAGTTATCCGGGTAACCGAGGATACCATCACCATCAAATACGACGACAAGACGGAAGAGACTTTCGAATTGGGTCGTTGGTTTGGTGCGCATGAAGGTACGTTCTATCCACACACAGTTGTGACTAAATGGAAGGCAGGTGACAAACTCCCCGCTGGGGCTATCATCACGTATAACGAACAGCACTTCGAGCCAGACCTGCTCGATCCGTTCCAGGTGAACTGGAAAGGTGTCATCATGGCCAATGTAGCGTTGATTGAATCTGAAGAGGTAATTGAAGACTCGAATGCGATTAGTGAGCGGTTCGCTGCGAAAGCACAGTCTGACGTAACCAAAATCAAAGAAGTCACTGTTACATCTAGCCAGAATCTGATGGAGATTGTGAAAAACGGCGAGCACGTAGACGTGGACACAATTCTATGCACCTTTAGCGACAACCTGAGCGAAGATATGAGCGGGTTCAGTAATGAAGCTGCCGCAACCCTGTACGAACTGAGTGCTTACTCTCCACAAGCCGGTGTACGCGGCCACATCGATAAAATCGAAGTGGTGTACCACGGTGACCCGGAAGACTTCACAGCCTCCGTACAGACCCTGATTAACCAACACGACCGCCAACGTCGCAAAATGGCAAATGCCTTAGGCGACCACATCCCGAAATCGGGTAGTGTGAACGGCGACTACCGTGTTGACGGTGTACCGTTAGCCTACAACAGCATGGTGATTCGATTCTACATCACTCACCGTGTCGAGATGGCGGCTGCGGATAAGATGGTTATTGCTAACCAGCTGAAGACCACCGTCCAGGAAGTTATGCGTGGTGTTAACCGAACAGAGAACGGCGAGGACATTGATATCATCTTCGGGCGTAACTCGGTTGATGCGCGTATCGTAGGTTCATTGATGCGTATCGGTACCTCGAACGGTGCTGCTATGCAGGGCGGTATCATGATTGGGAAGATTTTGGATGGCGAGAGCGTTCCTGCACTCCCTGCCAAGATTTAACTCACACCCCAGACGGGTCGCTCCCGTCTGGTTTTCTAACTCCCGGAGTTTACAATGAGTATCTTAGATGACATCCGCGCACGTCACAACATTCCAAAGCGTGGGAATACCCAGGCTCAGGAAACTGACAGCTTCTCACCCCAACAGCGCTTGAATGCCGTTACCCTGGGTAACGTAGTTGAGCTGACCACCGAAGTGGTTTACGACCTGATGAAAGGCAGCAATGGACTGAGCAGCCAGGTCGGTGAACAGCGTCTGCTGAAACGCGACATTGCCGATATGGTCGGTAACCGTCTGGCAGCACGTATCCAGGAAGTAGCAAGTTCTGAGAATGGGGGTCAAGCGTGATTCGTTTATATTCCTTGAATGCCTGCACTAATGCACTGCGCATTCTGAAACAAAGTGGCCTCCGTCTGAGCGTTGATGCTGATTCACCGGTCGCGGTATTGAACCGTGCAACTAGCCAGCAATCTGTACTGGACAGCAGCATTACTGACGAGCAGTTCTTCCAAGAGCTGCCGAACATTACCGCACTAGCGCAACCTGCGCAGGGTACTGGTGATGCTTCCGTTATTGCCGATGGCGCTGCTGGCGTCAATGTGTTGAACGTGGAAGACCACGAACCAACGCTGTTCGAGTTGAAGAAAATGGCCGTAGGTCGTTGTGCCGGTCTGTTGGACTTCTCCCGTAACGTGGTACAGCCATTCATTCAGAACGTGATTCAGAATAACAATGCTGCGCCGGTTGAAGAAGTGAAAGAAGACTGGGCACTGGTACCGGTTGATTCTGACCCCGCCATTAACGAACCTGTTGTTCAGGCGTTGATTAATCGTCTGGATAACCCAGCAGGTGCTGGCTTCATTCACGATCGCATTGATGCGCGCGTTCCGGATGTGCTGGAACAGCCTGAAACCGGTAAAGCAACCTTCGACCGTCTGGTTGGCCGTCTGCTGGAAGAACTGGGTCTGTCTGTCTCTGATGCAGCTAAGCTGTTGGTTGAGCCGTTGAAGATTGTCCCTAACTCTGACCAGGCTCCGAAAGAAGTCAAGAAGAACGTGCTATTCCTGTTGCTGTCTGCCTATTGGCTGGACAATCCGTGGGAAAACTCTGACCTGTCTGCTGAGAAGTGGAAAACGCAATTCCAGCGTGCGCATTACTCACTGTGCGGTTGGTTGTACCTGTACGCCGAAGCGATCGTAACGCGTGTCAAGCTTGGGAACATTGTGTTCTCTTACGACAGCCAGGAAAAACAGGTCTTCATCTGCCAAGAAGCGTTTGACGATTACACTTCCGCAGGTGGTACCGTTGAAGCGCTATTGGGTGCAATTTATGCACTGGATGACGGCGACGAAGCAAACACCACTAAAGGTGCGTTGCTGGACAATGCTGCTGCCTACACACAAGTGTGGAACCGCCGCAGTTCTATCCGTCGCATGAATGCGGATACCGACTGGTTACACCGTAACCGCGAATCCCTGAAAGTGGCGTTCTCTTCTGCAATCGATGTGCTTGACCCAGGTTACCTGAATGCGGGTGATGCTGAGCCGCGTACTCCAGCAGAAGTGAAGAAAGGCGTTAACAGCGCTATCGATCATCTCTTCGGTAAAACCACGACCGATGTCACTGAGTTCATCATCCAGGTTTCTTCTGGTGAAGTCTTCGGTGAATACGACGCGGCCAATCTGTTGACGGCTATCCACCACGGTATGATTAAAGGCATCAAGCCTGACGTTACTGCCAGTGACTGGATTACCAACTACGCGATGGACTGGATGCTGGCTGGCGTTCTTATCGAAGCTTAACAATAGGAGGCGGAAGTGAGTGCTATTGAAACTGCACGTCGCGACCCGAAAAAGGTTCACGCCGATTTAGTTGATACCGGGGCCGCCACCATTACCAAAGGGGGGTGTTATCTTTACATCCCCGTTGGCTTTACCTCGAAAGAATTGGCCTTTATTTCTTCGACTGTCGAAATCGTTGGCTTGTTTGCCATCTCGACAGACCGGAAAACTTACGGGGTGTCGAACGTAACCACGTTCATTGAAATTACCCCGTCATCGTTTGAAGAAGTGGATGTCAACGGCGAACCTTATTACGAGTTCCGCTTTGATCCGGGGACGGTAGTATTCCCGAACCGGATGTTACAGGTGGTTTCCAACCCGGTGTACAACATCGCATCTTACATCTACGACTTCGGTAACCGGCCTTTCTGGTTCACTGTGGTAGAGGATGCTGAGCTGTTGTCTGATGCACCGCTCTGGAACGGTTTCCAGGTCTTTGCTGACCAGATTACCGCAGACTGTTACGCAGCACACACCCAACGCAAATGGGGTGACCCGCGTACATTCTTCCGTGCTTCGCTGAAGAAAGATAGCGACATTTTTGGCGCTTGTCAGTTTATCCCTCTCCGTGACGGATCTCTTAACAAAACTTCCCGATTGGCGAAGCTCGCTGATGTTGAACTGAAACGTGGTATCCGCTCCGCGTTGTCAGTTGACCCAGTACGTGCTGAACCACTCGAGGATCTCTTCATGCGATAAGGTGCATTATGGAAAACTTAACGATGCGCTACAACTGCGTAGCGTTGGCCGGGGTAAACAAAGGGGCAACCCTGAAGAAAGACGCGGATGGGTATTACTACTGCCTGCTGGGCGCGTTGAACATTTTCAACTCTGAAGGTATCTTCTATGCCTTCAATGAGTCGAAGCATGTCTTCGACCGTTCAAGTGTCTTCATGCGTAAAATTCAGGCAGGGAACCTGTTTGGTGAAGAAGACCACCCTCCGTTTGAACCGGGGATGTCTGATGCACAATGGATTGAACGTAACGAATGGATTGAAACCAAGAACGTGGCAATGCATATCCGTGAAATCGAGCTGAAGCCGACTGACCAGATGTGTAACAACTTGCCCGTGGTGGAAATCTGGGGATGGGTTAAACCTAACCGCGATCGTGGCCCGCTGTTGGCGGAAGCGTTAGAGAACCCACATCAAAACGTGTGCTTCTCTCTGCGTGCGATTGTACGTGAAGGGTTTGTTGGTGGGGTACGTACGCGTCGTATCGATCGCATGGTCACATTTGACTGGGTTATCGAAGACGGTCTGCAAATCTGTAACAAATACTCCGCAATGCAACGCGGTAGTCAGGTTGCGCAGGAATCTACCCGCACTTACGTTGACCGTCCTATCTCTCGCCAGGCGTTGGAAGATATCATCTTCAAGCCGGAAGCGGCACAGACAGTTGCGACAGAATCCCGCCGGGGTAATCTGCGTGCAATCGCCCGTGAGTATCTGGACATTGACAAACAACAGTCTAATGTGAAGATCATGGGACTGGGTGCGGGGAAATGGTAAATGGCTGACTACGACGCTTCGTTAGTGAAGTGGTACGAGAATCAGATGCCTAAGGTGGCCAAGAAATTGGCCCTTAAAGGTTTGGATACTCCGCCGCTCCACATTGGGGGCAAGGTGAAAATCTTTTCGCCACGCATCCCGTATTCACCGGCTGACGGTGAAGATTTAACTATCCCGCGCGTTTGTTGTTCGTTGGCGTTGAAGAACTGTATCATTGGTGCCCGTCACAACTTTCGTTCGCTGGATATTCAACAGCGTATTCACATCTACGCTTTTGACGAACGCAGTGTAGTCCAGCCGTCGGTAGACGTTACCAAAGAACCTAACCGGGCTGGTGAAGTGTGGATTGTTCCACACCGCATGGCCAACTGGGAAATCAAACCCAAAGTTCTGGGGGAAATGCGCCTTGTCATGCTCAGTCACGATAGTTCTGAGTTTATGTACGCGGTGCAAGTGGGCGAGACGATTGCATTCGACTCCAGTAAAAAACTGGAAGCGGGTCAAACATATCTGATACGCATCACCATCAAAATGGGTGAGGTAACGAATGTTACCGATCCTGAACTTACGTCCGTGGACCATTATCACGGTGCGTTAAACGCTTACACTGTCGCCTCCTGATGTCGGTTCGTGGTCTGCAAATCACTACTAGCACTGGAGGCATTGAATGAAAGCTGTGAACATTGTCATACCTCCGACCCTTACAGTCCTGGCACCCGATGAGATTAAAGCTATTGCTTTTAATGCCATCCAGGGCCGGGTTGGTAAAGACGTACTGGCAGTTGTGCTGTCAGGTCGACTGGATACCAAACGCAAAATCAATAACGCGATTGCGAGTTTGTCTACTCAAGACTTGACTGAGTTTTATCTTGCACTACAACAGGCGGGTGTGGGAATCGACTACACCCGCACTTACTTCCTCCTAACAGAATCGTATCGGAGCATTCTAACCGTCAAGCAGTAAAGTTTTTTTACGCAGGTGGTTCTTAATGTGAACGTGAGAATACGAAGGATAAAAAGGATGGTTCATTTAGATAGCGACGGAGTGTTTGCAGTGTGGAGTGGGTACGTTGTACCTAAATACTTCCCAACGATGACACTCAGGGAATTCAATGCAATTCCCGAAATCAAACGGCGAGCATTGGTACGCGAGATATACCAGAAAGAACCGAATCTGTTTTACAACCTTCCGGCATTAAAGGAAATGGGTGTGGTATTGGACGCGCTGGAGAAAGCGGGTACACCTTGGTGTATTCTGACCTCGGGAGCAGAAGACCACTTCGATCATGAACTCGTGGTTGAAAGTAAACAGTTGTGGTTTGATAAACATTTTGGTGTGCCTGCGGATCGAATCATTGTCACGGAAACTTCCGGACAGAAAAAAGACTACGCTGGACGAGGGTTGTTACTTGTTGATGACTTTGGTCGAAACTGTCGCGAATGGGCACTCGCCGGTGGTACGGCTTTCTGGGTACGAACCGAGAAACCGAACACTCGTGACCTCATCCGGCATATTGGTTGCTTTGTGGAAACGCCGCATGATAGTGCTGGCTCCATTCTACAAATCCAATAACTACCTATGGTGACCTCGTTCCCTCATGGAACAGGTCGCCCTCTTTCTAATATTTTTTGGATATATATTACCTAGGTGAACTTGCATCAGTAAGTTTTAAATCGACTATCAAGGAGCACACTATGTCACCAGAAGAAGTTCGTAAATTACATGACCGTCTCATCAAACAGTTTTACGATTTCTATCGTTACACCGATAGCGCACATCGAATCGATCACATTCGTAGTGTGATGTCCAACGTCATTCGTATCTGTTACATGCAGGGCTGGCAAGAACATTTGAAACTGGCGCTGATTGCAGCGGCAGTTCACGATATCTTTTCGACTAAAGAATTTCGGTCTGAGCACCACATCAAAGCGTTCAACTGGGTGTTGGATAACAAGGCCGTGCTTGCTCGGAAATACAAACTGACTTTCGAAGAATGTTACACCGTGGCATATGCTGCCATGGAACATCGTGGGTCTTTCAAAGGTAATTACAACAGCATCGTTTCTGAAATTGTGGCTGCCGCTGACCGTGGTATCCCATCGAAGGAAGATGTGACGTCGTATCTGTCTCGCAGTTACCTGTATGCGCGGGACAATCAGGGCAAGAGTATTAGCGATTCGAAATTCCATGCGGTGAACCACATCCAGGATAAGTTCGGTCGTAATGCGTATGCCAAAGTACCAGACTGGTACGAGAAGATATTCGCCACTCAATTGGCTGAACGTCTTGAAGTTATTGAAATGCTCGACATCGACTTCTTCACCACTGAGTTGGTTGAAGAGTTAGAACAACGTCTTAAACACTAACCCCATGTAAGGATAATTTGATGACTACCAAAATTCACTCAGTAAAAGACCTCATCGCTGCAATCAACAAAGACGCAGAAACGCCTGTCGTTCTGGATGCAGAAAATGCATACAGTGCGGAAAGCGAAGCGAAGCTGATTACTGAATTCTCGGAAGGGCTCCCAGTAATCAAAGTGGAGCCTAACGACAAAGGCGAGCATAAGCTGACCATCGAAAACATGGACACGCTGGACAAGTACCGTGCTAACTTCCACGAAGCGCTGGGTACCATTACCGCGCCACTGATTGCGGACAAAGCGAAAAACGATCCAGAAATCGGTGCGATGGAAGTGAAACTGAAAGTGGGTGAAACCACCTTCTCCACTGCCTTCGCTCGCCCGACCGGCGATGCGCCGTCCCAGAAAGAACTGGCGGCTTCTATCGGCTTCGGCTATAGCACCATCAAGAACAAAGGGCTGGAAGGTAAAGTCCGTAAAGAGTTCGCGAAGCTGTGGCTGGAAGCGGACGAAGAAGAAGACGAGGGTGATGACGAGTAATCGTCGCACTTAATAACAGAATTGGGTGGTCTTATGACCACCCTCTTTTTTTTGTTTCAGGAGCTACAACAATGTCCGATCCATTTGCGGCAAAAGTACAAACCCCACTTGATTGTGTACTGACGCGTGACCAGGTTATTACCCGCATCAACGTACTGGCAGAAACGCATCTCATGTCCATGAAAAATACAGTGGCTGATGAAGTGTTTGAATCAGTAGCGGATTTCCCAGTTGAACTCATCAACAACTCTGTTAACGGGTATCAACGTTTTTTGACCGACATCAGTGGTTCCGGTGGCGATAGCGCTGCTATAATCGCAGGTTTCATTCTTCGGTTCAAAACTGCCATCGTCTATGAATTCGGGACTGCCGTTATTGATGGTCTGAAAGACGAAGTATTCGTTAAGATGAACGACCAGCAATACACCGAAGCTTTTGGTAAAGAAGATATGCCTACGCTTTGGGGTGTGGCTAATCCTAAATTGGAAAAAACGCCCGTCAATCGCGACTACGACATGATTGCTACGTGGTTGTTCATCAATAATGCCAAGTGGTTAATCGTGCGTGTTGGTGCTGCCCTGGATGAGGTGAATAAATGATGGAATCAATGGCCGTTAAGGAAATGTTAGTTTGGCACATCGTCGGGGGGTTGGTTCGCGATAACAACAACACTGTAATGAACGATGAAGATTTCATTCCGCTGGATGCCGAAGTCCATCTGATGAATGAAGTGAATGCATCGGTCCCAGAAACCGCCTGTGCACCTTGCCCGGATGACAAAGTTGTTCGTGTTAAGCAGTTCCTAATACCGCCACACCATGCGCAAGAGTGCGGTTATCATGCGGCGTATGTTATCTGGCATTTTGACAAAAAATAAATAAGACCACCCACTCCCGAAGGAGTGGGTGTATCTTTCTTTTTTTTGCTTAACGCATCTGGTTAGCCATGAACTCATCAGACACAGTGTTGAAGCCACCGGAGGTAGCATTAACATCTGGGTTGATACCGTCATTCTGCTGAGACGGAGTCAGCCACAGTTTACGTTCCATAGGACGCAGACCGTACAGCTTCATACGTTCCAGTTCAGACTGAGCAGCCTGCATCGGGCCCCAACCTGTCCATTGCTGGGAGGTGAAGCTGATAGACAGTTCGTTCGTCTGTGGACCGGCGTTCGGATCACGTTCGCCGATATCCTGGCCAGCAGTTTCCGGAATCATGTTGGTCAACCACCAGGCGTTCTGCGCTTTACGCTGATACGCATCCGGTTCGATATACAGCACAGTAAGGCTGTACATATCCGGCAAGTGGTCTGGCACATTCGGGTTGATTGCCGCGATACCTGGATGACCAGTTTGCGGGTCACAAAGACCGTAGATGAGCCATGCGGCTAACATGTTCTGGAACACCTTACCATACTTATCCGGCGTGGTGTGGGTCACAGAAGACAGTGCTTCGGTTACCAGACCTGCTTCGTACTGAACACGGTTGTTACGACCCTGTTGGGTCTGAACAGCTTCGTGACTCAGGGTCTTATCCAGACCAGTGATGGTAGTGTGCACTTCGATGAAGGACTTGATTGCCTGACGCCAGATTGACGGGTTCGGCATGTAGTCCACCCAACGAGGGAACTCCATTACGCGCGCAATAACGTTACGGCGCAGACGGTGGGCGTTCGTTACAAACTTGCCGACCTGACCAACGGGACCGTTCTGGCCGGAGCCGAACGCGTTGACCATGTCGTACTTACCACCGTCGAGATGGAAGCCCTGGTTAGGCTGAATCAAACGTTCTTTAATCGCCATTTATCAGCTCTCCCGACGGTAAACTTTGATGGTGGTGTTGAACTGAGTCAGCAACACACCGCCGTACGCGTTCAGATCCAGAGTTACAGAGTAACCGTTGGAAATGTCTTCCGCTGTGAAGTATGCGTTCGGAGTCACATCAGCGATGCCGTCGAGTTTGCCATTCAGGCGCTCAACGATACGCTTATTGATTTCCTTCGCAATTTCATCACGAGTCAGACGGCTTTCACCTGACATGTCCGCCCACACACGGTCAGAGACGCGGTAGACGTAAGTCATGATGAAGTTGAACAGCGCGTTGTTCAGTACCGAGCGTTCTTCGTCGTAGATAGACTGGAACGCTGGGATGAACAAACGGTAGTAGTCGTAGGAACGGGCAGTGACCAGTGACACATCCCAGTCGGATGCATATACGTCGTTACCTTTCCACGGCATGCTCAGGTCTGCCAGGTCTTCAATGACCGTCTGCTCACCACGGCTGAAACGCATGGCCGGATCGGCCTGCCCTTCGCCAGCACCGAGGTACTTGGAGAAGAAGTTTGCCAGGGTGTAGTTCATCGGCACGGCTTTCTTGTAAGAAGAGCCACGGATGATAGCAGTCTGACCAGTCACCATCCCACGCGCTGCGGCAGTGCCGTAACGTGCAGATTCCGGAACGGAAGTGATGAGTTCGATCAGGGCAATCTTCGCACCTTCTTCGGTCTGAAGGTCATTACGGCCTTGATCGAATACGTGCGTTGCCAGGGTCAGGAAGGTGTTGCGAGACTTACCAATGAAGTTCACGCAGGCAGCTTTGGTATCGAAGCTGAAGCCGGAGTCCCAGAAACAACCCAGGGAGTATTTCAGTTCGTTATCATAGCTGACTTTACCACCGTCAGGGAACAGCAGCATTTCGCGACGCACCAGTTCATCATAAGCTTCATTGCCCATGGTGCCATCGTCACCACCTTGCAGGTAGTGGATGTTGCTGGCGCTGTATACCGTTTTACCGGTTTCAGTCGCTGGGTTAACCTGGAAACCGTCATACGGTTGACCAGTGAGATCCATACCGCCGAACAGGTCGATGAGGTACGGGTCAGAAACCTGAGAAGTGGTATTAGCAGCATTAACAGCAGCCTGTGCCAGCTTCAGTACCGTTTCGAGATCATCATGATAAACATGGAAACCTTCGAACGGACCGTAGTTTGGCAGCTGACCAACCTCTGGCGTAGTCTTACGATACGCGTCCGCAACGACTTCTTCGAAGTCCAGCGGAGTTCTCATCGGCTGATAGTATGCATCGGGCTTAAAGCTGAAGTTGATGCTGGACATGGATGTGAGGGTCTTCCAGATAACTGGAGACGACACACCTGCCAGAGTTTCAAACCACTGGAGCGTGTAAACACGACCACCTACCGCCTGCTGGTATGCAGAGGTGAGTGCCGGAGATGTTTTCTCGTTCAGCGGAATCAGCTTATGGCCGAAGCCGTTACAGTCTGCGCCAGCGTACGGTGCCTTGATATCGTAAATCGGATACATCTTAGACTTCGCACCACCGGTGCCGGTCAAAGTGCCTTCGATTTGAATCGCAGTCCCGAATTCAGGTGCGGTATCATCAATCAGCAGACTGCGAAGCACGACCAGGATACCGTCCACCTGAGCGGTGACTTTCGGTTTGCCTGCGGCGTCGTACACCACTTTACCACCTGCGTCGCGTTCGTACTGAGGCACTTTCGTGGCCAGGACGTCAGCGTACAGACGGTAAGTTGCGGTTTTCGCATCGTCTGGGATCAGACGTTGGTACATACATTCGTTGCCGTTCGCATTGAACATTGCCTGGTAAGGCGAGTTGAACGTTGCGTACGGACCACGAAGGTCGAACACGCTGCGGCCAAGCAGATCGAGCGCGTTATCCCCGAATAACGGGAACGCTTCGTTATCTACCCCACGCGCAGCGAAGGTGAAGATCAGCGGCTTATGAATCGGATCGCCCGTAGGCGTCCGTACAAGTTCGGGTACAGAGTTATCTTGCATCCCTTCCTTGTAATTCAACGGCGCAGCGTTACGTGGAATATAGGTCATGGAACATCTCCATAAATCGTCTTTTAAGACCAATTGGTCATACTAAGGTAGCATCTCATGGCACTCGAAAACGCATACACAGGTAATATTTTCCGCAGCTTTGACTTGGTTAGCCTCGCGGCCAGCCTGGAATTAGCCCGTAAACTTAATCAAACCAGACAGCAGTCTGAGGAAGTTCACTACGTAGTTGAGACTGCCGATGTGAAACCATTTCCTTTACCGATTGTTATCGGTGACGACGTGTATGTTGATGCACGTACGTTTACCACGCTGGACAAATCCGGCGAGCTAAAAATTCGTAACCCGATCGAGCACGCATTGCGACTCGACCAGGCACGTTGGGAACTGGTGTGGAAACGGAACAATGGGAAGCATGGTTCCTTGATGGCGCAACTTCCTTACCACCATGAGATTTACAGTAAATGGGTGGGGGATGCGATCACTCACGCGCATTCACTCACTCCATATCAAAGTGGGCAAATCCGCGCAGCGGCTGCTTTGTTCTCTGTAGGTCAATTCTACAACAACTTCGAAGACGAGCTGAAGATGATGCGTTTGCAGCAAGAGCTGTCGCGTCAACTGGGTTATCCTATCGAAATGTTCGAAGCCGTAACTGGCCACACAGAGTTTCTGTTCCCACGTAACATTGAAGAATTTGTTGAGATGGTTCGAGCGGCTGACATTACGCCACGTCTTGCAGATTTCAGTGTTCTCGGTTTACAGCAGTTGCTCGGTACCAGCTTCTTCGGTATCAGCTACGATAAACAGCTCTGCACCAGTGCGCTGGAATATCCGCCGTCTCTGCTGGTTATGATTGCAGCGTCGCTGGAGAACAATATGTTTAACCGCTCCCGCTTAGGTGGCACGGTGAAGAAATCAGACACGGCGAAACGGAAAGATAAATTCCTGTTCACCTACAACCTGATCATGAACCAAAACACCAAGCCACCGAAAGTACAAGACTAAGAGGTTCGCTATGGAGAACTGGCTGGTCGCTCATGCGGTGCGAAACGCATGGCAGCGTCCAAGTAACGATGGGGTGCTTAACATCGCCCCTAATCGCATCACTCCGAATTCAGGGGCTATCGGTTTTATCCGTGATGGACGAGCGTCCATGCCACTCCCAGGTGAAGGTTGGTGGCACGTCTACACGGTAGACAAACTGCACCTCAATTTCGGTAATATTAAACTTCCCCCCGACCGCTGGAAGAAACTCAGTACCTGCGTCAATGCTTTCAGCTCATTTATGCTGTTGTACAATGACCGGGGCACCACGTTCCCATTGGATAAGGCACGCGTCATTCGTCGGGCCTCGGGGCAGATTCTGTTAGCCTTACCACAAAGTGAGCGCTATAACTGGTTGGACACCGAAACATTGTACTGGCGAATCTATGCCGGTTACGACGGCGGGGATTATGCAGGTCTTCCACTACCGACCACAGTTGAGTTCTGGGACACGCCGAACGGCACGCAGATTCAACGTGCGTGTGATCGCTATCGTGAACTCCAGGCTGCTAAGAAAGGACACGTTACTTTCTGGCTCAATGGGGTAATGCTTGAGTCGCCTGTTCCAAGTGACATTGCCACTTGGGATGACGTAGAGATTCATGTCGATGGGCGTGTGAAGCGAGTGGTGGATTTCCGTTGTGGCGATTTGTCTACATTCCAATCGACTTTGGACAGTAAGCGTAAGTACCTGCTGCATTTACCAAAAGGGTCGGAGAACTGGACGTTCAACAACGATGTAGAAATCCACGTTCTGCGTGAACGCGACGGGCGCTACTACTGGAAGCATCGCCATCTGTCGATTCGACAGGTAACGTTTAACGACTTGAGCATACCAACCGAGCGTATCAGCCAGCTGCGCAATAGCTTTAAGAATCTGAACGACATCGACGATTTAATTATTCGTGTGGTGATTCGTGATGACTACTTGCGTACGCCTGTGTTGTTTAACGCCCGACACATTCATGACCTGTATCGTCTCGAAGACCCGTTGATTGTTTCTGCGATGACTGGGGTTAACTCCACGATGCCGGAATGGTTAGCGAAGAACCTCGAGTTGGCCGATTACAACAAACTGGCTGCCGCACAGTTCCAGAACATCACGCGGGACCTGTGTACCGATGCGTATGGTTATAACGCAACGTCTCGCTATTCGGCGGATACGCCACAACGGCTGTCGTTAGACAACGGCGTTTGGCGCTGTACGTTGCCAGACTTGTTGGCCGTTCGTTCTGTTGTGTATGAGTACGACGGTAACGGTATGTTGTTGGGCTGGAACCGCCACGCTGGTACAACGGACTACCATGCGAAGAATCCTGCTGCACGGATTGTGGAAGCAATTGCTGGTGATGTGGATGACGCGGTTCACATTGTGGACAATGCACCGGACTTCGATATTCCGGAAGGCATTAACGTCACATTGTGGGTACGTAAAGTTGTCAGTGGTGCGCCCACGAACGAGTATACGTTGGCCGTAGAAGGTACGGACTACACTCGAGTGGATGCAACCATCACTTGGACGGTTGACCGGACACGGCGTTGGCCGACGGTGATTTACGATGATGTGCACCTGTTGTTCGAACAGACTGTCAATGTAAACCAAGGGCAAATTCGTGTGCCGATTCTGGGTCGGAGTGAATCCGAGCCGATTCGTACGCTATGGACGCCGATGGAAACCGTTGAGGTGTGGTTAAACAAACACCCGCTGGTCTACGGTATTGACTACGTGGTGGTGTGGCCTGAGATTGTGATTGTGGCCAAGACCTGGATGTCGGACGGTGACACGAACGATGTGACTGTACGCGCACGCGGTGTAACTGGCATTACCCGTTCGCCGAAGACGGGATTCGTATCCAGCGGCTTGCTGTCGAATAACAGTCGTTTCGATGTTCGCGACGACAAAGTGATTCGTGTGGTTGCAGGCGGCGGTTTATTGCTGCGTGAAGATGTGGTGTTCCGTGAGGACAACTCAGTAGGGACTGACATCGTGCCCGATGGTTTCCCGTTCTCGGTGGATGACCCAACTATTCCGCTACGCACGTTGGTTAGTCAGGATACCTATGACATGCGTGATGTTTCGCGTGACCTGGATTCCCGAACCGAAGAATATCTCACTACCTTCTTCCCAACGCCACCGCCGGTTAACCCAGTACCGCTGAAAGGCTGGTACCACTTGTTCAGTCCACTGCTGAATAAACTGCTGTGGGACTACAAGAATAAAAATCTGATACTGGTAGAAGACGATCCGGAATATCGTATCTCAACTACCCAGCTGGACAGAGTCATGGTTGGCTACATTAGCCTTCTGCAATTCGACCCGGCTTACATTGGCTATGATAAAGCCTTTGTGCGTGTGCATCCGCATTCGCTGTACCAGGTTGTAGAAGTTGATGAGTTGGGCTTTGCTTTCTTAGACCGTGTGAATGCACGGTATCTAAACGGTGAAGTTCAGCTGAACCAGTATCTGAAAATCAAAGGTTAACACATGACGACTTTGAAAACTGATATCATCGATCCCGATCGTGGGTGGCGGCCGTGGGGTCTACCCGACCTTTACGACATCAACAAGCCCACTGGGTTTGTGCCTAACCCAAAAGACTGGATTATCGATCCCGATACCGATATCGTCTACCGTGTCGAAACCGTAAACTATTCGGTTCCTTCCTGGACGACGAAGGTTATCAATGGTATCCCGGCTAACAACACCAATAAAGTGTTGGGTGGCCACTATCCTCTGCGTTCTGACAAGTATCGCATTTACGTGGATACCTCTAAGAATCCTGCGAGTATGGTTGTTGATAACAACCTGACCTGGAACGGCCCAGACATTGATGGGATTCGTATCTTCCGTGGCGCGGACGTTTCAGACAAAGCGGAGATTCTGTCCGGCTTCTACAAAAACGGTCGCCTAGACAAAAACTACCTGCCGATGCAAACCATCTCTAAAGATGACGTAGACACGGTAGTTAAGTCTCCGCTTCCAGGCAGCTGCTTGGCTCCGGTTAAGCACGGTGAGGAATTCTCTTACATCGTGTATGCCGACTCGGGCGAAGTGGTTGACATGGGTACAGGGTACATTATCCTTACCAACCTGGTTATGGCGCAGGAAACTCCGTCACGACAGGTTGTGGATATTCGCCTCGACTCTCCGTTCATCGTGGATGACAACTCGACAGTTTTAACTCTGCCGATTAACATTCCGTTAGACTCTATTCCGTTGAAAGCCAAAGTGCGATATACCGACGGTGAGAAGACGTTGCCGATTGACGGTGCCCGTGTGAAATTGAATGGCCTGCGAAATGCCGGTGCCCACGATACGTACTACATCGCGTCTAACGCTGGTGCAGAACTACCGTTGTTACTGAGCTACCAGCTGGCGAAAGGGGAGAGCTTTGTTGGGCCTAACGTGAACGACGGGATGATTTGGAAAGAATATACCGCCGTTACCGAAGCGACCGACGGGGCGTACTCGATGAAACTGTTCGTGGTGCCGAAGTGGCTTGATGCTTCTCGCGGCTACCGCCTACAGTTCTTCCTGTACAGCCTGACCCGTGGCATGGTATATGACGCAACCGCAGCATGTGCTTTCACCACAGGTACTTTGTTCGACCCACTCCTGATGGGTGTCAAGCAGCGCTTAAATGTGCAGTGCGACATCAGCAAGGTTGATCCGAAATTCGTGGCCTTTATTCAGTCGCAGTCGTTTGCCATTACCCTGATTAATCCGGGTAATGAGTTGAACACCAACTACCTGATTGAGTATCTGCCAGATGGTCTGAAATACGGCGAAAATGTATGGGCGGAGTTCAAATACTCTAACGTCACCTACTCCGAAATCGATGTCTCCATTAAAGCGACAACGAAAGCGCAGTGGTTGCAAACCCTGTACGATCCGATTTACCCGCTGTATGACCGCCGTAACGAAACTGGCCCATTAGAACCAACCCATTTTGAAATTCACGTCGGTGGCCAGGTTTATACCTACGCTGTTGATGACTGGATGACGAAGAAGGTGGTTGACTATCGTGTGGCGCTGGACGATGTGTTGGTAATCCGCTGGATTCGCCGCACACCGACGGACGACCTGCAATTAGGTTGCTCGCCAATGTTGGCGCACAACATCACGTAATAAGACTCCTCCTCCCCGAAAGGGGAGGAGTGAGGAGGATATATGATTCTACGCGAGTCGGACTGGGGCTACTATCCGGGAGCCATTGTCGACGATACAACACGCAACACGCACTTTATTCGGTTTGCGGACAGCTTACGTAAGTTGGGTGTAAAGCACTGGTATTTGGTACTTGCATTACACAATCCGGAACTGCAAGGTATTAATCCCCACGCGCCCGATTTGACTTTACAGCAACAAGGGATGATTGTTGAGGAGTGTGCAGAGAACCCATGGTACTACCTGCGTGAATGTGTGCGAGTGCCTGCGGATGGTACCGATGGTGTGCCGTTCAAGATTGACCGTGGTAACTTTGCGATGTTCTGGATTTTCTTCAACAACATCGACTCCGGTATCGAGTTCCTCCGTCAGCACGGTAAGACGGTCGGTATGTGTTCCCTGATGAGCTGGCTGCTGCGTTTCCTGGAGAAGTCACGTACCATTCTGGTTACCAAAGGGCCTGTGCTGCGCGAGGAAACTATTACCAAGCTGAAAGAGCTGCGCAATAGCTTACCGAAGTATCTGTGGCCAGTACATCCGGATGACCCAGATAACAAAGAAGCCTTTGCGTGCATGGCGCAGGGTAACAAACTGATTACGGCCATCGGTCAGAACGATGAACAATCGGCAAACGGTGTGGGGCGTGGCTTAACAGCCGGTCGTCTGTTCTCGGATGAAGGCCCCTTCACCAACAATATCCACATCATCTTACCTGCGGCACTGGCATCCGGTACGGCGGCACGTAACATCAACGAAGCTAACGGTGTACCTTACGGTAACGTGTTCGCTACAACACCTGGGGACTTAGCAACACCGGAAGGCGCGTACATGTACGAGCTGATGAACTCCGGCATCGTTTGGGATGAACGTTTTATCGATATCCCAACACGCGAACGTTTAATCGCGTTGATTCTGAAGAACTCCATGCGCCCGAAAATGCCGCGTGTCATGTTCTACGTTAAGTTCAACCATCGTCAGTTAGGCACCTCGGATGAGAAACTTGCTGCGATGATTGCCAACGCCACCGGTAGTGGTGATCAGATTCGTCGTGACTTTGGTGGTGAATGGACAACGGGTGGTTTCAACAAACCTTTCTCGGGTGAAGATGCGAAACGTATGAACGGGTCTCGTATCCGTCCTGTGTTCAAGGATGTCAGTCCCTCGAACTACATCACTGACTGGTTCTACAAAGAAGAAGACATGACTATCAAACTCCAGGATCGGCATATCCTCGGACTCGATACGTCAGAAGCGGTTGGTCGCGACGCCATCGCAATGTCTATTGTTAACTCCGTGACTGCCGAGTATGCGGGTAAGTTAACCATCAACGAAACCAACGTTATCGGCTTTGCCATTCACTTGGCAGAGTTCATGATACGTTATCCAAACACTGTTCTGATTCTGGAGCGTCGTTCTACCGGGTCATCCGTGGCCGATGCAATTATTCTCCAGATGCAGTCCAAGGTACCGGACTTGCATCGCCGTCTGTATGTGAAGATTACCCAAGACTACAGTCGTAACGACGAATTGTATAAGGAGTACGCACGCGGACCAGGAAACAGACCAGAAATCTTCTGGGACAAATTCCGCAAATATATCGGTTTTGCGACCGATGGAGAAAAACGTAAGAAATTATATGGTGAGGTATTCACCATGGCCCTGCGACTCTCGGCACACCTGTTGCGCAGCGGCGAATTGATCGACCAAATCCTGAGCCTAGTCGAGCGGAACGGACGTATCGACCACCAACGGTCCGGCCACGATGACTTAGTCATTTCGTGGCTACTGGCGATGTGGTTACTAATCTTCGGCAAGAACTTAAACCATTACGGGATAAGTAATAACCGACTGATGATTCGTAACCGTAACATGCTTACGGGCGATGGAATAGACAAGGACGAGGACGCACAGGTCGAGCAAGAGGAGCGGCAACAAGAACTGATGGGGGAAATCGAATCCGTCATGAAACAAATGGTAGGGGTTACCTGCCCTGTTCGCCATATGTCCATTCACGCGCGGTTGCAATCCCTTATCGATCAACTCGAAACTGACGTGAGAAACGTCGCATCGATGGAAAGCTTGAAAGAGCTTATCCAGCGCCAGAGGATGAAGTGATGACCGAACTTTATTACCTTGCAGTCGTAATCCTGTGGATCGCACTGTTTATGTGCATACGCCACATGTACGGTGTGGTGATTGACCACGCTACTAAGAACAATATCTCACGCATGGCTACCAGACGTTCGCTGACGTTTGTAGTTGGGTGCATGATGATGTTTGGTTCCGCAGCAACCTATGGGATGAGTCACGTATATACGTTACATCAACTGTCTGTACTGTAAAGCTGGCAAAAAATAAAGAGAACTAGGTACCTACCCGTCGCGGGGTAGGTACCTATTATCTTTTTTAACTTGCAATACCGCGAATCAAGAAATACAACAAGAGTGCATTACGTACCGCAGCCAATGCTGCGTTATTGGTCAAGTGCGTTTCTTTTTTCACTAACTTCTCGATGCGTTCACGCAACGACAGAACATATTCGTTGGTGGTCTTCGATGACTGATACAGGGCACGCATACGGTTCAGCAAGAACGCCACGTCTTTGAAGTTGATGCGGTTGGACACAATCAAATCGAAGGCGTGGGCCAGAGCATCCTCCATAATCGACTCCATGTCTTTGCGAGTCTTGCCCAACGGTTGGCTGGCGATGTACACCAACACCGTCTTCATGGCCACTGGGGATGCCTTAGGCACCATCTCTAGACATACGCGGGCTAACTCCTCCTTGTAGAAGTTGTTAATGTCCCACGAGGCATCCAAGAGTGTTTGCTTGGCGGTGTTCAATGCGGTCACTTTATCGCGGATGATAGTTTCACCATCGAGATCAATCTTCGACGATTGATTTACCACGCGCGAGTTCTCACGACGCACCCGGTCAAGTACCGCGTAGTAGTCTTTCACCGTTTGTTTGGTACGGGTGTTCAAGTCGGTGATAAAACGGATCAGCAGGTCGGGGTGGTTGAACGCTTTCACTTCGTTATAATGCGGTGATTCCTTCGAAACGAAATACTCCGCTCGTTCAGTCAGGTGTTGTCCCCAGTTACCCATACGGCGGATGTCGAACTTCAATGACAACTGTGAGTATGCTGCATCAGCGGCATTCATATCCACCGGCTTTGGGAAGAAGTGATAGTAGATACTGGAGTAAAATTTGAACTGGAGTAGCTTCACCAAATCGACACAGGCGTTGTAGATATTTCGATCAGCGAACAGGGGCATCATGCGATGTACCATGTAAGTAATCGCCAGATTGAACGTGTTACCGGCTACCGCCCATTCGCCGTTAATGGTTTTGGTTTGGTCGATGTTGGCCTGCAATAAATCCTCGTCAACCTCCAGCACCTGGTCGAACAGTTTGTTTCTGTCGCTGTCAAAGAACCGAATGGTGTGAACCCCTAAAAGGTTTGAACCAAACCATTCAACGTTACCTTCACGGCTGAATATCCCATCCACGTACGAACGTATCGCGGTGGCCAGGCGTTTATCGAACGTAACTTTCTTAAAGGCATCGTCAAAGGCTTTGCGCAGCGCATCGGTTTTAATGGCTTCTGATGCGACTATCTGCCGGGTGGGTAAATATCCACCAAATCCGTAATCGTAATAGAGGCCATCACCTTCATCATACTCGTCATCAAAGAATCCACGACGGGCTTCTTGGGCGACTTGTCCACTGGACTCTATATACATGCCTTTGTCGAAATCAAATATTAATTCTGACATGCTAAACCTCTAAATTTTTACGGATAGATATTATCCTTGTGACTATACCATAAGGAGTTTTAAGCCATGAATAACTTACAACGCAAAGCTGTATGGCGTCGACGGTACGCCACCCCCGGTTATGACCGCACAAAGTCTGTTACCATGTGGGTATTACCACACGGCTGCATGTGTACCTTGCAGCAAGTTGGGGGTCAACCTATCCTGGATAATGGAACGTATTCAGCAGCGAATACGCTGCTGGCGAATCTGTTGAATGAAGCCGGTATTACCGGTTCGGTGATTGTTTACTCCACCGAAGTAATTCCACAGAACACATCACGTTGGCTCACCTGGTGGATGTCCACCAACCCAACGCTTGATGATCCGCTTTTACGGACTATCACGGTGACATCGTTTGGGCAAGTTCCGAAGAAGATCCTGCCATTCCATGTCAATGTGATTGAGCCGTTAAACTTACGGGCATGTGATGTATTGGACACCATCCGTACACAGTCCCGTAATCCTGCGGTATCTATCTTCATTCTTGAAGAAGATGGCGTGAAGTACCGGATGGAACCCGAAAGACGAATGGATGCCAAGGTGATCGATTGCACTAAATACGGGTACGTGCTACGTACTCCATCGAATCACGTCTTCCTATCGTCTATGGTTTCCCGTCGCGTACAGGGACAGTTGGCCCAGCACGGCCTGCGTCCCGAAGACCTTATCGGTGCTACCGTAAAGGTCGAGTACACAATGTTCACAGACGGCAATCGCTTATGCAATTACAAGTCACCCATTGTGTACCGCTGCGTGTCACTCGATAACATGAGTGACGGAATCGTCCCCCCATACCATGGCCCCTATCTGTTTATATCGAACACCCCGGAGGAAAAGGCGCTGCTGACCGCCACCCGTTGTGGTCGTGCGAAAATAAACGTTTTTGATGGGGCACTTGTGGGGCGTGACGATGAGACCGACTTGAATCTGTTCGCCTTCCGTAAAGGAGCGGAGGAGGGGTTGTATTCTGCAACCTTAGAACGTGATGGCAAGACGGAAGAATGGCGTTTCGATTCTGACTTTGCGATAGATGCCCTTGATCCTGAGGCTTTTATCCGTTGTGTGGACAGCAATCTGTTTTACGCAACCGGGTATAACGTCGTGAAGATTGGTCTCCGATACGTCGATCATACACAGTCGCCGATATCATAGGAGTGCGTTATGTTCACTGCACCGACAATCAGTTCCGTACAGGAGTTGCGTGTAGTCTGCCAGGACAATCGTCTCGCTCAGCTATGCGACGAAGGCATCATTACTGCAATGATGAGCTATAACCCGAATGGAAACTACAGTAATACAGTCGAAATACTGACCGTGGCCGCTGTCCTGAAACGGTTGAAAGGTAACCTCACTGTTGAGAGCCTTTGCATGTTCCTGGACAACCACGGTGCAATAGCCAAAGGTATGTTGGCATTAGTGCAAGACGGAGTGTCTACTTTCGATAACAGTATTGGTAACTTCCTGGACATCAGTTCCGGATTCGAAAATGGCAAGTTCTTCGTAAGCAAAGAGCGGTACGATAGTGTATGGACTTATCTGGGGATGTGCGGTGTTGCCGTTCCTCAGGGAGTCCGAAACTTTCAGCTGTACGACATCAACGTCTTCGGCGAACCAGGACTCTGGATTGAGCCGGTTACCTTAGGTCTTGATGGCTACAGCATCCGTGCTTGATAACTAACCTGTACTGCTTCGGCAGTACAGGTTTTATTTTATTTATTTCACCATTGAGGATTAACCATGTATCAAATCGTTGACATCATCGACATCATGACTGGAAACTACGACCACTGCCAGACCTGGAAAGATATGGAGTTGGGTACGAAGGCAGTTTTAGATGTTGGACACCGATATAAAAATACACCGGTGCTCGTTTGGAGTGTGGATGGTGTGGCTCAAGATTTCCAACTGTTGGAACTGAACGGTGATAAACTCTTTATCTACCTCAGAGAGCCCTTCACAGAGGCTGTAAGCGACGAACTCAAGAAAGTCTTACACCTGCAACCACTGGTAGAGAAAAACGCCGTGTACGCCGTTGTGGACGTCGAGTTCGTGTCTGAAGAATACCGGGCGGATATGGTCAGCATGAAAGTGCCTGATGAAGTTCGCAACAACCCAGCGTTCCAGGAAACATTTGGTGAGCTGATTAAGTATCAGCCCGCAGGTACCGACATGATTGTGGTGATACCTTACACCGAAGAAGCTATGGCGGAGATGTTGCCAATGGGATGGGTTATCATGGACTACGTTTACTCACTAGACGTATAATACCAATTAACCTGAATTAATAAAACCGGGGAGCTTCGGCTCCCTGTTTTTTTTGTTCCGAGCCTTGGTACTGCTCACTTTTTAATCAACAATTGGTTACAAAATAGCCAGTGCGAAATAGCTCCTAGAATCGCTCAGAAGGCAACGATAACCTAACCCGGTACACTTGGGTTCCCAAGGGTGAGATAATGCATTACAGCGCCATACAGGAACGATAAGCGCTATCGTCGACCCGGTGTTCCGACCACGATGCCCGTCGTCGAGGCCGAATCGCCGATCTAAAACTGGGTACCGCTTTGCGGAATTGGAGATTTAAAACAGGGAAATCTGACAAACGAATCTTGGTGAGTTTGTCCTGGATTTGGTTACTTTTTAACCGATTACACTGCCAGCCTTCAGCTGGCTAAGTTTTAATCACTTTAAAAAAATTCTCTTTTAAAAACAGTTACTTACATTCTATCTACCCTACCCCTCCGGGGGTAGGGAAAAGATCCCTTCTATTAGTCGCGACGCGCAGGCGCGCCATTTCCTACAGGATCTTTTAAAAGAATATATTTATATTAATTATAATTATCCCGTAGGGATAATAATTAAATATAATTAAAACTAATAAACTCTTTGAGTTATAAATTACTATCGCGGGCGTGTGGGCGCGCACGAGTCCTTAGCTTGCCGTTGACCTGGTTAAAAAATAACCAGCGGAAATCCAATTACAGATTTTCCCAGTGTTATGCTCGATGGCATGACTCGACCCATGTCGTCATCCAAACCCCTGGTCGGTAAGTTTGGCCAGGGGACTTTTCGAGCCCACCTCACGACAGGGTGAGACGCGCTTACTGGCGATGGTTGCCGGGTACGGTCCCGCTGTGCTGATCCCGCAGCGGGTATTTTTCTCATCCTGCACTGGATTGCTGTGTTCGCCTCGGTACGCGGGGCGCTTTTTCGAGAGTCCTCACCAGGGTTGTCGACAAAGCGAAAATACGTTCGACCTAACACCGACGTGATTTTGTTTTAGTATGTTCAAGCGTTTCAGGTTCCAGTCGGGCTTTCACCCCGTACCGGTACCGCGGTAGCCCCAGGCAGAGCCTTGCCCTGGCGGACCGTCATCCGTCGTCCTTGCCGGTGAACTTACCACTGGCCTATCGTCGGTGAGCGTTCTCCTGGGGTGCGACCGAATTCGGCGTTGCGTCGAAAAACTCCCAGCGTGTAGAACCGCTGGGTTGGGGGGATATCTCCGAAGCGAGGTGGTCCATTGGTCTTGGCGGCTCGGAAAGACGAGAGGGGGGTGTCTGCACTCTGTGAAGCGTTCGGACATCGCTGAACCAAATTCGGATTATTTTTTACAGGTTGGGGTGTTCTTGTGTTCGAACCCAACTTGCCAACACCAGGGAAAATAATCATGTCACTGACACCAGAACAAAAACGACGCAAGGCCGAAGAGCTACGACGTCGGGAACAGAACATGCGTGGCGGCTCGATGTCGTACTACGTCGACCAAAGCGACGACATGGTCGAAGCGCACACCACCCCTTCCAGCCCAAGTAGCTGTGATTCCGGCTCGGATAGCGGCGGTAGCTGCGACTGACCAGGAGGTCTC